CGACAACTGGTGCTGCTTCGGCTGCTGGTGCTGCTTCGGCTGCTGGTGCTGCTTCGGCTGCTGGTGCTGCTTCGGCTGCTGGTGCTGCTTCGGCTGCTGGTGCTGCTTCGGCTGCTGGTGCTGCTGGTACTATAACGGCTGCTGCGTTGTCAACTTTTGAGATGCCCTTTGGAGTGTAGTATGATGCCCAACGTTCAGGATCATAGGGTTCGCCGTCAACAGAAGCTTCAAACATTTCACGAATGACAGCCTGCACTTCAGTGGTAGGCTTAGGTGGTAGCAACTCAACAAGATTATTTAAGCCATATTTTGCGATGGCTGCGGTTTCTTCGTCGGTTAACGCTGTTTCTTTGCGAGCCCAACTTGAGTTTGTGTAATCCGCATATCCACCTTTTTCTTGCTTAGCAATTCTAAAATCTAAACCTTTGTTTACGTCGGTTGGCGAATATTCAATTTCTGGATCCATTAAGCTGCTTTTAATTAGCGTGAAAATCTGTGGGCTAATCATGAAGCGACGGATTGGGTTCTCTGGACCGGCCGCACCTTTTGGATCGCTACGTACAAAACCTTGAAAAATATATGTACGTTTCTTCCAGTATTTACGTCCCATTTCTTCCATTGAGGTATCTTTGAACCAGCCTCGGACTTCGTCCAGGACAGCATCTTTCTCGCCGTACATTTCCATGCAGGGCACTTGAACGATTGTATTCTGTGATGCTGTTGGGTCACCCTTTACTCCTTTGAACGGAAATTTAAACATTGCGCGTTCAACCCAAAAGAATGTGTTCGTTGGATCGTTGTCATTTAGAAAACGCACGATGGCAGTCTGTCCTTCGTCAATTGTCCAATGTGGGTATACCGGGCCTTCGCCGTCTGTGAATGATGATGATTTTTTTGTGTCTTGAGCTGCTAAGCGAGCTCGAATATCTGCTAATGAGGCCATGATAGTTTTCTCCTAATTTATGTCCTGAATCTACCTAACCCTTCGCGGGCTTATAGAATATTTCCTAATACTACTAAACCTTCGCGGCGTTGTAGCATACGATTATTTATCGTCTTTGGTGTGTTACTGGGAATTTTTAATTCTTATTTTTGTAACCACATACGTATTATACAACATTTAGCAGAAAATTGCAACAGAAATGATAGCCAAAATAAAACGACTTTCGCCGTTTTAAAAACACTGTAGTATTGTATTGTTTTATCTGTTAAGTAAGAAGTTTGTACGAGACATCAACTTCACTAAATCAGTAGACTCATCTAATTTGCTGCTTGTGCCGGACTTCATATCGTCATATTCATATTCGTCGTCATCGCCGGTTGGATCGGACATCTTGTCCATGTCGTTTGCGTATGTTCCTTTGTGCCCGGGCTCACCTGTTACATGATAATACGCTCCGGAATCTTCTCGACCACTCATAGCTCTTGTTCTTGCGCTAGCTCTCGCTCTCGCTCTCGCCATCTCAGATGGATACTCGTCGTCAACGTCTTCTTTTTGTATGTAGTCGTCCATTGCTTTATTGTGGCTAGCATTTAATTGTGTTTCATCATCAATGTCTAAGTCCATTGCGCAATTTTCGTCAACTTCGTGCGGGTACATCTTTTCGCCGATAATAGTATTATACATGTTAACAATATTTAACTGATCACTTTCATTGTAGCTGTCTAAATTTCTGTATACGCCTTCAATATAAGTTTTAACTGCTATACGTGCGTCGGATTCTGGGTTTTCTTCAGCTATCTCTGCTAAAAGATCAAACAATTCGTCATTGCCTAATATATTGTAAAGTGCTGTGGTCGCATTCATTGCATCGATTCCAACGGGTCGTTCTGTCGCCATAAACTCTTTAAGCTCTGCTAGTGCGTCTGGGGTATCAGCAAATGCCCACGTTCCTTCAACTATGGTCTCTGCCCATTGTGTAAATTCTGTTACTTCCTTCATTTCAGCCTCTTCGGCAGCGTTAGGCGTTACTAGACCAAATCCATCACATTCTGGGCACCAACTACGTTCAACCATGCCGCTACCGCCGCATGTTGAACAAGTTATCATTCCGTAGTCTTTTGTTTTGTTATCTTCTTCTGTTGGTGGGCTAACGTTATCTTCTCCCTCCGTCTTCATACCGCCGCCACCTAGCTTCCATGTCGTAGATGGCGTGCTTCCAAAACCAGTTGAAGTGCCAGTGCTCTGTATTATGTTTTGATCAGCTAGTGTTCCTAAGAATTTTTCCAGTTGGTTGAGTTCCATGCGATGTCCTGCCTTAGTCATGACATTAGTTAGTGTCAATGTACTAAAACTTCCGCGATGACCTTCTTTTGTGAGAAAATCTACTATAATTTTTGTACGCTGTTCTTCATATTGCGCAGGGCTTCCGCCACCTAGCTTCCATGTCGTAGACGGTGTGCTTCCAAAACCACTCGAAGTGCCAGTGCTCCGTATTATGCCTTGGTCGGCTAGTGTCCCTAAGAATTTTTCCAGTTGATTGAGTTCCATGCGGTAACCTGCCTTAGCCATGACATTAGTTAGTGTCATCGTACTAAAACTTCCGCGGTGGCCTTCTGCTGTGAGAAAGTCTACTATAATTTTTGTACGCTGTTCTTCATACTGCTCATTCATTTGCTTCATTTTTGGGTCCTGTTTGTTAGTTTCTTCATAATATTCAGCGTAACGATCAGCATGCCATTTGTCTGAATCACGTTGCTCAATGTCGAATGGGTGAAATTCATAAGTCGCGCCTTCGTCGTTGGTGTCAGGTTCTTCACCGTGATCTTCTCTGTGTTTGCTTAGTTCATCTCTCGGAAGGTCGGATTGATTTTGTGCTTCTGCCATTTGTTGTAGACGTGCTAGCAGTGGTAATGCATCTTCTGTGCGTTGATTAACTTTCTTTTCAGTGAACAGGCCCCTAATTTTTGATGTGTCTAAATCTTGTTCTGTGATTGCTGAGGGTTCCCAGCTTTCTTTGTATGTTTTGTATCCACGTACACCTGCTATTCTCTTGAGGCCTTTACGCATTTCAGTGTAGTGAGAGCGTCCAGTTTCGACCATTGCCATTGCGTCGTCGTTGCCTTCGTACATCTTAGAGCGCCTAACAAATCCGCCCAGCGTGTTGATATCTTTGACCATCTCTGAGATGTGAACGCCGAATAAATCGTAAGGGTTGCCGCCTTCTGTTACGTGACGTGCCATTGCCCTTGCGCCTGCTAGCTTAGTGAATGGAAGTTTAAAACGCTCGCCGTCAGCATTTTCAATAAAAAGTGAAGATATATTACGAAACCTTTTCTCGCCTTCGCTGATTGCCTTAGTATGTTTTATGATAATTTTGGCGTTGCCTTGTGGGCTGTAGCTAGTCTTCCTGGTTCCGTAATATCCTTCAAAAATATTCCTGTAGCTTTCTGTAATATCTGCGATATTTGATAAATCGTATTTTAAATCTGAGGTGTGTTTCAAACTAAACCCTAATCTATTTGTACGCGCAAAAGTACTCAAATGTTCAATTAAGTTCTCCCATTTTTTCTTCGCGTCTCTATCAAGGGATTTACTTGTGTTGTCGCCGTAGTAGACTTCAAGGTTGTCTGTTGCGCTTAATAATAATACGACCGGTCCGTAATTACGTGAATCAACAAGAAAATCAAAACTAAACATTTGAATTTCTTCCATATCGGTAGTTTCTTTGCCGGATGCGCTTAGTGTTTTAATGTCTGTATTGTTAAATTTAGTGCCGAGTATGTTGTATAATTTATCTGCTACGTTATTCATAGTTGTATTTACCTTAGAAATAGTTTTAATATAAATCAAACGACTGTAAATTAAAACATCGCATTAGCTTATCATTGATATAAACGGCATAGGTGCAACTATATCATCGCTGTAGTCACGCAATTGATTTGTAAGTTCCTTGTGATAGTCTTTAAGAACTGCAAACATACGCACCGTTAACAGTAAGGCCATCACTAAATCGTCGGTCTCTCCGGGTTTTGCTGCGAAACTTGCTCCGTGTGCTACAAAGTGCTTAAATTCTGTGATGAGTGGTTTGCTACTTATTGTCATTGATTTTTTCTCAACTAGTGTTTTAACTTTTGCACATGCTGATAGCTTGGATCTGTTTGTGGTATTGAATCCCTTGCGTGAGCGTGAGGAGCGGCTGCCTCTGGTTTTTCTTGGCTCGCTTAGAAATACGCCGTGAAGATTTTGCTCGCCGTACTCATCAATACTGATGAGTGCTGCCTCACCTATTGTGTTGTTTTCTATGCTGAAGTACACGTTATTCATATTCTTACATTTCTCCGCAACTTCATTGATAATATCTGCAAATACACGAATCTGCATGGGTATCGGAGTTTTGTTATGCTTCCACTCCGCGACTTGCTTTGTTGTGTTTGCTTCAAATACCTGTATAGCTGCGGGATCGCCCCCGGTGCCAAGGCTTGGGTCAAGTGCCACGGTGTATATCATCCCTGGCTTGGGCTCTGAGTACCAGCGCACTTGCCCTGATTTGCGGATGGGTTCGATCCCCTCCATGTCAATCAGTGTAGTTGCGGCGATTAGTGTTTCGTCAAAGATTAAGAATTCATTCAAGTGCTCACGTCGGAAGCGTTCATCTCCTATGCGGCCACGTTCATCATCGGCCCACTGTTCATCGCGGTCCGGGTGTTGCTTCCAGTCCGCTGAAAATGCCTTGAATCCGTTGACGCCCAGTTCTGTCTGATTTCCAAATGCGTCCTCAGTTTTGTTGGCGCCCTTCCACAGTAACGCAAATTGATCTTCATCGCTGTTCGGCGTGCTTGTGATAATTGCCCCACCACCTGTTGACAGTGTCGGGGAGATTGAAGTCCAGAATTCTTTCGCAATGTTCGGCCTTACGAATGCGAATTCGTCTAAGTACAATAATGTAATAGACATACCACGTCCGGTGTTTTCTGTCGTTGCTTGCGCGACTATGCGTGAACCATTGTCAAACTCCATTGATCCCTTATTGTACGATGTTACACCTGCCCTTATATGATCCGGGCATAGTTCATACGCATAGCGTATACGCTGCATAATTTCTTGTACGCCGCTGTACTTGTGCGCTGCGATAAGAATGGTGCTGTCGGGTCTGAACATCGCGTACCACAGTAGATATCCTGCTGCGGTCGTCGTCTTGCCTGTTTGTCTGCTAAGAAGATTGATACTGAATCTATGATTTACATAGCTGTCGATTAAGCCTTTTTGAAACTCATACGGACTGTATTTTAATCTACCTTGGATCGGATGTTGAATGTAGAAAAAATTTGTAAGAAAATACAACGGGCCCGTGAGTGGGTTAACGCATCGTGCGAAACATCTAACGTGATTTTCATCGTAATGTGTTTTACTATGCGGTCGTTTGACCAGCACGCCATCGAGATTTTTGCTCATAATAGTATTTAACCGAATTTTGAATAGATGGAAAATAAAAAGCAGCCCAAGGACTGCTATTTTACTCTACTGTGCGGATTGAGTAGCGAATTCAGTACCGCGGCCGTAACGCCTAACCGTCCTAAGAGGTTATTCTTTTTTTAGATTTTACGAGAGTCCTAGATTGATACCATAGTACAATAACAGTCGTTGCGGTGACTGCGGCCCAGGCTAAAACTGCGATGGTTAAATTATCCATAGCAGAAATTCTGCTATGATCCCATTGTGAGACGAAAGATTTTAACCTTTGGGTCCCACTCTAATTTTTCAATGGAGTTGCCAGTATATCTTGCGGCGTCGACTGCTGCCTTAATTGAATCAACCGTTGGTTTAATAACAAACACGCCATCGTTTACGATAATGCCATCTGTTAGCGCATTATTAAAAAATACATCATACGTACCGTCTGGAGCATACGTAGATAGATCAACAATACTTTCACCTACATCATTTGTACTAGTTGTTCTAGACGTGGTATCTACAAAAATAGACCAAGTTAGTGGCAAATTTGGGTACATTTTGACAAAGTCAGCATTCTTCATTCTGCCAGCTGATGATTCTGACAGTTGTGTTATTGATTCCATTAAACTTTTAAGTTGATTTATTTCGTTCATTTTAATATCCTTTAAATCCTTTAAATCCTTGCGTTGTGTTAACGCTGGGCGCGGCCTTAACGCCTAGCGTCCGAAGAGGTTATCTTTAAAATACGTCTCTGTTTGCCTTAATTAATTCTGAGAAATTCCTAACATTTATAACACCGGCTTTTACCCAATTAAAAATTAATTTTTCTGCTTGGTTGAATTCTAAACCCTGCACTTTTTCAATACGAGCTGCTTGGTTAAAATCTGTACCTGCTTCGATTACGCTAGCTGACTCGTTATATGTGTGGTGTGGGTCTATTAGCTTTAGCGCTGAATGCATGGAGGTAACTGCAAATTGCTGATCGCTATCTTGGTTCTCTATTGCGTGTATTCCAGCTTCTAAAGCCTCAAGTATTCGGTCTACTGTATCTTTTGGCAGTTCGACTGTACCTTGATTATCCACTCCGATATTGCTAAGGCTCTCAACTAAGTTCTTAAGTTGATTTATTTCGTTCATTTTAATATCCTTTAAATCCTTGTGTCGGGCTCGTTGTATTGACACCGGCGGGCTCTTCGCTTCCGGTGTGTAGTTCTTCATGATAATCAATACCCATTGCTTTGAATGCGTCTTTAACCATCGTTTGTTCTTCTTTAGTGTAAGTAACAATCATTGGCCGGCCTGTTACGAAACTGTACGGGTCGAGGTCACCGATGTCACCCGGTAATCGTGCTATGAGCTGTGCTGCTCGATACAAGTCAATCCCACCATCCGCTGTGAACGAACTGCCCGGGCTGACTTTTGACACTGCGTCAAGTACCTTGCCACGCTTTGTTTCTGTGACAAACTCATCTGCTCTCATCTTATTTCTTTTCGCCTTTATGTTTAAACACTTTGTACATATTTAAAAAGTTATCAACACTTTCGTGTTCATTTACAATCTTCGATGACTTGTTTTCAGTTACTGGACGCTTCATTGGATTGTCACCACCAGCTGCTAGCTTGTAAGAATTCTTACGTCGGTTAAGTCCACCGCTCAAGCCATGTGTAACTACGTCTACACCAGCTTCAAGTTCACCTGGGGTGTTTGTGTATTCCTGATCGCGTTCTTCACCTAAGTGTGCTCCAAAATTCTCTTTTGCGTAATCGGAAATTATTTTACCATAACGATTGTATAACCAATTAAATAAGTCCCCGGCACTTTCTTTATCGGTGCCGTATTTAGCAACTAGCGCAACATCAATAGCCTGATTGCCGTCATCTCCTAACCATGCTAAAACTTCACTCTCATCAAAATTAGATAACAAGCTATCAAGTGAGTATACTGGCTGCGCATCTTCAACTACTGGTGCATCGTTACCACCAAACAAATCAAAGATAGCAGATTCTAATCTATCAAGTATTGCGTCTGAAGATAAAAACTCGTCTAAGCCGTATTTCGCAGCTACATCTGAATATTCTCGTTCAAGTATGTCGAGGTCCTTCTGTGAGGCTCTGTGCGAATTGTGACTTAGCACCTGCGCTATATCCAAGCCGCCAATTATGTCGGCTGCTAATGCTGGGTCAATGTTAGCTAATGTTGCTTGCCCTTCGGCTTCAAACATCTCTGGGTCGGCTTCAATCGCATCTAATTCTGCGTTTGATGGTTCAAAGTCCTCAGGGTCGGGTGTTGGAAATAAGTCAGCGTTGTAAGTTGGATCACCGTAAGCTTCTTGTGTCATCTCAGGTGCGTCCATCATGTCGAGCATACCTTGCATTTCTAGTGGCTCGCCTGTGTCAACTACCTCAGGTTCAACTGCTGCGGAGTATCCCGATGTGCTGTTTAGCCCTGCGTTCGTCATAAGCGCCGCTAAGTCGTCACCAGCGTCTTGGCCTACTGCTGTCACTGTAGTTGTATCGTTTTCTGGGTGGTCTAGGTTAGTTGTTTGGGTCATTGTAATATCTTCAGCTATAACCTCAGCGTCTGGAGAAATACTAAAATGTACCGCTCCGCCTTGTGGCTTAGTAAGATTCTTTTTAAATTTATTAGTTTTTGTTTTTGTTAACACTAATTCAGAATTGTTAGGTTTCTTAAATTTCTGACCGACCTTTAAATCACTAAACTTAATTTTATCTTCAGCTAGCATAGATTCAAGGTTGATCCCGTATTCTTCGTAGACTGAATTGTTTACTAAATCTGCGGATACAATATCACTAAGATGAACTTTAACTTCTTTGTGATCAAAATCACGTATTACAGTACCGTAGTGACCGCTTGGGCTACGATTTATAAAGACACCGCGCCTGTTGCTGTTCTTGTCGGCAAATAAATCCGGGCTTAAAACAACTGGGGTGCCGCGTTGCAAACGTTTACGATGCGATTCATCTTCGCTGTCAAAAGTCGCTAGCTCTGCGTCATCATCGTTGTCTCCTGGGTAACCGGAACTTAAATCAGAATCGAAGTCTGCTTCAATTTCTTCATCTAAGTCACTAATCATCCATTCATCATCGCTGATGCCAAATTCTGCTGGTGGTTCATCTCTTACTGAAAAGTCGTTGTCGCCGTAGTCGGCAAGATCCAGCTCATCTGCTGCTGAATCCCACATATCTCCACCTAGGCCGCCTTCTGTCACTGCTACGGTAGGTACACTCTCGTATCCAGCAATGAAATCATTGCGATCGGCTTCTGGGTAGAAAGCAACATTTATATCACGTAGATCTTTTCCTGCGTTGGCAGCATCTGCACCAGCGTTAAAAGCAAGTGATGGTTCAGCATTGTCGCTCTCGGTTGTAAATTCGTCGTCGCCCATCATTGCCTTGGCAGTTTCAGCGTCGTCGTATTCTGTAGTATCACCATCTGTAGTAACTTTTATTTTGTTACCCATGGTCTGTACGGTGGTTTGAGTTTCGGTGACATCAGTCAGCGCATCATCAATTGAATTATGAAGTATATTTAATATTTGGTCTCGGTTAAGATTTCCTTGTTGCTGTAGTTGACGTGAAGCTTTGCGCAATATGCGAATATCAGCTCTCATGTCAATCCCAGCCACATCGGTGTACTCACCTGTTAGTAACTCATCGATGTTTGCGTCGCCTTGAGCAATTAATTGCTTACCTGAATCAGATAATCGATTTAAGATGTTATGAATTTCGTCGTAATTTTCTGTGATAGGAGTCAATTTATCGGCTGCTGAATCAATCTTGTCGAAATTTTCTAAGATTTTATAAAGTTTTGTGTCTCTCATTTTAGTATGTCCTTTAGTTCTTGACGCGCAACTTTTGACAGGGGACTGTCTTTACCTTCTGCTTCGTCTGTTGTGAATTTTGCTGCTGGTGTCTTTTCACCTGCAATTTCAAATTTTGTATTTACATCACCTGCAAATTCTCTTGCGGCTGTTTTGTAGCTATCTGCGTATGCGTCACTAGCTGCTTTCTGTTCCTTAGTCTGCTCGGGATATTCAGGTGTTTCAAGACGTGTGCCATCTTCAAACCCTTCTGCTTCTGCTTTCCTGCTTTCGTCAAAGTCTCTAAGAATCACTACAAGATTTGGCAAAGCAATTCCTGATAGTTTAGCAAGTTCTGCGATCTGCTCGCTGTTTGCTGGATAGTTTAGAGTAACATCAAAGATGTTAACTTCTTGATTTGTTAGACCGGGAAAATCAAATGGTTGTTCTTGTACGGGAGTTGTTTTGGGTGCCGTACAATTATCTACTTGGTACATATCCAGTGCTAACTTAAACTTCTCGTAAGTTTCCTTAGGAAATTCACCTGCAACTTTAACACGGTAAATGTATTGTTTCTTAGATGCAGTTAGGTATTCGTTTAGTGTTTTCATAAATTGTTTCACTCGCAATATTTGTATATATTTATCGTTTTAATCTGTTTTGTCATTATCTTTAGCAGCTTGCAAGACCTCAGCTAGTAGTTCGTTGCGATCAAGCATCTTACCTTCGCCGGGTGTGGTGTCATCGGTACCGGTGTCTTGATCAAGCTTAGCTTTCTTCAGCAAGAGATCAAGCATCTTTAATTTTTTATTTATTTTTGCGTTTTTCGCTGTAATCGCGTGGCCAAGGAATTGACTTGCTGAACTTAGTATCTCTGAGGCTACTCTAGCCTCGACGTTCATACCTAAATCCATTAGATCCTTGTAACTGTCAATTGCTAAGTCAGCAATGTCGTCCATTTCTTTATCGCTAGAGTCTAGTCCTTTGATTGAAGGAAGTGCTTGATCAATCTTTTCAAGATTGGTTAGTGCCTCTGTAGTTATTATCTCAGTACTAGGCTCTTCTGCCTTGGGCTCTTTAACCTTAGGTTCGTCGGGGGGTAAATCAAATAATTCTGCAAGTCGTTGTGTCATACACATATTTAGCTAGTTCATGCTGTGTAGAATTAGAAAGTTGAGTTATCGTTTTTTTGTTGCAGCAAACAAATCATGTTCCGTAAGAATCCGAAAGATTATGCCATTTGCCTTGGCCCATTTCGAGGCAGCAGCCCATTTCATCTTATTTACCGCTACTGTAGCTCGTTGATTCTGATTCATTCCTTCTCGCAAAGATGCTTGACCAGCGGGCTTGATTTCAATAAGCTCAGTGATGATTTTATTATTTTTAGTTCGATATCTTATTAAAAAATCTGGAACGTACGTAGTTTGCTTTCCGGTGAGCGGATGGCGGTAAGGAATACGGATCGCCTCACTTGCCCACTCAAGTATGTGATTGTTGGTGTCACAAAATATGCAGAAGTGGTTTTCCCACGAACTTCTGTAGATGATTTTTCCCTTGCCGGTGTACTTGTTTGGATTGCGAGGCGTGTAAACCCCCTGTGAAAACTTATTGCTTCCTCTGCGCATGGTTAGCTCAGCACGTTGCGTCCAGCATAGAAATTAGGTATAATTAAATTTTTTACCCCGTAAAGTGTTGTTGGCGAGTTGATTCCGTTCAGGTAAAACGCCATGGCCGTTGTCAACGAGATTTCGTCTGTGGTGTCAAGTGCCTCAAGCAGTGTAACGACATAAATTCCAGTTAATTGCGATACAGTGTATAGCGATTGTGCGAAGCTCTTAGCCGCAGTTTCGTCTTTCATTATGCTCTTAAAAATGCTCAGCACGTAATCGTATTCAGGGCCGACCGGCAAAGGTAATAAGTTATCACGAACGATCGCTCGTGGTATATTCGCATCACTAAATTCCGGATTATTTATTGTGCTTGTGCTAGTTGCCATAGTTTATCCTTCGGATTTCTTCGGAGTGGCACTTGAATTTCCGGTGTTTGGTGTAGGGAATGAATCTTCCAGCCTTGGCTTTGAATCAATTGCTCTTAGAAATTCGCCTTTAATGGCGCCGATGCCGTCGCCAGTTACCACGTTTTTTAAATTGTCAATGCTCCCAAATGTCCTAGCAGATGAGCCAAGTTTTTGTGCTGCGGACAGTGCTCCTTTTAAGTTCCCTTGCGACAAATCACTTATGATTGATCCGCCTGTGTCGGTCAGGCCGCCGGTGCCGAACAATGAGGTTGTGCTGCCTGGTCCTAGTGCGCCCGGTTCTTGATCGTAACGTGATTCTAGTCCGAAGCCCTTGACGTTCTCATCTACTGCTGTACTATCCGCATATTTTACTGCCTCGTACTGTAGCGTCACGGTGTGCTCCATGACTCCAGTGCTGTCGGCGTAGTCATACGTGTCATGATCCCATGCTGTAATCACTGGATTTATTAGTGTATAGAGGACGTATGCGCCGCGGTTGAACCCATAAATTTTAATATCTTTGAAGAAAGCTGGCTTATCCCCATTTGACTGAGGGCTAGTTACGGTCTTACCCCAGCCGGCTATTTGATTGATTCTTTCTTTTGCGTACAAGTCTCGCTGATTGTAGTTCGTGCGGCCGTTTGGACCTCGGTCGGTCGGAATTCCCTCGGAGTAACTGTACTGTGAATCAGCAAAGTAGTACTGATAGTAATTTGTCCACATATCAAGCACATGCCCTTCGCCATCGTCATGAAGTTTTATTGTAATGGGGTCATATTTAATTCTGTTATGAACTAAGCGTTTTCTGTTGTACTGGATATGCTCTTCTGTGTCTAGTTTGAAAGATGGTAGCTGCACTGTCTTCACCAGCGCACCAACAAGGGCTTTGTCAGTTGCTGATTTTAACAAACCCGGATTTGTTAGATTGAAATAAACATGGAATAGAAACTTTTGCTTCGGCGCCAATGCTAACCCGTTTGGGCGCATCAGCTTTGACGCGTGAGAATAATCCTTTAGATATCCAGCATCACCAAAGAAGCCATCGGTAATTTGGCTTGCTAAATCACTTAGTGACGAGGCTCCAAATTTCTTACTTAAACTATCTAAGCCGCTCATGGCCTATTAACCTGTAACGTTATTTCCAAGCGTACGACCAATTGCTGCGCCGATACCGGTATTATCTGGAGTTTGAACTGCGTTGTCGAATGAAATACTCATCGCAAGCATGATTGGCTCACTGCTTGAGTAATCTACTGTTCCGTAGTTAACACCCGTTAAGTAACAACCATACATTTCCCAAGTCTCAAGAACTGTTACTTCGTGTGCTCCGTTTCCGCCGTCAAGCATCTCTAAGCGTGTAGTAAATTTGTAATCGATCCCGGACGATGCTGACGCCTGTTCCATGAAATCGAATTGCTTCTGCATCTGCTCGCCAATTAACTTAGAAACTGAACCTGATGCATCGTCACGTAAATTACATGTCACGTCTGACCAATTTGGTTTTCCTGCTAGTTTAATCCTTGAGTTATAAACATCAATTATGGTTTGGTCAAAAGTAGGATTCGGACGTGTAAAGTCTTTAACCTGTTTTGTTAACTCTGTGCGAGGAGTTGAGACACCTAAGTTTTCAAATACCACCCGAAAGCGATACGAAAGTTTAGGCATTAACAAGCCCTGGCTTGTTGCGCTTTGGTCACTCGCTAACGGAGTGGTCATTTTTGTAAGACTGGATACTGACATTATATTGTCTCCTATTGATTATATCTTACTGTTATTTATCATCTTGTTGACGTGAATTTTTCTCCAAAATAAAAGGGCCGAAGCCCTCTTAAATGTATAGCGTTAGTTATTAACCGCTAATGTCGCCCGTATTCTGTATGCGAATTGGGACGTAAATAAATTCAGCAGCTTTGACTGGCTCTATTGCTATGTCAACCCAAAGTTCGTTGCGATCAATGCGAGTATTTGTATTGTTACTCTTATCACAAACTACTATATAATCGTATACACCACGTTTTGCAACTAAATCATTTAGCATACGTTCCATCTGACCTTTGATTTCATCACGTGTTAGTTTGTCGTTAGGTTCAAATACAAATTGTTTCGCAATTGCATCAGCTTGTACACGAATAAACGATACTAAACGTGATACATTAATACGATCAAGTGCTGAACCAGACTTGGTAGTTTTGTTACCGAAGTTAACAATGCCTGAACCTGGAATGAATGTGATTGGATTTACGTTATTAGTGTAAAGCACATCACGTACTCCTTGGCGTGTAGACATCTGCTGGAATTCACCAGTAACTGCGTCAACATAACCAATTGCGTCTGCGTTGTCAACTTGACCTCGGCGTGTTCCAGCTGGTGCGAGCCACGGATAGGCTTGTTCGTCGCTGTGTATAATGGTACGAAGTATCATGTGACTTGGAGGCACAATAATTGAAGTTCCAGTTAAGTCGTTAGTTCTACCACTTGGATAGAAAACACCTAAATACTCATCGTTACTTGCAAGTCCGTCATTGGTCGAAACACCAAGTCCGTCGTTGTTAGATGCCCATTTAGCAATGTCTGTTCCGTTATTAGCTAGGCGCAGTGGTGAATCACCGACTACAAATGCTGTATTTGAACGTTCATTGTTTAACGCAACCATGTTCGGTATTAGCTCTGGATATCCAGGTACTGCGATAAGGTTGAATTGGCGTTGTTCTTCACGGATGTCTGTGTTTGTATCGATCGCAGCTTTCATTGCTTCAACTATCAAACTACGTTGGGCTAGTCGACCAAAGTTTGCGCTTCCGTCATCTTTCTTGCCGGATACTGTAACCCAAGCGTTCGGATGAATGTTAGGCAATGACGAAAGATCGAAGTCCGTACCGTTGAAGTAGTTAACGCGATATTCTTTAACGTTGTAACCGCTGCGTCGTGTATTCCAAAGTAACATGCCATCTGGGTATAGTGTTGAATCTGGCGCATCTGGATCAAGCTGATTGCTAAGCAATAAATCAGTAATTGCTATAAAATCGCCAGCTGCTATATCTTCTTCACCAGTTAAACCCCAACGTGCATCTTCAAATAATATGCCGTTAGTAGATGTTTGATCAGCGTTGTCAATTAATGTCCAACTTTCTACAGAGTTTACATCGGCTTCCCAACGACGTATTACTGGATAATTTTCCAAGTCGCTTGTATCAAGCCACAAGTCACCAAGTTCAAGATCTGTATCATCTGTTTGAAGAACCGGGGCAGTTGCACTAACAATCGGACCGGTTGGATTAGTAAGGGATAAGTCATGCCCACGTATGTCGGTAGTAGCATTCTTATATCCGATCCAAGAGCCACCTTCGTGGATCATAATGTCAATTTGATCAATTGCTGAATAGTACCAGCGTGTGTCGTTCAAAGGATCTTGCCCAGGCACTGTGGCTTCTGCTGTGTAAGTTAAGAAGTTCCAGTTACTAAGTACTAAATCACCTGCGGCATTTAAACGAACATTGTCAAGTGCATCAGTAATACCGATGTTTGCTATCGGAGCATTAGTTGTATCATTAAGTACAATTACGCCGCCGGCAGTGTGTTCAATTGTAATACGACCGGTTGCTGTAACAGATGATGCGACATTTGTTACGCCGGCTGCTGCTAAGTCTGCTACAAAATCTGCTGCTGTAGTACCTGTTAAGGTGACTGTTACTGCTGCTGGCAATGTATCATTATTTTTTAGGCTTGCTTGGATTGTAAAAGCATCGCCTATCGCAAATACTAACGGTAAAGCAATTGTGCCATTGGTGCCAGTAACAGAAGTTGTGCCGCCAGTGCGTCTAAATAATTTCAGTGTAGCACTATTATCTTCGTTGACATCGTACTGTACATAAGTGTCACCGCTTGGTATAGCAGATCCGCCTGTGCCTGGGTCTAGAGCAGCGTTTGCCGCTACGTCGTCAAGGTAAGCAGGTGCTGACTGTACGTCAAATGTGGCAGTAACTGAATTATAACGTTTAACAACTACCGATAAGCCATTATTGACTGAAGTTGTCTTCTGCCACATTGAACCGGTTGGGCGAGGCGTTGTATCTGTTGCTCTCCAACGTGGTACATTAATGTGAGTATCGTGTGCCATTGTAGATGAGTTGTAAACTGCGGCTGTAATCCCAAGCTCGGTTAGTGTTGTAGTAGTTGGGTTATTAATTTCTAACGTTGCGTCGGAAGTTGCAAATGCTATTGCTCCATCTTTGATGAATGCAGAAACTTCTGCCGGTAATTGACCAACAATTTCAGCTACTTGAAGTGCAAATGAGGCAAGCCCAGTTACGGTGATTGTAGTAGGGCCTGGTGTAGTTACTGTAATAACATCAAACGCACCGGCAGTGACTGCTGCTGACGGAGTTGTGGTTCCGACAGTAACAGGAGTAGTTAATTTCCATGCGTCGGATCCGACAACTACCCATACATTAGCATAGTTCTTCCAGTATACTGTATTATTTGAATCAGTTGTGACAATCGCATATGAATCTACTGTTCCTATGCTTGCTAGTGGCACGCCACCATCTGAGACTAAGTCAGCGTTATCAGTAATAACAAGAGGCTCGACGTTTGTAAAGGTATTCGCGGTCGCGTTCCATACAAACAAACCATAAACTGATTCAGCTAAATCAAACCAATATGTACCCTCGCTCGCCGCACCTATTGGGCGTACTACAGAAGCTTCAATTTCTGCTAGGTCAACATCAACACGTTGGACGTATGCTCGGTTAGTTGCTCCTAAGACGGAGTAAGCAGCCATTAAGCCGTACTCGTTTAGTTCATAACCGTGTATTGCGTCACCGCCGGATGTTTTAACAAAGTTTGGATTACCAAATGTGTTAACAAGTTCGCGTTGACTTGTAATTAAATAAACATCGCCTAATGCCGATGCTAATGTACCCGATGCAATTCCTGTGCCAGCTGGGGTTAATTTATTTTCCGCTGTAGCTAACAAGATGTACGGTACTGTATTTTGTCCTGCTGAAGTGTACTGACTTTCGTCTATAATTGTGACCTCAACTCCTGGTGATACTAACATTTTTTTCTCTCCTTAATATTATTCATTCTTAAATTCCCAAAGATTTCTTTAATTTTTTGAGCTTTCGCTTCGATAGCCCAAGTTGTTGCATACATTCTTTATGAGTCTGATATGCTATATTGTCTATAGTAATTGATCTGGCGTTAGCATTGTACTTTCCTTTTCTGCTATCTCCGATTGTATCTCTTATTTTTTGTTTTGAATCTGCTGTATGCTGTTTATTATAAAATCCATTAGCTTCACCACACTGACCAAATCGTGCATTTCGCTCTTCTTGAGACATTTTAGCTCGATTTGCTTTACAAGTTTTTGCTCGTCTTTCAACGACTAGCGGATCTTGCGTTCTACCTAGCTTCGCTTTGCTTAACGCAGCACAATGCGCTGGAGTTCTAACGTATTCCTTTAATGATTTGGAATTATCACCTTGTCCGCCTATTACTTGATTGTAACATAGTGGATGTTTAATTAATCCCTCAGTAACCATTTCAATTTCCTTGTTATTCATTTCATCAAAATTATCAAATACAAATAAAACTTCCTTAGAAAAGTTCAGCCGACCATACTTTTTAATAGCCCTTACTACCGACGTTCCGCTACCTAAATAGGTATCTTGTAAATCTGTAGTTTGATGCTGTCCGATATAAAATTTCCCATTGAGTAAATTGCTGACTTTATATATTGTAAAGTATGTTAACATCTAATCTCCTAATTTGATTGAATCTGTCTCTTTGCTTCTATTTATTTGAATCTTCATATTACAGTCACTTATCGGCCGGGTTTTTCACCTTTGGAAAGAACTGCGAGATAAATACCTGCATGAAACGACCGATATGTGCGGCTTGCAACCAAAGACACGCCAGCATCAACTATAAACGCAATGGTAAAACGTATTATCGGTCCAAGTGTGACAATTGTATTCGCACAGGACGTGGGGTGAAGGCTGCTATTCCGAACTGGACGAAAACTGGCTACAAGAAAAAGACAGAGTGTGACAAGTGCCACTTCAAGGCGAGGTGGGGTAAACAGATTATAGTTTACTATGTTGACGGTGACTTAAAAAATACTCAGCGTACTAATCTGAGATCGATTTGTTTGAATTGTGCGGTTGCGGTCGAGAAACAAGATATGCCCTGGGCTAAGGACTTGGGGTTAACTCCCGATAATTAAATCTTTGTAATGCCAAGTTGCTGGATCGACTGCTGTAGTGTGTCGATTTGATTCACGCAATCTGCGAGAGCGTTGTGATTGTTGCCTAGTGGCTTTGCGTTGGTTAGTTTGTAGATGGTTCTTGCGTCTAAAACTTGCCAGAATTTCCAGGGGCAATTGACGCCGTACTGTCGCATCGCATTTTCAAGAATTACCATGTCGAATGTAATTCCATTTGCCCAGATTCGCTTATGTTTCCACGCGATTTTTGATAATTCTTGCAGGGCGGGTTTAATATCAACTCTGTCATCGCCATCACTAAGGGCCTCTTCTTGTGCGTCGGCAGATTGGTTCCCCCACCACGCAACTGTGCCGTCGTCAATGGTACGATCAGCTTGGGATTCAAGTGTTAATCGTTTGTAAAATGTAACGTCGGTGAATTTGTCGCTAAAAGGGTTAAATCCCTGTGCTCCGATTGTAAGAATTGCGGAGGTCGGCAAGACGTCAATCGTCTCTATATCTATCATTAGGTCAGTATATTTTTGTAGCATTTGTATAGTATACTATAGTTAAACAGGTTTGTCAAATTTTAGTTAGCCGATTACCCAGGAAATTGGATCGCTGCCATCTACGTATTTCTTCAAGTCGTCTTCAAGACGTTCCATGTGCGCCTGAGCTTCAGATTTTAGCTGGGAGCCGTTGAGGCTAGTTCCGCCATTTGGGCCGGCGATGGTTTGAAACTTTTCACGGGCTTCGCCTTCCATGTACTTACAGTTTGCGTAGGTGTAGTCTTTCATCCACTGTGAGATTTGCAATTCTGTAAGCAGCTGGATTTCAGGTTTCATGTTGTAGGTCCAGAGTAAAACCGTTTCTCCGCTTGCTGTGATATTTCTCACGAATTTGATTCGCTTAGTGCTGGGGTTGAAGGTGAAATTCATAAAGCCACCAAACATTCTTGCGGCCAGTTCTAACTTCTGCGTGTACATCTCCCACGTTGCTAGGCCGCCGGTGCCGCCCAGGTTCAATACATAGGTGTTGATGACTGCCGAGCTAAACGGATCAAATGCTGAATCTCCGCCAACGGATCCAAACGTTCTACGAAATACCTGTCGGACCTCAGTAACTTCTTGCGGCAAGGTATAATCCGATTCTCCTTGAGCGAGGTCAATCCAGACATACGATTCTTCATACGCATTTTGCGCACGTTGGCGATAGACGCCAAGTGCTCGTGCGTAGGCTGTTTCGTAATGAATAGGGTCAAGGGATAAATCTATCATTCCTGAACCTAGCATTGCAGAAGCGTAATCAAATACACCCTTTTTCATATCTTGTAAATTTGCCATATAGTTTTCTCGCTGAGTTTAAACTATTTATGACCTTCTACGCACTCGCCATGGAGAGTGCCGCTTGGCGTGCGTAGGCTAAGCACAGCACAGTTCATCGGATCTCCAAATTCTGTAACAAAGAAGACTGCTTGATCCATATCTACAATCGCTAGTCCTTCGGTGCCTGGGGGTCTGACGATCAACGCTGTGCCGGCAAACATACCCGGGTATGTATACTGTAGGTCGCCTTGCCACTCAATGGGCAGAGATTTCTCATAATAAGTAAAGATATTCATCCCCACAGACAAGACGATCAAAATTGTTGCTAGTACGGTTACTCTCTTCATGGTGCTTCCTCAGTTTCAGCATGTAGCGGCATGCCATTGGTTTGTGCGTATTCATTCATAGCTCGGGCTTTCGTCTCGGCAATGTCTTTTGTGTAGGTGCCTGCGAGACCTTTGCCTTTTGTGTGGATAGTCGTTGTGGTTCTTTCCGCTTGCTCCGCTGTTTGCCCAAAGAATTTCATCAAGCATTCAATCACAAACGGCCAGGTACTATAATCATCGTTCATGATGAACACCTGATGTTGCTTCGGGGGCTTTGTTCTCTCTTCTTCCTTTTCGCGATCTAATACGTCATCGAACTCGTTCTGTAGCTCTTCTCTGCTCATGATTACCACCACCAATGTATGTGGCATTCAGTAATGCCACGTGATTTTAAATACTTTTTAATTACTGGATAATTTTCCGTATCTGGGTCAGCATCCTCCCAGTCGTAAAAGTAAGCATCGTTACCGTACTCAACATCTCGCCATAATTGCCGTACTTCATCTGCAACTTCTATCGGGCAATTAGACCATTGTACGTCGAAGAAATTCACTGCTTGGATACACTCGCTGCCGGAATTTGGAGTTTCCTTCCATTTCCCATCTTTCATTGTTCGAGTGTTGTGATTTGTAGTTTGGCCGCTGTATGACGTGTTATATTTTAGTCGATTAAATGACATGTGTGAGCCATTCATGTACGATTGTAATCTAATCCATTGATCCACTTGCTCATCATTTAGTGTCTCTAGGAATCCAATAACCTCTTGGCCTTCTTCAACTGTCTTGAACTCTAATTTAGTCCACGTTCCGTCACGGAATAAATTTATTCCGTCGTATACTACTAGACTAAATCTTTTTGTTTCGCTCATAGCTTAATCCTCTGAATTATTTCTTCGGTGGTGGGGTCGGGGGTGGGGGGGGTCGGGGTGGCGGAGTATTCCACCAGCGTGAGCTAGTAACGTTTGGTTTTGCGGCATCTGCCTCAACATTTACCTTCATTGGATTTTTAATTAGCATCCAAGCCATTTCCTTTTCAAATTTTTGCCGGTTGCGATTGTATAGTAGCAGAACGCCGATGATCAGCGGGATCCAAACTGCCCAGTGTATATTCGTCCAGTTCTCGGCAACGTAGGCAATGTACGCTTCCTTGCCCCTATAGTCCTGAAGAAACAACATTATAAATGTGTTGAACAAGACCCCCAGCCAAAATGCTGTAGCGAAGCGTTTCTCTGGAGTGGTCCAATTGAACCATCTTTTAATTGTAGCTTTCATTGAGCTAATCATTAGTATTCCTTAACAAAAAATTACATTTAATAGGATTGCAATAAGTGCGCCGATTACTATCCCGGCGAATAGAGCGACATTCATGTCGCTCTTATTGTATTGGTATCGTTCGTTGACTTTCATTGTGCTTTGCGAATGATGGAGGTGGGCAAGGTTGGAAATGTTGCACCATTCTTACAGATAACATCATAATAGTGAGACTCAACCTTAAGGTACGAGATGCCATTATTGCTCTTACATTTTTCTTGTGCTGTTAAAATTTCAACTGGACCAAGGCGGTGGTCACAGGACATTAGCATAGCAGTGCTGAATAATAGCATGTAGATCTTCATTGTGTTACTCCTAGTTAGAAACATTTCAGTATTACAATGTTTTCATTAAATCGACCGCTTACTTTTACTTCTACGGACTTAGTATCCTTGAATAGTTTGCGGGTATTTGGACGGCTTGCTGACGTAAATCCTTTGAGCTGTTCTGCTGGTTTACGTACGGTCTTCTGTACTGACTTCATTACATCAAAGCCAACTATTGTGTTATTTTTAATAGTAAGCTCGCCTGCATATTCATCTGCTACGAAATACATTAGTTTGCGTTTCTTAACATCATAAGCGAATAGCTCTTTTGTGCCGATGATTTTAGCTGGTTTGATGCTCGTAAGCTTCAAATCTTTGTCAGTAGCAAGAAATTTCAGCTTGAACGCAAGCTGCTCAGGAGTTTTAACTTTTTTCTTACGTACTTTCTTCGTTGACTTTTTAAATGCGACGTAACCATTGTAATCAGATATAATAAGTTCAACAAATTTCATGATGTTTCGTAGCTGAATTTTGTTGTAGCTGCTGTAAGCTTCAGTTAAATCAGCATCTTTACCAGCTTTTGCTTCTTTTAGTTCAGCTAGTACGCCTGTCCAGTGCGCAATTTCAACGCCTGCATGTGCTGGTAAGATATTTGCTGTTTTAAGTACGTCAATTGGCTTCAGGCCGTGCTTTGACAATGCGCCATTGGCAATGTAATCATCTAGCATGCCTTCAAGCTCGCCGCCGGCTGCTGCTGACTTTTCGCGCATAAGCTCTTGAATATTAAATTTTGCTTTAGCTGGCTTTTCACTGTCTTCAACTTCTACTTTTGCGACAACAGATGCGATTGCTTTTGTAATTGCGCCTTCGACACGTTCAGTTTCTAGTGCGTCGAGTTCCCAACCCATCATTGTCATACGTGCCATCCAACCCAATGCGTTCGGAAATGCGTAATCTTTCGCACGTTTAACCTTCTTAGCTTCATCCATGCGCTTGTTCACTGTAAGGAATTCTGCTAGGAATACTCTAGCGTCTTTATGATTGAAGCTGTGATTGTACCAGTTGAACCCGTTTGCTAAATGTGACTGGCGATTTTCCTCAGTCAAAGCAACTTCGTTCCAAAGCGGCTCGTGCCCAACGTATTTTGCGTTATCAAATCCAATGCGTAATGTGTCAGCTGATGGATTCAATGGTGCTGTTCCGTTAACTCGTGCTCTATTTGCTTTTGTTTTTGCTTTTGCCATGCTATGAACTCCTAGTTCCTAATTTGTATTACTATTATACGACAAGTAATCCTAAATGTCTACCTTTATTTTTATCTTCTGTACTTTATTATATATACACTTATCCAGGAAAGACGGCAGAATGGTGTAAGTCATTGATTTATATAGAGTTACTATGCAGAGTAATATATTGGTAAGTCATTGATTTATATAAGAATAGTGGTTTTTAACGGCGTTTTTGTTTCTTATCGTGCGTGTTGATACACTATATAGTATAAAACACCACAAAACAGCATTATTTTAAAATCAACGACTTAGCACAGTTAAATTTAATTTGCTAATAACCGCAATTAGAGGTTGACCTTTGGCGCTATATGTCATATAATGTATATAACAGTTAGATAACGAGAGAAAGGAAAGATTATGAATCATTTTACATCAACAGGTTACATGATAATCGCATCAATTCCGGGCCGATCTGGCAATTATGGGTCTACGACAAGCATTGTCGGCATTTTCAACAAGGTCAAAACGGCCGAGAAGGAACTGGCGTTATTTATTGAGAAATATAATAAGCCTTTTAGCACATATCACATGCGCATTAGTGAACATCATGTAAAAATTGTTCCTATTGCGCTAAATGAAGCAAATGAACAGATTTTAAGCGAAAATTACGAATAATTTGCTAATAACCGCAATTAGAGGTTGACCTTTGGCGCTACTTGTCATATAATGTATATAACAGTTAGATAACAATATTTCGTAGGAGAAAACGAATGTTCAAAACAAACAACACAATTAGATATATAGACAGTGGTGAAGAACTAATAGTTACAGAGGTTCACGACAGTCACATTGTGGTAATAACTACTGATGGTAACGAAGAATACTTCTTCATAAATGAAGAAGAATATGATAGTTACGAGTTAGTAAGGTAGTAAACGATATTTCGTAGGAAATAGCATAATAGAATCAACCAAACCGTGATGCAAGTGCCGATGTTATAACATCGGCACTTGCGTCTATAAACCGTCATCGTGTCCAAGAGAGCCCTTAAATAATCTAAAATAATCTAAAATAATCTTAAATATCTGCAAATAGAGGTTGACCTTTGGCGCTACTTGTCATATAATGTATATAACAGTTAGATAACAAGCAAAGGAAAGATTATGGATATAATGGATATAGTACGCATTAAGAAGTTTAAAAAAGGACATATGAACGAATTTGCACGTGTAATGGATACTGATATTGTTAAAGGTACCGTACGTGTTAGCAACATGAATATGCCGTTTCAGGGCTCATTTTGTTACAAAACATTCAAGCTTAGCGAAATTGAATTCGTACGCAACTTTTAAGAGAATATTATGCCAAAAGCAACTTTTACAATGGAAGAATTTAGCGTATACAAAGCGAGAGCCGAGTATTTTGAAGCAAACTTGCTAAAACTACGAGCTGAGTGTGAAGAGGCTCGGTACCGTGTTACCGATCAGTTTTTGTACGGGTCGGACGAAGAACGTGCGGTAGATGATGGCAAGGAATTTGCGTACGATGAAGTGATACGCGCAATAGACGACATTTTGTAGGAGATAGCATGATAGAATACAACAGAAAGGTGATGTTTAACGTTGAGGTGGATTCTTACGGTGAGATTGAGGTGGCTGTTCCGGGTGGATACTGCGGGGAAGAGGTTACTGTTTCTTTTACTATTGAGGAAATGAAGCGAGTGGTGGAAGAGGCTGAGGCTCACTTCGCTGCTTACAAAATCTACGCTGATGGTGGCTACGAAGATGAAGATGCGTATCACGAAGCTATGAAGGATTTTGCTAGTGATTATCACGAAGCTATGAAGGATTTTGCTCGTGATTGAAGGTACAGCACAAGAAACATTCAATCGCTTAAAGTACGATATTCGTGTTGACAAAGATGGTGACAAATTTTGGTACCAAAATGGAAAATCACACAGAGAAGATGGGCCTGCTATCGAGTACGCAAATGGTGACAAATTTTGGTACCAAAATGGAAAATTACACAGAATAGGCGGCCCGGCTATGGCACTTACAAATGGTGCTACGTGGTGGTACAGATACGGTAAACTACACAGAATAGGCGGGCCGGCTGTTGAACTAGCTGATGGCACGAAGGAGTGGTACAGGCACGGAAAGCAGGTGATCGGGGAATCCCCGAGAGCTGCTCTAGTAAGTCATTGATTTATATAAGGTTCTAGCATTTATTAAATCAGAGTAATATATTGGTAAGTTATTGATTTATATAAGAATACTGGTTTTTAGCGGCGTTTTTGGCCGGCATTCACGTAGCAGTACCAGTAAATCATAGTAAAACAGCCCTAAAATAATCTTAAATAACCGCAATTAGAGGTTGACCTTTGGCGTTATATGTCATATAATGTATATAACAGTTAGATAAAGAGCAAAGGAAAGATTATGATGTATGAGTCAAGTAAGGATTATGGAGACAACACTATTTTAATTATATTTGATGGTGAGACACCTAGTCGGGACGAAATTATAAATTACGTTGAGAAAAATTACGGAGATGTCAATAACCCAACAATAGACATTGAAGAACCTAGTGAGTACAACGGATTAAAAAATGACGGTTGTATTAATGTGAGTTTATAACGCTTGAAACACGCAAAGGAAGAAAGATTATGAAATTTGCTTGTTATATTTTTATATTTTTATTTGGAGAATGATATGGTTAATGATGAAATAGAGAAAAAGAAGAAAAAAACCGAGCAATTTTTTGCTGATGCTTTTTGTGGCAAATCGGCTAGATTCTTAACGCCTGACGAAGCTAAAGAATACGAGCCATATGGGACTATCGAAATTGATACTGGCGATAAGCGCGGGAAGATATATCTGGCGAACATGAAAAGAATATAACGACTTTGAATAACACGCAAAGGAAGAAAGATTATGGTACACAAAATATTCAACACAGCAGCAGCAGAAAAAAATGGAGGTCAGTATGTATTATGAAGAAAAAATGATAGGTGGAAGATTAGTATACAGAACAACTCCGGATGGTAAGTGGGAGGTATGCGCTATCGAAAAAACATGGGACAAAATAACTGAACTACAGGACAAAGTTAATGAATTAAATTGCTGTATGCGAACGATAAGCAAAATGGCCGATGACCACACATAACGCTTGAATAACACGCAACGGAAGAAAGATTATGAAATTTGAAAATATGCTAACGTTTTGGAAACTCAAAGGGATGATACACAATGAATCCATTATATCCAGCGACGAGATATATGATTCACACAACAGGAACGTTATATGCAAATTAGAAGTCCGAGATTTGCCGCGCTATGGGAATATGCACAGTCAAATAATATACCGTTATACCAGTAACGCAAAAGGTAAGTCTAAATTTGCGCTTGTGTATGCGGATGTTTTATTCACTGGCTTCAATGGCCGGAAATCAACGGTTTTTATCAAAAAAGCTAAAATAAGCGATTTGCAAAATCAGTTCATACCCGCCTGATGACATTGCTTGATTTTATTTTAGTATGCAAACTTAAAGGGATGGTCCAACATCATAGCGAATTACCAACCTGCAACGGTCCATGTACAAAATTCTACATCCGCATAGCCACCGAATCGCACAGTGCGGTCATTCAGTACTACCAATCTAAAGGTGAAACTATCATTCTCAGTGCGATGCTAATTGAGCGCATATCGTCCGGCAATATCGTCGACGATTCGGCGTCACTGGAAAAAATTATTACTGCTATCCTCATGCGAGATTGAATGACACTCTCAGAATTTATTGTGATTTGTAAGCTCAAGGGCTATGTGAGATATCACTGCTGGTGCGGGGGTGAGCGAACGAAGACGCAAAATCAATGGCGCGTCATCATCGGGAATGGGGTCTATCGTGTCCACATTGTCTACGATGATATCCCCGAGGGTGACAAAATTGTGCACAGTAGATGGTCGTTACACCCGAGTGATGTGACGTACAAGATTGATTATCATCCTGAGTTAAAAGAAATTATTGAGAACATTCTGCCCGGTGAAGTTTAACTATATCTCAGTAACTTAAAACCGTACAATAGATTTCTGCATAAATACATGAAACGCAGGAATATAATATGCCAAGACTGTCATTGTGGCGCCAAGACAAAACTAACGATTTTAAGTTTCTCGATAATATAATTCGAGAGCAATATACTGTGGGCGGGTTAGATATACACATCCACAAGTATCTCGGACCGAAAACCACAGCTGAACCGTCTGGGGATGCTACTATCCCAACATACGACGAGACGAATCCTCTGTTCATAGAAGATTTGCTATTGCTTGAAAATCGTAATCGCAAGTACGCAGACGATGTCTACGTACAGCGCGGGGTGTATCGTACACAGGATATAGATTTTGATTTAAGCCAATTTGGCTTATTCATGCAAAATGATACGTTATTCATCACGTTCCACTACAATGATATGATTGATTATCTCGGTCGTAAGCTAATGAATGGTGACGTGCTTGAAATACCTAATTTGCGAGACTTCCATCCGCTCGATCAATCAATACCCAAAGCACTGCCGAAATTTTACGTCATCAATGATGCTTCTTTCGCCAGTGAAGGGTTCAGTCAAACGTGGATGCCGCATCTATGGCGGGTGAAAGCAGTACCGCTGGTTGCCACCCAGGAATACAACGATATTCTTGAAGGCTACATCGACACCACAGGCGGGATCGATGGGGATGATGGGAAAGGAAATGGGGCGGGGTCGTTGGCGGACTATATGTCGCAGCATAACAAAAATCTTGATATTAACGACGCGATTCTCGAGCAGGCTGAGGTCGAGGTTCCACAGAGTGGGTACGATGTAAGCAAATTCTACGTTATCTCATATGATGAGAATCAGGAACCGGTGAAGATTGTCGGCATTACCGCAGATGCTGGGGTGATAACGGCGGCGGAGGATGGGCTCACGGCTGATGGCAGTACGCCAACAGCAGACACTACCACTCTTAGCCTTTCGGCAGACAGTATCGTTATCACGGTGGACTCGGGTATAACAGTTGATGCGAGTACATACAATCCTGGTGTCACTGCTGATCTTGACAATGTAACTGTCGACCAGCTCGCAGTATCTACCGCAGATTTTAGTGGCGCAAATTGTAACAAATTGAGATTGGGTTATCTGATAGGTGATGGTCTCGCACCAAACGGTTGGCCCGTTACCCCAGGCACATCATTTCCAGTTAACCCTGACATTGGAGAGCACGTACTCCGACTAGACTACAAGCCCAACAGACTTTTTAGATATGATGGGACGACGTGGATCAAGATTGAGGATGATGTGCGCACTGATTTGTATCTGAATGGTGAGACACAGCGTAGCCAATTTGTGAACAACACCGATATGATCAGCACGACAGACAGAGGCGATATTCCAAGCAGACAGTCCCTCTCAGAACTTTTGAGGCCGGACAAGGACAATTAAATTATGAGTACATATTTTTACGATGGGCAGATACGAAGATTTTTAGTACAATTTGCTAGAATGTTTAGCAACTTCGAGGTGGTCGGTGGGCTCGACAGCAACAACCAACCAGTACTAGTGCGGGTTCCGATACGATACGGGGATGCGACGCGACAGGCTACTACTATCTTAGCGGATGCCTCAGCAAACAGCATGCCGAGTGCACCGCTGATGTCTTTTTATATTGATGGGCTAAAATATGATCGGCCTCGAATGCAGGAACCGTACCACGTTGACAGAAAAAATGTAAAACAACGAGCTTGGGATGAAGATACACAAACTTTCGAAATGGTCCAGGGCAATGCCTTTGACATTGAGAGACCGATGCCGGTTCCGTACAGTTTGAGTCTCAAATTAGATGCGTGGACTTCTAGCACCGACATGAAGCTACAATTACTTGAACAAATTTTAGTACTTTTTAACCCGTCATTTGAAATACAGAGCACCGACAATTATCTTGATTGGACTAGCCTCAGTGTCGTTGATATTGACGACACGAACTGGTCGTCAAGATCAATTCCAAATAATGATGGGGCGATCGACATTGCTACATTGAAATTTACATTACCGATATGGATTAGCCCGCCGGCTCGAGTTACCAAGGAAGGCGTAATACACAAGGTCATTGCTAGCATCTACGACGACGTTGGACAGTACGTTGATGCCATCGACAGTGACGATATTCTTCTCGGAACAAGGCTGAAAATCACACCGCATGGTTATCAAATTTTGCTACTGGGCAATCAGATACGCATCTTAGATGGCAATGTCCCCGGGGATGATGGCAACATCGGATTGATTCCGGATCCTAAAGCGGATGATTTGTCGTGGCATGCTGTGATAGATGAGTACGGCACGTTGAACAGCGGCATTTCACAGATTCGCCTGGAGGCTCCTGATCGCCCTGACGTCATTGGCACAATTTCATATCACCCATCAGATTCCAGCTTGCTACTATTTAATGTTGATACTGATACGCTACCGACGAATACACTTGATCCTGTAACTGCTGTAATAAATCCAATTGAGTCTGGGCCGTTAACAGGGCTTGCTACAGGAGATCGTTACCTGCTTACGGACGCTATCGGGGATGGGGTGAATCCTGTATTTGCTTCGGCCTGGGGTGATGTTGTAGCTAACGAGAATGATATTATTGTGTACGACGGCGCTGGGTGGTCTGTTGCGTTCTCGGCCCAGGCACATGACGTTGCCGATCCTGACGGTGCGACACCGCAGTACGTTTCAAATTTAACTACAAGTGTACAATTCAAATACACCATTGGGGCTTGGACAAGAAGTTACGAGGGCGTTTACAGCGGTGGTGATTGGAATTTAATATTTTAATTGTTATCGCATAAATAGCGGTATGCAATTTTTAAATAACAAATACACAAGATGGTACTTTAATATTATATACAGAGCAAACGATGTTAAGATTGCTAACGAAACCGAGCATCATCATGTTCTTCCAAAATCTTTGTGCCCAGAATATAAAAATTTATTCAAACATAACTGGAATGGAGTACATTTAACACATAGGGAACATTTTATTTGCCATTGGCTATTAACAAAAATGATAACAAATAAATCCAAATATGCTATGATAAACGCACTTTCAATGATGAGGGCGGACCCGCGCCAGAATAGATATCAATCCATGATCACCGCCAGAGTGTTCGCCAAAATTAAAAAAGAGTTAAATATTCATAAATCTAACCAAACCAAAAAACAATGGGCAAATAAATCTCAAGACGAGAAAGATGCGATTTTTAAAAGGGCATCTAACTCACATAAAATTAATTGGGAGAATAAATCCCAATATGGAAAGGATGAATATGCCCGTAAGTTTAAAGAAATTTGGAATAATAAACCCAAAGAAGAAAAAGAAATACATGCGCAAAGATCCAAGGATCAAGCTACAAACAGATCACAAATAGAAAAAACCGTTATTTCCAATAAGCGAAAGGAAGCATGGAAAAATAAATCACCTATAGAAAAAGAATCTATTATTAATAAAAGAATCATAACACATAATAATAAATCATCAAATGAAAAATCCAAAATAAAACAAAAAAGACAGCAAACAAGAAATGATCAGAATGATGAAAGTAAATTAAAATTCTCAAACAAAATGAAAGAAATTGCAGTTAACCGAAATTCTAATATTAATAAAAAAATAGCATCCACGCTCAGTAAACAAAAATGGTACAATAATGGATCAATTAATACACGATGTATTCCAGGAACCGAACCACAGGACTTTTTACTTGGTAGATTATGGAAAAATAAAGGTGACTCATGAATCGCAGAAATCACATTGAAGCGGTGGGGGTATGGTTCTATAGCCAAGCTACTAACCGGCACTTGTACCTGATGCGAAATGATCGAAAATATAAGGGGCACTGGTCTTTGCCGGGTGGCAAGATTGAGGTTGGGGAAACGCTCCTTGACGCTATAGAACGTGAGTGTCGTGAGGAAATGGGTTTCATGCCCGAGACGATAAAACTTATTCCCATTGAAAAATTCACTGCGAAGGGGGACTTCTTTGTCTTCCATACTTTTTATTGTCTAGTAGAAGAAGAATTTACCCCGGTACTAAATCACGAACACGTCGGGTACGCTTGGATTGATTCAGATATTATTCCGAGGCCGCTTCACCCTGGCTTGTGGGCTACTATAAAAATTGATGATATTTTTAAGCGCATAAACACACTAAAAGATTTATATATTAAATAAATTACTACCAGTTTATTTTATCTGCTGCTGTGCCATCCTTTTCAGCATCGTTAGATTTTGTACGGATTACCTTCACGTCATTCCATTGAATCTGGGCTGCTGCGATTTCGTCAAGATCCAGAGCTGATAGTTTAGTTAAATCAACAGCGGTTGAAATTATCTCAAGCATTCTCGCTAGATTATTTCTTTGACGCCATTCAGGCATTATCTCAACGATCTTTGATCCCGCTGTCGCTTTGATAGTGAGAATTCGTTTGGCCTCAATTTCTTCAGCTGTGAATTCTGCGTCTGGGGTGTTACCGTCGGCTACCCATGCTAGATATTCTACCCAATCCCGATTTTCTGTCGAGTTTGGAATAATTGCACCGGTTTCGTTATTTTTAACGCCATTGGCTTCTAATTTATATTTCATATTTTTATCCTATTATTTAACACTATTTATCAGTTAGATTTCGTTGGTGCAGTTTCCTTATAATTCCGCATCTGCTGACCAGCTGTTGATCCTGGCTATTGAGCTGCTCCCATCTGCTGTAAGATTTATGACCTCAAATCCATTTTCGTCATCTAACTGGAAGGTGCCGGTGGTGGTGGTATTAAGTGTTGCATACGAAATCGTCGGGGTGGCCCGCTTCGGTGTGTTAAATTTGACACTAATGGTTCCTGCTGTTGTAGTTGTGCCGTTGACCATACCAGGATGAACAATATGCCTGGTTCCTGATTCGTAGTATCTTTGGCACTTTCCTAGTTCATCACTAAATGCGCGAAATTCAAATGGCGTGGCGGCTTCCCCTTTTTCAAGTTGAACTTGGGCTATTCTAAAATTATTTGCGACATTGTCAACTTCGTTGACATGATTTGCAGTGCCTAAGAAATTACCTGTTTGCCATGCGTCTTTTGTGGTTTGAAATGTTGTACCGACAGCAAGCATGAAAACAATTTGCAATCCTCTTCCAGTTGTGTAATTCCAAGTTCCGCCAGTTTCTGTTAGTGGTACAGTTATGATTTTCTTTTCCCAAGTATCAGCCGCAATAATTGTGTACTCACTTATGTAACTTCTGTCAGCTACAGAATTTCTAAGGCCAACACAATGGATTCCTGTCTTTGCGGCCTTGACCCAAAATGATAACGTAGCATCACCACCTGCTATCCGCGCGTAATCGTATCCTTCTAGAGTATATTCAATGAAACAATGATCACCTGCAGCAATTGACGTATCTACTGTCGTAACATCAGCTAGATATGAATAATTGCTTAGAACACCACTTTCAGCGTAGGTTGGTACGTCAGTACTTCTCGATACGGTATGTATCATTGCACCGTTCTTTTCATACTGAAATCTATCAGCTGAGTATGCATTTCCGGCAATTGCAGCAAATGAGGTTCCGCGTTGCCATATATCAAAGTTTCCATTGATGATTGCGTTCCTTGCTCCGCCGACCACTGTCTTGCTATAATTAGTTCCCGATACCAGTGACATTATGTAATCTCCATCAACGCTACAGTCGCTTCCACATCGTTTGCCGAACTACAAAGGGCTGATAAAATATCACCTGTCTCTAAGTTTATTGGCTTATCAAAGATAAGCGTATCATTTACTGGGATAGGCACGTTATTTAATATTGTATGTACTGTCGACGCGTCTGACAAATCAGTCCACGTAACGGTGATGGTTAGCTGATTTGATGCGTGTAAGTTTGCGAACCATGCCGCATGTACTACTGCGGTCGTCGCTGCAGGCACTGTATATATTGTCGTGCTTGTTGCACCAATCAGTTGTCCTGCGTTTTTAAGTGTGTTCGCCATTATTTAATTCCTTGTTATGTTATTTATATCCCAAATACTACAGACATTATCATTGCTGTTTCTTCGGCTTTCTTTTGTAGCGTTGCTGGTGTCACCGCACGGACCGCATCAGTGCCGGTATCAACTTCTATCTGTGTTGCTATTTCAATTGTTCCAGATACGGTCTCTGAGGCTGGGTCGCCGCCTGCTGCATCTTGCCATGTCGCAAGTGAGTCCGAGGTTGCTGTAAGTACTTGACCGACTGTCGGCGCTGCTGCTGCGGCTACGTTTACTACGGTCGTTGCGGTTGTTAGTGAGTCAACACCACCGGTGGTTGTTAGTGCACCGGTCATAGCATCACCCGCGATGCTAACGGATGTGGTGTCTACGTAATCTTGTGTGGCGAGGCTGTATTCGTCGTGCCATGCTAAGTCGAACTGATAGGCTGCGTCGGTGGTGGTGCCTACCATGTACAGTCTGTTTCCGTCGTATCTAAAAAATATCCCGCCTATGTCTCCGTCGATGGCCGTGGTGCTTAGGGCCCGATTGGTGTAGACTAAGGTGGATGGATCGTGTGCTGTGGTGAGCTGGTACTCGTATACTTCTTCATTTGGTCCATCTGAGACGTACATCTTGTAACCATCTGGACTAAGACTAAGCCCACGTGCTCCACTATTAACTGTGCCAAAAACATCTCCGCTTAGCCCTGATGCTACCGCATTTTCCACGTCGTACGGTAATGTCATAGTATGTTGGGTGACGGTCCGTGTTGTGTCGTCTAGCACGAGCAACACCGTGCCGGCTGGGTTGAACGCTATCGCAGATGCTGCGACACCTGCGCCGATTGTGTACGAGATTAGATCCGGGTTCGCGCCGCTAAGTTCCCATGCCGGGGACAAAGTGTGCTGATGTACTTCATTCGTAGACCCGATGAACATTTTTGTTCCGCTGCGATTGAACGCTATGGACAGTGGGAAATCCCCGTTGCCGATTGTCGAGGCGAAATTGCCCGAGTACGATGCGGTGCTAAAATCCCAAGCTGTGGTCAAATTATACTGATACACCCCTGGCGCTACGCCATCAAAATCTGTAATATAAACTTTTGTACCGTCTTCACTTATAGCTAAATCTGTGGGTTCACCTAACTGACCTGCTACTGAAAATGACTTTGATGCGTTTGTTGCGGTGGACAAATTCCATCCTTGCATACCGCCACCACTGCCGCCACCACTGCCGCCTCCAGCAATTGCTGTCCAGTCATTGCCGTTGTAAACTTTCAATGAGTTTGTATCTGTGTCGTAAATCAGACCGCCTGCTATAGTTGTAGCTGGTATACTCGCAGTAGCATATCCTGGTAAAATTAGCTGCCCACTTATCTGTACTCCGTCATCCGTTGTAATAAGTTTTCCTGCGCCGCTGAAATTAAGCGCCGTGGATGTCGTGTTTGGGGATTTGTTTGTACTATCAAATTGAAGTAGCACACCGTCATCGTCTAGCCAGTAAAAATTAAATCCATCTGATGGGAACCATATGCCTTGTACTTCGGCGGTTGTTGCTGGGGTAACTGTTTGTAGCTCAACTGCGGTTGTAATATCAAGTGCGGTGCCTAATGCATAGCTTACTAGTACGTTATTTGTCGCCGCATATTGCGCTGCAAATACAGTAAATCCATCTGTTGACATGGCTGTCGTAATGTAATTTGTGGTGTTAACTATCTCAGTTGAGATATCAAAGTTGCCATTAAAAACAGCGGTTGTTAAATCATATGCTGGGCTAAGATCGTATTCATTAATAAATATGCCGGCGGTGTCAATGGCTGCGTTGTAAGCTTTTAATCCATCTGCGGAATATGTTGGCGCAAAGTTAAACGCATCACCAGCGCCTAACACAATATTTCCTATGTAAGTCACTGTCGATGATAAATCAAATGCTAAGCTAAGGGTAAATTTTTCTACTATCGTATCAACGCCAGCGTTTGTATATTTTGAAATATACATTTCCAAGCCGTTTATATTAAAAGTAACGGCATGGGCAGCTTCTGTTATTGCGCCGCCTGTAATCGTTGTAAATGATGGTACACCAGCTGTTGATAAATCAAAGGCTACACCAAGTGTTGATTGGTACACATCCACTGGGATTGTACCAGCACCGCTGTTGTCAACATAAAATATTGTCAAGCCGTCTGGGGTGAGATACAGGCTGCTAGCTGCGGCGATTACGCTGTCCGAGCCTATAGACACTGCATCTCTTGCGTTGCCCAGGTAATACGGTGTATCAACTAGTGTTGTGACTATTGTAAGTGCGGATTGATTGTTTAAATTATCTAGATCACCTTGACCAGTTATGTCGCTAACTGGAGCGTTAAATGTTAGGTCACCAAGTAAGGAAACATTTGTGGTTGCTGAAGTAAGGGTTAAGTCATCTATGGAGGTTGTAATATTGTTGTTGCTAATAATAACGTTGCCGACGGTTACAATCGGTGTTACGACTGCCATCGCAGATACTGTTCCTGTGATGTCAAGTGTTGTTCCTGGTGTTGCATTTTGTATACCAATGCGTCCGTTGGCTACATCAACATAGAGTAAATCTGTTTCAACAGCTAGGTCAACTCCACCGCGCAATAAATTTGCAGCTAGTGATTCACCTTTGATGTAATTAATGGCCATTATTTGTTATTCCTCATTTATAAATTTGCGTTCGGAACATCTGTGCTATACATTCCATGTAAAACTGTAACAGTTAATCCATCTGACGGAGTCGATGTAAATGTAATTGTGTTACCGGTTACAGTGTACGCATTTGTCGGTTCTTGGTACACGCTGTCAATAAAAACAAGCATGTACGCTGGGTTATTTGAATCGGTTGCGTAGATGCCGGTGGTGTAGTCAACAGTGATTGAGTACGGGCCTGCGCTGGCACCTGCGGTCAGAAATGTGTCTACCACCGGCGGCACTGCACCAGTTTTGGCAATTACTACATTATCCGTGCCGTTATTATATTCCATGTTGTTAGTTCCTGGATTATAAGTAACATCACCGGATTGTTTAATAAAATATCCCATGTTAAACCTCTATGTAACTCGTCACTACGGTAACCAGTGCCGCTCTTACTGTGCCAGTTCCTGTGCCAGCCGCACTTGCTGTAAACACGGCTTCAAGTGCGGTGCCGGTTGTGCCATCGCCTATTCCTGTCGCAGTGAATACTTCACCAACCGAGTTGCTACCGGCTCCAATAAGTGTGAAATCTGTGTCGCCTACTGCGTCAATTATATACACGGTCCCAGGGACAAAATTAGTTGTAGTAATCTGCGTGGCTCCGATCGCAATGTAATTTGTGGAGCCAAGTGTCACAATTTGGTACTCTCCGTTTGCGGATATTGCTGTTACTGCGATTGGGTCAGCGATTGCACCTGGTGCCACAACCACCACTCCGTCGCTATTCCCAAGTACTAATTTTTCATTGCCTTCATACATAATATAGGTGTCGTCGGACGCAATCTCAAGTGAGCTAATTATTTTATTCGCATTGTTGCTAATCCCACCAGATGGCACAATGTGAATATCAACTGTTACTGGTACCCCGCTAAAATTACAAAGAGACATGAACGTTATTGCAGTCTCATTTGTGCTTGTATAAGTTACTGTCGACACTGTTAGCCCGACTGTTGATGTTTGAATTGCCATGTATTAACCCTTTAAAATATTATGCTATATGCTATAGCTCGTTTCTTTGAAACTAGTTCGTCTGTTATTGTATTATTTACAAAATATAATCCTGATCCGCCCGGGCCTACTACGCCTGCCGATAGTGTATTATAATTTGGTAATAGTCCTGGATTCACTGCCGGTATTGACTCGATTAGCATCGACAAGTTGTGATCAACTTTTAAAAATGTACCAGCGGCGAATGTAAGCTCGGTTGCTGCGGTAATTTCAATATCGGCAGCTGACGAGCTCAATGTTGTTAGTCCCGGTGACGTGACTGTCGTTGCGGTTGTTCCTGTTATTACAGCCGCGTCCACTGACGTTAAATTTATATCGCCGGACGTAGTTGTTGTAATGTTTACTGGTCCGCTATCATTTGTAATTGCAGAACCGTTGACATCTAAGTCGCCACCAAGCTGGGGTGATAAGTCACTAACGAGATTAAATCCTGCTGCGCCGGAATCAATTTCATCCCAGGTTCCATCACCATTATTTAGTTCCCATCTGTCTGATCCTTCGTTAAAGCGCAAACCAGCTGGGGTTTCTCCTGCTGATATACCATCACCTCGATCAATTTCTATGCCTGCGGTACCGGCGGATACGCCAGGTCCAGTTTCTCCAGAGTTCAATATTATTGTATTGTCGACGATATCAGTGTTAACTGACTGGATTGACGTCGATGTACCAAGGACTGTTAAGTCTCCATCTATAACTACTGCAACAATTGACTTAACTGTGCCTGTGCCTGCTCCTACTGCGGTTGCTGTGAACACTGTCTCAAGTGCGGTGCCATCACCAATGCCTGGTCCGGTCGCCGTGAACACTGTCCCAGCTACGCTATCAGCTGCGCCGATGAGCGTGAAATCCGTTGTCCCGGGTACGGAAATTATATATTCTTCACCTACAGTAAAACTACCAGAGGTAACTAGTGAAGAGCCAAGTGTCGTGAAATCTGTTGTGCCTAAGGTTATAATTCGGTATTGTGTTCCGATAACCATAGACGTAACGGCTATAACAGGTGTGCTGACCGTTAGGCTAACTCCGCCACCTTCTTTCATTACAAAGGTATTACCAGAGTCCACTGACTCGATGGTTAGATCACCTGTAAATCGCTTTTTTAAACTCATTCGTTATGCTCCATATACTGTTATTTATCCAAATTAAATATTCCTAATTAGAGTTTTTGGTCATTAAAAAACCCCAGATGGGGTTTTTTAACTAACTTAATTAAAAATTATAGACCGAATGTATCTTCGACTGCTGTTACAGTTCCGGTACCTTCTGGAGTAACATCATTCATTTCAAACTCGGTTGCTGCTGTGCTGTCTGCTGCGCCAAGTAGTGTGAAATCTGTGGTTCCTGGTACTGCGATTGCGTACGTTACACCAGCGGTTGCGTCAAGAATGCTAATTGTCAGAGCTGATTGGTCGCCACCTTCTTCAACTTCGACACGTTCGTCACTTGTTGAACTGCTAAAGTCCCAAGGAATGCTTTCGCCTGACCCAAGTGTCACTTTACGTCCAGCGATTTTAACGATCTGCTTAACTGCGGCGCTGTCGTCTCGTACACTAATTGACATTTCACCAGCTATCAGAGCTGCTGCTAGTTTGTCAACTAACAGACAATCTGCTGTGTCTGTACCATCTGTGCAGCGAAACTTTTTAGCGCCTAGCTGCTTGACGATCCAGCCATTTACTGAAGCTGTGCCGTTGAAAAATTGTACTTTAATTTCGTTACCTGTGACAGTTGGCTCACCCAAGTATCGTTTGTTGATTGGTCGTCCCATTTGAATTTCTCCTTTGTTTAAGAATTGCCGTTCTAAGGGCTACGCGGTTGGATCCGCATAAACTAGATTATTCTAGCGTATGTCTTATTTATGAAGAAAATTGAATTAGTACTTAATTTTTGTTTCGGTCTGCCAGGAGTAGTTCTATGTCTAGCGTCATCTTCGCGGACTGTAATACTTCGTCGGATTTTATGTAGCGGCGGATCATCTCAATTTCTTTATCTGCGAGCGAGGTGGGCTTGGCGTTCAGTCTCTCCCAAACTTTTGCTTGAGTTTTGCTAAGGTTCTTACTCACGTTATCTCTATCCATTGTTTGCCATTGTAGATGTGCAGCCGGTTGGTTTTTGTATTGTGGTACTTGGTACCTGCGGTTGGGTACGTTGGTCGTGGTGGGACTGGCTGATTTATCAAGCGATCCCAAACTTTTGCTTGAGTTTTGCTAAGTTTACTCATTTAGTATTTTCCACATTTTTTCTTCTGCGCACTTTTTCTCGTGGGCTATGATTTCAATCACGCGGCGGTCGTGATACTTGTTGAGAATTTTCTGATTGGGGCAGAATTCATTGTACTCGGTTATGTTGTACGATTGCCCTACTAGCTGACACGAATGACAGGTGAGGTTGGATTCGTAGTACCGTTCATCGTCATTCGTCTCGGAATAAAATTCCCACGCGATATAGTGCTCGCATTGAATCACGTCGCGGCACACGCTCTCGTAGATTATCTCACTTTTTTCCATCTTGGACCTCATCTGTTGATATTGTCGTAGCTGTTAAGCCCGTGGCAGTTTTTAATAAGTTATTTTCTCGATGTTGTCGTTGTGTCTTGTAAGACAACTTGACCGCAGCATTAAATTCGCTAAAGTAATGCTCAATTGACCTGGGTTCGGATGCTGTGAGCTTTTTCCATACTGCGGCAGCTTCACGATCTTTGTGGCGACGGACCGCATTGCGTATCTTGCGTTGGGTTATCTGTATTTTGGATTCTTTCATTCTATTACGGGCTTGTGTTTTGCTAGATAAACGTTTTTAATATATGTTCTTCTTCTTTTTTTAGCGGCGGTATCTTTCTTTCGTCGGTATGCGATTTCCCGTGTTGTGGTTTCATATTCTAACGAATTCTGATCGACTACAAGAGTGTGAAGCTCTTGTGCTACGGACGAGAAATGTCTAAGCCAGTGCGGGGCTGGTGGCATTTCCGAAGGGCCTTGTCTCCGTTGTAGCCTCACCCAAACTTTAAGAGCTAGTTTTCGCTCTTCGATGCGCTTACCGCGCTGTCTACGCTTACGTCTTTTACTCATCATCTAAGTTGGCCGGTTTTGGATTCAACTCAATTATATTATCATTGTTGTGAGTTTTATACTTTCTTGATATGCTAGTAAGCTTTTCTTCAAAAGTTGATATTGCCCAGTCGTTTAATTGGTTATATAAATCTGCTGCGCCGGGTGTCGATCTATGAACAAATGATCCGTCATCTGCGTTGTAATGTTCAATGATACGATTAATTTTTATCACTTTTTTCCGGCGCCACCAGTCCCTGAAATGTAGGATAAATTTGTCACTGACTTCAACAGGGCCGCAGCTCTGGTCAATTGAGTGTTCAAAAAATTCTATTTTCTCAAACAATTTCTTTGGTAATATCATAATTCTATTCTACGTATTCAATGGTTATAGTATTTACTCGGATATGGTGATTCCAACTTTTTGTAATCTGTGTTCATTCAATCATCAGCAATCCCATTTTGCTCGTAGTCACGCGATTTTTTGACAAAAAATTCCACTGTGGGTTTAGCTTTTCGCATTGCCTGATTTAATCGGGACATTGCCTGGGTCATACTTATTGCTGACCAGTCCGGTTTTGGTGTGATTCCGTTTTGCAATCGATCCCATACGAGATCTTTGCTACTTAGAGGTTTTGATGATATAGTGTCGGACGAAAAGACAGATAATGTCCCGAGCGGTACCCCACCTTTATTTAGGTTTTCGAACTTTGGTATTGACTTCATAATATATGTTTGTTGTTGTTTGTTGTTGTTTGTTGTTGTTTGTTGTTGTTTGTTGTTGTTTGTTGTTTGTTGTTGTTTGTTGTTTGTTGTTGTTTGTTGTTTGTTGTTTGTTGTTCGAATTCTATCTGTTAACTTGGCTTGGATGAGCTGTATCGCGAAGCTGAGTAATAACCTCTTGAATTATCCTGAAGACCGATTCTCCGTCATCGACTAGTGCCATCCAAGTCAGTTCTTTTGAAAAGTTATAACGCAGGCGACTTGCTATGATATTTGTTCGTGAATTTAGATCCGACAGTTTTACGAGATGTGCAGTCTCCATTCTTTGAATATGTCGCTTTTGCCTAACTAAATGCTTCTCCGAATCCTCGAGTTTATTTGATAATTCCCTGATTTCTTTCCGGAGTTCTTTAATAATAGTTTTACTTGCTGACATATCTATACCTTTGCTCGTTATCTAACTGTTATATATATATTATACGACAACTAGCCCAAGATGTCAACCTCTTTTTCATCGGAATTTAGCCAAGCATCAACTGCCGCGAGTTCTTCAGGACTAAGTTCCGGATCATTATACAACCACATACCAGTTACGACGTCGATATCACCATATTTTATGCGCAGCAGTGTAATAAGATGGTCTTGTTCTAGTGTCATTATTTTCATCCTAGAGGTTGAATTGGTTGAGAATAGTCTGCTTCTTTTGAGAGCGTTGTTAAGCTTATATTTTAGCATACGTTTTGTCATTTGTCAACCTCTTTTTGATTCTGTTTTTGAAGCATGGGATTTTTTGCGCGAAGTAAATTTGGATAGTAGTCCGCAAAAAGTGCTTCAAGCAGGGCGTTTTCTTCCTTACTAAAGAGGTCAAGGTCTTCGTATATCATCCATTTTATGAATGCTGACTGAACTGAGCCGTGACGGAGGATCAGAAATAATTTAACGTTTTCTTGAGAATTTGATGCTGTCATTTCGTTTAGCGGCCTCGGCTAGGAAGGTGGCGATTAGGGTCCGCTTGGACTCGTCCTCGTGGTTCTTACCTGCTTCTTGAATGTCCTCTTCGCTTCCATAGGTGATGCGCAGGTACAATTTTGTTCGGTAGTAGTTAAACGTTTGCATTAGGTTTTCCAGTCTCTTCTATAAAGTCGTATTCTTTCGCTGACGCTAAGGTCCTCGAAATAGATGTTCATGATTGAATGTTGTTCCGCAGTGAGATCGATTGTTGTACGCAATCTCACATCTCCAAGCCAATATCGATATGCTCGAAACAGGCTACCAAATTTAAGGGCGAGGAAGGTCTGTGTATTCATTTTGGCTCAAATGGCGTGGAGTTAAATGGGTGCAATTCGTATTCATATTCCATTAGTATTTCATATTCGTCCGTCGGAATTAGCTTTTTTTCGTCTTCGGTTAGACAAATGTACTCGCGAAAGGCTTCGGCAATGCTGCCGTATTTTAATATCATGAATGTCTCGGTTTCACTCATTGTTTTCTTCCGGGTAATATATCTTGGAGTTGCTCTGATGTACCTTAATTGACAAATAGTCCCTAAGAATAATGGTTTCAGTTTTATCAAATTTAGCGTCAGATAAAAAGGCTAGCTCTAAGCTGCCGTACTTTAATATCATTAGTAACTTAACTTTTTCCTGGTATGATGTTAACATTTTTAAACCGTTATCTTATTTTTGAGTCTTAAGAAAAATACGTACCGCTGCTATAGAATCATTAGCAATATGCATATAATGTTCTTGTATTATAGCTTTTTTTTGCTCAATGGTCAAGTATTCTTTTTTAAGATTATTCCATATTTTATCGGATGCTTTATCTTTCATAATTTCGCGCTTCTTGCTGTGTCTGTTTACAGCACTAGCTTAACTTATTTATAGTAAGTTCGCAACCATTTAGAGTAATTTGCTCTAAATACAGAAATATCATTGACTTTTGCGATTTTACCTGTTATACTCATACTATGCAAGCGTAGAACGATTACACGCCTTGCCTTCTTAGAAGGCAACCGAGCAGAGCTCGGGTAATTGGACATAGGATGCTAGTGGTAAAAATATGATATATTATATAAACATTGACAATGGTAGTCCAAATTACTGGACGCCGGTTCCTCGGTACTTTTTACCAAGGATCACAGATTTTAATCACCTCAATTTTAAAATTGATGATGTTCTGTACACTGCGTGGAGTGAAGATTTTTGCACTGCCTTTGCAGGTGCAAGGGTCTGGGAGGAGCTCAACAAATGATACAGAGGAAGGCCAAGAAAGATACGTGGTATGCCGGCAAGAGGTGGCGTCCGTTGCTCAATATCCCGACGAATTTCAAGCAGCTTGATTTTGCGAATTATAATTACATCTTAGGTGACAAGATTTTCTCAGAGGCGTCACCAGAGGCAGAGGCCGCCTTCGACACGGTGATCATCTGGATTGGATTGCAAGCGAGGTGAATCGATAAGAATCATTGATGGTGATAGGATTGCTAGGCTCGGCTTCGGCAGCATTGCATCGAGCTATTTCACCTAGGACAGACATTATATTTTTTGCAGACGATCAACCATCAGCTGACACCGGCCCATTTCGTGTTCGAAGGCTTTTTGTTTCCGGATATCAGGATCTTTTATTAAATTCCAGCATGTTAATTTATCTTTTTGAAGGGCGGTTATTAGCGCAATGATGAGTTCAGCGGGGCGATTCTGCAACCATTCATGCCGAGGCGGTTTTGTTGTTCCTGTTACAGATTCGCTAATCTTACGTCTGTGTTCTGCGGATTTTGGCTTTCCTTTGTGAAAGTCACTTATCTTCTTATTTGATTCAGCTGTAGGCATAATGTGCCCGGCGATATTTGCGTTAATCCATTTTCTGTTTTCTAACACTTTCATCCGCTTGAGTACTTTTGCTTCCCAGGCAGTAGCTCGCTCAGGGGTTTTAAATATTTTGCGGATCTCAAATTCAAAGCTATCGGCACCGTATTCTGTAATTAAACTTTTGATTTTTGGACTACTTGTAAAATACTTTACCCACAAATCTTTAGCAATGGGAATTTTCTTCTTGACGTTTTGATAACGTACACCATAGTAAAAGGTGTTAGTTGGTATATGTTTTAGTAAGTATGTATGTATAAGGTTGCATAGTAGTATTTCACTTTTATATTCATGTTATCACAAGTACGACATAAAGTCAACCTTTTACTAGCCAAAAAAATACGCTCCGAAGAGCGTATTTTAATTTAACATTTACCTAAGTAAAGTTTTATTTCTTTGTTAGCTTACTGGAAGCTAAGGTTAGAAATGGCCACTTCTCCGAGATAATCTCCAGCGTTGCCGAAAGATGAAGCAGTATTTGTAAGCTCAACATAACCATATCTGGTCATGAAGCTAACAACTGGTTCAAACGTACTTGGATCAAGTACAACACCTGAACTCATTAAAGGTATGTAAGGACAATAGAACGCTGGTGCGTCTGATTCACTTGAACCTTTATAACCAACAAGTACTGGCGAACTGTCAGCAGCATAGCTGTCAACGTAAACTTTCATTGCTGAGTTAAGAGTACCAACAAACTTAGTGTTTGTAGGTGCTTCAAAAGTACCTTCAGTTGTACGTGCAAAAGCAGAGGTAGTAGCTGATTGAAGTACTGTTAATGCTGCTGGTGAAACAACTGCATAGTTACCTGCACCACGACGTGTACGCTGAGCGATCTTATTAGCAGTACGATTGATCAATACTGCAAGAGCCGCGTGTTCGTCACCTACAAATGTAGCTGTACCTGACACTGCTGCCTGGTTGTAAGTTTCTTCTGTGCTAGCAAGTGAACGTAAAGAAAGAAGAATTTCTTGGTCAATTTCAGCGGTAATTTCTTGCGCTAATGCTGCCATGATTTCTGCTTCTACGTCGATGCCATGCATAGACTGTGCGTCTTGTGCTGATTCGAAAGTCCAACGTGCTTGTAACTTACGAGTTTTAGCTTCAACTGCCTGCTTCAGGATCTGTACGCTTATTGAACGTCCACCTGTGCCTTCCATTCCAGCTGTTGCTGCTGCTGTATAGTTAGCTTGTGATGCTGCGCCATTACCAGCTGAGTAAGCCTGAGCAATTTTGAATGGTGATAAAGCTTCATCACCTGGTGCAACGTTAGTAGCTGCGGCAGAACCGTCAGTTAATGTTTCACCGTAACGAACGCGAAGTGTGTGAATCTGTGAAACAGGTCCACTCATTGGTTGAACACCTACTAATTCGTTAGCAATAACGGTAGGCATAACACGTCGAATAACTGGTAAAATAACACGGTTTAATGTTGCAACGTTACCAGCGGCAGTAGCGCCACTTGAAGCAGATTCTGCTAAGTGGTTACGGGTATTTTCTAAGATAACGCTCATTGATGAACGTTTCGTTCCGTCAAGACCTTCAAGCAATGCTTCTTTGGTCTCACCCCAACGGTTTTCTAATAGTGCTTGTGACATTTTTATATCTCCTATTTACACTTATTTTAAGCCAGCTAATTTCTTGATGTCAATAATATTATTATCAACTACAACTTTAGCAGCTCGTTTATCCCCAGTTACAGCTTTACGGCTTTCGGTAACTACTCGCTTCTTAGAAGGAGCAGTGTCTTTAGCTTTATTAGCAAGTACCGCTGGTAGATATTTTTCAAAAGCATTCGTCAAACGACCTGTCTGAACGCTTTCCAATAGATTTTGCATGACTTCGCGCTTATCTTTGTTCAGTGGTGCTAACAAATCTGTTAACATCTCATCACGCTGATTGCCTTCTTTAATCATACGAATTTCTCTCGTTTTACTCTCAGTGAGAGCTTTTAACTTAGAAGCTCTAGTTACAGATTCTGTTAACTCTGTTCCTTTAGCTTCTAAAGCATCTTTCAATTTACGTATTTCTGCGTTCTCGTTCAGATGAGTTGATGTGAACTCAGTTGAATAAGCTTCAAAAATGCGTCGTCCAAAGCTATTCTCGCGAGCGGCTTTGATGTCTTCTTGTAATGCTGTTAACTCTGATGATAGTCTTGATGAAACATGTTGCTTAACCTTAGCAGCACTTTCAGTAACGAAACGTTTCTTAAGTGCGTTTAGTTGAGTGCGAGCTTCAGCAACAAGACGTACTTTAGTTTCCACTAAGTCACGTTTGTCTGTTGCAAACTCGTTAATTTCCTTTGCTAATTTCTCAGCAACGAAATTTTCAACTTTCTTTAGGCCTTCTGTTTGTATCTGACGATCTTTACGGAGTTCTTTAATTTCTTCAGCTAATTTAGCTGTCATGAAGTTATTGAACTTAGCACCGTTTTCAGCCATTTTCTTGTTGAACTTAACGCGATCTTCTGCAAGTGCAGATTTCTCCTCGACAAATTCAGCAATTTCAGCTGTTAAACCTTCAGTCATCATTTTATCAAGAGCTTTCACCATCACTGTCTTGTCGTGATTGTAACGCTGCGCAAATTCTTCACGTAACTCAATACGTAATTCGTCGCGAGCCTCAGTTAACTTTGAATCCCAGGCTTCCATTATCTCTGAGCTGGTATCTTCGTTAATCACGTTACTGTCAAGCAATTGTTTGATTGCATCTAACATTTTGTGGTCTCCTAAATTTTAAGATCTTTCGATCTCATATTGGGTTTTGTCAATCTTCCTACAACAAAACTTTCCAATTCGTTACCTGGTATAAAAGTTTTTTCAATTGAGCCGTTGTTAAACCACTTCTTACCTGTATTACCTTTATTCCACGGCGTAGCACCATACATAGAATTACTCGCTCCTTGCTGATTTTTACTAAATAATTCTTTATTTTCTTTAGTATGCTTCAATCCGTATCCTGGCTGAAGCTCTTTAGCAAGTCCTTTATTCCACGGCGTGTGCCCCGTTTTCTTATCTTTGTTCCACGGTTCAATCCCCGCGGTACTAAATTTGCCATCTGCGTTTGATTCGTTAAAACTCATCGGATCATTTTTTGCATCAAGCTGCTGTAGCATTTTACTTTCGAGCTGGCGCATATTATCTGGTGTGCCAACTGCTAGTATTTCTCTATTCCATTCAACTGCATTTTCTAAAATTAAAGGTTTAACAATTCTACTAGAGCAAATATACCCATCTTGCATAGAACAACCTTTTGCTGTTCTGGACCCAATGTACCATTTCTTAGTTGATATTTGTGTCCACTTATATACAAACGCTTCTGTCATTAAATCTTTAAATCTTTAATTAACGCAATTACGCCTTCTTTCAAATATCTTTGTACACGTTTGTTCTCGCAAGCGTCTTCTGCAATACCTAACAACTTCAAGCCACCTTTCATATTCATGATGCCTTCATATATAGCTGTCGGATACGCTTCCGGAGCAGATGGCTGTGCTACGATATCTACAGTGATTATTTCAAATTCACTGACGTGTCCTGTGGCTTCGTTAACATTACCACTTCCCCTAGACGAAACGCCTAATTTAACTTTTGACTGTAGCATTGTTTCAATAACTTTGCCCATCGGAGTTGGAAGTATCTTTAACTTACCGTAACCGTTAGCGCCTTCCATCCACATTTCTGTAATCATGTGCGACACGCGGTCTAAATTGATCTTTAAATCTTCCGGATGGTCTATTTCGCCTAAGACAGAATAGCCACCGTTGATTTGTTCGTTAAGTGTTTTAACGGCTGTTGTGATTTCTCTTGCAGGGTAAATGCGTTGGTTGGCGTTTTTTTGATCGCCTTGAATGCAGATGCCCTTCATGTATAAATCTTTGCCGCCGCTGCTGTTGGCTTCAGTGAGAAGCTCAACATTAGCTGCGTCATAATTTAAATATTCTTGTAAGATACTCATCGTAAGCCCTTATGAACCGCTTAAACTTTTCTTGTTGATTGCGCCGTCTTCACCCTTCTTCTTAGGTTCTTTAACTTTGCTTTCGTTTGGCGCTGTTGTACCGTCGCCTGGTTTAACTGTTGGGTTTGCTACATTGCCTTCTTCGCCGTTAGTCTGGTGTGGTTTTGCAACTGCACCTTTCTTACCGCTGTTGTCAGCATTGATAGAACGCTTATTTGTGCCTTCTGGTTCAGTTGAATTAGCAATTCCTGTTGTAACTTTAGTCAGTGACACTGCTTCGTTAAAACGGCCTTCCATATTTTCTTCTTCAGCACCAAATTTTTCGCCTGCTTCTGCACCAAATTCTTCGCCTGCTTCTGCACCAAGTTCATCAGAACCAAGTTCAGCTTCTTCTCCACCAATAACAGAATCAAATTCAGCCATTAATGCATCTAGTTGGTCTTCTAAGTCAACGACTCGATCTTCAAGATCAGCTTCGCCTTCTTCTCCACCAAATTCATCAGCATCTACTTCGGGTTCCATGTTTAGTTCGTCATCAGCACCTAGTTCTGGTTCCATGTTTAGATCGTCGTCTTCGCGCATACCGTTTTCATCAGATGTGATATCGTTAAGAAGTTCGTCAGCTGAATCGCCGCCCATTTCATTTTCGCTATCCATTAATGACTCGTATATTTCACGAGATTTCTCAACTACAATTTCGTGAAAAAGTTCGTTAAGTAACGCATCTTCACCATTGTTTGAGTATTTTATAAGTTGTTCAAATTTATCCATTTTAGAATCTCCTAAAGGGTATATATATATTCTTTATGCGTGTATTTAATAGAGAAAAGAGAAAAGTAGGTGTTTAATAGGTAAAAAAGGTAGAAAAAGGTAGAAAAAGGTAATTCTTTACCGAAATTACCTTTTGTTTTAAATGTTAGTGCTAGGTGCTAGTAAGAAACTGTAACTATAATGTCGGGACGGTGTAATGCGTTTGGCGTTACCTTTGCGCTTGCAATATTCGGAGACTTTATTAACTGGCGACACAGCTTTCTTAATAATTTTTGGTATTCTAGAGTTAGTGTAACAGTCTTGGGGTCATAATTATTGTCACGTTGCCAAAACTGGATAGCTACCTTGTCATCAGTCCATTCAGACCACCTGCGCCGAAGGCGAAATTCTTTACTAAGTTTATTAATTTCGCCTGTTGCTATTTTTCTAGCTTGTGACAAAAGTGGGTCAACTTTATCGTACTTTTTCCATTCGGTTATAAATTCAGTCGATTTCATTTTAAAAAGAATCCATTCCGTCACCGTCATCTGCGTTTCCGTACTGTGCTCGGACGTTCTTCAATTTGGCGGCTTTTTCGTACTCACGGATGTCATTCATTTTCCGCAGCTTGTTGAGCTGTTTTAGTGTCAATCGTGTTTGTCGCATTGCGTATTTTGTTGAGAGATCATCGCCAACATCTTGCATGCCTGGGATTGGCGCATCAAGTTCTAATAGTAGTACAACGTCTTGTATGTTCATAGTATTTATTTATGGCGTTTCGACATCTATCTCGGCTCCGGCACCTGCTTCATCTGGGCCACCGTCGAGATCAAGGTCAAGCTCGTCGGCGCCTTCAAAATCATCTAGGTCTCCCAAGTCTGCGTCCATTCCCCCAGGAGTGACACCAACACCACGTAAGTCATCACCGGCGCCGCCAGTAACTGATTCATCTGGAACGTTATTTTCTTCGCGCCACATTTTTTCGTTCTCGACCATCTCTGCTTCTGATAGCCCTAAGTAGCGTTTCAGGGCGAATCGCTTAGACATGTAAGGAATATCTGTAACACCACCGAAGTTGCCAAGGCGCGTGGCGTCGAGCTCTGTTTGTCTGTAGCTAGCAAAGTTTTGCGGGTTGTTAAATTTTAAGTCGAAGATTTTGGAATCAATGTTGAAGCCTCTCCAGTGTAAAAACATCTTGAATTCTGTGTTTAGCTTCGTGATGATAGTATTTTGTATTCTCTCGCAGTACTGATTGAAGCGGAATTCTTGGATCAGTGCCGTTCCCATGCGTCCATCGTTTAGTGTCCCTTGGCTGTCATCTGGGCCAGTTGGTAGGTAGCTTGACGGTACTCGAAGTCCACGTGCCATTTTGTTGTTGAAGTAACGTAGGTCGTCGATCTCAGACAGATTCTGTCCACCGGGTAATGTCTCTACTCTCGAGCCACGTCCATCAGCGGTTTGCGGGAAAAAGTAATCTTCATTCATTGAAATTGGATTGTAACTCGCATCCAGTTGGTTTGCTCCACCGCTCTGTGTTGGTATTCTGCGTTGGTGTATTTCGTTCTTAATACGTTCAACAAATCCCATTGCTAAATGTGCTGGCATATCGCCTGTGTCAACATAAAAAATGCGGCGCTCCGGTGCTCGTTGTATGCGATATATTAAAATAGCGTCTTCAAGTAATTCTTTTTGTTTGTAAACTTTGTATATTTGCTCAAGTATTGATTGTCCAAAAGGCCAGTTGTAGTCTAGCCCTTCTGTAAGGCTGATGTGTACAATATGCTCTGCGTCAACAGCGGATTCTGTCTGCGACATTGAAAAACGACCACCTGTACTCGCACCTTGTTGATCAGGTATTGTGTACGATTGTGGCGCGGTGTAACCTTGGTTTGGCATACCTGATTGAAAATCAGTTGTTGTTTTTGCTGCGACTGTTAAGTTTTCGAAATTTGGATTTATGTCTTGAACAATGTATTGCTCGGGCTTTTTACCATCACTTTCGTTTACAATTACTCTTGAAATTTTGTTTGTCTCAACCCAAAATAATTTAAATGTTTCTGGATCACGTATAAAAACTTGATCGCCGTACTTAATTGTATTGCGAAATATTTTAAAAATGCGTTTATCAAATTCGTTCAGTTTCACCCATTGATTAAGTTGCTGAGTAATAATGTTAATTTCGTTGTCGGTCGGTGTTTCATTAAAGAAGAAGTCAAATGCGGTATTGTTCTGCTCGTTTGTTTGAGTTGAAAATTCAGATATGATATCTAAGCAAGCGTTAACTTCGCTATCCATATCCATTGCTTCGTACTGATTGTAACGTTCGATTCTATTAGGGTGACCGGTGTACACCTCTGGTAAGTTACTCTGATAGTTTTTAAACCCAACTTGCCCATTGATATTCCCAAGCCCACTAATCGGACTCATTGTTCCTGAGGTGTCTGCTACTTTAAAATACTTCTTCCATCCACCAGCATTCTTTTTATCTGCCATAATTAATTCTCTTTACACTATTTATAGGGTTATGCAATCTTTGGTATTTTTAACTGGCCCGTTTAATCGAATTATCAACATTTGCAATGCCTTGATTTTGCTTCGTTGCGGTGTTATTTAATTTCTTCAATTCGTTACGAATTTGCATTAGCTCTGACATCATTTCTCGGCCGCCTGCTCTTTCATCCGCATTTAATGATTTTGAAAGATCGGATTCAGCTTTAATTCTAAATTTACTCAGTCCAGCGTCGAGTTCTTTTTCTTTTGCTAGGATTCTGCGTTGAAGGGCAATTGGATCAACTTGTGGGGTTGATCTTGCTGCGGCAACTTGGGCTACCTGCGGCGTTATTGGAGACGGGGTGGCACCTTGGCTGCGGGATGCGAATTCAGGAACTCCGTTAACGTACTCGAAATCCCGGGCTGGCGCATTCGCAAATTTTGGTTTGTCACCAAACGCATCGTGCACTTTACCGCCGACATACTTGCCTAGACTATCATTAGTGCCGAGGGCAGAATTTATCTGGTTTGACATTGTACTAATTACGCTATCGACTGTGGTCCCACTAGTGAAATCGGAGAACCATTCGCCAGTTTTTTCAGTAAAACTCCTCTTGTCTAATAGTTCGCCTTCAATGAACTTGATTGTCTTGTGCATTACGCTGCTAAACATTGATATTACCTCAATGGCTCCGTCAGTTCCGATGAACAAATTATTTAATGCGGCGGTGGATTCTTGTAATTCCATCATTGACGTAACTATCTTATCAGTTTTTGTTCCCTCGGTATCCATTAGTTTATTGCGAGCCTTAAGAATATCAGCTGTGGTGACTAATTCCCTTGCTCCCATGTCGGCAGCATCAGCATAGCTACCAAACGGGTTTCCATCAGATTCCATGACTTTTGCCATCTGGTGGAGCATTCCGCCGACTTTAGTTACTTCTCGTGACTGTAAAATTATAGCATTGAAGGCATCTTTTGCGCTACCCCCTCCGTTGATATCATCAATTACTTTCCGAATTGTTGAGCCCATGCCATTGATTTCTTGCTGTATGGCCGCTGCGGTGTTAGTAAAGCCCGAGACGTTATCCATGTACGCACGTTTCTGCGCTGGGTCGGTCATCAGTGCTAATACGTCCATGTGCTTCTGGCGTGTTTTATTATCCATCTCAGCTGTTGAAGCACGAAAGCGTGAATCACTCATTGCTGCTTCGCGTTCTTTCTGTACATCTGCTCTGGACTTACCAGTTAATTTTGCGATTAAGTCTAATTCTTTTGCGTATTCTTCAGTACCTTTCTTTATCTGGTCTTGGCTCAACTGCCCGAGGATTCCTTGACGTCGTTGCATCACCTGGAAGTCAATGATTGTTTCGCCTATCTCTTCAACGCTTAACCCTAATCTACGTAGTGGTTTGCCAGCATCGTCGGACATAATCGCTAACGATTTGCTAAATTTCTTGCTGCCGGCTAGTGCGGATGATGACAAGAACCCTAAGTCCTGTGAGCTAGTGGTTAGCAATTTTGAAAAGGTCGCGAGTGGTATGTTGCTGTCTCGCATTGCCTGTGACATTCCGTCGATGCCATTTGCGCCGATTAATCCTACTTTTGACAGTTCTTGAAACGATGAAAATCCTGCTTGAATTTGCCCCATCGCAAATGTCATTGTCTCGGCAGCAACATCACCAAATTTCTCAATGACCGGCCCGACTAGCGGAATGGATCCTAGCAATCCTGTAATCGCTCCAATGGTCCCGCTGACGACTGACGAGAGATCGTTGAGATTGCCGGTACTGCCTGCAAGTGCTTGTGCTGAGCTCGTGAATCCTTTAGTAAGTTTCGTAGTTGCAGTGTGAGTTTCGCTAATGGCCTTACCGGTTTTGGTTTCCGCTAAGTACCGTTTTAATGTTGCGTCAATGCTTTTTTCACCAGCGCGAATCTGCTCAAGCAAAACCTCAACCATCTTTTCTCGTTGTTCAATTTCTTCTTGCGTTTCGTCTGCCATTAACTGTTATCCATTATTTTATACGCCGTTTATGTCTTTGGTAAATAGACGTACTAACTATTTATGGAAATAATTTAATGAGCGAAAATCCTTTATCGCAGTACTTTAGAACCGCCTCTATTCACTTAGCATTACCAAGCAAGGGTGAAGGTTACGGTGATGGAAAACTTGATCTACCTGAGACTGGTGAAGTGCCGGTTTTACCCATGACGGCGATTGACGAGATAACGTATAAAACCCCGGACGCTTTGTTCAATGGATCAGCGGTCGTACAGGTTATAGAAAGCTGTATTCCTTCCATTAAAGATGCTTGGACGATGCCGGTAACGGACTTAACCGCCGTACTGTGCGCGATTAGAATCGCTAGCTTCGGCCATGATATGGAAATTGAAACCAAATGCCCAAGTTGTGCTAATGTTGCTGGGTACAACGTCGATTTACGAGTGGTTCTTGACTCAATTGTACCAACTGACTACAGTAAAGTGATGGTTATAGGTGATTTAACTATCGCATTTAAGCCAATGACTTACAAAGATTTAAACGAAAACAATAAATTACAGTTTGAAGAGCAGAAGCTGAGTCACTTATTGGTTGATTCTACACTAAAAGAAGAAGATCAAATTAAATTACTCTCTGACACGTTCAAAAAAGTATCAGAGTACACACTCACTACGCTCGCGAAGAATATAGCCTCAATTACAACACCAGAGTGTACAGTTAGTAAAGAAGAACATATATTAGAATTTTTAAAGAATTGTGAAACTTCTATGTACAAAAAGATCAAAGCCTCAGTCATTGAACAAAAGACTAAAGAAATTCTTAAGCCTCTAAAAATTAAATGTACCGAGCTAATCAAAGATGAAGTACTAGATAATGATGAAGAAGGCGCCAAAGATACTAAGCCAAATACACATGTTTGCAATCATACGTACGATCAGCACTTTACGTTAGACATGACATCTTTTTTCGATCAAAGCTAACAATCTTAAACTCTGAGCAAATATCCAAGTTCGTTGATCAACTAGAAAAAGAATCCCTCGCTATACGAAAAGAATGCTTACATCATGCATGGGCTATGCGTGGGGGTATTCAGTACGACACCGCAATGAATTTAAGTTCGGCAGAACGAAAGCTAATTACAAAGATCGCAGAGGATAATCTCGAAACCACGCAAAAATCCGGCCTTCCGTTTTTTTAGAAAATATAAACTTTTTAACGCAAGTCGTGGTCGTGACATTCCATTTGTTTCTAAGCAATTAGTTTAGTATAGAAGATCTGAAGCAGATCTATTCGTGTTGTCGCTATCGCTTCAACACTCATATTAGTAAACACAAATTAAAATAGAAGTAATGCATATGATTGAGCGTTAGCGAATGAGTTCGAATTGGAGAGTGAGCCAAGGTGCCACGCCGCCAAAGACGACGACTAAAACGCATGGAACGTTCGCTAGGTATAATACAACACTTAGTCCACTAATCGCTTAACTAAGAAAGGTAGGTTTTGCTATCACCTCATTACATGCAGTGCTCAACGCGCACATAACCGCCTTATACCTAGCTGATGTTATGTGCAGATGGGTGTTTGATTGGTCTTCCACCATTCAAATATGGCATCCATCTCACTAGACAAGTTGCATTCGCAAGCCATGTTTCTGTTCGCAAACAGGACATCTGTTATCTCGCAATTTACAATTATTTGCCTCGGAATTATTTTCATATTTCCTTACTATTTACAACAATTGAAAGTTGATCGCACATGGGCGCGTCACTTTAAAGCATCCTTTCGGGTAGTCAATTTGAGGCGCCTAAACAGCAAGACGTTTGCGCAGCGGTACATTTCATAATACTTGCACGGTGGAATTACGCTCGGCCCACCAACCTTATACCTGTTTTACTTCTTCGACGTATAGTCAAAATGTCCATAATAAAAATCCTAGAAGTAGCATGCCATTTCTATGCATCTACCACGTGCTTGATATTTAGTCCGCTGCGCTCATCTTAAAAATTTTCTAGTGTTCGTTTTACACAATAAATAATTACAATGCAATACGTCGAGCTCAAAGTCAAGGATATCAAGATCCTTAAAGAAAAACTTCATAAACAAAATAACGAAGTTTGTCCATTACTGGGGATTAAAATCCCTATCGACAAATGCGTGTTAGATCATATACATAAGCTAAATTCCGAGCCTTACGCACCTAACAAAGGAACAATTCGCAATGCGATTGAGTTCCGGGCAAATGCCATTGAAGGAAAAATAACGAATAATTGGAAACGTTATTATGGGGCCGATGAATCCAAACACCCGACCGATCTTCCTACATTTTTACGCAACTTAGCTGACTACTTAGAAGCCGGTGCGTATACCGAAGACGGGGAGGTTTATATCCATCCATCCGAGGTTCCTAAAGCTCAAAAAGTTAAAAAATCATCCTATAATAAAATGATCAAACTTTTCAAAGCAAAATATCCTAAAAAGAAAGTACCACCTTATCCCAAATCTCGTAAATTAACAAAAGGTTTGAGTAAACTCTTCGAGGAGTTTAGTACTACTAACTTTTATTATAAGTAGCTATTCTAATTCGCTACTGTATTCAGTGTAGCCACCGCTCTTAATCACTTTCATTGTGTTATTCACGCGGCTAATTAATTCTTCTCTGTGCGAGACCAGCCAAACACTTTTCCCACGCTCCCTCGCCATACTTTTCATAATTTTAATAGCGGCTTCGACGCCATTTGTGTCAAGTCCATTGTCGACAAGCTCGTCTACAAAAAGTAAGTTGATGTGGCTGTACAGACTTTCCCAGACATCCCTAAACGCCCAAGACAGAGACAAAATCAGCCTAGTCCTCTCACCCCGTGACAAATTGTCAAAGTCCAGGTCTCTGCCCAAGTCTGTAATCTCAACGCTAAGATCCGACATGAACCGCACACGATGCGGAAGCCCGATTTCAGTGAGGTAATATGTAAGCCGCCCATTCAAGTACGCTAAATTTTGCTCAATGATTTTCTTGCGAATGAAACTATCTTTGCTCGTTAAAAGTTTTAGTAGAAATGCCTGATGCTCTTGTAGCTCGACAAGCTGATTTAAAGATTCGTAAGAGACCTCAACTAGCCCACTAGCAACCATTTCGTCTACTTGTTCAACGTACGGATCAGCAGTGTCTACAGCGGTTTCAAGCTGCGATGTGAGCGTAGCGAGCGAGCTCTTGTGTCCGTGAGCCTCGTCGATGGTTTTGTAAAAAGTGAGGTTGCCCTTGTACTGCTCTTCTTTGAACGTTTTGGCTTTCTTAGCTTCTTTTGTTACCGGCGGTGAGCCAAGGTCCGCAAGTTTTAGTTTCTGCTCTGTATCCTGCGTTTGATTAGATAGAATCTGCATTGCACATTCTGTTAATTCTGTTTTCTTAGCCGCAATATTTGCTTCCTGTGTCTCATCATGGAGATCCTGCCCGCAGGCGTGGCACTTGTGATCTTCTAGTAAATCAATATCTCTTTGTAACGCTTGCGACCGACGCTCCTGGGCCTTTGTATCATTTTCAATTTGTTTGATCCACCGATTACATTCTAGCACAGCAGAGTTGAATTTGTCAATGGCGGCAATCTCACGATCCTTTTGAATTTTTAGTTCAGCGTTAAATTTGTCAACTGCTGCTTTGCCCTTGGTGTTTTTCTTGTCAGTATCAACCCGGATTTTCGCATTGCGGTTATGCTTAGCAATCTCGTCTTCGATGTCGACCACCATCAATTTTTCAATCTTTGAAGTATAACCATCTACTGTGTTATTGTGGGAGATCTGCCACATCCGCTGCCGGCGCTTCAACCCCTCAATCTGTTCGTCAATTCGCAGATTCGCCTTCATGATAGTCTCAAGCCGGAATTCTTCTTCCTTGACCCCATCCTTTGTGATCTTGTTGACCGCTTTCAGTGCCTCGGCCTTCTCGGTAAGGACAGTGATTCCGAGAAGCTCCTCGATAATATCTTTCTGGTCAGCATTCTTGAGAGACAGAAACGGGGTGGTGTAGGTGTTTAGCGCGACAGCGTGTTTGAACATCGCGTGACTCAGCCCCAGTAGATCATTTATCTCTTTTTGCGTTTCCCTGTTCTCGCCCTGCGCACCATCCTCATCCTTCTGCTCAAGATCATTTTTGTAAAATTTCAGCACATTTGGAGATCTGCCCCTTTCAATTCTGTACTGCGCCTCGTCGATGCTGAACTCAACCGACACGAGCATATTTTTTCTGTTAGTTTTGTTGACAAGATTGTTCACGCGAATCTCAGAAAGCGCACTGCCGTACAGCCCATAGCTCAGAGCGTTTATCAACGTCGTATTATGTGTAACAATATAATTGTCTGTAATGTATAAGTGATCTGAGTGTTCGACCATAATACATTGGGATTCAATCTTACCAATATATTCTATATGATCGATTCTTAATTTTCTATTTTTGTACTGATAATTCTCACCCGGTAAGAGATCTTTTTTCCGGCTAAGTCGAGCTAAAAGTTTTGGAGTATGGTATGTGATGCAAACGGTGTAGGCGTCCTGACATGGTATAAATATGCCGTCTTTTTTATACCCACAGTTCGTTTTAATTTTTATTTTAGCGATCCCGCCAATAGACTGTATTATTTCTTGAATATCATCCGCCATTTGCTTGCTGACGGTTGTAATAGAAAGTGACCCGTTTTTCTTTGCGACATAACCGTCGGTGTCTACTATCCCTTGTATAAGTTCTATTTTTTGATTAATGGAGGCATTTTTATATATTTCTGGAATAAATTTCGTTGCTGATTTCGTTCCGTATAACTTCAGCGCAGATAATCCTAGTCGTAATGTGCTGTACTTTTTTCGATTAATAAATTTTAATGAATATCCGTAGTCATCATAATGATTTTTTGTTATCTGATAATTTTCTGGCAGAACCTGTTTCATATTTTCAAACATTTCGTCATCAGCAGTTGTAAACCCGATACCGTGTACGGTCATGCCACCGTCTCCGAGCATCGCGCCAAGGAAATATGGATCAAATGGCAACTTAATGTCTGCAATATTTTCTGGGATAATCAACGGAACATATTTGTAGTACGTAGATTTATTTTTATGATTTTTATATTTTTCTGTATGCGAAATTAACTCAGCAGTAGTTAGAACCTGCCATTTATCTTTAAACGAGTGCGAGTAAACTTTCCACAGATGGTCTTTGCAAGCATCTGTTTGCCTACCATCAGAAAAATGAATTCTGTATGTTTCTACCTCACCCTGTGGGAAAACGCCACTGACCTCAGCACTGCCCCCGGTAGGTGTGGTGATGGCTTGCCCAACGACCATATCGCCCATTGTAGCCCAGCCACCGGGTGTTTTTATTTTTGAGTACAACGGTTGCGCCTTCCCGGTACCATTTCTCGCACCATTGCTCCCAAGATCAAGATTCTCCCCAAGAACGAGGGTCAAGTCATCACGGTCAAAGTCCACGGCTTGACTTGCGTTTCCGATACTCATAAAGTTTTTTACAACCAAACTTTTAATTTTAATCAATTATCTATCTCCAAAATTCCGCATTTTCGTATTTCTTGTAAGCATCCGCTCCGATGATTTTCTTAGCATCTACGTCAAACGGCTTCACTACCTGTCGGATCGTGTGGAGTCCAGGGATACCATGGACGTCATCGTTCTCATTTGTGCTTTGCTCAACATTTAAAAAATCATGCGCAAAATACACCTCACCGAGAAACTCGTACAAAGCAGCCATTGTAGCCTCAGGATGCGCGGTTAAATTTTCAAATTCCACAAAATGTAGTTGTTCGCCAAAGCCCCTGTCTATCGCATCTCTTACGCGATTGTAGGCAATGCCCACAGGCTGATCGTTTCTCATCCAAACATCTGCCCTACCAGCGAGCGTCTGCATCTCAAAGAAGTGTGATTTCTCTTGCGGCATTTGCCAAGTCCGTGAATTGTTTCTTGTTAATTTTTCAAACGAAGCGAGAATATCTACGACTCTACGAACCGGGACAATCATCTTGACTTTTGTGCCTAGACAATGTTCAGCAAGTTCTAAATACCCGGGCCATCCTCTCGACTTGTCAAATACAACCGGCCTCTCGACTGTTGAATAGTAATTTTGTAAAATTGGTTTCATTACTGCGTCTTTTCCGAGCTTATTTGGAGTTGCTTGGAATTCGTTAACATTTTCCCATTGGTTGCGTATAGCGAGTACAATGTCTAAAATGCCCGAGGTGCTTGTAGCATGAAATCTTGGATTTTGATTTAAAATGTTACAGAGTAGCGTACTACCTGCACGTGGTAAACCAGCGATAAAATGTATTGTTTTTTCGTTCATAGTTTTCTCAAAGGTTGTTATATATTTCCATTAGCAATCCAGTTTTATAAAACTCACTTTCGATTGCGGCGATTTGTTCGTGTATGATAGTATCAACACTGTTAAACGAGACAGCCTGATTATTATCGTCTTCAAATTCTTGTTCCTTCAAAGGAATCAAACTAATTTCACGCAGTTTATATTTCTCGACGAAAGTTTCCTTGATGAAATTTGCTTCTTCATAGCTGACGTCAATGTCGAGATTGACCTTCACGTGCATATTCGGTCCGAGAATAGAATCCGCATCGTCAAGGAGCGTACTTAAATTCACGACCTTGTATAGGGGTTGATCAGGCCAGGCAAAAAATTTCGGTTCCTTATCCCACTCGAGAATCATCACCCCACGCTGGTCATCCCCAGCATCCGAAAAATTGTGCGGGAAACAATTGCCGATGTACGTGACATTGCCACGAACCTGCCTCATGTGAAAATGCCCACTAAAGACCTTTTCGACATTTGCTAACTGCGAACTTTTCACAGTGCCAGTATCCGGCATCTCAACTAACGCATTCATTTTAAAGTGCGGAAGCTCGAAGTGGCCGAACATGTACTTGGCTTTTATTTTTATTAATTTTTTGTAATCGTCGCCGACCAACCACGGAACAATTGATACATTATCTTGATGAAACCAATCATTGCAAATTGTTATATTTGGAAGATGTTTAGCCCACTCAATGCCGTGTATATCACGCTTGTCGCGGTAGTACAAATCATGATTGCCAGGAATAAAGTAGAAATTATCAAACTCATCATTTAACCGTTCCAGACTTCGTAAACTGTAGTTTAGAGTTTGCAAATTAATTGATGATCTATGATGATGCCAATCTCCCAAGAACATGCCAGTCTCGCAGCCATGCTCCTTGCCGGTTTTTATTGCCCATTGCACAAAGTCTTCACAATCTTTGTTATGCTGCTGACTATTACTTTTTAGCCCAAAATGTATATCAGTGAAGATCATTGCCTTCTTAAACAGTTGACTCATTTATTATTATCCGTCATTTACGTACATCTACAACTCTGCCGGTTGCTAGGATCTATTCCATGCTGGTGAATATACGCTAAACATATTATACGATAAAACAACAACAATCGCAAATGTTTAGAGTATATCCGTCGGGCTAAGTTTTAGGTTCCTCTTCTTTGGCCTTTTTCTTCCTGGGATCATTTAGATTGTAATCATACTGGGGCATCTTTTTCGCATCATTCGCGTATTGCCTTGTCCAGCTAGGAGTGAGCCCATTTGACTCGAGGATATCGTCTCGGATATTTTGCATCTTTTTCTCAATGTTTAAGACCCGGGTAAAACTGTTCGTGACCGCGGCAGTGTAGTACGCAAATGGATTCTGCGATTTTAGCTCATTGAACTGAAGTCCAATTTGCGAAAGCTGGAGTAAAGCCTGCCCCTGCATTTCATCGTTGTACGTATTTCCGGTCAAATATACTTTTCCGTTACGCCTAGCTAAGAAGCAACCGTAGTCAGTCTCCGGGCACCATACCGTACCATCGTACTGCACCGTGGGCTTGTTGGGGTGGAAAAATTTCCCCTTGCCGACGTGTCTACTCCCATTGTCTTTCCCACCGTGCATGTCGATAGCCGATCCACGTGTGTAGTTTCCTCGTTTTGAAAACACATTTGTTACATAATAGTTAACCGGCTTACCGAATGACATTTTATTCTCGACATAATGAACATTTGATTTTAACCCAATTAGCGCACATAACGTTTGAAAATGATCCATGTGTTCTTTATTTTTCTGAGTATATCGCATTAATAATCCGTGTCTGTGTCCATCACCATCCACCATTGTTTTAACTAATAATTCACGTTGATTATACGTAAGTTTTAAAATAAAATCCATAGTTAGATTTTTGTTAGGTAATAGATTTGTGATTTCATCCCAGTACTTCCTCTTAATAGCAAATGAAATATTCTCGGATTTCGAAGATTTGCGTTCAGAAAACGAGTAATTTAAGTTATGTAAACATTTACGTATGCGGTCGGCATAAGAACCTTCGTTTTGATAAATCGTAACAATTTTCTTTTTGGGTTGATAATTACCTTCTGTTATGATCCATCCAGCTAATTCAACTAGTTGATCTGTGTATGTTTTCTCAAACTCCGTAGGCACAGCATCACCCATTACAACGACCCGGTCTGATTCTTTGAGATATTCAATCTTTAGTAACCCCTTATCGGTTACAATTTTATGACTTGGTGTGATTAGTGAATCGATGCTACGAGATGTAAGTTTATGCATTAATCCACTGTAATTATCCCGAAACATAGAATTAATGTTAGACCAAACCATAGTCGAGCCATTATATGATAAAATTTTATCATTTTCGGTAATCTCATTTTCAAATAACCACCCACGGTCTGTGAGAGCCTCTGTGGCCTGATCTACACAATACCCTCTCCAATTGCCTCTAGTGCCGTACCGCTCACAGAGCTTGATGTACATCATAGCAAGATTGTTTGTAGTTTGCCCCTTGGTCTTGTTGAAACTGCCTGTTTCTAAGTCACCACGCCAGTGGGATTTGCCGACAAGTTTTAGTTCACCCGGTTCATCCGTCAACCGGTAATGGAAAAACGGTGGAAAATTTACACGCATTGGGATCAAGATAACCTCAGGCCCGGTGGGTGTAGGAGCGTCGCCATCCTCGTCGCCATCCATAAGCTCGTCAAAAATCGCGTCGGATTTCGCTTGCTTTGCTTCTTTTGCTAGTAGTGCCTTGGATTTTTTCTTGGGGACTCGTGGAATGTGTTCGTTCGTCATTACACGAAATACAATATCTGTGTCAACTATATCTTCTACCGCAGTTGGAATTTCTAATTTTGTAAGTCTCGCTGCCCTAGCTTTTCTCGCAAGCTGTATTACCGGGATGTCTTCAAAAACCGCAGCTGAGGTTTCGGTTTCTTTCTTAACCTCTACATTCTGCGTACCGAAGATCGCGTCAGCACTTTCCACGATGAAATCTTGTTGATTGTCCTCTACCTTGTCAGTAAACGCACAATATGATATTTTGCTAAGGTGAATTTCCTTGAGCATATCCTTGTTATTTAAATAATTCTTTTTCCGTTTAGCCATAATTCTCCTCTTTAGCTTAATGAGCTTTAATTATAGCACCTATGTACTCACATGTCAACCTCTTTTATTATATTGGGTTATAACGACTCACCATAAATATATGAATATAAAAGGATATACTATGGCAAAGACAACTGAACTTGATAATGATTTTAACATAATCTATTTAATAGACGGAGTGCCAGTTAGTAAGGCTGATTTCGACGCAGAGCCAGATGACGCAGACTTTCTTGAAGCTGTAGACTTTCTTGAAGACGATACTGACACAGCGGATGTAGATATAGCTGGAATAACGGATCTTGATATCTCAGGTGAATTATCAAGAGAAGAATTTGCGATTCAAGAAGAACGCAAAGCAGAAGCTCAGAGACTTGCTATCAAAGAAGCAGACTGGCGTGTACGTTTGCACCTCGGACCCGACAGTAAGTACCTGTACAACGCCGACAATCCTGGAATCCTTGCGCCACTTCAAACAACCGATGGGATCATATTTCCGTACACGCCTGAGATCGCAGTGCAGTACAATGCTAACTACGAAAATTACGATTTAACTCACAGCAACTACCGAGGATACTTTTATACAGGCAGTGTCACACAGAATTTAATTATAACAGCAACATTTACTGCAAACGACGTAAACGAAGCAAATTATATGTTAGCAACCTTACATTTTTTAAGATCAGCAACGAAGATGTTTTACGGAAAAGATTCAGTGAACCGAGGAATGCCGCCACCGGTTGTATTCTTAACCGGCCTTGGCGAATATCAATTTAACAATCACCCTTGCGCAATAACAATGATGAATTACAATTTGCCAACCGATGTAGATTATATTCCGTGTGGGGAAACGCCTGGGACAGATCCAACTGAGATAGAGCTGAAAGCCTCGAGCACTAGCAACGTGGATAGAATGCGTGGACTTGGCCTAACTACTGGCGGCACCCGGAAGAAAAAAGGAGCCGAGGCCGCAAGAAAAATTAAATACAGTGATGTATACACAAAAGCCACTTATGTGCCTACTAAGATTACTATTAATTTTACAATGATCCCAATTCAAACGCGAGATCAAGTTAGTAAAGAATTTAGCTTAGAGGAATACGCAAATGGTACACTTCTCAAGAAAGGATTTTGGTAATGGCAGCACAGTATTCAAAAAAGAGCTTATACGCACTAACACAAATTAACGATTACTATTTAGATTTAATGGTAAATCGACCATTACCGAAATTATCCAGTGATGTTAAAGTTACACTAACACAGACGTATCACCTCCGCCCAGATTTACTAGCGTACGACTTGTACGAAGATTCTGAACTGTGGTGGGTGTTCGCCCAGCGCAATCCAAATACGCTAAAAAATCCCATGCTAGATTTTAGCGTCGGCACAGAAATTTACGTACCTACAATTGATACACTCCGGGATAATTTGGGATTCTAATGGCAGAACTAAATAAGCCAATCCCAAACCCGTTCCGTGCCTTTAGCACCATGACGTACGGCATCTCAATATATATGCAATCGCCTAAGCACTACGCAAATATGATTGCCACTAAGGCAAAAGATGTCACCGGGATGGAATTGTTAATACAGAGCGGTGGCGCAAGCTCTGACGCAGGCACAGCAACAACTGGCAATTTTGGAGCCATCCGGAACAAATTCTTCACACAGGATTTCTACCTAGACGACATACAGTTCTCGAGTTTTATTGCCGGCACAAGCACAGGTGGGCCGCAGAACACATTTGAAATAAAATTTACAGTAACTGAGCCAATGGGTTTGACATTCATGGACCGCTTGTACCGCGCTTCGTCAGCTTACGCCGCAAATATAGGTTACACAGATTTCAATCCTGTGAATCAGATGTATTTGATGGTGGTGCGATTTTACGGTTACGACGAAAAAGGAAATCAAGTACGAAACGCAAACTTTGTAGATACAACTGACAGAGATGCGTACACTGAAAAGTGGATTCCATTTATGATTCGTCAAATACAGTTCAGCGTTGAGAGTTCAAAAGTAGTTTATGCGTGTGAGTGTGTTGCTCCACAGACTCAAGTCGGCCTTGGACAAGTCCACGGTACAATTCCGTTCAATCTTGCCCTTCAAGGTAATACATTAACTGATTTGCTCAATGGAGAAACGTCTAAGAACGTCAATGGTGTTGTAACTCAAGGATTAATGCAAGCACTCAACAGGCAGCAAGCGACATTAGCTAAAAATAAGAATTACGAGTACGCTGATAGGTATGCGATTGAAATGCCGCCTGAAATAGCCAACGCAATAGCATTCGCACCCGGCACACCAATTATACAACGGTCCGGAACCCTTGGTCAAGCGAAATCGTCTGACCTCGCCCTTATGTCAAACGGATCAGCTCAGGCAGTCAAGACAGTTCAAACCTACGCGACAAACGCAGGTATGAAAATTGTAAAATTTATTGATTTAGCTATACGATCTAGTTCGTACATTGCGAATCAATACAAGAAAACCAATGACGCAAACAAAGATGGATCTACAATATTCAAACAATCAAATTTAAATTTGCTAAAATGGTTTAAGATACGTCCCCGGATAGAAGTTTTAAATTTTGATAAAACGCGTCAACGATGGTCGTATAAGATTACGTACGTAGTGTCTGTGTACGACGTCGCAACTGTTGATACAAGTGATTTTAATCCATCAAGCTGTTTTAAAATCCATAAAGAATATGATTACTGGTTTACAGGTAAGAATACAGAAGTCCTAAATTTTAAGCAAGATTACAAGACTTTTTATTATACTACGTTTACTGACAAGCACAAGGAAAACCCTGAGGCCGCCCCAAAACAGCAAACGAATTATAACGCACAGAGATCCTACCGAGCAAACTCAACCGAATCAGATCAAGGCAGTGAGAACAAAGAGACAGAACAAGCAGCAAACGCGGCGAGCATATTGTACGCGCCGCAAGACATTGCAAATTGCGAAATAGATATTGTTGGCGACCCAGATTGGTTAGCTCAGAGTGAATTGTTTTATGCTGCTAATACTACCCCAAGTGACCCGGTACTAGATGACGGCTCTATTAATTTTGATAGAGCAGAGGTATTCTTTACCGTGAACTTCAATACAGTCGTAGACTACGACCTCGACACAGGATTAGCTGATGTCACACAGAAGAATGTCGGCAAGCGACTTGACGGCGCCGAGCTAGGCGGAGTGTCACAGTACGCATTCGTGTACAGAGCGAATACAATCATCTCACAGTTTGAAAAGGGAAAATTTACCCAGCAACTTAAAGGCACATTAGTATTCTTACCTGAGGCGTGCTTTATAGGCGAAGCCCCAACTACGGCTCCTGTACGAGAAAAACCAACAGGCGTTAGTGGGGCGATTAACCCAGGTAATTCAAAAGTAAAAGGAAAAGTTAGCAATCCCAAAATAACTGGCAGGATGCCGAATTTCGCGCAAGGGGAAAATATTCCGAAGCTGGCTGCACCGGATATCGCGGCTACACTCAACGGACCGACTAACAACTTAGTAGAATCTACAAGTCCTCAGCTCAGTGGCCCGGCAGCTCGTGAAAGTCACGATCCTATATTAAATAATTTACGGAAATAAAGGCATAACATGGCACAAGAAGATTACATAGACGGCTGGAAACCAGACAAAAATTACCGACAAGATCGCGGCGGTACTGCGGGCTTCTCAGGTCCGTTCGAAGCCGAGATCATGGCGACTGTTGACCCTACACATAGTGGTAGACTCGAGGTGTGGATACGAGCGTTTGGTGACGAAAATATTAAGCACGAACCATCATCATGGATTACAGCCCGCTATCTTTCACCTTACTACGGGATCACACCGCATGGCACAATAAACGACGCAGCAGCCCCGGCCTTTGAAGAAGCGAACGGTCACTCTTACGGAATGTGGGCGAACGTACCCGACCCGGGTGGCAAGGTACTGGTGGTTTTCTCCAACGGCGAGCGCGATAAGTGCTACTACATAGGCTTCATCCCCGAGCCACAGCTAAACCACATGATCCCCGCTATCGGAGCTTCGGCGAATATACACTACGACCCCGACAATACAGCACAGCAAGATAAAACAGCCCACGCACCTCGACTGCCTGTAATCGAAATGGACAAGCGAGAAGTGTCAATGAAAGACAGCAAATTTGGCGACATAGACAAACCAATGCATTCTGTATTAGCTAGTCAAATGTGGATTCAAGGAATCATCTCAGATACGGTGCGTGGCCCGATTACGTCAAGTGCGCAGAGAGAAAGCCCGAGCTATGTCTACGGTATAAGCACGCCAGGGCGTCCGATCTACGCCGCAGGACTGTTTGATGCAGATGCGAAAGCAGAGCTTGAGGCCGGCGCAGATAATACAATCACAGGCAGGCGCGGCGGCCATACGTTTGTTATGGATGACGGTAGCGTTGATGGGGTCAACAACTTGATACGTTTACGGACCTCAACCGGTCATCAGATTTCTATGTCAGACGACGGCAAGGCAATATACGTGATCCACGCAAACGGGAACACATGGTGGGAACTGGGAGCGGAAGGTACGATTGATATGTACGCAGCAAACAGCATCAACATGCGAAGCGGTGGCGACATCAATTTTCACGCAGATAAAAACATAAATATGTCGGCACTTGAGAATGTAAATATACACGGCGCAAAAAATACTACAATAGAAGCAGTTGAGTCACTTAGCATGACCGGCAATAAGGGCGCAATCTTTTATGGAGGCAACGTCGGCATAAAAAGCGATGGTACACTTACAATCGAAGCAGGCGGCTCATCATCTATGAAAGCGGGCGGACACACAGAAATTAAAGCAGCAACAATTGGCTTGAACGACGGCGGCGCAGGTTCAGTATCGGCACCAGCCCCACTAGCCCAAGTTGAATTCCCGGATTCTACCACAAACGACACTGAGGGATTTAAGCTAGTTTCAGGAAAATTCAGAAGTATTGTTTCTAGGGCGCCGACGCATGAACCATGGGATGGCCATAACAAAGGAATATCAAACGTTAAACCGTTTGACAAATCATAATGCCTTGCGTAATTGATATAACAGATATAGTTGACGAACAAGCCATCGGTTCAATTGTTGGCGTCGCCGGATTATCAGTTGACCAAACGTCTGGGATACTAGCCGGGCTATCCAGGGCAATGGACCAAGACGCAGGTGTTGTATCAATCAAGGGGCTGGGTCGTTATGGATTATTTTTATCTGATTTGCAAGTTGCTGGTGTAATTAAAAATTGTATAGCGGCGACGGTAAATTCAGCAATGGTGCCATCAGAATACGATCCAGTTACTGGTCTACCGTGTCTTGTTAGCACAACCGAGTACTTAGCTATGCTTAGTGACCCGTCGGTGTTTACTGGAAAAGATGGTGTTAATAAAGTGGCTGACTTACTAGGTAACGAAAGAATACAGCAAGAGATAATTAATACAGTAATTACAAAAAAAATGGTAGAGATGGTAACGATCGGAATCATCACCGGAAACGAAACTGATGAAGAACTATCGTTCCTTGCAGGACTAGCAGCAAAATTTGGATTGGCGGACATCTCAGCCAAGCTCAGTGGCGTTTTTGATGGAGTAGGCAATGTACTTGGAGTCGCAATGGATTCCTTGGGCGCGATAGCTGCTCTTGGCGCGCTAGTTGCGACAATTAAAGGAATGGACATACTAGGGAAAATAAAAGGGTTTGCTGGTCTTAGCATTAGCGAACCAGAGCAGGCAGTTGACACTATTGACCAAGAAAGCACTCATGCAGGTGCAGATTCAATTGTTGGAAGTTCAAAAATACAGTCGGCAGCCGACGCAGCATCTTCAGGGACAACACCCACACCATCAACGGGATTACCTACAATTCCAACAGGAGAATTATAATGGCGAATTTTATAGGATTTAGCACAATAGGGCGAGACAAGAAATTTACGCTAACCGACAACGATTTAATTAAGCGAGATTTACTTAATGCGTTTTTAATACGTGCTGGCACATTGCCGGGCCGCCCTGAAGTTGGTACTAAAATCTGGGATTATTTATTTGATCCAAGTGACACAACTACATCAACTAACATCGAGAATGAAGTACGTCGGACAATAGCACTTGATCAACGTATTACGTTACATGATGTGTTGATAACAACAGCGGTTAATACCACTCGCATTCATATTTCTTGTAGCTTTGAGCCAGACTTTGATACGGAAGAGTTTTACATCACATTTCTACAGCAAGAACAAACAGCAAGCATTCTCTAATAAACTGCGCCGTTTATAGGTCTCCATAAATACTCGCAACACTAAGAGAATTATAATATGGCCAAGACGACACGACAAACTGCGATATTCGGAACTGAAGATTGGAAGCGTATCTACAAAACATACGCCGAAGCCGATCTGCAAAGTTACAATTTTGAAACAATTCGCAAAACCTTCGTAGATTATTTACGCCAGCATCACCCAGAGACCTTTAACGATTTTACTGAAAGTTCAGAGTACATTGCGATGCTGGACCTAATGGCATTTATGGGGCAAGGCCTAGCCTTCCGCAGCGATTTAAATACACGTGAAAACTTCTTAGACACAGCTGAACGAACCGATAGTGTCAATAACCTGGCCACATTAGTTGGCTACACGCCAAAGCGGAATGAAACCGCACGTGGGTTCTTAAAAGTCCTCGCCGCTACAACCACAGAAAATATTACTGATTACAATAGAAATAACCTTAGCAATATTACAGTACGATGGAATGACAGAACAAACGACGATTGGCAGGAGCAGCTTACATCTATACTAAATGCGGCCTTAATCGACAGCCAAAAAATCGGCCAACCAGGAAACACAAATACGATTGTCGGGATACAAACTGACGAATACGAAATTAACATGGCCTCAGGCTTCTTACCAGTAGTCCCATTTACCGCGACCGTAGACGGGAGCTCTATGGACTTTGAAATAGTCAATGGTACATCGCTTGGAACAAACACAATCTATGAACCAGCACCAAGTGCAGATGGCCAGTTCAACTTGCTATACAGAAATGACAATCAAGGATTTGCTAGTGTAAATACCGGATACTTCTTTTACTTCAAGCAGGGGATATTACAAACTCAGGATTTTACGCTAACTGAGAGAATTGCGAACCGGACAATTGATATTGATAGAGCAGGAGTAAATAACGATGATGTGTGGTTGTTCCGTGCCGACACAGAATCTGGCGCATTTAACGACGTATGGACAGGCGTAGGCAATATTTACGCCGCGAACAATACACAGATAGCAGCAGATCAAAGAAAATTTTATAGTGAAACAAGTCGGGCCGATGACCGCATTTCGTTCAACTTCGGTGATGGCGTATTTAGTGAAATACCAGTAGGTACCTTCCGCGCTTTCATCCGTGAAAGCAACGGTCAAGAATATGTCATCAACCCAGAAGAAATACAGAATGTAGACGTGACCATCGGGTACACGAGCAAAACCGGCAGAGCTGAAACATTGACGCTGACGATAGGTCTCACACAACCAGTATCAAACGCCAAGGGCCCAGAGCGCATCGCAGATATAAAACGCAGAGCGCCGGCACGTTTCTACACGCAGAACAGAATGGTCAACGGCGAAGATTATAATAATTTTCCGTACACGGCGTTCAGCAGCATTACAAAAAGCAAGGCCATCAACAGAACCAACATAGGCGCCAGCCGCTACTTAGATTTAGTTGACCCGACCGGCAAGTACTCGAGCATCAACGCATTTGCTAGTGATGGCCTAGTCCATAGCGATGCTACAGTGGAAACATTTAACTTTACGTTTAATGACACAAATGATATTAATTCGGTATTTAGAAATCAAGTAGAGCCGGTCCTTGCTGCACGGAGTATGACCCAGTACTACTACGAGAATTTTACAAGAGTGTCAGTTTCAACGTCATCTGGCGAACTACAATGGACTCAACTTACCACCGCAACAAACAGCACATCGGGCTATTTTAAAGACGGATCAGGTAACGCAAGACCCATTGGCCCGGATTACACAACTGATGACAGGCAATATTTCGCACCACAAGCTCTTATTAAGTTTGTACCGCCGGTTGGCTGGCATTTTAGCGCATCAAATAGATTAGTACTTGGTGCAGAACTAACAGCAGTTGGCGACAAATTAATAATATGGGCTACAATAACCGACGTAGAGTTAGAAGGTACGGCAAATGGCTCTATAACCGCAGCTAGTCCTGGAACAGTTGGCCCAGTCAAACTGAACAATTTTGTACCGTCAGAATCAATCGCATCGGAGATTATCCCGGTGTTTAGTTCCGACCTACCAGCAGAAATTACTCAAGAGATGCTAGCCCTAGTAGAATTATATCGTGACTTTGGCGTCGGCTTTGATCAGTTCACTGGCATATGGTCAATTATAGACGAAGCTGACTTGGGACTAGATACATGGCTTCTTAAATTTGAAGCATCATCACAAATTTATACAGTATCGTCAAAATCGCTACATTACTATTTTTCAAGCATACTTGAAACACGCTTCTTCTTTGACAACTCGAGACGAATCTTTGACCCACGTACCGGCCTTATTGTTAACGATTTCATTAACGTTTTAAAGACGAATAGTAAACCGGACTCTAGTGAACCATTATCAACTGACGTTGTTATGGATATTATCGATCAAAGTGTACAGTCCGACGGGTACGTCAATGATTACGTTGTAGAAGTTAGCTTTACTGACGGCGATAACGATGGCATAGCCGATGATCCAGACTTTTTTAGAACATTAGTAAACGAAGCGGGAGCGTATACTGGCAAACATGTTTACTTCCAGACAACAACCGACTTTGATGGCTTAGAACGCCAGCTGCCTTTTTTGTCAACTAATATCAATGACGAGTACGCAACTGAAGCAGCTATTGATTTAGTTAAGACTGAATACCCAACCGGGCAATTATTTTATGCGACGACAGATAATAAATTCTTTGAATTAACTTTTATTAACAACGTAACGAATATAGCCGAGCGCACAGACTTCAGCGTAGAAATTGGCCGCGACCAACTAAATTTCCAGTACAGACACAATAGCCCAGAGACCAGGCGCATCAATCCTAGCATAACAAATATCATTGATTTGTATGTTGTAACATCAAGTTATCATGAAGCGTTCTTACAGTACATTCAAGACGTTACGAATACTGTAGCAGAACCAGCAGTGCCAACGACAGACGAGCTAACAGTGCTATATCAATCTTTAAACGAAAGCAAGATGACAAGTGATAACATCGTGTTAAACAGCGTTAGATTTAAGCCACTCTTCGGAGCAAAGGCCAACACAAACTTACAATCTTTCATCAAAGTAGTGAAGCTGAACAACGTGGTTACAAGCGACAGCGAAATAAAAAGCAAGGTGATCTCATCCATTAATAAATATTTTGACATTGATATATGGGACTTCGGAGACACATTTTATTTCTCCGAGCTAGCAGCGTTTGTACATTCCGAGCTAGGTGATATTATTGCGTCAATAGTGATCGTACCGAAGACTGCCACTGAGCAGTTCGGTAGCTTATATGAAGTTAGATCTGCACCATATGAGATTTTTACAAGTGCAGCAACAGTTGATGACGTATCAATAATTGATGCGCTGACAGCAAGCAACATACAAAACGGGGCAGTGTAAATGGCAAGAATTCGCAGTGTAGATTTCCTACCAGAGATTTTCCAAACATCAACAACTAAAAAGTTTTTAAACTCAACGCTTGATCAATTAATTCAAGAACCAAAGCTAAAACAAACACAAGGTTATATCGGTCGCACTAATGCGCCGAGTAAATCGCCAACTGATGGGTACATAGATGAACCAACTGTTACCCGTACAAATTATCAACTTGAACCAGGTGTTATATTTAACGACGTTAATGGCAATGTCACTGACGCGCTTACATACATAGGTCTAATAGACGGACTTAAAACTGCTGGGGCAAACGTAGACAATCACGATCGATTATTTAGCTCAGAGGCTTATAGCTGGTCACCTTATATTGAATTTGATAAGATCGTGAATTACAGTCAGTATTTTTGGTTACCAGCAGGCCCCAACAGCGTCAACGTTAGTGCCATCAATGTTTTACTCTCTGATGATTTCAACGTAACGCCCAACGCAGATTCAATTTCGATTGAAGGGCTGCCACAAACAAATCCTGTACTTACACTTTTACGTGGCGGAACATATAATTTCAACGTGTCGCAAGCGGGGCAAGATTTCTGGATTCAAACACACCCAGGCACCGACGGTACAGTACCGTGGGCAAGCAACATTAGTTCTCGAGAAATTCTCGGCGTGACGAATAACGGCGACGACGACGGAACAATAAATTTTGTAGTGCCAGCAGCCGATGCGCAGATTGCCTTTCATAATTTCACAGACATTGGGACCGTGGACATCGCGACCGACGAGCGCATGGATTCCATCGCCGACCTGACCCTAGCAACCGTCCAATCAACTTTCCCGATACAAACAGACCTAGAGAGCAAGACAATAATTTTCTTGCGCGACGACAACCTAGGGTGGGTGAACGACGGCAACCCAGTAGTCACCGACGCAGAGAGATACCAAGTCTACAGAATCGATATCGAGGATGTAGCAGGTACAGATTACGTAAGGTTAGTGCCACTACAGCTAATTAACGTAGGTGAACAATTTACAATTTTGTACGGTACACAGTACGCAAACGTAGTATTTTACAAAGACGCAGACGAGCACTTTGAGAGAGTGCCGACAGAAACCGCCTCCCTTGACACATTGTATTATCAAGACGCGTCAGACCCGAATTTATTTGGTACTATAAACATAATTGATTTAACTAGTGAAGCAAGTATCAACGTAACAAACATCATTGGTAGAAAAACGTACACGAGCCCGAACGGTGTAGTCTTTACAAACGGACTAAAAGTTCGGTTTACCGGAGATGTACTTCCTGTGGAATTCGCAGATAACGAATACTACGTCGAAGGCGTAGGTACAGCAATAAAATTAGTGCTAGTTAGCGATTTGATTGTACCTGAGCCGTATGCGGTTGGCGAACCTGAACCATGGGACATTAATCCGTGGGATTCCTCGGAATGGGCTGCGACTTCTAGCACCCCCGCCGATCAAGACTACCTTACCATCAACCGCAGCAGCCGAGACAAAAATGCCTGGTCGCGTAGCAACCGATGGTTTCACTTTGACGTCTTAGTAGCAACAGCAAATTACAACTCCGTCACACTTGAACTTGACAATGTTCAACGAGCAAAGCGTCCAATTATTGAATTTGACGCAGATTTGAGACTATTTAATTACGGCATTATTGGCAAGCATACCGTTCATGTTATTGATTTTGATAATACAGACGCATTGTCAACAGTCAACGGCGCGATATACGAAAGTCCAACTTCCTCAACTGGTGATCCTGAAGCGTTTATAGATGGATACAAATTAGGTAATGGCAGCAGAGTTATTTTTGCCGGCGACCTCGATCCAACAGTACGTAACGTAATATACGAAGTTGAACTTATAGATATCAACAACGATAACACACTGCGAATAAATTTAGTGCCAATAGTTGATGGTACAAGCGATGTTAATGATATAATCATTATTGCTAAAGGTACGGAGCGTCAAGGAACGGTGTATGCGTTTGACGGCGAAACGTGGGTTGTGTCACAAGCAAAAACTGGAGTTAATCAACCCCCACTATTTGATATATTTGACATTGCTGGATATTCATTATCGGATGAATTGATCTACAACGATACAACGTTCGCAGGCAGCAAAATATTTAGTTATGCGCCGGGCACCGGCGCAATTGACACAATACTCGGGTTCTCATTACAATATTTGAACATTGATAATCTTGGCGACATAGTATTTGAAAACAATTTGTACACTGACACATTTGAATACACTGTAGACACAGTGCTGGTGCCGGACACATCTATTACGATCGGATTCGTGAGGAAATATAGTTCGTATACAGAGTTTACAAATAACACAGGCTGGGTAACATCAGCTGAATCAACGCATCAGGCTCAGGTGTTTGACACCGTTTACACCGGAGATCCGATTACATTAGATATCACTCCATCCGCAAGTTTATCAGTGCCATCCGTAAAAATCTCAGCTACTGGGGCATTTGTAACCCCAGAGAATTATACGATTACTAGCAATGTTATTACCTTTGGCACCCAGACGGAAATCGGAACTGAACTAAACATTAGGGTGATCAGCGATGAAATTAGTGAAACTGGTTACTACGAAATACCTGCAAATTTAGAAAGCAATATGTTCAATGAGAATACATCCTTGCTTACACTTGGTACTATACGCAATCACTATAACAGATTATCCGAGAACATATTTGACTTAGTCGGTCCAGTAAACGGCGCTAACAATCTACGAGACCTTGGAGAAATAAGCAAGTACGGAACACTTATAGTACAGCAATCATCACCGCTGGCACTGACCGCAATGTTCTTGCGGAATAAAGAATATAACTTCTTTAACTCAATTGAGTTTGCGGCTAAACAGTACGAGAAATTTAAGAATCGAATAATTAATTGGGTTGAGGAAAACGAGCTAGGTACAATGACTGTACCCCAAATTCTTGACGCAGCAATTAAAGAAATAAACACCGGAAAGACTACCGCAAGTGCTTTTTATTGGTCGGATATGCTGCCATCAGGGCTAGATTACGAATCAACTGCACATGTAATAACGGCAATTAGTACACAGACCGTCACGACACTGAACACATACGATTTCACTACAGCAAACACAAAGGCGTTGATGGTATATCACAACAATGTGTTATTGACCAAGGACGTAGACTACACCGTAGCAACCGATGGTCCTCGTATTACGTTGGCGGTAATACCGCCAACAGGTGACATTATCACAGTAAATGAATACAGCAGTACACTAGGCACAGCAGTGCCAAGCACGCCAACAAAACTTGGTATGTATCCAAAATTTGTACCGTTAAAATTCACAGATGATACTTATGTTACTCCAGTTGATGTTATCCAAGGACACGACGGCAGCATCACCGTAGCCCACGGCGACCTCCGGGACGACGTACTATTAGAATTTGAAAATCGAATCTACAACAATTTAAAGGTAACTGAGACACTGCCAATTGAACCTGCTGACATCGTGCCAGGGGTGTTCCGTCAGACAGAATACACAATCGATGAAGTAACACAGATAACTGCTACAAGCGTATTATCGTGGCTGGGCTGGAATAGAATTGATTATAAGTCTCAAGAATATAATGCCACCGATGAAAAAACGTGGAACTACAGCACCGCCACTAACAAAATCACAGGCGAAAAATTCCAGCAAGCAAACTGGCGCGGAATCTACAATTACTTTTACGACACAGATTCCCCACATATTCGCCCTTGGGAAATGGTCGGATTGACAAAGCGTCCAGATTGGTGGAATACTAGTTACGGCACAGCGCCATACACTAGTGGCAACTTAGTATTATGGGATGACATGGAAGCCGGTCTAATTAAAGAGCCCGGCAATGAGCGTGTCGATACAAGATATGTTCGTCCAGGGCTAACGTCAATTTTGCCAGTTGATTCAGCCGGTAATTTAGTGATGCCGCTAACGTCAGTGGTTAGCACCTCTACCTCAAATGACTTCAAACGTTCTTGGACAATTGGTGACAACGCGCCAGCAGAATCTGCATGGAGAAAATCAAGCGCATGGCCATTCGCAGTGCAGAGACTATACGCACTTACGAAGCCAGCACAGTTCTTTGCCTTAATGGCCGACAGAGATCGCTACGCATTCAGCCCGACCGTTCAGCAGTACTTGTACGACGAGCGTCTGCGCCTTGACACGAGAACAATTGAGCTCAGCAGCGAATCGCAGGTGAAGCACAGCTATATAAATTGGATCCTTGACTACAACAGATATCACGGCTACAACAGCGAAGCGGCATTAGCAACTAGCCTGTCAAATTTAGACGTGAACTTATGTCACCACATGGCATCGTTCACTGATAAAAATAACTTAAAAATCTTTACAGATAAGAGTAGCCCGGATAGTACTAGTAGCAGTTTACTTCTGCCGGATGAAAGCTTTACTTTATTATTATATAAGAATCAGCCACAAGATGAAATTATATATTCATCTGTTATTGTGCAGAGAGTTGACGGTGGGTATTCAGTAACTGGCAACAGCACGACTGATCCGTACTTCCGAATACAAACGGCCGTTAGTACCGGTAAGTATAAAGCTATAAGCGTCGGCGCCGGCAGCAATGCAACCACGGTGGCAGTGCCACTGGAATTCACTGATGCGTTTGAGCTAGTGCCTTACAGTCAGGTATTTTCTAGTAAACAAGGAGTTAGTGAATTCTTAATAAGCTACGGTGAATATTTAACCCGTGCTGGTTTACAATTTAACACCGTTGAAGCAACGCAAGTCGTTAACTGGGGTGAGATGGTACAAGAATTTATATACTGGTCGGATCAAGGCTGGGCAATTGACAGTATTATTAACCTCAACCCGTCAGCAACCGAAATTGAGTTTGAACGTGCCCTGCACATTGTCGACGATTTAAATAATTTAGAATTAACAGAGCAACCGCAAAATCAAAATAGAGAACCACTTGACATAAGTGACTACGTCGTTGACCGCATCGATAATAACTTTAAAATTAGAATGGTCGACAATAACATTATTAGTTACTTAAAATTTAATTTAACTAGCTTTGAACACTTATTAGTACTTGATAACATTAGCATATTTAACGACTTAATTTACGACCCGGTTACCGGAATCCGACAGCAGCGTGTAAATCTGTCAGGATTTACAACATTTGAATGGAACGGCCAGGTTGACGCGCAGGGATTCTTAATTAACGAAGATAACGTTAAAGCATGGGCACCTGTTAGCTCTTATAACAAAGGCGATATTGTTAATTTCAAAAATGCTTACTGGAGCGCAACTGAAAAAGTTCAACCCTCAAACACATTTGATTTTAGTCAATGGATTAAAACAGATTACGATAGCATTAACAAAGGTTTATTGCCTAACTTAGCGACTAAGTCCGATCAGATGTTAGAATACTACAACAACAAGACCGCAAATTTAGAAACCGACATCGACTTAATGGCGTACGGGCTTACCGGATTCCGATCTCGTGATTATTTACTTGCGTTAGACTTAGATGATATTAGTCAAGTAAACATTTATAGTAATTTAATCGAAACAAAAGGTACCCCAAAGAGCTTAACTTTATTTAAAGATGTCACGTTAAACAATGAAACGGTTGACTATTCAATATTTGAAAACTGGGCAATCAAACGCGCCGAGTACGGTGCTACTAGCACACGGGCATATATTGATTTACAATTAGACGACCAGCAACTTACTAGCAACCCGAGTCTTGTCGAAATTGTTGACGTAACAAATAGCACGTCTAAAAGTGACATGCTAATTAACTTAGACGACATTTACAAGCAGAGTGTAAAGCACCTTAGCACATCGGTCTTTACAACACTTAACGAAACAAACTACGACACAGCACTGCCAACCGCAGGCTTCGTCCAAGATGATGATGTTGACATAGCGGTGTTTGAAATCTCAGAGATAGATTCGACTGTCACCGTAGTCGACGGATCCATAATATGGGTAGCAAAAGATACGGAAGTCGACTGGAATGTGTACCACGCAACAAAAATCGACGCGGTAATTGTTACAATTGAAGACAACTTAGATGGTACCTTGACACTAGTTACAGATATCCCACATAACTTACTATTGGACACAACTATTAATGTATCTAACACCGATGCACAGGCCACAGGCACCTATAAAGTATTAAGCGTACCGGATGTACTTGAGGTTGTAATCAAAGGCGCACTTGCAAACAATCAAACGTGCGTACTGGATCAAACCGGCACACTGTTAGAATTTATCTCAGCAAGAGTTGAAGTACCTAGTAGTATAGTCGGTACAATTTTTGACAGTAATCTTTCCGCAACCGATACAGTCTGGGTTAACAATGATAACAGTAAGACAGCGGTGTACAAGAAAACGTCGCCATTTACACTAGCCGACTCGGAAATTAACCCAAAAGATACTAGCACAAGATTCGGCTACAGCGTTGCCCAGGGGTACAATGATAGCGGTATGCTAGTTGGTGATCCAGCTAGCGACTCTGGTGTCGTGCATTTATATAGTAAAGCGAACGATGTCTATACCTTTGTACAAACACTTTTGCCAAGCAGTTCGCTACCAGTTCTACAATATGGATCAGCTGTAACACTAATTGAGACTTGGGGTGCGATCGCAGCCACCGGCACCACCGCAGGCGCCACCGCAGATGCGACATTGCCGACTGCTGATAGCCTAGTCTTAGCAAACGCCGTACCGGCACCTGGTTCCGTTGAAATTATTAATCGAGACGCGACATTAAACACTATTACACAAACACAAACCTTAGTTAGTCCTAACTATACTGTAGACGTTGAAGATAGCTTCGGCGCCAGTATTGCGATGAGTAAGGATGAAGAATGGCTGTTTGTCGGCGAACCACTAAACAACGAAGTTCACACATATCAGAATGTATCTGGTACATTTGTTTTTGTATCAACAATTGACTACAACACTGCGAACAACGGTGTAGCATTTACAAGTGGTGATGACTTTGGTGCGGCAATTGACGTATCAACAGACGCACGTCACATTGTCATTGCGGCACCAGCAATTGAAAAAGCATTCATAATTAACCGGGTCGTAGAACGCTTTGTTATCACAGACGCAAGCACACTAGCTTACACTACCTTGCGCACTCCCCTTGGCACCGTGTTAAATAACGGTGTAGCACTAGATGCGAGTGAGTTTACGATTGCTGGTAATGTAGTGACGATAGTCACTGGAACAGCCGAAGCTGGTGACTCCTTAGAAGTTGACATAGCGGAGTTCAAGCTAATTCAAGACTTGGCCGTGCCGGGCATGTCAGCAACAAATTCACTAGCAATTTGTAAGACAAAATGTTCATTGTATGTCGGTGCCGACGGAGATCTAAGCGGACAAGGCACAGTATCACGCTTTGAAAACAAATCACGAACATACGGAACACTAACTAGCACCGTGGCAAATCCGTTAATTCCAGCCAACAGCACAATTCGCATTAACAATGTTGATGTAGCATTGCCATTCGAAGGAACATCGTTGTTAGTAGCTGACGCAATTAATGCCGCCGCAATACCAAACATTGACGCAAGCGAAGCTAATGGATTATTGACGATCCAACTAACAAATAAAATTGTACGATTGAATCCAAACAGATTAGATATTTTAGCTGGTGCAAATATTTCGTTAGTAACATTAGGATTTACTCCGTACGCGATAGCGCAAACAATAACAAGTCCGGTTACAACCACTGTCGCACAGCACTTTGGTAATTCGTTAGCACTTGATTTATCATTAGATCAGTTAGCAGTAGGTACTCCGGATGGAATTGGCGATAACATTTCGACCTCTGCCGACACAACATCATCTACAGCAGACAACGGACTTATTACAACTGATGCGTCTGGGAATACTGGTGTAGTTTATACGTATGATTTAATGTCCGGAAGCGATATAACGTCCGACATGCTACTGCTCGGACAAGAAATATTAGACACTGATATGTACACAGGCGATGCCTTTGGCAGCGCAGTTAGTTTAATAGATGGCGTACTAGTTGTCTCGGCAATGAATTACGATTTAAACACTGCGACAACCAGCGGTGTCACTGCAGATCAAACATTTACAACAGCTGATGAAGATGATGTACTAGCAAGCGGCGGGCGGCCGAATATTGGTCGTGTTGTTATATTCAACAATACAGCAAATACGCTTAGTTGGATCGCATCCAATACACAAAACGATCAAGTTGACGTTACCTTAATTAATGCGGTATATATGTACAACAATGATTCACTGTCAGTGATTCGCGATCTGGATTATATCGACCCGCTGAACGGCAAGATATTAGGAGCAGCAAGTCAGAATATTGATTTTATTACGCCGTATGACCCAACTGTTTATGATAACGCAAGTGCTGGTTTATTATGGAGCGCAGACCAAGTTGGAAAAATGTGGTGGGATATAAAAAATGTACGCTTCCGAGACTACACAACAGGTACAGCACATCAGACTAGCAAAGTGTGGGGCAGAACATTCACTGGCAGCACTGTAGATATTTATCAGTGGACTGAGAGTACCGCACTACCGGCGAACTATGCCGGTACCGGTACAATTTTAGCAGAAGACAAATATGTTACAGTATCAACAATAGACCGCTCAGGTCTATTGCAGAACGTGTATTACTACTGGGTCCGCAACGTTGAGACAATTAGCGTGAACTCCGAGAAGACATTGAGCGCCGCTGCTGTAGCTTCGTACATCGAAGCCCCTAAGAGTTCCGGCATATCGTTCTTGGCATTTGTCGCACCGAATTTAATCGGAATTTATAACTGCAAGGATATAATTAATAACACAGATACAATCATCCACATTGAGTATTCTAAGATCAAAAATGAGAATAATGTGTTTGTGGAGTACGACTTATTCCGCGAAAATCATCCAAACGATTTTTTATCCGACGGATTGTATAAGAAATTACAAGATAGCTTAGTAGGCATCGACACCGATGGAAACATTGTTCCGGCCACCGGGTTAACATCCGCTGAGAGATACGGTGTTGAGTTCCGTCCTCGCCAAACAATGTTTATTGATAGATACGCCGCAATAGCAAGTTACTTGAAAAAAGTAAATGGCATTCTTGCTAGCAACACAATAACTGAATCACGAGCATACCCGATGCTTGAGAGCGAAGAGGCAATACCGACCGCATCGACTGGAGCGTGGGACTTACAAGTCGCGTCCACCACAGAATTATCATTTCAAGATTTCACAGCAGTTGGCACAGGGTTTAAATATCTTGTTACTACAGATGATAACAATTCCGGAAGATGGGCAATTTACGAAGTTACAGCGTCGCTGACATTTGAGACACTACTGCAAATCGACGTTCAAGAATACGACACTACGCAATACTGGTCTACTGTGAACTGGTACAAAGAAGGATTCGATCCATTTTCGAGAATAGATTTTGTAGTAACTGAATTCACTGAGCTAGCAACCTTAGGCATAATTGAAAATAATGCTGTTGCGAAAGTAACGTTTAATAGTGTTGGCAGCTGGGAACTATATCAATATATCGACGGTGCATGGGTTAGAACGGCGCTGGAAAATGGTACAATTCAACTTGATGAGAGACTATGGACAACTATTTCAACTCCAGTAACTGAATTACGTAACGTTATTCGATCAATTAATGAAGAGTTATTAATTAGTGATTTAGCGACCGACCGTAGTCGCACAATGTTATCTATCTTTAACTATGTACTCGGTGAACAACCAAATGTCGATTGGTTAATTAAAACAAGCTTAATTGACGTAACACAAAAAGTACGTTCATTATCACAGTACGCGGTATATCAGAAAGATAACCAAGATTATTTAACTCAGTACTTAGGCGAAGCAAAGCCGTATCATACTAAGATTAAAGACTTTTCGTTAAGTTATGATGGGTTTGATCTAATTGCTGGTACTGTCACTGACTTTGATTGTCCGTCGACATTTAGTACCGAGTTTGACCAGTACATTAGCCCAATTTTAGATGACGGCGCGGTACTAGTAAGCGATCCGAGCAATAAACCAGCTGACGACATAGTGTGGCAGACACCACCCTGGAGTGAATGGTACGATAATTACAAATTAACCGTTAAAAGTGTAGTGGTTACAAATCCAGGAACCGGCTACACAATTGCGCCAGAGGTTGTAGTAACCGGCGCAAGCACATCGCCAGCAGTTATGACCGCACTTCTCGGACCAGGTGGTATAATTAGTGAGATTGTAGTGGTCACCCCCGGCAGCGGCTACTTAACACCGCCGACAATTTCGTTCACGGGCAGCACAGGCGTTGACGCCGCAGCGACCGCAATCATGGAGAACGCACTCGTAAGAACATTCAAAGTTACTGCAAAATATGATAGATATGAGTACGTGTCTAAAGTTGCGCAATACGAAGAAAACACCGTTACGAGCACACGCAATTTAGTATTTAAATATAGCGGACCAAAAGACATTGTGCAGTACGACCCCACAGCAGTTGATCCACAGCTACTAGAATTAATCATCGGAGCAGAGTACAAAATCGCTGCCCCAGGAAACACAAATTTCTTAGCAGCCGGCGCAACAAGTAGCAATGCTGGTACAACATTTACAGCAACCGCGTCAATATCTAACGCGAATCCAGAACCAACTGGCTCGGTGATTGAATTGCCTAAGTTGTTTAGAGTAACCACCCTGTACACTGACACCGATGATAACACAGTATTTGATCCGACTAAGTTTGAGGAAGTAGCTTATATCACATCCGAAGATGGTACAAGATCGTACGTTACGCCAACAGCTGATACTATCATTCTTACAGCAGATGGATCCACCGAGATCGTAGCAGGAACCGCAGCCTCGGATATTTTTACTGCTGATTCAATAGTGCTAACGGCGGATGTTGATAGCATCTCTGCTATTAGTAGCATACACAGCATTACAGCTGACTCAGCTTACGGATTAGATGCAATAGAAATAAAGTACCTTAAAGAAGGTATCGCAAGCTGGTACGAACTTGACGGAGTCATAGTAAATGAAAACAATAACAGCGAGTCAAGAAATTTTGTAAGATATAATAATAAAGTTTATAATATGATTACATTTGAGGATACAACAACATTCCTTTCAACTAAGTACGTAGAAATTGAACTCGAAACACTTAGCGGCATTGACAGAACCACTGGATTTTATGTTTCGGATGTTAATCGTCCAGGACTAGATTTATCACTTCTGTTCAATGGTATTTCGTTCCCCGGAGTCCAAGTTGACGGAGACACATTTAGCGTAACTGAGTCAGAGCTTGACACAATATACGAAAGTCAATTCCTTGATACCTATCTCGGAACCCGGCCTGAAGATATCAACGTAGATGGCGGAGCCTTTGTAGACGAATTTCATTCTCACGCGCCGGAAGAGCTGGTACCGGGAGCCATCTACGATACACTTGACATCAAAGTGTTCGCTCGTCCCGGCTCGGATTATCTTACTGATGGTCACGCTTTCGCGCTGAGTAGCTTTTCCTACACAGTGAACGCAAGCACAGAATCATTCTCCTTTGCTGACGCAGTACCTCACCCGATAACTGTGATAGTAGCAAATATAACAACCGGACTTACACTGTACGAAACACTCGATTTCACAGTTGACTGGGCCGATCAAGAAATTGATATAATTAGCGGTATTACCGCTGGTGACGATATTAAAATAATTGTGTACGAAGTAGGTGGCGGAAATCAATTATACAGAAATTCACTACGAGGCAGCGATACCACTGCAAATGCGTTCACAGTAGACGTGCGCAGCACTGAAATCAATAAAGCACTTGTCTTTGTTAACGGCGTCGAAGATGCTGGTGTCACTATAACAGCAGTTGATGATCAAACGTCAACTCTTACGTTGTCAGCAGCGCCAAGCCCAACAGATTTCATCACAGTGACGATCTTTGGGATATCAACTGGTGGCTTTGAAGAAAGCTATCCACTTGTTGAACTGTGGACAGGTGACCTAACAGTAGACCCAGGAACTTCAGTAACAGGTAAGTCTCGTCATAACGCTATTGTTGAGGTTAACGGGTCACGATTACGTCCTCCTAGCGCCGCCCGGACCACTGCCGACGGTGTAACTACGAATTTCCTATACCCACTGAATGGCGGGTACAGCGGCGACGCAGTAGCAGACAACGAAGTTGATGTTTACGTTAACGATACGTTGCTAGCATCCGGCATTGATTATGTCACCGGTCCACTTGGTGTAGATCGATATGTGATCCTAGGCACTGCGCCAGCCGCAGGCGATACCGTTGAAGTGTACGTAAGAACATCATCCGAATACTGGTACAGTGGTACAGAAATTCTGTTCACCAACACGTACACCGGAAGTGATCAGATTGCAGTAACCACCTTCCGCGACCTCCGGGAGCTGGACATTTTAACGCAAGTGTATCAGGGGCCAACTATAGCATCCGTTGAAGAACTAAATGCGTTTGACTCAGCAAGCTTCGACACTGAAGACTTCGACTTTGTCATTGGAGCCAACGCATCTGTGAACGTATTCACGTTAGACCGTGACATTATTATTGCGCAAGATCGATTATGGGTTACACTAAACGGCAACCGTATACACCCAGGCACCGGTTTTAGTATTATAAATGATAATCAACTTGTTATTGCCGGTCCGACAATTTCAGTAACTGATGTGGTGGTAGTAACGTCAATTACAGAAAACGTGATCACAGCAGGATCAACCTTCAGATTATTTAAAGACATGCGAGACACCGTCGGCATGTACAAGATGGCATCTACAACCTCAACGTACCTTACACAAGATTTGTCACTGTCGGACGACATTATCTATGTAGCAGACGCGAGTGTACTTGGTACACCGGATTTAACAGCAGCAAAATTCGGCATAATAATAATTAACGGAGAGAGAATTACGTACCGCGAGCAAGATTTGTTAGCTAACACAGTTAGTGGTTTGCGCCGCGGAACAGCGGGAACAGGCGCCACTGCGCACCTAGCAGGCGATATTGTAGGTGACGTCAGTCTTAAAGGACGAGTGCCATGGAATTACGATCAAATATGGTATGCTTCTGGCGCAATCACAGCAAGTAATGGAGTACCGTTACAAGATCAATCAACAGTGCCAGCACTGTTTATAAAACCATAGATTTTAAATAGGTAAATAGTAATTATGAGTGAAGAAGAAAATAAGGATACGCCCAACGACGCAGGAACGATATTAATTGATGAACACATTAAAATATTTGATCCAGAATCTGGCGAAGTACTAGTAAATAAGAGAGAAACTAATGTCAACAGCTAATTTAAAAATAACAGGACATATTAAAATATTTGATCCAGTTACTGGTGAAGTTCTTGAAGACAAATTCAATGCAATACATTACGAAAATTTTAGTGAGGCATTAGCTCAATCATTGGCAAACAAAGAATTTGGTCAAATTTACCAAATGTCATTCGGGAACGGCGGAACCAGTGTTGACCCAACAGGTGTAATTACGTATTTGCCGGCCAACTCAACAAGTCAGAATGCCGATTTATACAATGAAACATATTCAAAAGTAGTTGACGACAATTCAACGTTCAACACTGATGCTACAAAAAACAATTTAACAGTAATTCACACATCGGGCAAAGTTTACACCGACATATTAGTTAGTTGTTTACTTGATTACGGCGAGCCCAGCGGTCAGCAAGCATTTGATAATAGCACCCAGCTCGATAGTGATTACGTATTTGACGAATTAGCTTTAAAAAGCTGGTATGGAAGTGCGAATGATTTAAAATTAATTACACATGTAGTTTTTCACCCAATACAAAAGGCGCTGAACAGGCAGATACAAATAGATTATACTGTTAGAATTCAGACGCTCACTAACCTGAGTACTACATAATGGCATATACAATAAACTTAACAAGCGGCGCCATCTTTGCCCAAGTTAACGATGGCGAAGCAAATAACACAAGCAATGCGTTGACGCTTATTGGTAGAAACTTTACCGGCTACGGCGAATTAACAGCTGAAAACTTTGTTCACTTACTTGAAAATAGTGCTGACGACACATTTACTGGATCTGCACTAACTGGCCAGCTATGGTTTGATTCAGGAACTGGGGTATTAAAAGTTTATAGCGGCGCTGAATTTAAATCAGTTAGTGGTGCTGAAGCATCAGTAACTGAACCAGTCGCGCCAGTTGCCGGCGATCTATGGCTTGATGGTAACACAGAACAATTAAAAGTTTACAAAGGCACACTTGGCGTAGATGGCGCATTTATTTTAGCTGGCCCACTTTCTCCACAAGGGCACGGCCAATCAGGACCTGAAGTAGTTACAATTACAGATACAGTAACGATTGATCACGTCGTGGTTAAGCATTGGGTGAATGATGAATTGGTTGGGATAACAAGTAAGGACGCAGAATTTACACCAGCTGTTGCAATCGCAGGCTTCTCGACCATAAAACCAGGATATCAATTATCAACATTGCTAGGAAGCGGTATCCCAAAATTTGAAGGAACATCGACTAACTCAGTGTTATTTGACGGAATTGACACAGACGGATTTTTAAGTGCCACCGCAAATGATTCCACTACCGGCTCACTTGGTGTACTAAATGACTCGGGTATAACATTTGGTGTTAATAGCACTGCTCAACTATTAATTGAAGGCGGTACAGATGCCGTGCTAAGGAACGTTGAATCCAATGGCGATTTAATTCTTCGAGTTAACGATGGTGGCGTACCAACTGACGTTATAACCATTGACGGTGCCACTGCTAGAGCACGAGTTGACACCCCAGCAGCAACTACCGACATTGCGAATATGAGTTACGTTGATACAAAAGATACCGCATTACAAGCTTATCTTGAAGATTTTGTTGTAAACCAAGTTCTTGGGAATTTATTTGCGGTCGGAAGTTACTTTACTGGACCGGATCCAAACGGTACCATACCCGGAACGTGGACACAGCTAGGAGCAAATCGGTTTTTAATGTCATCACCGTCAGGTAACGGTATTACGGGCGGAACAAATAGCACAACATTGGCAATCGCCAATATGCCAGCGCATAATCATGGTGGCGGATCGCATAGACATCTTTACATAGAAGCATACGACTCAGGCGCTACAACCGGAGCAAACGATAATAACTCAAGGTTCACTAGCTTTAGAAATACGTTAACTTCCTTCAACACCCCCACAGTTATTTCGACGCAGGGTTCAGGAGTCGCATTTGAAAATAGGCCGTTATATGAAACCGTTGAAATATGGAAGCGAATAGCATAGGAAAAATATGAAAAATATGAAATTTTATCTAGACCAGAACGATAATTCATGGGTTTTTGAAGACGCAGAATTACCCGGAATTATCGCAATTACTGAGCAGAATAACAATGTTACATTACGGCCTCGGCCCGATGAAGCACCCGACGCTGAACCAACACCGCCGACCTTTAGTGAGATCAAAGAGCAAAAGTCGTCCGAAGTTGAACAGGCGTTTCTTGTAGCAACATCAGCGCCACTAACCGTGCTGGGAGTTGACTGGAACGGCGGATATTTTGCCGGGACAAAATATAAAACAGGATATGACCTGTCAGTATTAGCGGAACAACCAGGTGTAAATTTTAAAGATTCCACCGGCGCAACCCAGCCACTCAGCTTAGCTGATGCGAAAACAGTGCTGCTTACACTTGGCGCAGATTACCTCGCTAAGGATGTCACACGCGATACACTCCTGGCAGAAGTTAACGCAGCAACCACCGAAGCAGAGCTTGACGCAATTGTGATAAGTTACTAGGAGATACAATGCCATATTCAATAAATTTAACAGACGGCACCTTGTTTGCTAATTTAGCAGACGGAACCACCAACACCACCAGCAGCATGACGCTCGTTGGCAGGGACGTCCCTACAGGCTGGGGCGAGATTTTAAACGAAAATTATATGCGTTTGCTTGAAAACGGCGCCAATACAGTAGCCCCAAGCGCACTTAGCACACTTACTGGTCAGCTATGGTACGATAAATCCAATGGATTAATCAAAGTTTTCAACAGCACACTATTTAAAACATTGGGCGTCGTGGATGCCCAAGCAATTGAACCAACAGCCCCCGTTACTGGTGACATGTGGTTTAATACTACCCTTGGGCAATTAAATATACACAACGGCACAAGCTTCGTCGGTGTTGCTACTACTGTAGTCGTTTTGAGCGATGGAACAAGCAATCACACTGTAACTCAGCAGTACGTTGATGGAACACTAGTGAGTATAATTAGTGCCGACCCGGCATTTACGCCAAGCCCGGCACTAACCGGCTTTGCGACAATATACCCGGGCTATAATTTAAGCACAGACATTGCTAATGTAGTATTTGCAGGCACCGCAACAAATTCAGAGTTACTTGATAGTCTCGATAGCACACAATTTTTACGCAGTGATACGAACGATACCACTAGCGGATCACTTGGCGTATTGAATGACGCAGGTTTAATTATAGGTGCTGATAGTGATTTACAAATTAGTATCACTGGCACAACAAGTTATATAGAATCGCTAGTATCCGACACTGATTTAATACTACGAGTAAATGATGGCGGTGTAGTAACAGATGTTATTACGCTTGATGGTGCGTCTGCGAGAGCAAGAGTAGACACACCCCTGACCAGTACAGATGTTGCGAACATGGCGTACACTGATACGAAAGTTTCTAGTACTGGCGGCGCCATCTCTGGAAATTTAACGTTTGGTGACAACGATAAGGTTATCTTTGGTGACGGCAGCGATCTCCAAATGTATCACTTAGCCGGTACTTCAACAATACTCAATAATGATGGTGATCTGTTAATAACTAACAACGGCGCTGATATAACTATTACCGCAGCAGCAGCAAGCACAACAGTCGACATTGAAGCCGCTGGTGTAATTTCTGCTAGCTTTGGCGGAGCATCGCAGGAAGCCCTTCTATACTTTGGCGGCGTCCAAACGCTGGCAACAACAGCAACAGGCGTATCAGTCGCAGGCAACGTAGCAGCATCTGCTGCAGCCCCTGTTGCCATTGATGACCTCACACGTAAAGATTATGTAGATGGCATAGTAGTAGCGTTTGACGATCCAACCACATACGGCGTGACCGTGCAGGCCGTATTAAACGGTGCTTGGACGACCGTCCTAGTCGACGCAGACGCAAGATTCGCGTTCGTGTCAGGTTATGCAACCGGCATCTTTGATACAAGTGGCGCGGTAGTAGCATCCTACGCAAGAAAACCAGGGCTCGTGGGAGATGCGGATACGAAGTGGGTTGTTACAGAAGTAGGGCATACAGCGTCCGCAGGCACAAGCGAATCATCAGTACGCTCCGGTTCGGTGCTAGTGGAATGTAACGGCTCGGGAGAAATTGAAATCTACGGATACAAGTCAACAGCGACCGTCGTTGCGCCAATCACAAACGTCACAGTCAAGGGCTACATAAAATAATTTAGTGAACTAAAATCTGCTCCAAAAGCCCTATTTTTGAGCAGAAAAATTACCCATCACCGCAAGAAACGTTAAATACTATTGTTACTTGCTAAAAGTTACAAACACTTAGATCAAGCATTTTATTATCATCTTAAATTTAAGGTGATCTGACAAAATCATTGATTGATGCTATGACTAATATTTTAAGCGGCCTCGAGCTAAGCGACTGCAAGCAATCTAACACTTAAAATCATCTGCGGACACGTGACGGTCGAATATAAATAGCAGAAATCGCCCAGCCATAAACCCGGCGTGTTTTTCATTAAAATGTTTATATGCTCTTCCAGCTGAGACATTTTTGTTATAGAGAACAAAGTATTTTTGTCTCACAGCAGCAAGCCGCTTCTTTGTAATATACGACTCATCTCTGCTCAGCAACGAACTCAGTACGCCGATCATTTCCGCCACACGCTTCTTGAATATAATTGATTGTAATTCCGTAAAATTCGCAGGCAGGCCAGCAACATCACACTCGGTGCCCTTAAGCTGTATCATGATATATTCAAGTTCGAGCTCCTGTAAGGCATCTCGTGCTTTTTGTACAATTTCTGCGTTCTGTGTTTTCGTAGGTTTCATAATTTTTTAAAAGCGTTGATAATAGCAACTGCAATATCGCTCTGCGCCTGCCTTGACCCAGAAACTGATGGATTGATGTTTTTTGCGAGCAGTAATTTTATATGAGCCTCTCGCATCAACATTAGTGCCCACTTATACACTTCTTTGCGAAACTGCTTGTCGCTAAATTCCTTCTTTAGCCTCGCTAGCCCACTAGGGCCATGTACAAGATCTTTGAAAGTTATGTAATAATACGAAAGCACCGCCTCTCTGTGCCGAGCCTGAGCATCCGCAGCAAAATCCATCGACTGTGTCTTTAGCTCAAGGATTGTATTTAGCTTGCCTAGTTCGTGATCAATCAATTTAATTATTGGATCTTCTTGTGTTTGGTGCGTCATTATTTTGTATCTCCGAACGTGTATTTATGAATTATCGCGCTATCCCGACAAGAAAAAGCGTGAAGTTGTGCTACAACCTTTGCTTGGTTAAACGCATAATTCCACATGTTCATCTCGTCCATGGCATGGGCAAGACTGTCGAAGTTTCTAGCTATACCGGTGCCATGCAGCTGGCGCAGTTCAGCCCGCAGTGCGGTGTGAATCTGTGCGCTTGATGCGACTACGATACCTTGTTCTTTTGACATAATCTTCCTTTGCTCGTTATCTAACTGTTATATACATTATATGACAAGTAGCGCCAAAGGTCAACCTCTATTTGCGGTTATTTGTAATTATTTTAGGGTTCTTTTACTATGATTTGCTGGTACTGATACGTGAATGTCGTTTAAAAACGCCGCTAAGAACCAGTATTCTTAACCTTTTCATAGACTTAGCGCATTATATCCTCACCTAGCAAAAACAAAAATGCCCTTATAAATCAAAGACTTACAAAGGCACGAATGCTACACAGGGAATTATTAAATTATACAGAGAATGGGTAATTCAGCTTAGGATGATGCCGATAATTGAGTAATTTTATGTCAGCTGTGCTAAAATCATCAATATCTGTAATATCAGGGTTCAACCAAAGCTCTGGTAATTCTAGCGGCTCACGCAAAATCTGTTCTTCTGCGGTGCTAATCTGATTCTTATAGATGTGCGCATCCCCGACAACGTGTACAAAATCGCCCACCCCGAGCCCGCAAACCTGCGCCAACATGTGCGTAAGCAGCGCGTACGAGGCGATATTGAAGGGAACACCAAGGGGGAAATCTGCACTACGCTGGTACATTTGGCAATCAAGATTACCATCCGCTGTGACGTTGAATTGCGCCAGCAAGTGACACGGAGGTAGCGCCATGTTGTCGAGTTCGCCGGGATTCCATGCTGTGAGCAAATGCCTCCGACCAAATGGATCATTCTTAATGTTTCTCACCAAATTCGCGATTTGATCAACTTCTGTGATCCGACCCGACATGAGCCCACCTTCGTGATCAGGAGTGAGGCTGTCAAACGATTGCCAGTGCCGCCATTGCACCCCGTACACTCGCCCGAGATCACCAGTAAATTTTGCCTTATGTTTCCAATACCCAGCCTCGGCATTTGCGGTCCAAATAGTTTTTTTCTCAGCGCTAGTACTGCCGTGTAGAATTTCACACAGGCGCCGCTCATCTCCACTGCCCTCAAGGAACCACAACAATTCAGATACGACGGATTTCCACGCCAATCTTTTTGTAGTCAGCGCGGGAAAACCAGCCTGTAGATCATACCGAGTCTGCATGCCGAAGAGTTGCACAGTGTCAGTGCCGGTCCTGTTGATCCGCTCTTGTCCGTGCTCGATGATATTTTTAAGATCTTGTAAATATTGTTTCATATTGCCTCTAAAATTTCAGGTTGTCTCGGATTAGTGAATTGAATTTAGTTTCTGTAACTAAAACTAGTGAATCTTTTTTGTAGGCATCTTTTATATTACTAGAGACAACCTCACCAGTATTAGTGTCCATTACGCCTACATCAAATTTTGAGTCTAATGCTTGCCATAATTTTTCACCTTCCGATGTCTGCTGAATGTCGCTCATTAAATTCATATCTTCAAAATGCTTGATATAATAATACATTTTAATTGCTAGATTTTTTCCACGATGCTCTTGCGTTATATATACACGAACCGTTTGCAAGTATGTCTCAAGCCTTGGAGTTTCTACTATTTTAGTAATAACGGCTCCAATTATATTTTCACCATCAATTAAAAAGTACACTGTTGAATCACTAAGTTCACTTTTTACAAGGTCGAAATTGTCAACTATTCCTATTTTACGGCCACTATTTATATCAATCTTGTCAAGAGGAATGATACTTTTTTGAACGGACTCAACCTCGGTTACTTTCAATCTCGCCGCCGCCAAATTTCATAGGTATGTGTTAGTGACAGTTGTGATCGCAAACTATAAAAATCTCGCTCAAGAAGCTCGAGATTTATTTTTGTATCACATTCGTATTCGCCAAAGATGCGGGTTAGGTGTATTTCTGTGAATTGATCCCATAGTAATTTTACAAGGATCGCGCCACCAATGCACCAGTCAACGTGCGAAAGATCCACACCACTTAGATTTTTAATTTGCTCGACACCTGTTGGCAAATCAAGGTCGGTACTACTGGCAACGATGTTTTTTCTATCGGGCAACGGCTTAGGCATGCCTTTTGCTTCCCAGGTCCCACGTCCCATCAGAATTGTTGTACCAAGTGTAAGTTCTTTAAATCTTGCTAGGTCTTTGTCTTGCTTGGGCCACGGCATCGAGCTTCGGTGCCCGATACCACCATTTCTCTCACATGCTAATATTAATTTCATCGTAATCCTCTTAGTAATTGGTTAGTTTGCGCTTGCACTTCGTTCGCAACATGCTCAACGTCTAAATAAAAATGTACGGCTTTAATATTATTGTCGTGCTCTTTAAAAACCTCGGCTACAATCTCTTCAAGCCCATTATCGTCAAAACCGTCTTTTCGAAACTGTTGAATGTTGATATCTTGTTCATTGTCATTCTCAACCGGGGCGTGAAACATTATACTGATATTACGAATAAATTCCATCGGAATATCTGTCTTCTCAATCGAATTAATTAATGTTTCCCACCCGTCTAATCTTTCTTTGTCACTCAGTTCAGATTTCATCAGCCAGGATTATTTACTGGCTGCTTTTTTCTTTGCGACACGCTTTGGCTTCAATTTTGGATTTAGCTTGTAAGCTTCTTTTTCAAGATTCTTACTCTCAGCGACCAACGAAGCGCCCTCAGCGGCCATCCGCTTGGACTGGTCCAACATATCCGAGCCGAGCTCACCATCATCCAGTGCGCCATCACCAGCCGCTTCGATCGTCACGGCATTGCGTTTTGCCTCTGCCGGATCCACGAGCCCAGCGTTCGCGTCAACCTCTGCGAGCTTTTTAGCGGCGTCACCACCAGCTTCCATGCCATCAAAGATTTTGTTCAGCTCGTCTAAGCGTACGTGCGACGAGGCGTTGGGAGTGATGACAATCTGATTCGTTTGTACTTTTTTTAACTTGCCCTCAACGTGCAACGATTGCAACATGGGGCGACCATCCGGCATCAAACTTCTGCCCATCACGTCTGCGAGAGAATTCTCACTCTGTGCGGTCTCACTTTCTATAACTTTCATCACCGCGTCGTGTATTTCACGTTTTAGTGTATCCGGGTAAATTACCAGGGCCATGTGAGTTTCGTCCGGGACCGTGCGGAACATGATCGCGACACTGCGATCACCATGCTTGCCGATATGTTTCATAAATGCCATAATTGTATCTCCTTATTCCGCGTTCGCAGCTGGTGCGATTGGTGTATTCATAACAGGCGCGGCCGGTGCGATTGGTGGCTGCTCACCCTCTTTTATTGTTCTTCCAGGCGGCGGCGTAGGCGCAGCTTCTGCTGGTGCTGCTGGCGCTTCTGCTTGTGCCGCTGGTGCTGGTTTAATGGCCGTGATAAAAGCGGCTAATTTAGCGTAGGCATCGCCAACAATTGTAAATTCTTCTGTCTTAAATACGCCACGCTTGGACGCGACATCAATGATATTGCGCAGATTTTCGAGATCCTGTATTGAAAGTGATGGTACACCTGCGGGCGCAGCATTAGAAACTTTAGGAGTTTCGTCAACTACTTCGGCAATTACTTCGTCTGTTTTTTTAGTCATTTATTAATTCCTCTGTATGTAAATGTTACAGTATTTAACCACTGCACAGCTCACCGCAGAATTTCAATAACCGTTTTATTTAAAAAACATCGCGTACATTGTAGCATCCGCAGGATTCTCAAACCCGATACGATATTTAAAATCCACTAGCCAGTGCATCGTTTTATTAGAGTCGACAATGGCCTCAATGGCAAATCGCCCAGCGATATTTTGCTCAGCCCATGCTAAGACTCTTAGGCGCTCCTCATTGTGATTAAAAGTGAATTGCGTGAAGTGTGCTGGAATAAAATTTAGTTGCTTTGTATTGTGCCAGTCCATTGGATTGATGTCTTTTACATTCATAATGCCTACCCGTATTTTAAATTAAATATAATCGCATCAGCATCTTCCTCGAAAATTACCACCGTAAACATGACGAGATACAATCCGTTACAGTTCTCAGCAAGCCACAGCTCGATGTCTTTTCTCTTATCAGTTGTAGTTCCATTCATCGCATCTAGTGAGGCTATCATGTCTACTGGGTAGGTAAATCTCACCTGGATACAGTTGGAACTAAAATCTTCGAAATCGTATGTTCGCATATCTTATGTGCCTGCGCACAATTTAAATATGACGCAATCTTGCTCTTTGGCAAACTGTATGATATTGCCCTCGGTATAAAACCGACCGGTTGTAAATTTGTGAATTTTTGCAACGACCTCCGCGCGGGTCATATTATCTGGAATTCGTACTGGATAATCCTGCCCGTCCTCAATGGGGTCAACTAGCCATCTACGGGCGATCTCATCTTCAACCTTGCAAGAAAGTGGCCTAAACATTGTCAAATCCTAGTTTAAATATAAGTTCATCTGCTTCGTTTTCAAATGCAATTTGAGTGCTGCTAAGGGAAAACCGACCTGTTGTATACTTGTCTAGCCATGTCAATATCTCAGTGCGAGAATACCGCCTTTGAATCGTAATTAATTTCATATTATACTGGTTTGTTATCCACAGTCGTCGCCCGGCAATCCGAAATTCCACACTTTTTGTTAAAGCCCCTGAAATCATGACGGAACACTTATTTTCTTTAGTTCATATTCGACCTTACACTTTGCAATAACGTCAAACATCTTGAATGCGGTCGCGTCCTTGCGACTGTATAAACATAAAACATTGTGCCCAAGATAAAATCTACCGGTGCTGTGCGTAGCAAGCCACTCTCGCAGTATCTTTTTAAATACCATGTCATTGCCCGGCAACTCAAATACATTTGCGGTACCATCGTTACACGGCCAAAGGATCCGCCGACTCCGCATTGAATCTTTTTCCTTACTGTTCATGCGTGTCTTTCAATCTCATTTTCACGGTGTACAGAGATACCGCCGAATTTCGCCCGCTTCGCATCATTGTACATATTAATGTACTCGTCCAACGTGTAGTCCTTGCCGAAGATCTGCTCTACGATCGCGATAAATTCATCATCTGACAGTCGATTATTAATTATGCCATCCGTTCGCACTGTGATATTACTCATGAAAAATCTCCGCGGACCATCCGCTTAGCATTCTGTAATCCTTCCGCCTGCGCCCTGCCGATTTCTCGGACCTAGGTACGCGCGGATCAGGTGTTTAAAAAGTTGAGTCCAGGTTTCCATTGGTTACTTATCGTTCTTATGTTCGTCATAATAAGCTGTGGTGCCAAATGGTGCAACAATGCTGGTGCTACCGTGTATAACCCAAAGCGTATCTACATAATCCTCATCACCCCAGCTACCAAACGGATAGCCGTCTGTAAAACATATTAGGCGCTCGGGCTCAATTTCATGTTCTTTCATGTATTCAAAAATTGGTTCAAAATCAGTACCACCAAAGCCACCCATTTCGTACTCTTCGAGTGTAATGATGTTATCACTATTGAATTGTACTGGATTATGAATAGCAGTATCAAAACAGAATAAATGTATCTTGTAAGCGGTAAATGATTCCATACAACCTTGCACTTCACTAAGGAAGTCGCGGAGCATATTATGGCTAATTGAACCAGATGTGTCAATAGCAACAGCAATGTCGATAGCCTCACCTGGGTTCATGCCCGGCATAATTGCATCCATGTGCCAGCTTCGGCGTGAAGGGCGCATCCAAGTATAATCATCTTTAATTGCTGATGTAAGATTTAAGTTAAGCAGTTCACGCCAGTCCATCTGCGGCTCGGTGAGTTCCTTTAGCATTTTTTTAACATTGCCGGGGATATTGCCTGCATTTGGCTCGTTGCTTGCGGCGTTGATTACAGCTTCCTTAAATTCATCTCGGATTTCGTCGCGCATGGCTTTCGTGATCTTCGGACGACCTTTGCCCTCACCTTCCTTACCATCACCATCACCCTCGCCATCACCCTCACCATCGAGATGCTCGTCTAACATTTTGTCAAGGAGATCATCCATGTCGATGTACTCAGCATTTTCCTTCAGGAGGTCGTAAACTTCCTCAGATGGCATGCCCTTGTATTTGCGATCATATAAAATTTCAATAGTTGTAATTTTGCGACCAATATTGTGATCGACTAAATCAGTATTCACACAATAGTCGTTAGCAATGTTCCAAAGCTGGGGATCACGATTATCACGACGGCCAAAGTGATCATATACACAATGTAGAACCTCATGACCAAAGCCAAATTCCATCTCTTTTTGGTCCAACATATTTACGAAGCGTGAGTTATAGTAAAAGTGCCGACCATCTGTGGCTAACGTAGGAAGCCATTCATCAGCATTTACGAGCTTTAATCGTGTAGCTAGGTTGCCGAAAAATGCCTGTTTTAGCAGCAACGACACACGAGCGCCAATAAGCTTTTCCCGCGCATCATAATCAACCGCCGGGTCCGTAGGACCTAATAGGTCACCGTGTGCTTTTTTTGTGTCTTTGCTTGCTGTAGTATGATCTGACATAATTTTGTTCCTGTTTATTAACTTATATAACTATTATACGACATTTAGCCTTAGAGGTCAACCTCTAATTTAACATTTTCGCGTATTTCTCAGCTAATTTTTGGTTATGGGTTGCGGTTTTAGCGTCTTCAATTGCTTTTTCCGCTGTGGTTTGGTTGGTAAGAACATACGTACCATTGGGTAATTTCCTAGGAATTGCCCTATTTTCAGCAAATCCGCCTATTATTCTTAAAGCAGCCTCCGCCTCAATTAGCTGAAATACAGCAAATGAGTACGATGTAGGGTCTGTTTTATTTGATTTTATGATGTGATTTAAGATATTAACAAGGTGACGTACTTTGAGGTCCTTGACAAGGATTTCACGACCATCATATGATCCCCAAAATGTTTCTTCTCTGTTCATTTTGCACCTTGTAAGTTGAAGAATTTCCACTTGGAAAGCCGGGTTTCCCCGGCTTTCGTTGTTGAGGCTAGCGGTTAGTCGCTAGCGTTAATGATGTACTTTCCGTAACGCTCGTGGAACTCGTCAAAGTTCTTAAGCTTAGTAGGTAACATCGGCAAGTTATAAGTGGTAAGTGCCACTCGAGCACCCATAACCACCAGCTCAGTTTCGAAGTTATCCATCATAAAGCGGAAGAAGTTATCTGCCATGGCGTGGAATTCATTGTCTTTTACCCCATTGTCGATAGCTGCTTTCAGCTCGTAGCACATAGATACCACCAGCGAGTACATTGCTGAGATTTCCTGTACTTCTAACTTTTTAACCTTACCTTCGAGGATTTCGCTCGGGTTAGGCATTTTGCTAGCAACCTTACGATGCGCAACAAACTTCACAGCTAAGCCTTCACCTACAGTACCAGCGACTAAGTCAGTGACAGTGCGAGTATCTAAGCTGTCATCTGCGATTAAATCGCTTACGAATGCCCAAGAGCGTGGTGTTGCGAATGCGCGACTTGAGCTTTTAGCGTCAAAATCATACAGATCTTGCTTGGCAAAGTTCAAATAACCAACAACATCCTTGTGCATGTTATTTTTAACTGCCCATTCAAACCAATCGTCGAATGAAACTTTCATTTCAAAGTGGACAAAACGGTTAGCTAACGGAGTTGGCATACGGAATGTAACGCCTTTGTCACTTTCGCGATTACCAGCAGCTAAAATAACGACGTTTTCAGGAAGTTTGTACTTACCAATACGACGATTTAAGATAAGCTGATAAGCAGCCGCAAGCACCGATGGTGGAGCACTGTTCATTTCATCAAGAAACAACACTACAACCGGCATATCTTTAATTTTAGTGGTTTCATCGTGCTCACCAACGTTATCAAGCAATGCGTCAATAACTAATTGTTCACCTTGTGGTAAATCAACAGGCTGTGCCCAATCCATGATACCGGCATCTTTGTTATAAAAAGGAATACCACGAATGTCGGTTGGTTCCATTTGGCCCAGACGCAAATCATACATAGCGCCACCTAATTCGGTACAAATACCTTCAACTAATTCTGACTTGCCAATACCTGGTGGACCCCAAATAAATGCTGGACGTTTAACTGCGAAACAGCGCATGATTGAATTACGTACTTCTTTGGCTGTTAATTGGCGATGTTCTGACATATTCCTACTCCGGTTATTAAATAAATTGTTACTGTTAAGTGTACTAATTATACGACAGGTAAATCTAAAAGTCTACCTATAATATACATTTTTTAAAATTAATTTTGCTTGTTTCCTAACTGTTATATACATTATATGACATATAACACCAAAGGTCAACCTCTATTTCACTTATTTTAAAGGAATCTTACTCTAGTACGGTCTGCGTTCTTAAACTTCACTTCCCAGCTGTCATGCGGTTCATGCGGGTTAATACCAACGGTTGTACCAAACCGTGAATGTTTCATACCATCAGCATTTAAGTACTGGAACCCGTGATAATTGTCACTTTCCATTAATACTGTTTCAATCGTAAGGATTAATGCTTCGCGCCCCGCAATATCTGCATCATTCATATTACGAATCTGATTATTAACTAGTGATTTGAATCTTTCTATACTAAACGTCTTTCTAGCCATGGTATTTACCTTTGCTCGTTATCTAACTGTTATATACATTATATGACAAGTAGCCCAAGATGTCAACCTCTAATTTTAAATATCGTGCCATTTCTGCCATCTTTTCACTAGGATTTTTATAAGTCATTGAAATCGTTACGGTTAATATTTTATGTGGTGTGCTAAGTTATTGTTTTATAAAGAGAAATCAATTGAATTTTAAATGCCGAGTTTTGCGCGGTTAGTGTGCCAGTGCCTTTAGTGTGTACGATCATCGTCATTCTCAGCAATATAATCGAGAATTTCGTATCCGGAAATGCTGATTGTATTGTAATGACTACCGAACACTGTTAGCAGTTGTTTCTTTGCGAACTCAATAGTAATACCTCTGTTTATCATTAATGTAACATCGCCTGGGCCTTGGTCAGTATCAAATTTAAATTTAACCTTTCTGACGAAATCGGTCGCAATGTTTGAATTATCGTTCCAGCTTGGCATAATCCTATTTCCGCATCATTTTATCGAGAACTTCTGCCTGTTCTTCTTCATGAGTTTGTCTATACTCGACTATCTCCCGCATGCCGAATATTACCGGATTTGGCCGATTACAGCAGCGTCGACCGTTAAAAGTTTGCCCAAGTAGGTGTATGATCCCACAATTTTTACATTGGCATTCGTTTACCATTCTAGTTGTTCTTTTTGGCATCATTTTTCTCGATAGTTCGCGCAACTTGCACGATGGCGTGTGGTAATTGCTCGCTTGGCATTTTGTCTATAATTTCGCTAAGATGGTACTTTGCGAGCATATCTGGATCGTACATGAATTTGTCAGTACGCTGTTCTGCCGGCCCATACATACGCACGAACAGGACTTGCTGAAAGTGATTACATTTTCTGAGCTGAATTTTCAAGATTTCGCGCCGCGATTTTCTCTGCTGCATTAGTTCAATTTTTGTCATTTTTAATTTTCTTAACAAACATAATCTGCGCAGGCGCGACCCAAATCACGCAATCCTCACCACGTGTGAATTCTTGAGCCGCATTTAACCAAAAACCCGACAGCGCGTCGGCTATTGAAGGTATAAAAATCTCAAAATTAAACTCCCACTTCTGGGTCATTTCTTCAGATAAAATTACTTGGTATCTTAAGTTTGCTGTAGTTTTTGCCATACGCCATCCTCCTCACTTTTGCGGAAAAATTTTAATTCTTTTTTCTGTACGATTCGTTCAAATAGCGATGGTCTTCTCCACCGCCCGACGATTTTTGTGTAGTGAGTTACAAACTGGCTAGCATCGCCGCATTGCGGACAAACGCCGTTGGTACGATATACATCATCCTCAGTGAGTTGATCGCCAGTTATTGGGCAGATTTTAATGTGACTGTACTTTTGATCAGTCTGCATTAGTCTGTCCAGATGAAGCCGCAATCGTTACATTGCGCTTGGGCATATATGTGAGTGTCGATATTTTCGAGATTCTCGTGTGAGCACTTGCTACATTTCTCGAGCCGGACCACTTTTCGCTGTGCCTTTTTAAGCTGATTTTCAGCCAGCGCAAGGCCTTTTTTAGCCTCAAGCAGTGCTTTGTCTACTTCTTCAAGACCGATTTTTGTAATAGCCATGATGTCTCCGTTGAGTTATTAAGTTTATTAATGCTGATACCGAGTGAGATTTCTCTTTGATTTGAAATTTCGTATTAGCAGAAGTGGTGAAATACACGCAACCGCCGCAGCAACTATAACTAACAGAACCGCCATTAATATTACCGACGGAACTAGCAAACCGATAACCGCAGCTCGACTAACCCGCTTGTCACCATTAGAATTTGTTTCACCATCAAAAATTTTATATAGAATATTCATTGCGTGTCATCCTCGTTTAATAATTGCTGGATTGTTTGGAATTTGTGCCCATCCTGGGCTAATTTTTCTAATCGCGATATAAAATGCGGCACACCATTTGGAGCAAACCAAGTATCCAATTCAAACTCATTTGTGCCTGCACTTCCATTTGTTATACACGGTCTGCCTTCTTCATCGGCTATTAGCAAAATCATATGTTTTTTGTGTGAAGTTGACATTTCGTACACAACCCCATAATATCCGTAATGCTGATTGCCACGATTTGTAATTCGAACTATCATTATTTCTTACGCCTGTTTATTAATTTATGTAACTATTATACGATAGTTAGCTATAGAGGTCAACCTAAATTTTACCGTTTTGAAGTTATTCCTCAATGAGGTCACCGGTTGTTGAATCAGAATATGCGGCTGTTGTAACAGTAATGGTTTTTAACAGTCGACCACTGCCATTGCAGGATTCGCAAACGGTAGTCCAGTAGGTGTATTCACATCTGTGATAATCATCAATTTCTTGGTTTTGTTTGGTTCCATCCCCGTTGCAGGCACCGCAAATTATTATCTCTGTTGTTTGATTTTCCATAGTTAATCCCATAGGTCTCTAAAATATTTGCCGAAAAGCAGTAATCCATTATTGATGCGCTTGTGATGCGCTTTTGATTCTTTTTTGTGAAATACATGAGTGTCTTTTGGCCCAGCAACGATCTCGCTCATTCCGCTACCGTCATTTAGATCAACGAACTGAAGGTCGGAAATCCCAGTGTGAAACTGATCTTCGTTGTTATCGTCTACGATCTGTTCAAAAGCCCAGATCATTTCTGCCAGGGCCCACTCCCATCGAGCGTGTAGCAAATCATCATCGTCAAGATCCTGGTGCTGATTGAGACTGGTACTGCGTAATTCTTCAGGCACGTCTTCGTTGGCGACCATACCACTACCGTGCTTGGTCGCTTGTAGCTGCTTGAGCATAGGTAAGACGATCAAGCCCAACGTATGGTCCATGCCCCAGGTGTCAAATTTGTCGATTTTAATTTCAATTTTACGATGTTTCTTGGAATCAAGCCAAGTAAAGAATGGCATTGATTTCTCCGACCATTTCTCAAAGAATTCACCGTCGGTGAATTTGTCTATCCGGTCTTCGCCAAAGATGGGCTTAAACCAATCAACCACCTGATAGGGGCCTAAGTACATTGAATATTTTCCGATTTTTACTTTCATGCTATATTCCTGGTTAATAGAACTATTAATTTAATAGAACTAGTATACAGTACTAGCAGTGCAATGTCAACCTATATTTTACCGTTTTCGGTGAGATATACGTAGTTTGCGAGATGTGCTGCGATGACCTCATCTTTGCTTTGCCCAGAGTAGGCTACAGCGTAGCGTTCAGTTATTAAGAATTCGTTTAAATTGACAGCATTATCAGCCACCCAAAGATTACCGAGAATTCGCCCAAATTTTCCTTTTTCGTCTAATTTAGTTTCAATTAGTATTTTTTCACCAACTGGGCAAAATGCTTCAACAATTGATTTTGCAAGAAGACCAAATTGTTTTTCAAGATCATCACGTGTCCTACATTCAGGTGTATCAACACCTAACAATCGGATACGCTGCTTCTTCATCCAGATGCCAAACCCTAAATCAATGTCTACGTCTACTGTATCGCCGTCAACGACCCGATCGATAATTGCATTGTATATAAATGGTTTCATATCGTTACTGTTTGAGACTTTCTGAAAACAATGTATGCGAATGTTTGGCTCGGCGTTCGCCAACAAGTTTGTGCGTGTTGACTTTTCTTCGACAAGATCTAATTGTTACTATGTTCTTAACTGAGACGCATGTACTATAATATGCATTTGCAAGTGCGACTGACGCGATAAAGAGGTTGCTAATTATGATGTATGTTGGGGTGAATATATCACCGGTACTAACTGCATAAAAATGATATATTACATAAAGCATTATTCCAGACCCAAAGAGAAAATGTACAGAGTCTATTCTTTTCGTTTGTTTGCCGATCCATAATAATGCCATTATTACAACTGCTGCGGTAATTGCTGTAATGTACGGTGCGAATGTTTCCATTTTACGATCCTCCAGATTTAAGAAAATTCTGTAGTAAAAAGAACCCAGCTGACGCGATGCCAGTGAGAAAAACCCAAAGGAATTTTTCATTAAATTTAATACGATGTTGGTCACACCCGTGTGACACGTATAACTTGCCTACCTTTTCCTCAAGTGATTTAAGATCATTTGTTAGTGTTAAATCATTATCCTTCATATCAACTCGCAAACCGCCAATCCGACCGAGGACATCCGACTGGTCGCGAGTCATGTTTTCTTTTAAGTTTTTTGTAATGATAGTAATCTCTGACGACAGGGTAGCGAGAGAGCTCTCAATATCTCGGAGTCGCTCATCTAATTTATCTAATTTTTTATCTACAATTGCCATCGTTGTTCCTATATTATATTATATTAATATAGGTATTTATGCAAATGAATGAGATTTTGGTTATTAAGATGAATACCTGCACTAACTTGCCACGACGTGATGTACTTGATAGGAAGCTTCAAATCCGAACCCACCAATCATGAAGGTAACGATACGTGACGGATTTTCTGCGGGATTTGATTCTTCGTGATAATCATAGATGCTAGCAATTACATAATCAAAATCATCCTCATCCGGCACTTGAAATTGTATTGCCCACTCGTTGAATGTGTCTCCAGTGCCAGTTTTTGTTGGCGGACCAAATCTTTCTACTAGTTTATTAAACGTTGTAGTGAGAGTGCCACGCTTGCTCGCGCCAGATAAGTCAATTGACTTATCAACCTCAATTTTTATGTTGTGCATTTGTCGCTCCTAAATATATATTTATAGCTTTGGCAACAAATGTTCTTTAAGAAAAGCTGAAACGACTTGACTGACGGCCTTACCGACGGGTTTAAATTCGTCTTGTTTCTTCCAGTCAGCAGGGAGGTCCTCGTCTTTTATCATATCTTTTAAAACGTCGTCTGCCATCAGTCTTATAACTCGGCCAAAATCCTTTGGTCCAAGCTCGCCTTCCTTGCTGAGCACAGCAGCAAGCCGGTTATGGGTTACATACTGGGAAACAATTGGAATGAAGGAATTTTCTACACCTTCCTCTCTGGGCTTCCGTTGTTTCTTCTCGGCGAATTTCGGTGCCTTACTTTTTATCATGACCCGACTGCCATTGTTTAAGTACAAGGGCTCGCCTAGCGGCTTGAGAACAAAACCTTCGGCATCGTTATCGCCCAACCGGTACTGGCAGATATTTTCAGCACCGTACAGAGCCTCCGCGACCGACGAAATGAAAATGCTCGAGAGAGCTAGTCCATCACTAAGTGACTTGAACTCACGGAGCGTCGGAACGTACTTGAGACCATAGCCTTCAATCTGTGCCTTGGCAACTTCGTAGGCGACCGCCTTCCCATCAACTACAAGGTCAAAGGCCATAAATTCTTTCTCAGGGCCGTAGTCAATCCCGGACTGTATTCCAGGCCCAAACAATTCCCCGTACACCTGAATCTGTTCAGCGTTGGGGTACTCGCATCTTTTTAAATTTAAAATTCCTGTACTGTATCTGTCGACTACAGCCTGGCAATGATAGAACTTACCATCCACGATATTATTACGTGATGAAATCTCAATGTCCCTACCGTCACACAGAAATGAGAAGTTCGCGCCATGAATCTTCTCATGCGCGATCCAGCGAACATTTTTATCAAACCCGTGCTCTTTTAGAATTGCAATGTATTTTTCACGGTAGTGATTTTCAATATCATTGAACTTTTTAAATTTCATGGTAATGTTAACCTTGTTAAATTAATTATAATTCCAGTAATGATACCGATGCCAACACATTGAAAATACGTTACAGTGATGGCGACAAACATTCCGATGAACATCGCCACGGCCCATCCTAAAAGGGCGAATGGCGTCGACGCAACTAGCAGAACAACGCCTACGATTGCGATAATTATCGCGCAAAATCCGATTACTTCAAGTGTCTCGCGCATTATTCCTCCGGGTGTTTACTTTGATAATCAGTGATAGCAGCTTTGATAGCATCTTCCGCTAGTACCGAACAATGTATTTTTACCGGGGGCAAAGCGAGTTCGTCCGCTAAATCGGTATTTTTGATTTGCCCGGCCTCACCCAACGTCTTGCCTTTTACTAGCTCAGTTAGCAAAGAACTGGACGCAATAGCACTGCCGCATCCGTATGTCTTAAAAACCGCGTCCTTAATGATGCCATGATCGACTCTTATCTGTAATCGCATCACATCTCCGCAAGCTGGCGCACCTACCATCCCGGTGCCAACATCATCAGCATCGTCCATGTTGCCTACATTTCTTGGATTATTGTAGTGATCCAACACGTTTTCGCTATATGCCATATTAAAATGCTCCATAATTTACTTGGAAGACATCTAGCCCCAGGTGTCTCCACATGTGTACAACTTGGTCACGATCGTCAAACACACCGAGTACATTATACTTACCTTTGATATGTTGATTGTATATTTCTTCCTTAATCAGGGTATCCTTGCGAGAATCGCCTGCTGGGCGTATGAAAAAATCATGATAATTAACGCCATTATCCTGCATCCACGCCACCGAGAGATCCTTGCAGCTACCGTCACGACCGCTAAGCATAATTATCTGTGAGTGCAGAGCGAGGGCATTCACGACGGATATTATATTTTTCTTGGGCAGGTCAGTATCAACCTTCATCCATTCATACGGACCACGACCGTTCATCTGTGCTATTGTACCGTCGATGTCACACAGGTAACAGTCCGGGAGCATGTTATCGTACACTGGAATCTCTGGGAACCAAACGCCACGGCCTCTCTCGAACATGCCAGTGATGACACGCTGCCCCACAGGAAATTCACGCCGAGCGTCACGATCGAGGCAGACGCCAAGATGAACGTCTGTAAATAATTCTTCGCGATACCCGACCCCTTCACTCTTCGCAAACTTCTTCCAGTTGGCGTTCCTGCCGGGGTTCAGATTCGTGTCTGACAGAATCACAGATTTTCCATATCTAAGCGCGATGTGTACAGTCTCTAGCGCAATCGCAGATACAGCGTTCTCACGCCACTTAGAAAATTTATTGTAGCGTTTCCGCCCCTGCAGCGCAAGCCGGATGTCATCACGATTCACATTCACGTACTCGGGGTGAGTATCAATCCACTCGTTTGTCCACATTGTCTTGCCACTTGCTGGAAGTCCAACAGTTATGATTATTTCTTGCATTTTCTCATCCAAATATTATTTTACAACGTAATTATAACAGCTTACAGGATAGCAGTCAACCTCTATTTTGGATCAACTTCGATTATTAATCCAGGGTTAAATCCAGCATTCTCATAAGTTATTTCACCAGTATGCCAATCACGACGAGGATAACCTTGCTGGTTACTAACCACTCGTGTGCCGTCAAGATCTTCATCAGTCGAATCATGCGTATGACCAAATACAAAAAGTTTTACATCTGAATCTCGGATCTTATCCTCGAGCCCAGTGTTACAAAATCCGTAGGTAATGTCGCTCATCGGAAAATTCTTATGCAACCGCAGCAACGGGTGATGGTGCGTAATCACAACATCAGCATCCCAGTTGATTTTCTCGCGCGTACGCTCGTTGATAAGAATTGAATCATGGGCGGTAAATGGAAAACCGTCACCTTTCGTAGAATTGGTGATAATGCGGAAATCATTCATTCCGTACCCAACACGCCGCATGACGTCACGATCCCCACCTTTAAGGTCCGTCCACAATGTGCTACCCCAGAAGGTAACGCCATCCAGCACCAAGTTATCGGTGCCGATACTTTCCTCTAAGAAATGTATGCCTTCTTCCTTCGCAAAATCCGCAGCCTCGTCAATCACCGCTGGATAATCATAATTGTAAAATTCGTGATTTCCTAACACGTAGATTATATGATCTGTAGTTTTTCTAAGATCATCGAAGTATTTCTTCAATAAGGGCAGATTGCTAACGAGCCCAATATCGCCCGCGGCAATGACGACATCAGACTTCACTGTTGGTTTTTGCCACTGCCCCATCTCGATGTGCATGTCGCTAGTTAAATGAATTTTCATAATTTCTTAAATATCCCAGTTAATTTTCTTAAGTTGTTTTAGCAGGCACTCATTCCAGTCGGGCTCAGTGCCTGAGTAGTACTTCATCGCAAGCATGAACTCCATCCAGTCTAAATTTTCCTTACCTTTGATTGCGTAATCCTTGCGTGATAAATCTTTGTTTTCCTGCCAGTACTTTGTCACCGTGTTTACATACCCATTCGCGACCGTAATGACACTGTGCTGTAACGCCTGCATCTCCGCCAAGACCTCTGGTTGATCCGCGAGCAACGTAAAAATATCATCCGCCTCATCCTTCAACACCAGCTGGACGAAAGCGAGAGGCTGGTTTACAAAATCCTTAGCACGATGCCGCTCGAGGTACCAGTCCGCTTTTTCCTTCCACCAGTTGCCCTTGTCATCCAGCACAACGTAGCCTTCCAAATTCGTAACCGTGTCAAGCTCGAGCAAAGCGCCGACGTCAGCCGACCCTGTGAAAAATTCCTTAGGGATGCTCCTTGGATCCATGTACCCACCACTCTCACGCTGTCGCACATTTAGCACAATCAGCCGCGGTTCCGGGTAGTGTAGCACAATTCGAAATTTCGGATCCGGCGACACCAACTCCATATTCACCGTGTAGCCATCCGCCTCACACCACTTCACAAAATCGTACATCGCCGTGTCAGCAAACAAAAGTTTCAACGCGAGCTGCGCATAGTCCGACCCGATGCTAGTCTTGGACTTTAATAAAATCTCCCCATTAGCGTTTAAGTACGAGCTAATCAGCGAACCATCCGCCTTGTGCATGACGTAAGCTGGCGTACCGTAGTTGATGAAATCAACCTCGCCTTGCAAAGTCCGACTATTGTGATTGAAAAACTTGTGCATTGGGCGTGACGCGATGCGAATGAACTCACCATCTGCAGTAGTTTCGAACATAATTCCGCGAGATTCCAACGCACTCGGTAGCAGCCAAGATTCACGATCAGTAAAATGATAACTGAAAATTCGATAGAATTCATTATTTGATAGCACTTGATCTGAATGATAAAATGGAGTATCATCATTGTCGGATAATGCTAATAAGTTCGTATATAAATCTTTCATTGTGCCCTCTTGGCGTCCTGTTGCGATTAGACTTCTTCAGTCATTTCTATTTGATTAACAAAAAACATGCTGTACGATACAACCGTACCACCTTTAACAGCATATCCGTTATGTTTATCTTTACACTGCCATTTTATAATCTCCGGACCATCTACTTTTGCAAGTATAGTTTCGCAGGCATTTATCGCAGTTTTTCTGCTCGAAGTTAATCCAACGACTGTTGTGTCAGTAATATCTTCATCAGTCTCTTTTGTTGTAACAGTATAAGCTCTCATGTCGTTCTCCAACTTTAAAAATTTAATTAATCAATTGTTACGTTATCGCCGCTTTCATAGACAGCCGATGGTGAATATTCACCCCCGGTTTGACTAGGGATCATAACTGTTGCGTTTCCCTTGCCTTCATCTTTCATGTCTTGCAGCAGTTCTAGTAAATCGGTTACACTCATAATATTTGCTCTTTATCTAATTGTTATATACATTATACGACAGAAAAACCCAAAGGTCAACCTCTAATTGCGGTTATTTAAGATTATTTTAGGGCTGTTTTACTATGATTTGCTGGCGAGTTCACTTGCTTCTTCAATCGCCAGGTCATCCTCTCTGTGCCGTACGCCATTCTTGTACCAAACCTTTTTGCCGTTTGCGTCTACATGAATGTCATACTTCAAGCGATCGAATGTTTCTTGTGATGTACTCATTTGTCTACCTTTACTCCATGCGTGTACCACTTTTTTTGGCCAGCTGTGTACTCAATAGCAGGCCCCTCTTCTCTGTGTAAATTGTTATCTATGTACCACTCCTTACTACCATCTGCGTATTCAATAGCTGGGCCATCATCTCTGTGTCTTTTATTGTTTCTGTACCAAAACTTGTCACCATTTGGGTACATAGTCGCTGGGCCATCATCTCTGTGCCTCTCGCCATTTTTGTACCAGAACTTGGTTCCATTTGTGTACTCAATAGCAGGCCCATCATCTCTGTGTAATTTGCCGTGTAAGTACCAATATTTGTTGCCTGCACTGTCAGTGACAATGTCGTACTTCAAGCGATCAAATATGTCTTGTGCGGTATTCATTTGTCTACTTTCTTTCCATTTAAGTACCACTGTTTTTCATCATTTGCCCGTTCAATAGCTGGTCCATTTTCTCTATGTCTTTTGCCATCCTTGTACCAGTACCTGCCACCATTTGCCCGTTCAATAGCTGGCCCATCTTCTCTGTGTATACCGGCTGAATGTTCTACAGCTGGACCATCATCTCTATGTCTTTTGCCATTTTGGTACCACTCACTGCCACCATCTGCGTATTCTACAGCCGGTCCATCATCTCTGTGTAATTTATCATTTAAGTACCAGGCCTGGGTGCCATCCCCGTATTCAATAGCTGGCCCATCTTCTCTGTGTAATTTTCCATTTATGTACCAGTACTTGCCACCGTTTTTAAGTTCAATAGCCGGCCCATCTTCTCGGTGTAATTTACCATTTATGTACCACCGCTTGTTACCATTTGCGTACTCGATAGCTGGCCCATCTTCTCTATGTAATTTATCATTTATGTACCAAAATTTGGAGCCATTCTCGTACTCAATAGCTGGCCCATCTTTTCTATGTCTTTTGCCATGTTTGTACCATTCTTTGCCGCCATTTGTAAATTCTACCGCAGGCCCATCATCTCTATGTTGTTTTCCGTCTAAGTACCAATACTTGCCACCGCCCGTAAGTTCAACAGCTGGGCCATTTTCTCTATGTAATTTTCTGGATTTGTACCATTCTTTGCTACCATCCGAATGTTCAACAGCCGGGCCATCTTCTCTGTGTAATTCACTGTTGACGTACCAATACTTAGTGCCAAATTCGTCTATTACAATTTCAGTTTTTAAGCGATTGAATGTGTCTTGTGCTAGATTCATAATCTTCCCTTGCTCTTTATCTAACTGTTACATACATTATATAACAAGTAGCGCCAAAGGTCAACCTCTAATTGCGATTATTTTAGGGCGGTTTTGATATGTTTACTGGTACTGATACGTGAATGCCGTTTAAAAACGCCGGTAAAAACCACTATTCTTATATATTTCAACGACTTACCAATATATTACTCTGTTTTAATAAATGCTAGAATCCTATATAAATCAATAAGTTAGCAAATATCCAAAGGCTTGTCTATTATCTTGCCGTTTCTGTACCAATATTGGTCACTATTCGCGAATTCAATAGCTGGCCCATCTTCTCTGTGCAGCTCACCATTTATGTACCAATATTGATCACCACTTTCGTACATAGCGGCCGGGCCATCTTCCCTGTGTCTCACGCCATTTATGTACCAGTGCTTGCTGCCGGTTAGTCGTTCAATAGCTGGACCATTTTCTCTGTGTAATCTGCCATGCCGGTACCATTGAGTTGTGCCATTTGCGTACGTAATAGCCGGGCCATCTTCTCTGTGTAATTCACCATTTATGTACCAGTACCTGCCACCATTTGCTAGCTCAATTGCTGGCCCACCTATTCTGTGTAATACTAGCCCGGAGTACCATCTTGCGCCACCATCATCGTCTACGGTTATTCTAGATTTTAACCCATCAAAGGTCGCTTGTGCTGTACTCATTTGGTTACTTCCTTCCCATTTAAGTACCACTGTTTTTCGCCATCTGCGGATTCAACCGCCGGGCCATCTTCTCTATGTAATTTGCCATTTTGGTACCAATGATTCGCGCCAATCGCGAGTTCAATAGCAGGCCCATCTTCTCTGTGTAACTTTCCGTCTTTGTACCAATGATTCGTGCCGCCTGCGAATTCAATAGCTGGCCCATCATCTCTATGTCTTTTGCCGTCTTTGTACCAAAATTTGTCACTGCTCGCGTATTCAACAGCTGGTCCATCATCTCTATGTCTTCTGCCATTTTGGTACCACGCTCTGCCACCGCTTGCGAACTCAACAGCTGGGCCATCATCTCTGTGTAATCTGCCATTTATGTACCATCTCGTGCTACCATCTTTGTCAACACGAATATCGTACTTTAATAGATTGAATGTGTTTTGTGCTGTATTCATAATCGTTGCTTTTGCCTTTTACTAACTATAATATATATTATATGACAACTAGCGCCAAAGGTCAAATGCTAATTACATTTATTTTGCCATAAAAAAGCACTCCTTAGAGTGCTGTTTGATGATCTTTGTACTTTCCGTTATGCTTTACGACGTCTTGCTACTGCCATTACCCCAAGCAATCCAGACCCGAACAACCAAACAGAGGCTGGAATTGGCACTTGTGATATTTCATTGTACTCTAATCCTGAGATATAATAACGCTGCGAAGCGGCCTCACCACCAGCAACGACACCGAATTCAAAATTGCGACCAACTAGATTTAGTTGTACGAGATCTGCAAGATTGCCGGTACTTACCATTCCGCCATCAACTGACAATGAATAGTCGGCAGTGAAAACATCGTACGAACTGGTTTGGTATCCTAGTTCAGACTGATGATAACCGTTTAGCATTGATACACTATTAAGAGTTACTTCAGTATCAAAACTTAGTCTGAGTGTATCTAACCCAGCAATGTCGTCACCATCTTTCGGATCACATTGATTACTGGAATTTACTGATGTACACACCCCAAGACCGGCACCTTCATCTAAATAGACGAGTGCTTTTAGTGGACTGCCACTGCCGGCAGTAACGCTTAGATCTACAGAGGATGGGACAAAGAGGGTAGTGAAAGCACCTTCGGCACCATCTGCCATCGTTACGAAGTCGAGGGTAGCCGCACCGGCCTGTGATGATACTGCGAGAGTTGCTGCTGTGATTGCTATTAGTGAATTTTTCATTTTTAATTTCCTTTGATTATTGGTTGTTGATCTTTGTACTTCTATTATGCTTCATGACGTCTTGCTATTGCTACTAATCCAAGTAAGCCTGATCCGAATAACCAAACTGCGGGCGATATTGGTACTACAGCATAATCACGCACCATAAACACACCAAGATTATCGTATCCAGCATTTGATCCTAATCCGCCTGCTACATTGAACTCTGTACTGTAGAATTTAGTACGTGCGGTTGTTGGTTCCAATGTTAGATTAAACCCAGCTAACTGTATTGTACCATCGTCATCTTTGTACATACCTGCCGAAAACAGTGTTTCGTTGTTGTTCGTTGTTCCGGTGGTTACTGTATCAGTGCCGAATGCCAGTAACCAGCTATTTCTCTCAGTGACTGAACGCAAGCTTGGATCTTCATATACGGTCATTGTGCCATTCCCACTATCTACAAAATCAGTGAAGAAGAATGTAAATAAATTTCTAACCTCAGTCTCCGTCGCAAGACGAAACCCCTGGCTACCGTAGTTTACTTGAGCATTTTTGACAGACTGTCCAAATGTAACGTGCGATCCATCGTGTGACCCAAAATCTAACCATTCGAGATTGGTTGTGGTATCAACGTGAGTGATCTCCCCGCTAATTAAAAACTCGGTATCGAGCCGAGCGTTAGTCGTTTCGTTAAATGTTACTGCACTTGTGTTTATAGAAGCAGAGAACAATGCTAATGCTAATACTAATTGTTTCATGGTTATTTCCTGGTGATTACTTAAAAGTCAAAATTGCCGTTATTTGCCTGACCTGCAACATCGGCATTGTTGATTGTTACTTCACTCAGCGGACCATCAACTGTATTTGTATTATCGACAATGTTGATAGTGTTTATAATTCCAGCGTCGTCTCCTGGATCCGTTGCGCCCGCACCACTACCACTAGTACCATCATAGTCACGGAAACCTGCGCTAATCGTTACGAAAGTTTCGCCTGTACGCTCGTAGTCACCAATTGGGTTACCGTATCGCACAATGCCTATCTCACCCGTAGTACTTTCATTGCCACCGCCGATTGCTACGCGATTGTAAAATTGAAAGTTATCCTTCAGACGCCAGTTGGTGTTGGTATTATCTTGAATATTAAATTCTTTGTTTCGTCCCCAAGTATACGCAATGCCGGGGGTGTACGTAGCGTAAAAATCATCAATTGATGCTTCACCGCTGTGATCCTGTGTGTCAAAAACGTAGCCGACCCCAACAGCGTATGAATCACGATCACATCTCGCACTGTCAGCGCCTACTAACCAGCCACCTACGTGTGCTTCGACATTGTCGTATCGGTAGCGGACAGCACCATATATTGGAGTGTCGGAAGGTCTGTGATAGCAAAACATCCGATTGAATTTATTCGCAAGTTGTTCCTTTGTTTTTGTAACCTTAATGGATGTTCCAAAACCAACACCAATTTCAAACATAATTGTCTCATCCCCGGCAATTACTGGTGATGTGCTAAGAACTAAGGCAGCGGATACTGCGATTGCTAATTTATTCATTACTTGATTCCTTTTTGATTTATTAAATTATAACACTACTTAATTATAATGTCTACCTTTTTGGTAAATCCCAGACAATATCTTCAAATTTCTTATTAACTTTGTCGTGTGTTGTGAATTTACCACTCTTAGGTTAATTATAACACGATTATATACTTAGGCCTACTATTTCGATTACTATATTCTGGCAGAGTGTGTATGCCCGTCATAAATATTATTATGAATAAATCTAAATATATAGTTTATAAACACACTAGTAAAACTACTAGAAAAGCGTATATTGGACTTACTCGGCAAGGAATAACTGTCCGATTTGCCGAACATTGTAGAGATGCCAAATCCGCGTTTAAGAAGAATGGAAAATTTCATAATGCTATTGAAAAGTATGGTAGCGATGATTGGATACATGAAGTTTTATTTGTGTCTTTTGATTATGATTATCTTAACGTAGCTGAACGTTTACTAATAACCGAATACAACACGAAAAATAATGGGTATAATATATCACCTGGTGGAAAATATCACAATCACCACAATATGAATCGAGACTATACTTCAATGAAAGGCCTTCAAAATCCAGCAAAGCGATTGGCAGTGCGTAAAAAGATATCCAAAGCGTTGACCGGAAATACCCATTCGTCGTTCGATGGATATTGGAAAACGCCCTGGGGATATTTTACATCAATGTCTGCAATTATGACCGGATGTCCTTATAAAATATCACAAAATGTTATATACAAATATTGTAAAAATAACCAGAATTTTTTAACCATCGGGACTGTTAGGCAAGTACCGTATTTTACCAAGGCTGATGTTGGTAAAACTTTTAGAGATTTAGGATTTGGGTATATTACGGCATCGCGTGGTCAGTCACTTGAATCTGCCTTACTCGCGTCCGGGTTATGATTAACTGAGTTGTCTACTACGCCATATGGATAATTAACCCGGTTCCAAGTCACGTACTTACCACTTACAATATCCTGATAATTTACTGGCACCCCACCGGTCATTTCCACGCAAACATTTATATATCGATCATCATTGAGTCCGGTTGAATGGGTGTGACCACAAATTACCTTCTTCCCCCATAGCTCACTTTCGTGTACTGGGAAATGACTTAGCCAGTGCTTCTTGTACTTGATTGGGCCAATGATATTGTCAAATATTTTTAAATATTCGCTAGCGGGGGATTTATCGTGATTGCCGAGCATTAAGATTTTTCGCCCGGGCAAGGCTGTTAGACGATCGAGCTGGTACCCAACATCACCTAATATGTAGATAACGTCACGCTTCCTTACTCGGTCCGTCCAGAGGTCAAAGATCATCTCATCATGCTGCTCGATAGTTTCAACACCCATGCACTTGGCACGAAAATTGTCATGGAACGTGATGACGTTTCTATGGCCGAGGTGCAAATCTGAATTAAAGTATACTTGTGTCATATCATTTGTTCTCGTGTGCGTGTTTGCAGATAACCAGCACTGTTTGGTATTTCTCCCAGGCGTCATTGAGCGCTGGGTATTCTTTGCGTAATTTCTCGTCCTGACTTTTCTCAACTTCGTAGTACCCGCTTGTGTCGGAATTGATCGCGCGAGCATTCCTTAGTACAGTCGACATAGATTTTAAAATCATCGCATCACGCCGATCCTGACGATCCTGTTCATCATCCATTTAATTTGCCCGACGGGAGAGATACCACGCCATCATCCTTGATCGAATCTATGCGGAACGAGCGGAACGCTTTCTTGTCTAAATCATAGACTGCGAGCACATCCTCGTTGACCTTCTTTGTCTTCTTCACCTCACCTTCCTTGACGACGACCGCAGGGAGGAGACTTGCTTGGAGCGTACATCTCATCACTCTGTCGGTGCCGTCTTTCTTGGTGAAGGTAACTGATAAAATTTCATTGTGTAGCATTTTTGTTAGTGTTTCTCTGTCAAAAGTTCTGTTCATGTTATGTCCTCGGTTGTTTGTTTAGCTATGTACGGTGTTCCATCTGCGTTAATTCTTACTTGCATTTTATCAAAAAACCCGCCCTTAATATAATGAACGCCAGTTTCGTGATCGATGTACAATTTAAGGCCGCTCGTGCTAGCCTTATAATACCATTTCTTTTTGGGTTGACCAGTTGCATTACGATCGCCGCTATAAAATTCAATAGCTTCGATTAAAATTATTACTGCTGCTACGATAAAGAAAAATTCCATAATTACCTCTTTAGGCTATGCGAAGTCGTTGCATCAATCTGTGCATCCAAGCTGGTTTATTTTTAGTTATAGTGTCGCTGTTGTAGTACCTAATAAAGCCCTGAACATTCGCACCAAGACCGTCGGCTGACCACCGCATGTGCTTAGAACGCAATACAGCTAAAATTTCCTTGCGCGGATGCCCTTTCTTAACCAGTAAACGGGTGATGTTTTCCCACTCATCTTCACCGTATCGATCATAGGAATATGCGTCGCTAGTTTTCGCAACAAGGTCCAGAACCAGAATTTCATTGAACGAATCTAGTTTCTCAGCAGCTTTGGCGCCGTGTACTTTTCTGATTTCAGTCGCAAGTTTCGCATCGTCAACAAGAGCGATGAAGGTATCACCAAAAAACAAATTTAGCGAACCTTCGCAACCTTCACCAGTCACGTCTACATAAGTGAATTTCATCTTCATTTATTTGTACTCGTATTTGTCTTCTGTGTGATTCCAGTCGATTTCATCTACTACATCAAGCACAGAACCTGGGTTCTCTTTGTTAGCAGCATCACCCCACGCCGTAGCTTTTTCAAAACTAGAAAATATTGAATAATCGGTATACACTTCATTGGTGCGCAAATTTACAGCTATAATTTTAACTTCAACCATTGGAGCTCTCCTTACAAAAAATTTGCTTTGCCCAAATACGAGCATTTCTTAGGCAGTACGCTTCACTACCGCTACCAGCTTCACAATCATCAGCTAAATTCATCCAAAAATGCAAGCTGGAAACCGCTCTGCTTGTGGTACGTTCTGCGTTATCTTGGGAGTTGGGCATAATCTTCTTCCTATTTATTAAAAACTGTTTTTAATACTTTCGCGATAATTTCTCGTGCAATTACTTCACTTTCGTCGTTGCTTAGTGTATTGCGTTCGTATACTAAATCAGCAATTTCATTGGCGATTTCGTTTATTAATGTTTGTGATTTATTCATAATCTTTATTCCATTGCTTGTTATCTAATTGTTATATACATTATATGACATATAACACCAAAGGTCAACCTCTAATTTACAAAGAATCAATGACTTAGTAAATATCTAAGGTATTTTGTCTATTTTACACGCAGCCAGTTGGCTTGGGCAATCCAGCGATTTTCGCCAGTTTTTTCATGGGACCACCGTCAAAAATCTGATTTAAGTGCGTTCCTTTGCGATCACCACCTGTAGCCTTGCTAAAAACACGCAATGCAGGTACCACGCCATCATCTTCGTACATTTGCCTCACCTGCGTCACCAGGACCTGTACGTCGTCAGTTATTTCAATTTCGCTCTGTTTAGCTAGCTCTAGCATAACCTCAGCAGTCCAGTCAGTGCGATCAATTAAAAACCCATCTCCATCCGTCGCTAATTTCATATTTTTACCTATTTCCTGATTAATTACCAAGGCCATGGCTTAAGATCGCCTATGTCTCTTTGTTTCGTTAATTTCATATTTTTACCTATATTTTACGAAGGATGTCTTGTGCAACTTTGTCATGATCTGTGTGCCAATCATATCTGGATACGAATACATTGAAACTACCATAACATGCTAGAATCTCACCTTTACCACCAATGTGCGTGACGCCACAGTCACGCACACGGTATGCGAACCCATCATATCTGTAACACCCATCTTTCTTTGTTTCAGCTTTCGTTACGAGTTTATTTTGTTGATCTATCGTTATTCCCATAATCTTTGCTCCTTTCTCTAACTGTTATATACATTATACGACAAGTAGCTCAGGAAGTCAACCTCTATTTGCGGTTACTGTACGATTCTAGTACTAGCAATTACTTGCTCAATTTCCATAGAGAATGTCGGGTAAAACATAGTCCATACAACTGAATCATTCGATAACACAAGATCATAGCGCTCATTTCCACATATAATTTCATCCACAATAATGCTCGGGATTTCATTCTCTAGTGCAAAATACCCCAGTGCTGTAATTAAAATTCTAGTACAGGCGTATTCATTGTCATCGGAAATTTGTGTTTCTACAGACAGGTACGAAGGGTAACCCCGCCAGCTATGATTTAATGTGTAGATCTCCCCGCGCTGCGATGATTCTAGTGTTGATGGCACACTGGTAATAGCAGCAGTTAAGCTCAGTACCCCATAGCGAGTACCACCAATTACTTCAATGACATTGCGATCAGCTTCTGTGAACAGCGTGTGTTCATCTGGCTCATCCTCGGATTCTAAGTACGGAGCAATCTGCTTTGTGAGTTTCCCCCACCGGGCGGTATTAGTATTTTCTAGAGGCGTACATTCATCACCCTCTACGCTTGCGTAACCACCCCCATCACACCGAGCCCACACCGCTGGAGCAAACCGTATCTGATCCGCTATGAAAGTACGCGACCCGACTGCGAAGTCTACCTTGCCGGACATCGGCCCTGTGTAAATTAGTGTTTGTGAAAGCGCCGGATTGAGAAGATAGATTGAATCTTCCGGTTCGGGCTCGACTATTTCCGGTTCGGGCTCGACTATTTCCGGTTCGGGCTTGGTATTTTCAACCTCGTGCCCTACTAAGGTTTCTACAATTGGTTCTGCGTCAGCAGCCAACCTCCACCGCCCAGTATCAGTAAAGGTGATCTTGTTTGGTCCACTGCACGATGAGATTGCCATCACAGCTATTAAAAGATAAAGGTATTTCATTGTATTACGTCCAAGTTCGATTTGATAATTAGATTGGATTAGCTAGTTGCTACTACAAACACGCATTTATAGCATCCGGCACGCCGTCATTGTTTAAGTCTGCAGGAATTGGTGTATGCGCATGATGACCTATCAATGGATTGCTGTCGATTATGAATCCATAGTAGGTTCCGCCGTCACCAACATCAGTGCCATTGTCTTGACTATCAAGTATAAAATCAGTGATTGTGTCAGGATCAATCGTGCCCCAATAATTGGAATCAGCAGCTATGCTCGCAGCTTCAGCATCGGAGGCATATCCAATCGCTTGTTCTGATATATTTACGAAACTGTTATATTCAACAATGACACTGCCGGAATAAGCAAACTCATTTAGAATCCCGCCAACAGATGTTCCGCCGATAACCGGATTATACATATAGTTATTGCGAACAGTCACTATAGCGGATTGTGTTCCGATCGTAAGACCACCAGCATTAAGAAAGATGTTTCTCTCCACGGTTATATCGTACAGTGGCCGATAAATTAATATTGAATCTGTTTTCTGAAACACAGAATTACGAATCGAGCTGCTGAAATAAGGTTTTTCTTTGGTTAGTAACTTCCCTTTGTTAAACACGGCATAGTTGATGTTAATTTCCGCAGTGCCTTCTTCGTAGCTTGCAACTTGAATCTCTGCATCGTGAAATATAACCGGCTGTTCTTTTGTGCCTGCCACTTCTAGTATGCCATCAACGAGAATAGATCCACCGTATATTTCAACACCGGCTTCGATAGTAAGGGTAACATATGACGCAAGTCGTAACGTACTCCCAGTGGCATTGTATGGTGAATCAGCAAGTGTGATGGTCATATCTTCTGTCACTATGCCAAGCAACAAATTGTTCTCAGGGAGCGTAATTAAACACAGATCCACTACTGGTAGTGGAGCATCTGTTCCGTCTCTTCCGGGTAATCCTTGTGTCCCGGTGCCATCCTGACCCGAACAACCAGCCAGTGCGATTGTAAATATTAAAAGATATAGATATTTCATTTTTCCCCTCCAGGAGATAGTGTAAGAATGTAATTACATTATACAGCATCTTGTATAAGTAGTCAACCTCTTATTTATGTTTATTTGGGTTCTTCTTATTGCTCATAATGCTAGGATTTGTGAAATTCGCAGCTTTCTTCTCTACCCATCTCACAAATTTCTGTATTCGCGCATCCCCAAGCAGCTTCTCCACCGTGTTGAAATCTCGAGAAAGTTCCTTGTCGGTGAAGGTAGCATGAATCGCATCATGACAGACACGATGGATGCTAACAGTGTCCTTGCCCTTCTTACATTTAGGAACTAAATGATGCGCAGACATAGTACCGTCATTTGCTCGCCCACATATAGGGCAGAATCCATCATTTAAATTTAGCAAAAATTCGTCAGTAGCTTGGATAGACCCCTGCACATATTTTAAATCTTTAAGTGCGTCAGCGCTTGTGAAGAATTCTTGACTTTTAAATTCCGTGCCACTGAGGTCGGTGATGTGAAAGCGATACCAGCCATCCTCATCCTCGTAGACATTTGAAAAGTCATATTTTGTCATCGTTTGTTCCAGGGTCTCTCCACCCGCTCATAATTTTAGTGAAGCACGACCGACAAACGTACGCAGTGAGCTCATGTCGAAAATTCAGCAAGGGATCATCCGAGAGAATCTCCTCCGCGACCTTGTGCGATGCGGCAGCCCCGCAGTGACATTTCTCACCCTTGCATGACTTCGATACAAAATTTGAATATTGTGTATTACTTGATAACATTTTTTCTGACCTCTGCGAATGTAATTTCATTGAACAAATCCCCTTTGAAGTACACGAGCTTCATCGCGTCTTCCATCCCCGCCGGCAACGACCCCTGGTCTAACCGCGCCGTCGTTAGCTCACCACTCTCGATATTTCTTGCGAGAGTCAATACCCCTTCCTTGGACTTCTTACCGTGATCGGTAATTGGGTCTTTTGCGATACCAACCCACTCACCATCCACGAGAATAGCGCAGGCCTTCTGTGCGAATTTCAGCGTGTCACGATTCACTTTTTGTAGCAAAGCGCCTCCACTGCCGAACATCACCGTATCAGCCGCAAAGCCCAAGAACGTAACTAAATCCAAGACCTCGCTAATAATCGCTCTGTCAATTCCATCCCCTTGGATGAGCCCGACATAATTTATTTGTAAGTAGCCCTCGGCAGTTTTTGTAGTACCGAATGCTTCTGATTGCATCAATAGCAAGCGAGGGATAATTTCCATCATGTCCCCACTGTCCGGCCGGAACACGACCTTTGCCTTGCTGGCGATAATCTCATCCTTCATCACGGTGCATAGTAGATTTGCTTCACGATACACGTCGTAACCGTCAATAACAATGCTTACGACGGAACCCGGCGGGGCATTGCGTAGCTGTCGTCTAAGATAGCGTAGCGCGTCATCTGTCCCGCTACCGAAGGAACACTGTATGGCATGCTCCGTAGCGTACACGCTGAACCCGCTCATTTCTTCCTTGTAGTAGAAATTCGCAGCAAGAACGCCCTCGACCGTGTCACTGCCTAGAAAATTAACAAGATGCGCGGCGCCACCAATCTCGGCGGTTTCCGCACTGCTCACCCCACGTCCTCCAAAATCATGCAGGGCGAACGGGAGCAAAGATTTGTCAGCCCCTGTCTTATCGTAGAACGCTTCCATCTCATTGCGCACGATGTAATCCATCGTGGCAATCGTCGTCGGGTACCAAATCGCGCGTTGGATGAGCGTTTCAAAGCCGGCACTCATCCAGAACAAATCTCTGTCTAGCACTGTAACTGAGTAGATGGGCTGGCTACCATTCATGACTGTTCCTTCCGGAACCGCTCTGATTATCAGCGGGAGCTTGCCAGCGTATTCACGGACAACTTTTTCCCACGCACTGCGATCAAACAGTGTCCTGCCGAAATGTGCGGTGCTAAAATCCTCAGCCGCGTCAATGTCAGCCATTGTAATTGTCTGAGTAAGATAACGCTTAAGAAGCATTTGCATACCAAATGGAACGATTGTATCTTTTGGTGACACGCGGGTCTCACCGTATGAGGTCATCCCATCAATGTTTATATCGTTCGGATAGGCAAACGGATGCGAAAATTTATAGCTGTCAATTCTGCATATCAAGCTAATGTTTAATTTCTTATCTTCTGTGTATGCTATGTCGTTCGCTTGTGGTGCGAACATGTTTTGTATTTTGTTCATAATAGAGCTCCTCTATTTTAGTTAAGAATTAACATACGTTCAATTGGTTTACGTGCCGCTTCCAATTGCTCATCTGTTAAATAATCAATAACAGTACCGCTGGCACCATTTATTGCTTGCTGTACCGCGTCTATGGTGTTTAATTTCATATAAGGACATTCATTGCACATACATCCATTATACGCGGATACCGGCCTAATGTCAAGCCCGGGCCGCGCCTTTTTCATATCAAACAAGAGTCCGGCTTCAGTCGCTACCCAAATCGTGCCTACCTTGTACGGGAAATCAATAATCCACTGTAGCATTTTGTTAGTACTGCCTACAAAATCAGCTTTGTTTAATACCTCAATTGGACTCTCAGGATGTGCCACTAAGAATTTGCTACCATCCGTCCACCCACCCATATCTTCGTTAAGCTGGTTAATGTTAAATGCGTCGTGAACTTCGCAAACTGACGAGAACACGGTCATATCATAATTAAATTCTTGGTTGATGTATTTGCCCATGTTTTTGTCAGGGCTAAAAATGACTTTATTGCCCTTGGCGATCTCATCCTCAACCACCGCATTTACATTTGCTGATGTAACAATAATGTCAGCAACTGCCTTCATATCAACAGAACTGTTTATGTACATAATGTGAGTAACGTCCCGCCCATTTTTCTTAGCGGTCTCTCGATTTGCGGAATCCCAGGCATATAAATCCTCTATGTTAGTTTGCGTAACAAGAGAACACGTTGCGTTGATATCCGGCATAACGACAGTAGTATCAGGGAGCATAACCTTCGCTGTTTCTCCCATGAACTTCACCCCAGCAAATACTAGCCTCTCAGGGTTGATCCTTTGCGCTTCTTGTATCAGTCCGAGACTGTCACCAACGTAGTCGGCCATTTCTTTCACCGCCTCTGGTGCGTACCAGTGAGCGAGTAGTAGGCTATTCATCTTCATCACCTAACATGTCAAATAAGTTTATTTTGTTTACAGTGTCAGTAGCCTCATCGATATTATCGATGGCGCCCGTTAGAAACTCCTTAATTCTTTGTAAATTCTGCTCATCCATCCTCCGAACATAAGATGCGGTCTTGGCGAATTTACTAACATCAATTTCGCCATTAACTCGTAACCGACTATGTTTAAAATCTTGTGACCGTGCATTATTAGTATTTGAGAGACCAACTAATGTCATAAGTTCAGATTCAGTAGCTTCTACTAAAAAGTTCTTCTCGGTTGTGGTTGCTATAATTTTCATACTTTTCTCCTGCGCACTCCGCGCAATAGTTTATGCTCTACTCAGCATATTTTTTATAATCGAATAGTGATCTTCGAACATGATATTTTTCATTGTTTCAAACTCTGCAAGTGAGAACCACTTGGCATTCATCGCATCGTCACTTCCTTTCACTTTTGGTAATGAGGATGCATTATCTAATTGGATTAACGCAGTGTGAGTAATTGTGCGCCCACGTGTCGAACGCTCGACATCGTCAAAAACGTCTCGGTGCGTGATTGATCCTCGCAGTACTTTCTCGGGTACTTTAAGTTTTGTTTCTTCACGTAGTTCACGAATAATGCCATCTACAATTCTTTCCTTGGGATTAATAAATCCACCGGGCATTGCCCACAAGCCTTTGCCGGGGAAACTGCCTCGTTGAACGAGCAGAACGTGCCCACTTTGTTCAACGACAGCGTCTACGGTTGTGTAGATCGTTTCGTACGGTGCGGCGCTAGCAGCTTTTTTATATTCTGCGATGTAGTTCCATTCGTCAAGTAATCCTGCAAATTCCTTGGACTTTGTAAAATCACGGACTTGACTGCCCGGAACCACCCCGTCAATAAATGACAATTGTCCACTGAACATTAGCTGTCTAATTTTAGTGGAATCAATTCTATCAGTGCTTGAAGGATATGCTGGAACTTCGATGTAATCCCACTGGGGGAAATTGTTTAGATAATCACTAGTGTGATCTTTATCATGCCCTACAATTGCGACGTTAACGGTGTCACCTTTGCTGAGCGAATCCGGTGAAGAAGTGTATAAATCAATTTCAATAACCTTGTCGATCGCACGTTGAACTTTCTCACCAACTTGCTGTACCCACTTGTTATTATTGTACGTGTAATCATCTAATCCGTCGATCATGAGATTCATGACTTCGGAATCCTCGCGGATTTCAGCAGCACGTTCTTTGTATGTCCAGGGGTTTCGTGTAGTGCGAGGCCCATTTGCGGACCCGATTAGTATTAGCACATTATCTGCTAATGTCGACGCTATCCGCTCTGTTTCGCGGTGGCCGTTGTGTCTTGGTTGAAATCTGCCGATATAAACGACTAAATCGTATTGTTTTTTCATCATCTGCATAGGCTCCCTAATTGATGTTTATGTACTTATTATAACAGTATTTACCTATACTGTCAACCTCTATTTATATATTCTTTTACCATTTATGTACCAACTTCGGTCGCCATTTGCTAGTTCAACAGCTGGTCCATCTTCTCTATGTAATTCACCATTAACGAACCAACTTCGGCCGCCATTTGCTAGCTCAACAGCTGGCCCATCTTCTCTATGTCTTTTACCATTTATGTACCAAAACTTGTCACCATCCGCGTACTCAATAGCTGGTCCATCATCTCTGTGCGATAGCCCATTTATGTACCACTCTTTGCTGCTATCTGCGTACTCGATAGCTGGCCCATCATCTCTATGTCTTTCACCATTTTGGTACCAAAATTTGTCACCACAGGCATCTATTTGGATGTCGTATTTTAAGCAATCCCATGTGTCTTGTGCTGTATTCATTTGTATATTCTTTCACCATTTAAGTACCAGTGCTTGGTGCCATCTGAGTATTCAATTGCCGGGCCATCTTCTCTATGTCTTTCACCATTTTGGTACCAACTTCGGTCGCCATTTACCTGTTCAATAGCTGGTCCATCTTCTCTGTGTCTTTTGCCATTTATGTACCAATGTTGGTCGCCATTTGCTAGCTCAATTGATGGCCCATCTTCTCGGTGTAATTTGCCATGCTTGTACCAGTGCTTGGTGCCATTTGTTGATACAAATGCGGGGCCATCTTCTCTATGTCTTTTGCCATCCTTGTACCAATGTCGCTCGCCATTTAGCTGTTCAACGGCTGGTCCATCTGTTCTATGTCTTTCGCCATGCTTGTACCACTCTTTGCTGCTATCTGCGTACTCGATAGCTGGCCCGTCATCTCTATGTCTTTTACCGTTTTGGTACCAAAATTTGTCACCACAGGCATCTATTTGGATGTCGTACTTCAGGCGATCAAATATGTCTTGTGCAGTATTCATTTGTCTATTAGCTCGCCATTTATGTACCAAAATTTGTCACAATTTGGATATTCAATAGCAGGCCCATCATCTCTGTGTTTTTTACCATTCTTGTACCAAATTTTGGTGCCGTCGGCGTGTTCAACGGCTGGACCGTCATCTCTATGTAATCTGCCATGCTGATACCATTTTTTATCACCATCCGCGTATTCAATCGCTGGCCCATCTGTTCTGTGTCTTTTGCCATCTTTGTACCAAAATTTGTCACCATTTAGCTGTTCAACGGCTGGCCCATCTGTTCTATGTCTTTCGCCATGCTTGTACCAAATTTTAGTGCCATCAGCATGTATTTGAATGTCGTACTTTAATCGATTGAATGTGTCTTGTGCTGTACTCATTTCCATATCCTTTCACCATTTTCGTACCAACCGGCATCACCCTCTGCAAATTCAACGGCCGCACCGCCCACTCGGTGCAATTTGCCATTCTGGTACCAAAACTTGTCACCATTTGTACGGACAACAGCCGGGGCATTCTCACGGTGCATCTTGTCATTCTTGTACCAAAATTTGTCACCATTTGCGTACTCAACAGCCGGGCCATCTTCCCGATGCAATAGCCCATTGACGTACCAGTGTTTATTGCCCTCGTTATCTACGACAATTTTCGTTTTTAATCGATTGAATGTGTCTTGTGCTGTACTCATGCGCGGTACCGTTTAAGTTTTGCCCACATTTTCTTTTTATCGGATATTTCTTTCTCACGCGCCTGACGCGGCAGGTCTAGTCGTATCTTACCCCACGTCTTGCCTCTGTACGGCAATCCGGAAGAATCTAGCTGCGCCTTGCGCTTAGCGTAAGGACCACCAGTGTTAGTTTCATTTTGTATTGGTGCCTGGACTAATGCAACAATCATTGTAACCGAACTTCTTATGCCAGGGCCGATTCTTGTGCTTTGTATTCGCTTAACTTGACCAGCCTTTATTAACTTTTTTAGCACATTTTTGTCGAGCTGGTCAGCACGGATGTCACCACGAGCCCATAGAGATTCCATCATCTCTTTCATACGCTTGGTCATAGGTTTCTGCGCAGGCATTATATTTGCTTTAGTAATTGAATGACGTATTCAGGGTTCTCGGTACTTGTACGTTTTGAAGTCCAAATCCTGTACGGATATTCTTCCCGGCCATACACCTCGTGTCGCTCGTCGCGATCGTAAGGACGAATCCACTCGGGGTAGCGACCGTACAAATTCTGAGCACGATACCAAATACCCCCAAGCAACCATCTGTAAATTTTCACAGCCGAGACTTCTCAAGCTTCTTGAGTTTTCTTATCAGAGCCCGCTTCTCTTTCTCGTCCTTGCAGAATGTAATATCGTGTCGTAGATCCCGCTCATCCTTGGTGACCTGCGTCGGCCGCTGCCAACTGCCTTTGTGCGTCACGCAGGCATCTCCTGTGTTAGCAAGGATGAGACAGTGCGTTTGATTTGACCCCTGCAACGATCTTCGTCCTTGGGAGCTGGCACCGGCAGAGATTGAATTTCGTAATGTTGACTGACTAGTTGGATTCCATCCGCTACTAGCGTACCCACATAAAACGCGCCAACGACCGCAAAGATAACAATTGTTTTAGGCATAATTTACTCCAGTTAGCATTATAAAAAATTAGCGTTGATGTCGATAATATCATACGGCGTCACATCGGCGTCGTCCATCGCAAAAATAAAGTCCGCATCCTTGCGGTCGGTGACAAGGTTGCCACGTGCCTGTCCGTGCATTTCAAATAGTTCCCCGAGCGTAATTTTATTGTCGAGACTTGTAAAAGCTTCGACCATATCTTCGATTGTAGCTTTATTGTTTTCGACATTGTTTCCGCTCGGTGTCTTGTTACCGTCTGTGCTGAAGCCCTTACCGTTCGTGCTGATGTCAGTCCAAATTGCCTTACGTTTCTTAAGGTCAAAAATCACAGGAATAACATTTTTAGTCGCCCCACGAATATCAATCTTTTGTTCCACAGTCTTAGGATGATATATAGCATTGCTGTTAGTTTTATCACGCGTCATCCATCCAGCAAAGCAAACATCGTGCTCTTTGAAAGCTGGCCCAGTAAAGACCATTACGTGCATTGCTACGTATCGTATATCGTATGCAGCATCAAGCACCGACTGAATGTCTACGTCTACGAACTCACTAGCACCGTTTGGTGCGCTGACGATATCGCCACTGTGTACCGCGTCAAAATGGCGCGCATTAAGATTGGAGTACGAGACAGTGTAAACCTGATTAAAATTTTCGTCATGGAACGTAGCCGACAAATCAATGTCCTCACCCTTCCAGTACACAAAAAGACGCAACGTCCCCTTGTTGCCAATAGGCATGCGTGTGCCTCGCGCAACTTCTCGCAAGCCTTCACTTGCTGACCGCATTCCAACAGGCAGCGGGCATTCGTACAAAGCAGGGTCAATATAAACCTTGCCGAGCGCGTCCAAGCCGCTAAAACGTTTTTTAAGCGATGCGGTCACTACATCATTGAGATGTGTACGCACAGCTGGATTCAACCGCGCTAATTCGTTGCGTAGAACGTAGGCATGCTGTACTAGGCCTTTTGGAAAGACGACCCTCTTCTGTACCACGCCCCCACGGACCTTCACCGCGCCCAGGAGTTGCGTCAAATTTCGTGCCGGCACATCGTCCACCACGCTCGAGAATGCGTCGACAATGCCCTTCTTATCTGTTGGGTCCTTGGAGATAAGCTCGAGTATTTTCCTCGCGAAAATCCCTGGGCGCTGCTGTAGCAAAGTGATGCAATCTTTCACATCCGGGATAGATAGCAGAGCTTCAAGTCGACCATTGAACGTTGTAATTTTCTTATTCTCTCGCAATTTTTTCGCAATCTGGTAGAGCGACGAAGAATAGTCACCAACGTGAAGATTGTGAAATAATTTTATCCACTTGTTACTGTGCCGGGCAAAATCTTCCTCTCGCGCCACACGCTCCAAATCCAGAATTAGCAATTTTCTCACGCGTCTCGGCAGAGACTTAAATTTCGTGTTCTCAGCGAGAGAAATATCCCCACCGTTGATGAACGTCACAATTCGCAGGATATCAGTCGTATCTTTTACGAGAGTGCTGTTCCACATATCAGCGTCAAGTAGCAGTCCTGCAACTACGCAAACATTTTCCTTGAAGGGAATTTTCTCGGGGATGACGAATGTGCGATTTGCGATAAACCACGCCAGCACAGATTTGTTAAATTCTGAAATTGAATCTGCACTTTGTAAGATATTAGTAAACACTTGGTCCATGTCATGACCATCTACTATGCTAAGAGTCTTGAAGTTTACATTTTCGTAGGCCAGAGGTCTGTCATTTAGGTGAAACTCGGGCATCCACTTACCTTTTGTGAAATAGTGTGCCTGCGCTACCCGGAATAATTCAGCAGCGTCAGCCTCCATTACCTGCTTAGGAAAATTTGGATACATGGGTTTGTGAACAACATTTGCGCCCACCAGTTCCTTAAGGACCGGCATGACGGCTTCGGACAAAGACGTTATGTCTGTAACAGAAAGTTCGCTGAGTGCATTTGATAATTTTTTATCTGGCATATAACCGTGTGCCATTAAATTAGAAATGAAAGATAAACTGTACCCAATATCTTCTTTACGCTTGTTAAGCGGAAGGATAATTCCACCAGCGAGTTTAATTGCGATTTTCTGTTCCATGTAGCGCCTCTGTTAAAATAAGTGCGGAAAGTTAAAAGACTAAGTTTAATTTCAAGTTAAGTTAGAAGGAAGTCTTTTTATAGCCGCAAATTCAATTGTTAAGTATAGGTAATTGCAGGTAGTTGCGTGTTTGCGCATGTTGACCGCGGAGGCCGAAACCTCAGCAAGCCAACTTCAAGTTTAAGTTAGAAGGAACTAGTTACGGGCACAACTCCCGTCCTGCATAGCCTATGTGTATATATTATACGCTCTTCTGCGAATCTGTCAACCTATTTTATTGCCGATTCGTCCAAAAAGTCTAGCAATTCACCCTCACTGTGCTTATTAGCAATGATTATGTCGAGATCATCCGCGTCAATCTCTGAGGTTGTGCGTACTAAGCAGACACTGTTGAACATATCGGAGTTAGCCCTTAACCGTAGATCCATGCCGAACAATGTTTGCGTGTCTGCTGTTAGCTCTTCCTTGCAAAAATCTGCGTTTAAAACAGTCATAACTTTAGCCTGATCACCTGTGAGGCCAGCTGGGAGTTGTAGTTGATAGAACGAATCAACAGTTGGCACCTCACCAAATCGCTGGCGTACTAAAAATAAGTACCGGTATTCATTTGCATCATTTGACATTTTCTGTCTCCTTTAAATTTTCTGTCTCTTGACGTGATACGACCTCGTTGGTCATGTCAACACTAATTAGCCGAGGGGCAGTATGTAGCTCGCTTATGTGACGCTTACACGAAGCGCATTCGCCACACGGAGCGGCCTCTCTTCCCTCACAATATCGCACAGCTTTTAGAATTTTATCACATTGCGAAACATCCTGCAGGTCCTCAAGCAAAGATGCTTTTGTGCGCCATTCAAACGGAAAGCTTAGCGGCACGGTAATACCAAAGCAAATCAATTTTGTTAGTGCTGCATACGCATCTTGTATCTCAGTTTTAAAATGCCAGGCATCATCGTGTTTGATGTACGCAATTTCTACAGTACTGTGAATTTCACTGTCTGCTACAAACGCCGCTGCATGTACCCATAGCGCCGGCTGCGAATACATATTGTCGCGCACGTCAATATAACCATATCCGAATGCGTGTTCATTTATTATACTACCTTTCAGCTTCGCATTCACAATAATACGTTTTAGTTTTTTAATTGCTTTTTTCTCATACTTTTGCGGCGCTGAGTTATTATCAAGACTAACATACAGAACATCAATATCACCATCGTGTAATAACGATATCACCAGCGCGGTACTATCAAATCCACCGGACCAAAGTACCAGCGGGCGTTTTTCAACTGTTTCTTCTGTAGTCATTTCTAAGCCGCTATGTCGGATTTAACGATGCTAAAGTTGTTTCTGCGCCACTCAGTTAAATCATCGGAGTCTAGTATTACAACATTATCTACAACGAGATAAGGCGGGCTATATGGCGCTACAGGAGTTCCGTAGCCCTCATCTTCCAGCCCGGCATCAGCCACCCAGTCGTGGCTTGCGTAAAACGCAGCAAGGTCGTGCGATACAGCAATCATGCGGTTAAAGGTATCATCTAGTTCCTTGTCACTGATGTAATCGTCGCTCATCCGTTCAGATAGGTACTCGATGTAAGCAGCAGCAGTGTCTGCCTGTCCTTTAGATTTTATTGGGTTTTCGTTCACAGTAATCTCCATTGTTTAAAATTCGTCAGCACCTAGTAGTTTCTTCGCTTTCCACGTGCCAATTTGCGTATCATAACATGTCATTATTGCATCTCCGATGGACTCCGATATCGCGTTATGATACGAGAAAATATGTAACCTTAGTGTAGTTGCGGGGGTATATTTCTTAATGAGCCAGCGATCCACATCGCCAGATTTCAAGCCGGAATCGATCCTAGTTACCGCACCCCACTTGAAATCCTGCGAGTTCGCTAGACGGATGTAAGTTTTTACAGATGACAGGTCACCTTCTATATCAATGAGTCTGCGCGGTTCACCGCCACTTGCTGCCGTAGTTTCAAACGACATTAAAATGCTAAATTTCATATAAATGGTTGCTCCAATAAATGAGAACGTACTGAAAATTGTTTGTATTGCGCTGCATTATTAAATGATATGCGAAATTGTGATTTTTTAGTATCCCTGCTTATTGCCATTGGGTTCGCGTCAAACCACCCGCCGTACTGCTTAACCAAATTCTGGATACGACGCGAGTTTGCGGTTTTGGCGTTAAACGTCACGGATATCATTAGCCATTGCCAGTAAATTGTGTTATCGCCCACGCGCCACTAATGATCGCGCTGTACGTAATAAGTGCTGATTTTAATCCTTCTACTAGTGCTTGTAATTTAAATTTAATCATGCATTGCTCCTGGTTAAACATTTGAATGTAACTAATGTTGGATCTACCTTAATTAAGGATGACCCTTCTCTTACGTCTAATACGTCCACTGCGGTTCCGGGACGGCTACAAATTACTGGTTTTAATTTCACTTTATATGAAGAAAATCCTATTATCTCAAATATAACCGGGTGTAGTACCATCCCAATTCTTCCACCGTACACATAATCACCAATCAAAAGTTCTTGGCCGAGTAAGTCAGTACAAACCTGATTTAACAAATGTAATACGTCTTGTTCGTCTAGTTTAATTAGATCGTTGCTATTTTTCATTCGAACTAATTTTTCATTCTCTAACGGTGCAATTTTGCATTTTGTAGTAGTAAATCCGCGAACTTGAAACACGCTAGTTAATTCATGCATTGAAAGTCCGCCGGATACGTAATCCCCACAGCGTAATGTTCGTCCGAGAAAATCAATCTTACTCACCACGGACCACACCTGACATTCGTACGGTTGCCTTCACTTTACTTGATTTAAATTTTGTAATCTGTTCTTCGATAGACGCTACTTCAGCTAACAGCTTGTCTAATTCGTTGATTGTGTAGGTACCTTTATCTAGCATTATAGAATTAACTATTTTTTCAAACCGTGCAGTTGCTAGCTCTAAATCTTTGTTATTTGTAATCTTCACTATCTTATGCTCCGACGAAATTCAGGCTTATCCCAAGCAGAAACTTTCACACGAGATGTCGCATAGCGACGAACACGATTTTTAATAGCAGCCGTCTTTTTTATACCGGAGCGACGTACATAAAATGTATGTAGTCGCGCAATTAAAAATACACTGGCTGCGAATATTGCAGCGTAATACTGAAAGTCATTCATAATTTTGCTCTTTATCTAACTGTTATATACATTATAAGACATATAGCGCCAAAGGTCAACCTCTAATTGCGGCTATTTGTAAATCAATTAATCAATGACTTACTAGAACTCCTCAACTTTTATTCCGTCTAAGTACCACGCCTTATCGCCATCCGCAAATTCAATAGCCGGTGCGTTATCTCTGTGTCTTTTGCCGTTTAAGTACCAGTGCTTACTACCGTTTGCAAATACAATAGCCGGCCCATCTTCTCGGTGTAATTTACCATTTATGTACCACCGCTTGTTACCATTTGCGTACTCGATAGCTGGCCCATCTTCTCTATGTAATTTATCATTTATGTACCAAAATTTGTCACCATTTGCGAACTCAATAGCTGGCCCATCTTCTCTATGTATTTTACCGTTTACGTACCAGTGATTGTCACCGTCTGCGAGTTCAACGGCTGGGCCATCTTCTCTATGTAATTTGCCATTGTTGTACCATCGCTTGTTACCGACACGATCTATTCTAGTTTCGTAAGTGCTATCATTCATAATCTTTGTTCCTTTGCTCTTTATCTAACTGTTATATACATTATAAGACAAGTAGCCCAAGATGTCAACCTCTAATTGCGGCTATTTGTAAATCAATTAATCAATGACTTACTAGAACTCCTCAACTTTTATTCCGTTTAAGTACCAGTGCTTACTACCGTTCGCGAACTCAATAGCTGGGCCATCTTCCCGGTGCAATTTGTCGTTTCTGTACCAGTACTTGCTACCGTTTTTAAGTTCAATAGCTGGGCCATCTTCCCGGTGTAATTTTCCATTTACGTACCATCGCTTGTTACCGTCATAATCTATTCTAGTTTCGTAAGTGCTATCATTCATAACCTTTGCTCTTTATCTAACTGTTATATACATTATATGACAAGTAGCGCCAAAGGTCAACCTCTAATTTAGCTAATAATCAATGACTTATAAATTAATTTAAATATCGCAAAATAAGGCGGTTTTATGAGGTTTAACGTACCAGTACACGCATTTAAAAATTTAAAGTAAGTTAAAAACCACTATTCTTATATAAATCAATAACTTACCAATATATTAGTCTATAATAATAAATGCTATAACTCTAATTAAATCAATGACTTATATTATTTTATAAAATTTCCGATACTATTTAACGCAAATTGCCCAGGCGGAAGAATATCATGGGTATTGAATACAATTTGCTTATTCCCCAGCACGTAGTTAAATCCTAGTATGTATAGATCTTCAACTGCGTTAAATTCTAGCACGAACCCAGCAGATCCAGGCCCGAGGTTACTTTTTGCGTACTGCTTGAGCTTGTCGGGCTGCTTTTCCAACATGCCACGAGCCCAATGTTCCAGTAATTTTTTGTGCCACAGCCGAACTTTCATACAAGACACCTGCTTATCAAACCCAGGATTCACGGTTAAGTACACATCGGCCTCAGACGTAAAAATGCCCGCTGGCGTACCATCACCTTTAGCGATTTCTATGAAAACGCCTGCAGCAGTTGAAATTTTAATTTCAACTTTTGTACGATTTATGAGCTTGTCATAGCCGGGATTAAACCCGGTTGTTCCACCGTTAGATTGTAAATCATAGTAATAACACACGGCATTACTTATAGCATCTTCAGCGCGATCATTGTACGAAAAATCCCGCCCACCGTTTGTTTTGTTTAGCCTGCTAATGTCGATTTTCATTGTCTGTATCTGCCGCTGGAAATGCGCTTTGATATTTTCATACCGCTAAGTTTAGCATGTATGATTTCTTTTTCGATATACGCATTTAAATATTTTCGTTCATCAACTAGTTTTCCATGAAATTTGAACGTAAATCGGTTAATGTCACTGAGAGATATTAGTTGCCAGTCGTTCAGCTTGTACCATGTGCGTTCGCCTCGAGATTGATATTCGATCATGTGTATATTATACGAAATTTGCATGCACCTGTCAACCGATTTGATAAATATAAGGAACAAAGGAACAAAATTATGGCAGCAAATGGCATATCAACATTACCACTTAAAAAAGATAGACAGGCCGCAAAATTAGCGCTAGCAGCCGCTGACCGAACAACCGACGGCAATGCCCGAGACACGCTTGACGTTACCCAATTGCCAACAACTTACGGCAATACTAATAATCCTGGTGATTTAGTAGATAATGATAATAACTCCGGCGATTTAACACCGGGCCGACCCTGGGTTTAGGCTGAGAAATATATTATCGTACCTGATCACAGATAAATAAAAGTATGAAACTTCAGCACTAACTACACCACACAATAATTCGTCCTCCTTAGAGGATGTCGTTATCCCCAAAATATTAACGACATCACTAACTTAAAGGAGAACATTATGTCACAATTTAATTCAAAAGAAGAACACACCAAATTTATTTCCGCATGGAAATCAGCATCGAACGCAGAAGAATGTAAATCTATTAGAATAGTTTGCGACCACAGACAATGTAATTGGTCTTACTGCGGATTCACTGGCGAAGAAAAAGCTCGATTTGAGGACAAAGGATACAAGAACATAACTAAGCATCATTACACCATCCCAGATGGTGCTCACAGAAAAACAGAAAGCTGGCTTCATGCGCCGCACTATCTTATGTACAACGTAATGCTAGGCAAAAATCTCCGCACTGGTTTCACACCCAAGATCTCTCGCAAGGTTGCCACTTATGAATCACCATGGCACGGTTTTGTTATTGCAGTATTACAACTAGAAATTGTTGTCCGGAATGCGAAGAAAATTATAGAAGAAATTGGAAAAGGGCATATTATGAAAGTACCGTCCGTTGATGAATTTCTAATGCCGTTCAGCGGCAGAGTAACTATCGTAGACTTAGCAAAGATTAACATATCTGAGTTAGTAAGCGCCCGTAAGTTCATTAACAATTTAACAAAATCAATGATTCCTTAATTCTATTTAGATAAATAGTATTATGAGATTCAAAGAAATTACAGAAGCACCAAAGAAAAAAGCACCTACTAAGTCGGACGTTGAAAAACTTCGATACGCGATTCAAACTGGCACGATGGACAGATCGCAAGCATGGACTGTGAAGAAGCTGCTTAGCAATATTATTGCGAAGTACGCTAAGGGAGATAGTTGGGAAGTTAAAAACACCTTTCTTGACACCGGGCTGTACTTCAATGGCCCTGATCCTGCAGAAGCAGGAGCAGTGCAAAAAGATGTGATTGGTGCGCTGTACGGATTCTTTCAAGATGGTGCGCGTAAGAGTATTACCAAGCTGAAGCGCGATGAAGATGCGCAGACTATCACCTACACAGCGATGCCGACCCCGGACGGATACGGCGACCGGCAGCCACCACAGATTTCATTCGTCCAGCACAAAAATGTCACAGCTGGTAACCCCGTTGTTGGAATACACATAACCATCGCTCGTTAAATACTGCGAAATTATTCGTTAGGTGTTGGGGGTTTTGGTCTAGCAGTCCATGTTTGAGTACCAATACCAATAAATCTATTTCCTTGTGCATCGCGGCCGCCCGGGACTTCATTGGTAATAATAATGTCGTCAACGTACGCTTTTTGATCCTTAGGTGAACTACCATTGAAATAAGACCAAATATATATAAAGTCTGCCTTGGACCCTGCTGATTTCAGAGTCGGTGTTTTTGTATCATTAAGTAATAACTTTCCATTTAGCCAAACTCTGTATATTCCCTTGCCTGGCACTGACGAAAGTTTTACATACATTTCGTAGGCATACCATACACCAGTTGAAATTCCGGAGCTCACATCTCTCCAATTTGGGTTATTTTTTATAAATATTTTGCTCGTTTGCTCGATCCCAACAGTGAGTCCATTTTTATTAGTTAGCACATCGAAGTAGCCATCATTGCTTCCAGTAGATGATTTTGTATGTAACCGTAATGTTTTTACCCCAATGCCATTGTTAGTAAAACTAAATCCGGCCGGGTAATAAATCCACGCACGAAACCATACTTGCTTACCCTCACCAAGGGTCGCCGGTAATCTTATTAAGCCACCCCATTTACCAAATCCGTATTCACCTTGTTTTATTGAGGTGACAGCAGCCTGTCTTCCACTATGTACTACCGCATTCGTGTATTTTGTATTTGAAAATGAACTATTGAATCCATCGGATCCTTTGGCTTTGCTCCCTATATTGCCGTTTTCAAAATTTGCGTTAACAACCCATGCTTGTGCTGGCGCCGCGAGTAATAGTAGTGTAAAAAAGATAACATATTTCATAATATTTTTCCTAGATTAATGGAGACTCTACCCGAAGTCGAATCGGGATCTAAGGATTTGCAATCCCTCGCACTGCCATTATGCTATAGAGTCAAAAGTATCGCGTCCCCTACATTGTGTTCATTCGTCAATAGGGCACGACTAACAAGCTGGTTATAAGGCTGTTTCAACCTCAGAGGGTGGCGCTTTACGCAGCCATTAATTCCTCAGTGTAAAATGAATCGTTTGCGATTATTTTAAGTTTGCTTCTTCAAGTGTCACGACTTCTGCGTTGCCGTACTATCCACTTATCCTCAGTCCCACGTCGAATCTGAAATCATCCCCCAAAAGAACCCTTGTAAAAAGATGCTTTTGGTGGAAATGAAGGGATTTGCACCCTTGTCCGTGATAACCTACTTTAGCTTCAAATAGTAATTCCTAAATATTATTGCCATTAATCCTCATTGAGGTCGTCGTTGTTACATATTTTGACTTGATTTTTACCAGCTGCCTTGGCCTTGTACATAGCAATGTCAGCACCGTTAATAAGATCCTCAGTTGAGATTGTTATAGCATTCGCGTTGTAGTGGCAAATGCCTATGCTTGCGGTTTGGACAATTGTGTGACCGTCGTAGTACAATGCTTTGTTTAGTCGAGCTATAAGCTGGTTACATTTTGCGATTAATGTTTCAGCGGAATTGTCGATACACAGCACTACAAATTCATCCCCACCGTATCTTGCTACGACGTCTGTCTTCCTTGAAAATACATCGCATATCTTATTTGCAAAATCTGAGATTACCTTGTCACCAGCGATGTGTCCGTAATTGTTATTGACCTTACTAAAATCATCCATGTCGATTAAAATTAATCCAATAGGAGAGTGCATTCTGTTAGCATGGTTTATCGTTCCCCTAAGGTGTTCTAAGAAGTACCGTCTATTGTACAAATCTGTGCCGGGGTCTCGGAAGGCAAGGGCTTTTAACTCAGCTTCGTACCTGTCACGTTCTGTGATGTCCGACGCCATTATGATGTACACTGGGTCTTCACCACTCGCGTACTGTACGCGAAGATTAACTTTGTACTCTGATCCATCTTTGCGCAAAATAACTGTTTTCATCTTCGCGACCTCATTTTCCCCACTGTTCAACGCAACAAAAATCTTGTTACATTGCCCGGCAGAAAGCTGAGGTGCGACGTCACCAGCCTTCATCTTCTGCATCTCCGCCAGCGTGTAGCCGAGGTTCCGCAGTGCGTTTGCGCTGACTTCGGTGAACTTCATAGTTCCAGCGTCTATAATATATATTTCCGCAAATGAGTATTTAAGGATTCTATCGTATTTTGTTTTAATTTTATCTAACTCAAATTTCCCTGTTGCGGGATTCTGTATATTAAGAATTTTCGCATGTCTTTGCGCGATTTTTTTATGTCTTGGCATAACGGTATTTATCATACGAGCATTATAATGCATCTAAAATTGGAGCCGACGATCGGGGTTGAACCGATGACCTCAGACGTACCAGGTCTGCGCTCTACCAACTGAGCTACGACGGCAAAATGCGCATCCTTGCGCGATTGAATCCTTAGTGTGTAAATTTCCCTCTGGCACCGTAATCACTAACCGTCGATGCGGCCCAGGCATCTGGCTTAGGCACTCCATCTAGTCCGGTCATTCCTTTGATGTAGCCAAGTGCTTCTCGCAGCACGATGCTGGAGTTGTGCTTCTCATCTGAATTAACATCGATGTGGATTTCGACAGGTAAATCTTCAAGTACCTCCGCGAATTCCATGTAAACACCTACGGCTTTGTATACTTCGGTCATTAGTCGCATACGAGGCTTTTCCTTCTTAGGATCGTAATCACGTTCGACAGATGTAGTGTGAAAAATCTTACCACCGTGCTTTGATGCAATGTGGACAATGAATGCTACGTTGTACCGAGCGTACCATAACCCCTTGCGTTTGTATTTCACGGAGTCAGAACCGATATACACTGAGGAATTCGCGGGCATATCTTTTAAGTACTGTACTATTTCTGTTTTTTCATCTACGGTGAACATGTTACCTCCTGCAGTTAACTGCTATTTGTTCAGTGTCTGGTAGTGACAGCAGGCAACGATCCTGCGTCTTCGAAGTTATGAGCTTCGTGCTCTGCCAATTGAGCTATGTCACTGTATTCTTTTTGGCGATATTTTATTCTATGCGTGTGATTGACCCTCTGCCAAATTTGCCATGATCCCAATTACCGGGGATGATATCATCTAGTCCGTGAATGTGAATTTCACAATTCGCATCCCCACCCATCGTGCCGTACATCCAACTCCAATCCCACTCACAGAGATACCAAGTTTTTTCTCCCGGAGCAAGATCACTGTACACAATGACATTGCCGTTGTGTGGACTACCCCAGGGCGGTATCGTTCTGCTTGTGATCAGGCCCCCATTGTCGTCCTTCACGGTGTAGCGACTCCCTCCGTGCCAGTAAAGTGCGTCGACCTCACCACCGGAACTCTTCTCCTTGGCCGACCAGTCAATTAAAAATAGTGGTGCTGTTAAAGTTACAAGAATTAATAATTTAGTGCGCATTTCGTTTACCTAGAAAAATTTCAAATAATTTGTTTGAAGCTTGGGCATATCTTTTGCGATGAAGGTGAATTTTTCTGTTTCGTAAACCAGCTGCCCATCTTTTTCGTAAGCTAAGTTCTTCGCCTCGACGTACTCGGAGCGATAGTTATTTTCCTCGCTTGCGCATACAGGGCTATCTTCGCTGCTATCAGTGCTATCCACTGCCGTTGCAGTTGGCATCTCAACCTCAGAACTTTCAATTTTATTATCCTTGATGTTGATGTACGTGTAGCTACTGTTAGGTTTTGTGACGTACGGCGTGCCATAGATCTCACGCTCATTTTTCGTGCCACGCTCGAGTATTTTTAGCACCTCAATCATATCGCCCTGTTCTTCGCGCGTGTCGATATTTAAATCTTCCGCAACCTCGCCTATTGACGTACCGTAACGCTGGTGCTCCTCGACGATAGTCTGGAGCATATCGAAGCTAAAAACCTGTGAGCGCCGAGCAAGATCTACGATATCTCTTATCTCCTCGGTGCCGACCTTATAATCCTCGCAGTAGCCGATGACGCTGCCTTCGTCAAGCTTGTTGTACTTGAAGTGATAGTAGATGCGACTCGGACGATTTAGCATGAAGTCGTTGATGTCCAGCTCGCTGTTTTCAGTCAAAATAAACATACGCTTGGTTTTGTCAACCCCATCCATTAATGATAATAATGAGGTTTGAGGTATATCATTCTCGTTGCGTCTCGAATTTGGACAATACATTTTCCCGAATTCGTCAAACACAAGAGCGCATTCGCCAATGGATTCAATGAAGTTTGTAAACGCACCACCTTCGTATGCCTCTTTAATGAGTATTACTGGCAATTTTAATTTGCTAATTATTTCATTTGCAAGCAACGACATCAATAATGTTTTGCCTGTACCTTTATCACCGGTTAATAAAATGCCGGTAGATGCAGTACGATCGGTATATGTATCTATACACTTTTGTACACGCATTGGAGTCTCACCGTAAATCTTACTAGGCAAGTCAAGCTTATCTTTTGTGATGCCAAGATGAAAGCCCTGTAGTGGGTCAAACCGGACGGTGTAGATCCGTGGCGGGAGTTTATCCAACGCTAGTTCTTCGTTCATATTGAATACGTGTACGGTATCACCGCCGATCATGAATTTTGTTTTCATAGAGGTCCTGGTTAGTGTTAAATTGTATATGATTCTTTGTACAATTATACTATCGTTTAGGACTAATGTCTAGTATTTAGGTTAACTTGATTAATTGGAAACGGGTTCGATTATATTAACGGGGCTAATAAACCAATTCCTTTTGTTTGCGTATGCTTTCGCCTCAAACTGTCCGTTGAACGATGTAGCTCGTGTCTTACGAGTTCGCATATCCACTAATGAATATTTTCGATTACCAATAGGTCCGTATTCGTGCATTTGTACCTTAATGCGGTTACTAGTTCTTTCGTGCATAATTTCATTTGCTTTCATAGTAAGTATTTATCATGTGTTGTAACGTAAATGTACTTAGGGGTGGTTGAATGCGCAAAGGGGCGACCTACGAAGATTCGAACTCGCATCTTTTCGGATCACAACCGAGGGCTTTACCATTAAGCTAAAGTCGCCCCTTTGCACATTCAACCACCCCTAAGTACACTTTTAAATTGGCCCAAAGAGTTGGAGTCAAACCAACGTTATTCACAGCCTGCGCCTAAGCGAGGCATCCATTCACCGTTCCGCGGAGAATCGGCGTAATCTTTGGATTGTTTGGTCCCTCAGGCGGGAGTTGAACCCGCAAGCCTGTTCAGGCGGAAGATTTTAAATCTTCTATGTTTACCAATTTCATCACCGAGGGTTATTCAGTATCTATAAAGTCCATAAGACCATTTCAAAACTATTATTAATTTCTTTTTCTATGATAGCTTCTATAACTTCCCAGTTGCCACCACCAAAGCCACATCCAATCATCGGAAAGTTAAGCACTCGGGGAATATTATCAAATATTTCTTGTGATCGCAAAATTTCTGCATTTATATCATAAAAACAAGCACGAACAGCATCATAATCGGTGTATTGCTTTCCGTCATTTCCGTAGTATTCTTGTGTCACAGCGTTAATAATAACTAATTTGTTCATGGCATAATATGTATTTGATCCCAGTGGGGATACACCTAATTCACGTGCTTTGTTGATGTAATTTTTATATATGTTGTATGCGCCCGGGTATGTGAATTTCATAGTCCTCCCGACCCCAGCACCCATTACACCTTGTGCGTTGCACCCGTGTATAATGTAGCCTTCTTTTACTGAAAATAAATTACCTGTAATTTGATTTATCATCTATATATTATATAATTTTCCTGCCTGTTTGTCAACCTAATAAATACTCGATAGGAGTCCAAAAATGAAAAAAGTTATCGAAAAGCTTCCAGATTATTGCTATAGTTCATCTAAGATGAAAGTAGTTAACGGCATTGTAATTCACTATTTCAGTGGCAAGTATCAGTTTCCGGACGAACCATTTAACCCTGAAAAATGTATTCAATTATTTAAGGATTTAAACCGTCCGGAAAAAGATCGCAAGTGGTTTAAGATGAAAGATTTGCCTAATCGCATGTACGCATCTGCGCACTACATGATATCTCGAGACGGTACAGTTTACGATCTTGTTCCACTGCCGATGAAGGCCTGGCATGCTGGTCGTTCACGCTGGCTCGGGTACGACAATTGCAATAATTGGATGCTTGGCATCGAGCTGATTGCCACCCAAGAAAGCGGCTATACTGATGCGCAGTACGATGCACTTATTGAACTAACCGAAGAATTACTTCGTACTTACAAATTCCCAGTCGCGAACATCGCCGGGCACGATCATGTGTCACCAAGGCGTAAAACAGACCCCGGCAAACTGTTTGACTGGGAACGTTACAGAGCAATGAAGACTACTAAAAAATCTTTCATTAACAAATTAATATCATTAATTCCCTGGTAATTTGTAAGAGACGATAAATAGTTACATCACATAGGAAAATAAAATGATAATCAATCCAACTGAATTTACCTGGGACGGCGCAACAACTCGCGTTGACTCAAGCACATATGACGCTTCACAGCGTAAAGGCTATGATTTAGCAATTAAGCCAACTGGCGCTCCTGATAGCGATTTTAATATAATCATGGGTGTTATATCCAATAGTCAATCTTTTGTAGCACCAATATCCGATCTGGCTAATCCAATTGAAGCTGGTAACTGGACAGCTGGTGTGCGCGAAGTTGACATTAACGGTATTACTAGTGACTGGGCGCAATTAGAATTTGTTATAGCTGTCGAACCGAGCATACCTGTAAATTTTACAGCGAGCTAATAAGACTCCTTGAAAGGATAAACGCTCTTCTTTCATGGTTTAAGGGGGTATTTAAATGAAAAACTTTTTAGCCCTACTTCTCTTATTAGTGTCCGTTAGCGTTAGTGCAACCCCCTTTACTTTAAAATGGGAAATTCCAACTGAGCGAGACGCCTGTGCGGCACCTAAGGGTGCGTCTGCCAGCAACTGTAGCACCTGGGAATCACTTCCGCTAAGTGAAATAAAAGGATACTCTATACATTACGGAACTACTTCTGGTGTGTATAACGATAAGGTTTGGATTTCGTCAAATACTGACGTAACCGCAACACTTGATTTGCCGTTTTCCACAAATTATTATTTCGTGATGACAACGACTGATACTCAAAATAGAGTATCTCGATATAGTAATGAAATACAGCGATCAACTATTAACACATCAAAACCATCTAAGCCAACATTTACGTTTGGTGTACCAACTGTACCAACTGTACCAACAGTACCTGGTGTACTTGCTGATTTAGAAGGTACTGCGCCGCAAGAATTTACAATAACGCTTGCGGTCAATAAGCCAAGTAACGCCATAAGTGGAATAATGGTGCTTGATGTTTACGATCCAGATTTCATCGATGAAGGTGAATTAATTATTAACGGCAACCCAGCTATTATATTGTTCGGCTCCGAAGGCGGCGCAGTACATGATGCTAAGCGAGTTAATATATCGTTTGCTACACCAGCAGCATATTGGAAGGATGGCGATAACACATTGCTTTTCAAACATACAAAGACAGCTGGTTATAAAATTTACAATGTAGCTGTAACGTTTGAGGTAGATGAAACAATTGTAATCGACAACAGCGGTGTATTGCCAGTTAGTTTATCAGCGACAGCTCCTGAGGAAGCTACAATAACATTTGCGGTTAGCAAACCAAGTACTACTTCAAATAGTATTATTACATTAAATGTAACCGACCCGGACTTTAAGGACGAAGGTGAATTAATTATTAACGGCAACCCAGCTATTATATTGTTCGGCATTGAAGGCGGCGCAGTACATGATGCTAAGACAGTCTCACTATCATTTACTGTTCCATCTTCGTACTGGAAGGATGGCGATAATACGCTGCTCTTTAAGCACACGAAAACAGGCGGCTACATCATTAACGATATAATTATTACGTTCGAGTAATTTAGTGCCCCGGTCCGGGGCACTATTCTAAATTAGGTAGGTGTAGCAGGAGTTGCACCTGCACGACGAGCATGTTTTGCTGCCCTTGTATCCATTCACAATAATAAAATTCAGTAGGCAGTACCAAATTTAATATTGCGGCTCGTCTAGTAAGATTGCGTATAACTTAGCGTCTGCTAATTCCGCCATACACCTATATTTGGCGGGTTGCCCCGGCAACGATCCGGGAACTTCTCGGTTAAAAGCCGAGTACTCTGCCAATTGAGTTAGCAACCCTTATTATATTAAATTTGGTGGGACCGGTGATAATTGAAATCACATCTCGCCGATTAAGAGTCGGGGCTCTGCCGCTTGAGTTACGATCCCATTCTGGTTATGCTGTTAAATCTACACCACGCAGACTAAGGACATCCGCCGCACTTTTGTGAAATTTGCTTTGTGATTTGTCTGCTAATACAGATAATAGCGCATCGCTAGACATAGCATGTGCTGATTTTCCTAGCTTACGACTACCAACACGAAACGCCGATGCCACTTTCTGTGTATGCAAGATCCCGGCAATTTTAGTTACTTTGTTATTTTTTGACATTGTGTTTTCCTTTGTTAATGTAAGCATGCATTATACAGTATAATACAAATGATGTCTAGTAATTTGGATACGTATCTATATTGCTGTTTTCAGCAGCTGAGCTACGTTATTAAATTGGTACTAGCGGGGAATTTCGAAATCCCGACTTGAGGTATGTAACACCCCTACTCTGCCTCTGAGTTACGCTAGTCTGGTTTTAAATTGGTGCCCTTGGCCGGAGTCGAACCGGCATGTGTCCAGTTACCTTTCACCAGCTTAGGAGGCCGAGGGGATACAAGGGCAGCACTAATCTAAAAGATCACTCAGTGCCTTGCCGGGCAACACGTCTAACTTATACCAAGTTGTTATGTATTTTACAAAATGTTTTGCTGATCGATTTTTATTTTGCGAAAACGATAGCTGTACTCTGTAACATTCAAGTTCTGAATTGTAACGGTATGTTTTAGAGAACTTGTACAGAAGTGGATGTAGCATTAGTGTTCTGTAAAATTGTCGACAATGCTGTAGTTCGTGTTCGAGCAGCCCGCGATCATCTTTGTAATCTTTTTTAATACGGATGAAAAATCCGTATGATCTACCAGCTGCCCAGTCTAAATCATCAACATAAAAAACTGGTATTGGTATTATTCCGTATATGGTTCCGTGTATGTATTTCATATATTTATTTATGGTTGTGTAATCATTAATAAAAAATTCTCTAATAAATACTAATATGATAACCTATTTTAAAATAATAATATTAATTACAAGTTTGCTAGCAAGTACCGCAAATGCGTGGACTATAAATCAATCTTTTGACTCTCAATCAAATGGTGAAAAATGCGCAGGCTGGAGCTCAACTAGGTCAGTTGTTAGTAGTGCCGCTGCCGCTAGTCAAAGTAAATCATGCAAACTTAGGATCGCCAAAGGATCCAGAGGATTTGGTGAATGGGGCGGTATTATTAAATTCCCTAGCACATTAAAAAATGGCGACGAGATATGGGTAAGAATGCGAAACTACTTTCCGATTGGTTTCGATTATAATGCAAGCACTCGATTAAAATTCTTACGCATTAAAACTTTTAGGCAAGACGGGTCAAATGGCGGATATGATGATTGGTATATTAACCGTAAAGGTAGCGTACCACCATTTCAATTTATTTACGAAGGTTCAAGTAGAGCCGATTTAGGATGGACTAAGTTCGGAACATCTTCCGACGTCATAAAACTAGGCGTCTGGGAAACCTATGAGATGTATATTAAGTTCGGTACAAAATCTGTTGATAACGGTGGCACTGGTCGCGTTCGAGTGTGGAAAAACGGTAAGCTGATGAAAGACATTACTAATCGTGTAACTTTTAGAGCAGCTACAGATTACGCTAATTCATTATACATTTATACTTACTGGAACGATACTCCAGATACTCCGAGAGGGTCACCCCAAACACAAAATTCGTATGTAGACGACGTGATTGTTACTAGCACTCGCCCAACAAACAAAGATTCACATGGAAACAATTATGTTGGGGTTGGAAGTTATGTGCCTACCGCAATCATATCAGCACCCCTGCCGCCAGAAATCAACCCTTAGTACTAACGTCATTATTTGGCGCCCTGTAGTGGAGTTGAACCACTGTAAGCAAGTTTCGAAGACTCGCCACCGATTATCCGCCGGACAGGGCATTAAGTTTTAATAGTTCGTCCTTGTATCCAGCCATTCTCTAAATACAAGTTTAATTCTGTTTTCTTTATTTTCTTTGGCGCCCAAGGAGAGATTCGAACTCCCATTGCGAGGTGTAGAAAACCAGCCGTTATCCAGTTGACTTACGAGGGCATTACTTGGTGGTCCTTGTTGGCTACGATCCAACACTTTACCAATTATGAGTTGGCAGCACTACCAATTATGCTAAAGGACCATATTGTTTGGAGGCGAAGGACAGGATTTGCACCTGCGAACCCGTTCGGGCTGAGCTTATGAGACTCAGTACTTTGACTGCTTGTATACTTCGCTATATTTGTTATTTAATTCGTGATAGTGACGCTTTTGCGGTTGCGCTGGCGTTATCACGTGTGCTGTTGATTGCTGCGGCAAATCCACTTTGGACATCAGCATTGTTTCTAAATCTGTGATTTTCAAGTTCACGTGCATCAGCATTATATTCTGCTGCTGATTTCCATATGATCTCACCACCTTGCTTTACCATGTCATTGACAATCGTTTCAGCTGTAGCAATATCGTAGGATTGAATATCTGTATTTGCACGTTGACCTTTGACACGATCCCACTCATCCTTTGTCACTGCCATGTGTATCGCTGGACCCAAGTCCCCACCACGAGCGGAACGCTTCGCAACGACTTGATCGCCTACAACGATTTCTGTACCTTCTACTATAAATTCTGCACTTTTCATACAGTTATTTATCAGTTAAAATAAGTTACCCCAACCATTCAACCTGACAGAGCCAAATGATAAGGGATTCTCGACAAGTATTTAAGACTGCCATCCATTTTTCCTCGCCTCGCGATGCTAGTTGGATTTGAACCAACGACACCCTACATTGCAGGAGCTCTCCCAAACTGAGCTACGGCATCACTATTTGTAAACTGGTGCACAAAAGTGGATTTGAACCACTGACGCGAAGATCTTCAATCATCCGCTCTACCAGGCTGAGCTATAAGTGCATTATTTGGTCCTGCCGGTTGGAGTTGAACCAACTGCGATTTTCACCGACGCCTTATCAGGACGCTCCCGAGCCGTTTGGGTTCGGCAGGATTTTTGGCGAAGAGGGTGGGATTTGAACCCACGGGCCACACTACTGCGACCGGCAGTTTTCAAGACTGCAACAATAAGCCAGACTCTGTCACCTCTCCATTATTTTTGGCGGAAGATGGAGGAATTGAACCTCCGTTGCGTTTCCACAGCCGCCGGTTAGCAACCGGGCACATTACCACTCTGTCAATCTTCCGTATTTGTTTAGTTTTCGTTTTGACCTTTTGGATCGGCCTTTGCGTGTCTACCGTCAAACCAAGGTCGAGGTAACGTGTGCTTCTTTGCGTCTTCGGGATGCGGAATAAGATGTTCCACACGTTTATATTCTTTTTCGTCCATCCAGAGGAAGTGTGGCCATTTTAACCACTGCTGGTTGTTTGACCGGCACCACCGAATAACTAAATACCCGCCTTCAGTGTCCCATCTTTCAACTGCCCATGTTAAGCAATTGTGCCTGCCCTTCCGGAACGGTAATAAAAAAATCCAGAGAACACTCCAGATCACAACCCACCCACCTAATTTTATAAAAGACCACATACGTATATTTATCGGTTATTGATTTACAGGTTATTGATTATATTTTATTTGGAGCCCCCTGCCAGACTTGAACTGACCTCTGCGGATTACAAAACCACTGCATCGCCATCAATGCTTAGGGGGCATATTAATTTATTTGGGTGGTCTAGTTTTTACTATTTCGGACAGTTCGTCCTTGCTAAGATACCAAAATGGTTTCGTGCCATCTTTGTATTGCATTTTTCCAAAATCTGATGGATGCGCTGAAATATGTGCGATCAGTCTAAAGATATTTGTCATGTTTGAATCGTCCCAGGAATCATCCCGGCGAGCACGTAAAAACATAACGAATGGAAAGCACATTAGTCCTAAAAAGAACATGCCTGCGCCGAAAAATAAAAATGTTGCTGCTTCTATCATAATACTTCCTCATTGTGTATTACTATTTATCCACAATAAGAACGTTGTCTGGTGCCCTGGGCGGGACTCGAACCCGCACACCTTTCGGTACTGGTTTCTAAAACCAGCGCGTCTACCAATTCCGCCACCGGGGCTATGCTCTGCCTTTGATGAGAAGGAGCGAGTCGAACGCTCAGAGCTGTTAGGCGGTGGATTCAAAGCCCGCTGGGGTTATCAACTTTCCTACTTCTCAATAATTCTTTTAGTTTGGTGTGGTTTTAATACTCTACCTTTACGAAACCCGGTTGGCATTGGGGTAGTTTTTTTAATCTTTTTGTTTACAATACCATCGGTAATCCACATCGTTCCGAATTGCGAATTGCGAATCCCTTGCTGGTGCGATATTTTCGCAAATGTTTGTTTTTTCTTAGCCACGGCGGCCGGGGAGCTCATTGCTGCTACTCCGATTTTAGAAAGCTCTTTCATTTTGCTGTAGTGAAACTTCCATAAATTTTTGTTATTTTCTTTAAGGCGTGTTTTTATTTGTTTTTTGTGTTTGGTCCATGTCGTCTGGCCGCCCTTGGAGATACTTTCGGGTGTTCTGTTATTTTGCATTTCTGGGTTTTGATTAATGTAGTCAAATCCGCCAAATCCGCCAATTTTTAAGTTATATGTATTAGCTTCTGTAATAAATTCTTCGTTAACTAGCTCACCTTCTTTTTCGTACATCTCAGCTGCGCTATTAAATATAAAGAGTATTTCTTTTGTGAATTTATCTATCCCGTGCTTTGATATAGCACGGTTTACGTATTTACCTGACCCCATGTAGCCATCATTCAAGTTTTTGGTCTTATGTGCTCCTATATAGGTTTTGCCGTTTACTTGGTTTGTAACTTGATAAATTGTATAATATGTTTTCATACTTTTATTTATCAGTTCGAGTCTTGATGTAGACTCTTGTGCAGGCCCGGAGGGATTTGAACCCCCAACATGCGAGTTTGGAATCCGCCGTTCTACCAGATTGGAACTACAGGCCTAAAATTTGTGGAGGCACGGAGAATCGAACTCCGATCAAAGCGTTGCAAACGCCCCGTAATCCCGTTATACTATGCCCCCGGATGCATGTTTCCCCGCCGACGCCTTCCACGTGCTATCTGTGGCCGCCCTAGGCTCTGTCCTAGTTACCATGCTCAAGTTTATGAAGACATATTCTGTATGATAACGCAAATGGTCAGAGCATATCAGTATCTTCAACATTAATTTGGCGCCGTGTGTTATCCATCAGCTCAATCTCTCTGGTAAATAATACGTTATCCGCACATCAACTGGTTAGGAATAGTGCTTCAGTTACAGTTTCCTATCTCGACATTGTTAGCGACCAAGCCAACCTGTTTCGGTCAATTACCACTGCATCGTATCATTTACCAGAAATCGTTCCAATGGCACACGACATAATTTGATTATTGTATATTACTAGGGGGTTTCGGTGACGATACCAATATTTCTGCACCCTGTCCGACTGTCATTAGCACTGGCTCTAGCTCGGTTGGGTTGCTCTCAAATGGCACACCAATTGCAGACATATTGTATGTTACTCCACACCAGTATGTGCCAGAGTCGACAACTTCCGATAGTGCTATTTTTTTCCTATTTGTAAATATTTTAGTTATGTCTCGGTCACCCTTGATTTTGCCACAATATACTTCGGCTCTGTCTAGAAGGAAGAATTCTGCGAATACTTTCCATCCCGGCTCTGCTTGACTACTTAAAGAAATTAGCAGCAGCAATATCGATAATAATATTTTCATAACTGTATTTATATGTAATTTGGCTCCTGAAAGTTTAACGGAACCTCAAAATATTATAAATAGTTACATGTATAAATGTAAAACATGCGATAAAGAATTTAAATCAGTATATGGATTATCAGCTCATAATAAAGTGCATAAGTCCGGCTATCACCAACACAAGATTAATAACGCAAAATCTACATTAAGCGCCATCCGCAAAAATCATAAGATAGTTCTTTTTAAATACAGCGAAAATCCTAATGCCTGTAGACACTGCGAGATTGCGTTACCGTATATCCAGCGACATAATAAATTTTGCTCAAGGAGTTGTTCAGCTACATGCAATAATCTTGCACGAGATACCGAACATTATAAAAAATTGTCCAAAACACTTAAAGAAAAATACCCAGCAAAGCCTAAAGTAAAGAAGCCTAAAGTAAAGAAGCCTAAAGTAACTTCGCCATATTCAAAAATTTGGTTAACAAAGTGTGCTCATTGTAATGAAAAATTTATTTCACGAATTAAACAAAAATATTGTAACGACCACGCATATCTATATAAACGAAATAATCGAAACAGATATGCGTTTACGTTTTCATTATCTAATTATCCGGAATTGTTTGAGCAATACAACAGCATACTTAAAGAACACGGAATGTGGTCGTATTCAAATACATCAGGAATTACTCGAGATCATAAGGTTTCTGTAAATACTGCAATCCGTAACGGATACGACCCTTATTATATAAAACACCCGCTAAATTGTGAATTAATGTCCTGGACCAAAAATAATCAAAAGAAAACTAACTGTTCGATATCGTACGAAACGCTAAAGAATTCAGTTGATGAATATAATAATAAGCAGAGCTCCAGGTACTGAGAACGATTCAGTCTCCTCTCGATTAACAGTCGAGCACGTCTCACCATTGAACGTTAACCTGGAGCTCTGCTTACTCTTTTAAATTTGAGGCCATTGACAAGTCCGCAACAGTATTGACCTACCGTTATGTAGAGGTCTACGCCTCAGGGACTTGGATGGAGGAAATGACCGGCACTTTTATCCATCTTTACCAAAGTTCAGGGTTGTTACTTAGTCAATTTCTCAACCTTCACCTTCGATTTGTTTAAGTATACGTAATAATATACACCGTATACTTTTAATTTGGAGCGGGATATCGGATTCGAACCGATACGAAAAGTTTGGAAAACTCCCATGCTGCCGTTAAACATCAATCCCGCGTAATTTGGTTAGCCTGTACAAAGACTGATCAGGTCTAATTACCGACTTGACAATATAACAATGAATTCGTGCCAGCCCCTCATGGGCGGTGATCTTCATTAATTATATTATCCATTTTTGGTTAGCCTGTACAAAGACTGATCAGGTCTAAGTATCGACTTGACAATATAATTAATGAATTATTCATTAATTATATTATCCATTTTTGGCGGCTTATAGGAGAATCGAACTCCTGCTCTCACGCAGACAACGTGTGGTACTGCCACTATACTAATAAGCCAAATTTGGTGCTGCCTGTAGGAATCGAACCTACTCACCCATAGGGACAAGGTTTACAATCTTGCGTGACTCTCCAACTTCACCGCGACAGCGTATTTTTTTAAATTGGCAGAAGTGGAGAGACTCGAACTCTCAATATCCGAAGAAAGCAGGTTCAAAGCCTACCGGGGTTACCAATTTTCCTACACTTCTATATTTAATAAATGTACTTTTAAGGATGCGTTTGCAATTTCATCAAAAACGGGAGTCGATCTCCGTTCGCGTCGTTAGGCGGGTTCACGCAATGACTAATCGCATTATGACATCTAACGTTGCAGCTAGAAGCTGCGGTACAACATCCTTAAAAGTACACTTTAAGTACACTTTAAGTACACTTTAAGTACACTTTAAGTACACTTTAAGTACACTTTTAAATTGGTCAGGGTGGCGAGAGTCGAACTCGCTTCTTGAGTGTCCAAGACACACGGATTACCGGTTTCCCACACCCTGTTAAAATTCGTTAAGACTTACACGGCACGTAATGTCCGATGCTTCCGTTCTTTGTGCTTTACTGAGTAAAGCGAATTAAACTGTTAGGAAGATTCTTCCTAACAGTGTCGGTTAAGCACATAAAGTCTTGCCGAGTTCTCCCCGGGGACTAATATGTGTATGTCCAACTGTTTGGTATCCCGAAGGGGTATCGATCCCCTGTTACCAAGTTGAAAGCCTGGTGTTCTACCATTAAACTACCGGGATAAAATTTGTTAGGCCTATTATTTGTAACCGGGCCGTTCAGTTACTTCTTTTTATTTCAAAAACAATTCAGGATGAAGAGGTTTGCTATGTATTCACAAACCAACCCTGTGTTCCTTTCTAGTGGATGACTGTTAAGCCTCATACCCACGTGCCTGGCCGCTTATCTAGTGTTTATCTCTAGGCGGAGTTGCTATATAAAGTGAGGGGGATTTACACCGCTTGCTCTTAAATTATATACCGTCTTTGAAAATCTTTTGCTTGTTTCCTAACTGTTATATACATTATATGACATATAACAGTTAAAGTCAACCTCTTTTTCATTTATTTTACAATTAATCTTTATCTAACTGCTAAGCTTGTTTTTTATAATGCCTTGATTCGAACAAGGATCATCCGTTGTACGGATCGTGTTTATCAATAATGCTTAATCTAGAATCCACATTACCTATCTGCACTAGCTCTACCATTGAGCTACATTATAAAAAACAGTCCTAACTTCTAATATCTTTTGCTTGTTTCCTAACTGTTATATACATTATATGACATATAACAGTTAAAGTCAACCTCTTTTTTACTTATTTTACAATTAATCTGTATCTTTTGCTTGTTTCCTAACTGTTATATACATTATATGACATATAACAGTTAAAGTCAACCTCTTTTTTACTTATTTCATAAAAAAACCCACGTTCCTTTCGGTTTGTGGGTTCTTGTAAAACTTTTAGTATGTTAAATTTCTACATACTTGCTCCAAGAACCCTGTTAGCATCATAACCTCGTTCATTATTCGCCTCTGTGGCTAATGTGAAACTCGGTGTCCAAGACGTAATGGGTGAGATACATCCTAGCATGAGTGCTATCGATTGTTTAAATTGTATTAGATGTAATTGTCTCATTTTGTATCTCTGTTTTAACTTACATACATTATATAATGATTTGTAAGCGCTGTCAACCTCTATTTACAGTTAATTTAAAATTAATTTGTAAACGTCTTTTATTTAACTTGCATACATTATATAATCATTTACAAGTAATGTCAACCTCTAATTGCACATTTCCGTGAAATAATGTTAACTTGTTGTTTTGTAACGCAATTCGCTAAAACAGCGTTGCCTTACTACTATATACAGTTGGTTATTGTAACTTCATTTTTTCTATTGTCAACTCGATATTACTGTAATAGCGTTTGTTTTATTTATCCAATTAGTGCGGAAACCAAAAATAACTTATGCCCACATTGCTTTCCGTATACGAACAAGTCTGCAAAGCATATCAGTATCTTCGTTGTGTTGTAAGTCTTTTAATTGCTCTTGTTTTTCAAAAAGCTTCTGCGATGTTTCTTTTTGTTCCGGTGTGCGATCTGCCATTATTTCCATGACGCTTCTGTTATCACTGACAATATCTATAGACTCACGTTCTTCGCCAAGCAGGTACGGATTCGGTCGATTTGGTCTAATTTCAGTCCACCAAATGTACAATTCTTTAATTTCTTGAGCATTTATTGCTTGCTGTGTTAACTCGCCAATGCGAATGTCATCTGCGTCTAGCCCATCTGTTTCACTGTACCGCAGCCCACATTCCCAGTCTAGATATTTTAATCCGGCACTTGCGGGTGTACTGCTCGGCTCATTATTGAAAACGTGCTGTAAGTGCGACTTCTCAATCTCAACAAATCTCTTTAAAATATTAAAATTTGCATGTAATATGATAGTGTCGTTATCATAATATCCATAATCTAATCCGGTGTTAACCAAATGATGCATGTGCTGGGGATGAAGTCTGTACAAGAACCAGTATTTAACATCGCTTAGTCGCATCGCATTTAGCGTAAAGAATCCTACAAATTCATTATCTATCCAGTACCGAAATGGGTGATCTTCGCGATCTTTCTTATGCCGGGCAGCCCATTCCTCTAAGGAAGCGGCTGCCGGATGATCAGGAAATAGCTTTTTTGTAATCCAACGTCTTATTTCCCAGCCGTATGGCAGTATTTTCATATCAATGATTCCAAGTAGGTGTGCCTCAATGCTTTCTGCTTCTCAGTAGGCTTCTTAATGCCAAACTCTTTTTCGTATATTTCATCCAAGTCAATGCCAAGAACTTCACAACCATCCAAAAAGTTATCCCAGCTCATACCATTGTCGTAATCAACCTGTATCCATGCTCCTTTGGCCGGACTAGGGCGGATATTACTTTCTAGCAGCTCAGCAATATCCTGACAGCTAGTATCATCGTCAACCGCAATAAATTTATCACCGTGCTCGGCATTGTCGTGTAGCCACCACACAATTTCATTCGACCGAGAGCTGGTCTGTTTCTTCGGGGTTAAAATCTCAGTATGGTAATCAAAGCCGAGCCCATTCGCGAGCATAATTTCTTTAAGTTCGTCTGTGCTGTACGCCCACGACCACGCGGTGCTGAGCACAATTTTCGCCTGGCTGTATTTTGCCCACAGATTGAACGCCCGGATTCCAAATTCATCAAACTGTGGATGGTTCTCCTTGCCGGTTTTCCGATTCTGATGGAACATGTGCATTTTCCGAGGAAGAAGTGGCCCATCCACATCCACGAATATTATTGATTGACTCATTTCATTTTAATCCATAATCCTAATTCATTTAAATTGTACTCGACTTTGTCTATGTACTTGGTCCGTGAGCTATGTATTGGGCCTCGGCCTTCAATTGCAAGATTGAAACAATCTTGGCAGATGTGATGACCATTCCACCAGTTGCTGCCAAAGTGTACTACACTTTTAACATGTTTGGGTCTTGGCATTGACATTGTTGATTTTGTTTCGTCGCACCAATCACATTTGCAATTACTTTCATCGAATACAAGTGTTGCTTTCTTGTTAAATTCTTTTTGCGTACAAGCTGGGCATACATTTTTGGTGTTATTCATAAACATAAATCGTTTATTGTATATTGAAGATTCAAATTTTGCATGACTAAATTGTGATTTAGTTCCGCAATCACAGGAAAATCCACCACTGATTTTAAACCACACAATGTCCCGCCAACGCTGTAGATCACGTTTTTCTGGGATTGAAATTTTAATCTGTTTCATTGTCATCTCTACTCTTATTTACTATTATACATGAATTATTAAATTTGTCAACCATTTTGTAGTCATTTAGGTAAATTCCAGTTAGCGTTAAAAAGTCTGGATCATCATCATCAGTTAGTACAGATAAAGCAAAAATTATTCCGTTAGCCATCCCGTGTAAATAAGCGTCGTGATTCCAAGTGCCATCAGTGCATTGCACATCGCACATTTCTTTTAATTTTTCAATGCGTTCAAGTATTCCGTCAGCTGTCATTTGGGTTCGTCCTCGCCGCATAAAATTCGCAACCTTCTACGATGCCGGATCAAGCCGACTGTGAACGCAACCACCGTTATCACCGCCAGCACAATAAATAATATAATCATTTATCGTTCTCCCACTTCACAGCAGCATTGCCATCAGTATTCGCTAGCGCCGCCCATATCATTTTCCGCGCATTATGTTTTATTATCATTAATCCAGTTATCGCAGCAGTGAGCGCAAATATGCCAACCACCAGTGAGATTGTACTACCACTAAAATGCCACAATGTCACATTTATAAGCATGATTACTAAATTAAAAACACTCACATACCATATCGGCATAAATTGTCTTGGGGTATTCGTTTTACTTAGTATCATTTTGCATCTCTGCTTCGATTGATTTTGCAATGGCTTGCGAAAGTAACAGACACGGACCTGCTACACTTGATATGTCGGAATTGAATAAACAAGCAAGTGCGATCGGATCGTGTCCCTTCGCAACTAAGTCGTGTTTCATGCGATCTTCGGTATATGCACTAATGGCGATCATCGTCACGAAGGTTATAAAAACTGCCGCCAATAGACTCCACACCGTTAGCCAATATTGATTCTCGTCTATATCTCTAAACATTTTCATATTATCTATCCTTTTTCGTTTTAGTATTGCTGAGTTTATAAAAAACAGCATCAAATGGATGCGCTATTTCTACTGGTTCCATCACTTTTGCTTTCTTCTGTTGAAATTTAAATAAAAATTTGTTTGCCTCTTCAAGTGTATAGAATCTTTCAGGTATTGTAAGATATCCGTCTACTACAACATTCTGCCATGCGCCAAGTCCCTTCCTGTGCTGTGGTGTAAATGATGCTTGGGGCTTGGTTTTTTGCTCAATAACTTGATACGTAACATCAACAAAAATTTTCTTAAATAATTTAATTATCATAATAGTTTTAATAATTTTAGTTTTTCAATGGTCGAAGCCGGGTCGGTATGCAGTATGCCAATGCCACCATGCTCAATCCATAATTTAATATTTCGATCGTAATCGTCAATTAAAAGCGCGCCTGGGTTCTCCTCAAGATATTTGTACTTGTAACGACCTCCGTTTGTGACGTTGGTCTGTACGTTTGCGTTGACCATTGCGTGAACCCAATTTTTCTTGTCATTAGCAGCAGTGCTAAGGAATCCAGTGGGTTTGGGCAGCCCGGTGAGCACTTCTACAACTCCCGGGCCGTGCTTGTCTAGCACTAAATTAAACATAGCGAGTGACGATGGCAAAAGCTCGAGACCAGCGTACAGGCCGGGCACCTTGTCTAAGATGTGCCAGTACTTGTCTGTCTTACGATCCCAGTAGTGAATTTTCACAGTCTCCACCACCGCCTTTTCAAAGTTTGCTAGAACGCCATCTAAGTCGAAGTATATTTTATTCATCTTGTGCCTCCATAAATTTGTTAACGTCCGGTACTGCCAGGGCAGTCATGTACACAAACAAAAGCCAGTTATTCCAAAATTTAACATCTACGGTCTGCGGTAAATCGGATACTAACACAAGTTCGTCAATTTCCGTAATTACAGCTTCTAGCACGTTTGATACTTCTGTTTTGTAATCAAGCTCACCTGCCTTAACTTTTGCGAGGTACTCGGTTTCTTTGAGTGGATAGCTAAACCCACCACTCTTTAAAATGCCGCGCAACTGAAATCCAGCACGGAGAGCGTGGGAGACTGCTTTCCAATCAACCCCTTCATTCTTCTCAGCTAGCAGAGCACGATTACCGTAGCTATCCAGCGCGGTTTGAATCCGTTCCAGGGCATATCCGACAGAATTTGTATCCTGATACTTTTTCATGTTCACTTCGTAGAAATGATTTGTCTGGCCGGTTTTTGTCTGCATCTCAATCTTCTTAGCGTATTCATTCTCAGGCAGCCCGTACCATACGTCAGATAACAGTAGCTCTACATTAAACTGCTCAAGCACTTTAATAGATTCGCGCATATTCGCAATGCGGCTACCTTTGAGGCCGTACTTTGCTGCTTGTTTCTTGACGTATCCCATGTAAGATTTAAGATTCTTAGTGTAAAACAAGTGGCGTAATTTAACTAACTCGGTCCAAATGTAACCATATTCAGGATCAAGCTCGACGTTCACCAAGTCAGGATTCACGTGAAGCATATCCAGTGCCACAGTCTCACCCTTCAACGCAAGCTTCATGAACTCGCCCAACGACATCCAATCTTCGTCGACGTCCTCAGCACCATTCCTGGACGTGTTATCGCCGGTGGTGAAACTGATATTCTTCGCTGCCGTACCAAGCAATAGCTCGTCGAGGTCCGGCAAGTAAATACCCTTGTAGTCCATATCAGAATTCGGCGTATCTAATCCGTACATGTGGGAACCAAATACCATTCTTACAATTTTTTTCATAACATCCTCTAGTTTAGCTTATTATAGCATGAATACGCATTGCGGTCAAGTTCAATCCCAATCTAAATATTCACCACAATGTGGACATTCTTCTGGGATCTCGTCCTCTATCTGTGCTCGCAACTGTTCCAATTCTACCTGGCACGGACTTTCAATCTCGTCACCTGTCACTGTCAATGTCATCGCACGGCGCCCAAGTGCTTCGAGAGCACCCTCAGTCCCATGTTCAGCAAAGCGTTGCAATTCTTCAATGGTGAAGTTCGTAAAATTCATAATATTTCGCCTCTTGTGCTACACGCCGGACACTGACACGACATAGTGGTCTTACAACTAAGAGCATCGTTCAATTTTCGCATATTGCCTCGTTTCTTCTGCTCTGTGTCGTTTAACACCAACACATAACTTCTTAACTCTGATGTTACAGTGTGATATTTTGTGTTGCGACATACTGTGATTGTTGCTGTAGTGTTGGTCATAATTTCCTTTGTACTTATTTTAGTGCAAGTTCTATTGCAATGGATGCATCTTTACAGATGGCATTCTTCGGGTTTGTTTGCTGATTATTTTCATTGAACATTTTAAGTTCTAGGTTACACTGCTCGGTTAAAATCTCCGCAACCTGTCGGTTTACGTATGCACGATGTTGCTGGTATTCAGTAAGATCAGCTACTTCAGTCGCACATGCTGGGTTCTGTAGTGATGATATCATTGTAGCAGCGACACCCGCTACAATTAAAATTGCTGCGGTAGCTGCGATCGCGCCTGCACCTGAGGGTTTTTTTGGAAGGGTTGGTTTCATGGTAGTCTCCGTTGAAAAATTAGTTACTCGTTAAACAACATTGCGGTTGAAACGATAATCGTTGTAAGAGCAATAAGCATGATGAATGTATCACCGTCATATTGACCAAATAAGTACAAAATAGAGATCATTGTTACAGCGGTCCCTGCTACTATTGGTCCGTATTTCATCACATTCTTGCGATACAATTGTGCTAGTTTCATAATTTTGCTCTATATCTAACTGTTATATACATTATATGACATATAACGCCAAAGGTCAACCTCTAATTGCGGTTATTTGCAAATGAATTAATCAACGACTTAGCTACGAATGCCAACGCATTTTGTTTTTGAGATTCTCAACAAAGTTCCAGTTGACTGGCTGCACGAGGTTAATTTTCCCTTGGGTGCACTTGATCTCAACCTCGCCATCTCCAAATGTATCAATAAGATGACCATCAGCAAACATGTTAATCTTACGTTCCCATGTAATCACCACTTTCTCTGTGTACGGGAATATTATCGGGCGCGAGGTGAGAGTATGCGGTAATAATGGTACAATTTCTAAAACATTGCTGTCTGGTGTTAGTATTGGTCCACCCGCAGAAAGCGCGAGCCCTGTTGATCCAAACGGTGTCGAAAGTACAATGCCGGAACTTTTTGTATGAAATGCGGCATTAACCGATCCAATTGCAATTTTAAAATCCGCCGCTGTCCCGTTCGCTGCTGGTGTAAAATAAAAATCATTTATTGCTTGATTTTTCTTCCAGGTTAGGACCGGCAAATGAACTTTTGTTACTTTAAATGTCGACTTAGTCGAATCCGGAAAATTAACATCGGTTATTAATGCCGTTAATTGCGCGATTAAATCGTTAGTAGACGACGCGGTGCATGGCACTAAATAGCCAAGATCGCCGTAGTTAAAACCAGCAACATAAGAATCACGATTTGATGCTAAGTAAATCGACGATATCATCGTGCCATCACCACCTAGCGATAATACCAGCGTACTATCATCTATTTCGTCTTTCTGCGTGATAATATACAGTCCAGCTTCACGAATACAATCACCGACGGCAATTAACAGGCCGTCGGTGATGTTCGGATCGATGCCCGGCCGGGTCCTGATAAAAACGTTTTTAATCATTTCTGCGGTCTCCTAATTTTTCAATCATATCTAGTAGATTATCGAAGCCAATACAGTTACTACCATCCTCTAGATCCTGCCGGGTGTTGACGAGCAAACTGAGATCATCGTAGTACGAAATTGTGCAATCTTGTCCTAGCGCCTCAACAGCGAATTTCTTCACGGCACGCATCTGCCCCTCTAAGAAAATTATGTCTATATTATTTTGCATGCGAATCCTGCTCCACTGTGCATTTTGTTTCCCATTCCCAGTACTTGCCTTCAATTTTATAAACGACTTGACTACCGCACCGGTACCTGATTGAGTAACCTAAGTCCCTCGGAACCGGTTGTTTTTCATCCGGCTTACTACGACAACACGGGCAATAATGCATTAATTGTTACTCCGATTTATTTCGTCAATTTGTCTACCTAGTTCCTCAGCTACGGCCATCGCACCGTGTTGCTTCACGGTAGATTTTAACTGACTGATGGCCTGAATCACCTCAGGCTCCGGATGGCCATGGATGCGGATCTCACCATCAGGTTCTATCGTGATCACCGACCTCACCCCATCCTGGTTGATCATTTTGATTGTGGCTGTAAAATCAGCCAGGCTGACAGCCTCGTCATCCTCACCAGGTGCCTGCTCCAGCTGCTGATTTTCCTTGCCTTCTTTCAGCAGTCGTCTAAATTCCTTCTGTCGGTCAGTGAGCTCATCCAGCTCATCCTCCTTGTCGACCCCGATATCCGCGTCTGCCATTTCCTGCCTGAACCTACCTGCGGCATCCATTAATAAAAATGCCGCAATCATTGCTATCGGCACCATGCCGTCTGCGAACAGTCCGGTTGTCCAGTAAAGAACCATTGCGATCGTACATGCTGTAAATATATATCCGCGACTTGTCATTGTGTTATCCTCGTTAAATTTTGTAACTTGTACATTTTAGCTTCGACAGTAACCCATCATCTTCGACGTAACCGTGCTATCTCACTTTTTGTTGATTGCTGTTCAGACTTCAAGCGCCGCACCTCTTTTTCAAGATGATCAATGCGACTTGACAAGGGCCGTACTACAGAATCAATCATTGCCCACTGTTTTTGTTCTTCTGGTGTTCTCATTTCCTTCTCCTTTAGTAGCGTTGGCCGCCTGCCCTCGTTGGTAATATTGCAAAAGTTATCTTACGCATGATTCATCCTTTAAAAAGTTGACCGAGGTCTATGTTTTCTAAATCATTAATTATTGTATTACGAAAATGATTCGCAATAAATTCGCATAGGGCTGGGCCCGACACGGTAACTTGGCTTACTGGTTCTGCGGTTGTTGCATCTGTTAAGTAACTAATATCTTCGATATCGTCGTTGGATACGTTTATTAGCACCTCCGAAAGATCCGAATTATAAATAAACACTGTGCCGTCGCTTGTGGTGTATGTAAGCATTATCGTGCCAGCCCAAATTTACTTATTCGAGACATGAGCTCAATTTCCCATTTAGTGTACTGAGTTTCTATCTTGTCGATTACAAGGATTCCGTCTGCTTCCTGAACAAGCCGGTCAAGTGCAGTACGCGGTGATTTCGGACGATTTCTTACCTTTCTCCAAGCTACCAGACCTTCTACCATACGGTCTGTTAGCACTATGCCAACGCATGTAGCTGCGCCATCTAGTGCCGCATCACTTTCATTGAACATAGCATATGGATACAGATCGTTCTCACCTAGCTTGAAAAATTCATGAAGATCATGTATCGCTTCACCGTAGCCAGCATCCAGCAAAATTATCGTCTTGTGGTGCTCTGCCCAGTCATAAAATATTTTAGATTGGTCAGTGGATCCAAATTGATTAGGGCGGTACTTCGCAGCCATATCACCCACGACGTGTGCCGATTGCAGTCCTTGCTGAATGCTAGACAGGTACATGTTTCCGAAAAAATATGCTCTCATTTGTTTATCTCCGAATTGTTAGTTGGTTCTGAAAAATGGAATCTGCCATCGTTAATTAGTAAATTTGTGTCGTTGAAGTTATAACTTTGGCCATTTAAACCCACAAGCAGACCAAGTAGTATTATATAAATCACACCAAGGATAAGGCCGAGGTTAAATAGAAATTTTTTCATAATTTATCGATCTCCACCGCACGTAATGCAATCCACATAAATTCTTTCATATCAACGTCCTTAGACGGACCTGCTCGATTCTTTACGTAACGTACACCAGCTTCTTGTTGTTCCCAAATTCTGTTAGCTGCTTGTGTTAAATGTTGTTGTCGGCCGCCCATTCGTTTAGTATTACTTACATAATATCCCGCCGGTAATGAAAAATAGCGAGCACCTGCGTCCAATATTTCAAAATAATAACTCATTTTAATTCCGTAAACTGATAATATTATATTATACAGGACTACGAGCAGGATGTCTACCTTTATATTTCCCATCTCTTAAAAAACGCAACTGATTCTTGTTTTTCGTGTGCCTGCATACGATCACGCTCGGCTCGTCGCTCAGCACATTCTTCTTCAGAAATAAGCTCAAGTGGATGCTGGTCAATTAACGGTGCTGATACTGCCCAGTCACTCCATCCAATTAACAACGTAGTGCCTAACCCGATTAATAACAATTTGTTCATAATACCACCTGATTGTTTGTTTGCTTGTTATCTAACTGTTATATATATTATATGACATATAGCGCCAAAGGTCAACCTCTATTTTACCCAAGAATCAATGACTTAGTAAATATCTAAGGTCCCTCCTCACCGCGACCCTCACCGTGTATGTACCAGTATGTTTCGCCATCTGAATATTCAACAGCCGGTCCATCATCTCTGTGTCTTATGCCATGCCTGTACCAGGCCCTGGAGCCATCCGCAAACTCAATTGCTGGGCCATCTTCTCTGTGTAATTTGCCATTTCTGTACCACCACTTAGCACCATTTGCGAATTCAATAGCAGGCCCATCTTCTCTGTGCAATTCACCATTTATGTACCAATATCGGCTGCCATAATCATCTTCTTGGATGTCGTACTTCAAGCGATCGAATGTGTTTTGTACTGTATTCATAATTGTTGCTCGTTTCCGAACTGTTATATATTATATAACATTTAGCCCAAAAGGTCAACTTCTATTTTACCCAAGAATCAATGACTTACAATTTAGTTTAATCAATAGGTTACGTGAGAATTTGACGCGCTGTAAGCGTCTGTAAGCGGTTTAAATCGCGCAATGTGACTAGAAAAGGCTGGCGATTTCTGCGCTGCGTGTAGCTAGCATATCTTTGATCTTAGCGGCCTTTGCTACTGCCGCGCCTTCAGCCTTGTTGAACTTGGAGGAGTTGATCACAGCGTTGATTTTCTGTACATAAATATCACGGACTGTTTGTATCAGCTCTTCTGCGTCCCAGTACGGCACTGGCAAAATATGATTCTGTGCTAATGTCTGCGCAATTCCCTTGACAGATTTGACAATATCTGCTATGCGAACCTCATCCTTCATGCCAGGGTACTTTTTAAGCAGCGGGGATGCGGTCTTCGCACCCATGAATTTAGCGATATCCATCGCCCAATTTTGATGATCAGTTGAGATTGTGTTGAGCGTTGTGCCCTTGGATTTACGGTAGCTTACAAGTTTATCATCTATAGTTTTGCCTTGAATTCCAGCATCACTTATACTAATGTCGAGAGCCTGCCCTAACGCAGAATACAAGCTACCGCTCAAGACGCCTTTTGTACCGTGTTCGGGCGCCAGTGCCTTTGTAAATTCCAAGCGATCGTCAAATATCGCAACGAGATCAACTTGAATAAAATCATCACCGATTTGGAAGATTACGTTCATTCCGTTATCTGTTTCGAAATTCGCATTTTGTCGACAGAACTCTTTCACAGCATTAAAATACATCTGCTGTGCTTGGTTAGTAGATTTTCCTTCTATGCGAGGCAGAATGAATTGAACATCAATATCACCGTACTCTTTGTCTGGGTTTTGAGCTAAGTCACGTTTATAGTAAGTGCCACTTCCGACCGGATTACCAATCTTAATTGGTGGAATATCTTGACTAGCCAACAGTTCATTAAATGAATCCTGAAATGATTTCATTACTGAAATGCTATTAGCAATCGTTTGTGGTGTGATAATTGTGCCTTGTGTTGTGACAGATGACCAGCCACCTTCTTTAATAAATTCTTGTGCTCTCATTTCTTTGATCCAACTTTAAATGGTGTCGCGTTGCCACTTGGTGTGTCTGTGTGAAATTTCTCAGGATCCTTACGCTTGACCGTGATGTTGACTAGGTCGTACTCATTGTTCTTTTTGTCTGGTTGTATCGCAAATAAAACGTTTAAGTCACTGTCAAGATCTTGTAGTGCGGCCGGGCCCATGTCTATTTTTTTAGCTTTAAGAAGCTGTCTTTTATATTTCTTTTTTAACTTGGCGAACGCAGCTAGTATTTCATTGTAAGTGACTTGCTTCTCACGCCCTAGTAATCTTTCAACAAAGTGTGATGTGAACTCAACATCCAGCCCGAGGGTCTTAAACATATTGTCTAACTCGGCCTCAAGGCCTCGAATCTCACCTTGTGATTGTACTTCTTTAATAAATTCTTGTGCTCTCATATTTGTATTTATGGCAATTTTTCATATTCATATCCCTTGCTACGCCGTCTGTTTAAATCAATGAAGTACTGATCTTTTTCACGTTGCGTTTGCAAGGACATATAATGCCCCACGTCAATGTCCAGTGATTTGGAAGGTTCGGTTGGAGCGGCACAGAGGCCCTCCCACATTTTTAAGGCTTCGGCACTTTTCTTACGAGTTAACAATTTCTTAATTTTATTTATTATTCTCATTGTACTGTCCTACTGTTATTAAGTCGAGTCAACTGCGACGCAGTTGACTCTAAGTGCTATATGGCAAATGTTAAATAATAAACTAACCGGATACCACCCGTGATCCGCTTGGTTGAACGCCATCCGCTAAGAGGATGTTAGTCTTTGTGGCGGCAGATTTAATAGCACTATATTCGTATTGTACGGTTTTGGATAACCACCCCACCTCGTTAGTTGGTACGCCTACAAGTAACTGGCGCCGAGTTTAACAATACTTAGAATATTTATGAAGACATATATTATAGCATATTTATTGCATCGTGTCTATTAGATAGGCTAAATAATATTATGATTGGATCTGCAAAATTATATATATACGGTGTGCTCGCTATATTTCTATTCTCTGCTGCCGGCGGCGCGTATTGGTACTATAGCTGGTCACAAGATGAAATCAAGACGCTCAGGGATAATAATTCTCGCCTTGGCACTGCTGTCACGCTACAAAAAGCGACCATCTCGACAATGGAGAAAGATGCTGTGCGTAGCGGTCGGCAGGTACTACTAGTGAGTAAGCAGTTCAGAAATGCTAGATCAGAAAATAACGCGCTCCGTACAAAATTAGCAAAGCACGATCTCGCATACCTCGCAGAGAACAAGCCTGGACTTATCACTAAAATTGTCAACAAGGGCACCTCTGATGTCGGACGATGTTTTGAAATATTGAGCGGTTCTGAGCTAACAGCTAAAGAATTAACTGCGACTAAGAAAAGTCAAACAAATTCTAGTTGTCCGAACATCGCGAACCCGAACTACAAACCAAAGCTATGAAACTATTTACTAACCTATTTACTAACCTATTTTCTGTACTATTAATCATAATGATGCTGTCTGGATGCAGCTGGACACGTGATTTGTTAGTGAAAACTGAACCAGTGGAACGTATTCCACTTGTCCTTCCCGAACCTGATCGGTACGTGCATCGTGAGTTAAAATGGATCGTTGTAACTGCAGATAACGTTAATCAAGTCTTCGCCCAGTTACACAAGCAAGGTAAACCAGTTGCAATTATTGGGCTCGCAGGTGATGATTATGAATTATTATCACTTAATATTAGCGATCAGCAGGTACTAATTAAGCAACTTAATGCCGTGATTAAAGCGTATAAAACCTATTATATTGCTGTTGAAAAACGAGATAGTGACCTCGAAGTTATAAAATAATTTCTTTCATATAAATATTGTTACAATGTTTATGGGAGATAACATGGAAAATAAAGAAGGGTGGCTAAACGGGGCCGAATTGCTTGATGCGTATAGAATTATACCACGTAGCATATTGATCGCAGTTTTGTGGTTTACAGGTTTTTATATATATGATATTTCAGCATGGTACATGAGTTTACCTGCTATTGAACGATCTGTAGAAGTAAGTGCATTTGCTGGTGTTACAATTCCGGCATTGTTTGGACTGGCCGGTAAGATGATTGATTGGTACTTAAAGACTGGTCGAAGTTGGGTAACGAAGAAACAAGATTAAATACATAATGAAAAAGGTCTTGCGACCTTTTTGCATGTTTTGATTTACGTTTATAATCATTTTTCTTATCCTTGTGCGTTGTGGCCTGGGTAACTTGCGTCATACATCTTGCCACCGGATTCTTAATCCGTCTCTGCTTAGCCATCATTGTTCTCCCGTTTTAATAAAATCATTAAATATTCTGTTGATCTCATTTGTGTCTCGTTATTTAAAATATTTAGTGATGAACCATCGTTTCATCTTAACTGTTAGCAATCTAACTAAGCTGCCCGGCAGTGTTAGCAGCCTAGCAATAATTTTTTTCATTTTATTAAAATCCACGATCTAATATAACTATGTGCGCCGTGTGCATCAACTAAGAATGTTCCCACCTTGGGGTCGGACGTGACTGAAGGTTCCTCGTCGCTGTACGGCAAATTATGTATTACAAACACTTTTTCTTGCGGCATATTTTCTACGGACTGCAACGGTCCTCTAACATACGAAGATTTGCGATTAGGATTAATCGCAAATATTTCAAACGCATCGTATTCTTTTAACTCAATGCCTTCCTCTTCAAGTGCAAATTCGGCAGTTCTTAATGCGTCATTGCTAAGTGCTTTGCGTTCTAAGTCCGACCAATAGCTAGGTTTTTCGTAAAACGTAATGCCTTCTTGTCCTAGTATATTTGAAGCGTTTGAAGCGAAAACCGACTGTGCGCTAACCAGCTCTTCGTTGGTGTTGGTTTTCGCTATACTAAACTGCCAGGTCTGTGTAAAATTGCCGATTCGGCCACTGTCTTTTACCGTCCAGCTCATGTCTCCGTTGGATCCTGAAAGTAATTTCAGCCCACCTTGCGACGCCGGCCCAATTTTTATTTCGTATTCGATCCCAGCGGAATAGAATCCGGCCTCTGCATTAATTAGTCCTGCTGACGGTTTAATTTGTACCAAGACTTGGTGCGCGCCAGCAGCGTCAAACGAGCTAACAGTACTTTTTTCAAGCGTCGTAGATCCAAGTATTTTACTTAGTAGTGCATATACGTCCGGATGATTTTCTTTAACATCCGCGATATTTCTATCGACGCCTTCGTTTATAAATTCTGTTGATCTCATATTTAATTCCTTTGTTAGCTATATTTATTCAATTTGTTCATCTTCTTCATATTCATCAGCTATGCGATCTCTTGGGTCTGCATCTGGGTAGTTAATAACTGTTATTAATTTTCTCTGGCTAAATCGGAGTTCAATTTTCTTTTCATTTTTTTCTGAAGACGGTTTAAATTTGTGAATCATTACTTGTTCCATAAATGCTTACTACAGATTAGGCAATACCTAACAATCCTTACAATTGTATATATCTATCTTTGTTAAATTTTAAATTTTCCAACTGCTATTATATAAAATATAGCTACAGACCGGTAACCACAATAATCCTAGCCCGACGCATGCCAACCACTGGAGAGTAAATCCAAGAACCCCGGGTACTTTATTCCAAATAGAATAAATGAATACAGCATTGCCTATTAATAATCCAACAAACACGTACACAATTAATATAATCACCGTCCCCTCTTTTTTTCCCAGCTGCTGTTGTTTAATTTAGTCCACGCTAACTTTGCTGATGGTTTTGGTAGAACTGGCATCGCCGCTGGAGTTGGTATTGAAAAATAATAAAATCCGCCACCACGAACGTGTGTAAAATTGCCCATTTCTGATTTTCCGTATTTAATCATAATTCACTTTCTTTTCGTTGAGCATTGCCCAGGCAAGCTCTTTGTCTGTTAATACCCAGCCCAAATCAATGCAAACTCTTTTCCGGGCTTCATTGCCAATGAGTCGCCAATTATCGATCGCAGCAGAATTGCCCCAATATTGAGCTGGCACATAAGCCTTAAGCCACTTCATAACTGCCATGATATTTTCCCAGCAGTTGCCGACGTGTGAGTGTGACGCCGCACCAGATAAATCATTTGCGAACATAGAACGGTGAAAACTGCCCGGTTCCCAACCCTTAATGAAAAAGTTGTAAAGCTCAATTTGATCCTCAGTACCTACTGGATAATAGTTAAATGTTTCAAAGAAACCTCTTGTTCTGAGGTCAACTCGGATGGTATCTGTCATCATTCTACTCCGTATAGATGATTTAACATTGTAAAATATTCAATATTCTTTTTGTTGTATACTGGGAGCTCGTGTTGATCTTTAGCAGCCCGAATAGCGTTTCTTTTGCAGATAGGCGCACCTGCAAATAAAATCAAGATGATTGCTAGTAATGGTACCAACAGAAGCTCAAACCAAGTTCTGAGCTTCCAAATTGCTGGTGGATCATCCCACGTTTCGGCGTAAATTTCCGCCACTACTGTTAATATCGCTGTCCATGATTCTCGATACCAAAACCAATAACTTATATCTGCTACGTACCTTGAATTCAATGTCATTAGTGTCATTTTGTTTTAGGTTTGTGATTTTCGGATATATCAAATGCCCGGGCCATGCCACAGGAATATGATGTTTTGTGCTTAATGCCAGTTTGAAAACAAAATTCCTTACCATAAGTGCCACACTCTTTCCTGTACGGGCAATCTGTAAATGCCGGTATTAATCCATTCACTAACTTTCTCATTTTATTCTCGTTGAACTTAGTTGACTAGCAATTGTACTTATACATTAGTTCAAGAGCTTTCGTTGTCAGAAAGCTCTTGATCACTCATACAGTATTCTGGCAAGTCTTTAGCTGTGATTTCACCATTTTCGAGTAAGTTAATTAATTCGTTAAATTCCAATAATCCGTCCTTGGCATCACCAGCTAATTCAATGAATTTATCGCGATTTGTTTGACAAAATGCGATCGCCTCAAGTCGCGTTACGTGATTAACAAGCTTATGATTTATTGTATCCATTGTAGTTCCTCTGGTGGTTTACTGTTGTGTTTACTGTTGCGTTTACTGTTGCGTTCTTGGGTGTATATTTAATAGCTTGTATTATGCCGCGTAATAACATGGCTTTCGTGTTCAATCCTTTTAAGGTACACATAATTACTTGAGCTTCTAAAGTCTTGCATTTTGTGATAATCTCTGAATTCATGCTACTTCTAGTTCAGCTGCGGTTAAATGTTTACACTTACCTCGGAATGTGTATCCTGGGCATGTACATGATATTGCTATGCTGTTATCTACGACAACCGTGTACTGATTATCTTTTGAACCCTGTACTAGAATTTCTCTAATGCTGGAAACAAATGACTCAATTACTGTATTGTCTATTGAATGAATATTTTTCATAGCAATAACCCGGAACGGCATCCGATCAGTACAACTTGATATCTTTATTTGATCTGATTTCATCCATGGTTCTGGGCTCAATACAGTTACATTTTCGTAGGTAGTGTCATTGTACTGTGAATCCGCAAACATGTATTCGTTCGAATACCGAGTTGTAAGCGTGATCACTGTCCCAATTTCTGGATTAGGTGTTGACATTGTGCTTGTATCCTGTATTGTATAATAGTATTATAGACGAACTTGTGTTATGTGTCAACCTATTATTGCGAAATTTCTGCAAGATGCGAGCAGGTTCTACGGAATCTGTAGCCTTTGCAATTACACGAGACTGCACCTTGTTTAACTGTAACATTGTACGGAATTGCTGAACTGCCTGCTACAATTTTATAAACGCCATCACCAATTTTAACTGCTTGCGCCGAACTCTTAGCGGTAGCAATGGGTTCTTGGACTTTTTCGCATTTCTTTTTCAGAAAGCATTTGTTACAATTTGGAGTCTTTGTACAAAATTCTTTACCGAAGTCAACAAATGCGCGTGAGTATTTTGCCCAATCCTCAGGAGCAACCCCTTCGGTAAGCTTCTTCTCAATTACACGTTCTGAGTCTTTTTTGCCCACCAATCCTAACCGATACGCAACCCGCTTTACATGCAAATCAACCGCGAAGTGATTTTGACCAAATCCAAGTGCTAAGACGATGCTAGCAACATGTCGACCAACGCCACGGAATCGCTCTAGTGCCGCTCGAGTGTCCGGAACTTGTCCCTTGTGCTGATGCATAATGTTTATAGCAGTTTGTATAAGGTACTCTGCCTTACGCTTCGCAAATCTTATACCATTTGCTTGTAAAATTGCTGTGAGTATGCCAAGCCTTGCATCGGCAATCGCTTCGCAATCATTGTATTTTTCAAATATATCTCCTTGGGCGGCTAGTGCATTTTCCTCGAGTGAGCCACCAACGATTATGTTCGTGACTAACCTGCGGAAGCGACACTCGTTGCTGGTTGCCTTGCTAGTACCAAGTCCAAATGTACGATTAGGCAGAGTGTAACGTGCTGTAAGCGTTTTTGCTATTGTTTTATTTAACATTATACTCTCTTCTTGCAGGTCTGGTAATAGCCAGCAGCTTGCTGGCGCGAAATGCCCATGCTGTTTGTTAGTGCGCTAATCACGTCCTGACGACTACACTGCGTACCATCTACGAACATTTCTTTGTAAATTATCATAGCGTGTGCGATTTTCGTGCCTGTTTTTGTCGCTTTCTTAGCGGCTTTCGGCGCGGCTTTAGCCTTCCTCGCAGCCGATGGCGCCGAAGTGGTTGCTGTTTTCCTTGCTGGGCGAGCGACCACCTCACGTATTAGTTTTTCATTTACAGCACGAGCGATCGTGTTTATTAGTTGGGCGCTTGCGTCTGCCCAATTTATCATATTACCTTCGTTTATATAACGCTCGACGTTAATAGCACGTTCCTCGTTACAATAAAGGGCGTTTGCGATAAGTGTAGTGTACGCTTTCATGTTATACTGCCTCTATAGCTGATGATGCTGGAAACTTATAAGATGTGCCATTTGCGTTTTTAGCGATAATTGGGTAACCGCCAACTTTTGCTTTTGGATTAATGCGAACAATAGTGAATGTTTTGCCACGTACCTTAAAGGACTTGCCAAATTCTGAGCCAGTTAAGCCAAATTTGCTTGCGTACTGCTTAAATTTACGTTCGTCAGCAAGATTAATAGTAGCAACTGATTCTATACTACCTGTACCAACAATAACTGTTAATTTACAGCGAACTTCGCTATCTGAGAAAGTCATGCGACCTAAATCGGCAGTAAGACCATGGGTTTTAAGAACTGATGCTAGTGCAGCATCCATGTCGTTGCGAAGTGTGTTAATGTTTGCGCGAGTTAATTTTGTAATCTTTGGCATAATCTTTATCTCTTAATTTGCGTTAAAGCGTCATTGCCTAACTGTTATATACATTATATGACATCTAACTCTAAAGGTCAACCTCTAATTGCAGATATTTAAGATTATTTTAGATTATTTAAGGGCTCTTTTGTTATGTTTTGCTGGTACTGCTACGTGAATGCCGGCCAAAAACGCCGCTAAAAACCAGTATTCTTATATAAATCAATAACTTACCAATATATTACTCTGATTTAATAAATGCTAGAACCTTATATAAATCAATGACTTACATTATTTGTTTATTATTTCAATGTATCTATTAAAGCTCGGATATATTTTTATCATTGTTGCTAATTTTGCACTATATATAGTGATTTGCTGATTTTGAAAATCAGCATAGAATGGAGTGCCTAGCTTAATTAGTTGCTTTATGCCGGTGCCAGTGTTGTTTAGCGTACAATCAAAGACAAAAGGTTTCATAACCTGATTAATTGCGGCATGACCGGCTTTTGTTAATCTGACAGAATTGACGTTGCTGTAGCTGAACCACCACCAAGATTTTAGCGCTGATTCTAAATCGTACTGAGAATCTATCTCCTTTAAAACTTCTTCAGTGATGGTACGTTTATCCATTACGGATAAACCTGCTCGCCCTCGGATAAAAACATAACTGTGAACTCGTCGGATTTAAATTGTCGATTGAGCTTCTTAGCTAGGTTAATTGCGTGACCTTTGTTGCTAAAGGATACTTTCTTATACTTGGGGCCGGGGTACTGAACTAGCATATTTTGCGTCTTTATGTTAATTGCCCGGTTTTGGAAATAAACCGCCCATACTCCATCACTTGCTAGTATTTGGTCGGTTTTGTATGTTGCTTTGTTTGTTACCTCAGCTATAATTTTAGGTTTCGGTCTTGCCATTATTGATTCCTCTGTGGGTATATAATGTACGTACATTATTTATCAATAAAGCCACCACCAGATATTTCAATCTGTTGCACTTCGTCGGGTTCAACCTTAGGTTTTACAGCTTGTAATACCTGGAGTCCAATTAGCAGTTTTGTTATATCAGCATGTAGATCTTTCGCGTCGCGAATTGACATAGTGAATGTTTTTGCGTTTTTCGCCTCAAACATCTTTATCTTATCAATAAATCGTGAAATATGTAATCCGCTCATTCCTTTGTTCTCCCTTGACGTGTTAGATGTGCTACGTACTGCCAATGCTTTACTATTGCGAGTTCCCATTGGTCTTCAGTGGTGGGGGTTCTGCCCCACCACTGAAATATAGCAGTACCCTTGGTGCCGTATTTTATTAGTACTAATAGCTCATCGTCACTCATTCAAATATCTCGTTGTACTGATTGAGCCCAGGGCTTGTCCGGAATGGTCCTTCGTATGTGTTTCGTTGCAATGATATAAGTTTTGGGCATAATTGAACTATCCAGATCCCATTTATATTAACTTTATAATAGCCGGCAGCGAACCATGATTTGCTGTCCGAGGATTGCGTATACAACGGCAGTTTATATTTTACATTCCATACCGCGTTGTACGCAATCCCCGCGATAGGGTACCCGTGTACATCTTCGCTAGGGGTAGCGTCCGCCTTTGGCAGTTCTGTAAATTCAAACAAGCCAGACTTTTTCATCTCAGCAAAATTTGCGTACCTGCCAACTGGAGAACCGTATATGCGAATTTCAATATTTTTGTTGGTTCGTTTAGCCTGTCCTACCTTAACATTGTTTTGTTGAAGGATCCAGAACTTGTTTTTTATTACTGACTTTGCCCTAATTTTTTGTATGTCTTCCATTCGTCTATTCCTGATAAATTTACAATGTGTCCATCGTATGCTTTTGCCATCCACTTAACAACAGATTCGGGGTGCTCGGATAATCTGACTAAGTCGTGTACACCGCAGAATTTCATAAACTGAAATGCTACGTCCCTTGGTAATATTGGAGTTGTGCTATTTATTAATAATGCGTTGATGATTGCTTCATCCACCTTGTTGATGATGTCCTGTGGTTGACGCGACAAATCAATCAATTTACAATTGCGCTCGTAATCGTCAAGTACCCTGTGTTCCTCGCCGAGGTGATCAGTCCATCGTTGTAACATTAAATTATTCCAGTTAAAACCCTTCTTATCTTTATCGGCAAATGCTTCAATCAACCCAGTTTTATTTTTTGTGCCTTTCTTTCTTACGCCCGGATACGCACTAAAGATATTGTCGGACTTATCACCACGTATACACTTTTCAAACAATAACCATTCAGGATCGCCAATGTGCTTGAACTGTTGGGTTTTCTTATCCATAATAGGTTTGTTGTTGTCGTCAAAGTTACCCTTATCGGTAATTAGCTCTTTCGTTATGCCATTGTACATGTGTATCCTTTCATTAATAAGCTGATAAAAGTCTGTATCACTACTTAGAATCATGTGTTCGTCATCCGGATGCAGGGCGATAAATCTTGCGATAACATCATCGCCTTCGATGCCCGGGACCGCGATAACGGAAGCGTTTGTTTTTTCATTTAGATATTCAACGAATTGATTGTACACCTCAAAGTACAGTGTATCTTCCTCAACCTCGGCCTCTGTGCGCTTCTGTCGTGCGTCTGCTCGCTGTTTCTTGTACGGCGGATACACATCCTTACGCCAGTTGTTACCACCCTCTAAGGCGAAGACAACGTGGTCAATGCCTTCACGCCTCGCGAGCTTGTTCGCAGCAGCGATCATCATGTGCATGCTTAGCCCGAGCTTTTCTGAGAGGTCGGCGCCGCGGTGTACAACATGCCGTGCCCGGAAGAATAAATTCATTGTGTCGACTATTAAATATTTCATTGTAATCCTAGTTTCTCAAGGCGCGCAATTTCCGCCTTTATGTAAAATTGTATTTTCTTCGCGCCACGCATTTGATCGCAATGTGCTGCTAGACCGTAACGATAACTTTCTCTAAAGATTTCCCCAATTTGCGAATTCATGTTGCGATGACTAATTAAATCTTGAAGCTGCTTAGCACCAGCCGGGAGGATGTAATAGTCCGCTGAGCTACCATCACTAACTTCCTTCGTGTTCACATCGCGATGTGAGGTGCCACGGGCATGTTTCTTCTCTAAATTAGCAGCTTGACTATTAGCTATTGCCGCCTCGTCATCTGCCCATTCAGTTTTTTCAAATCGTACGTTTTCATCCATTATTTTCTCCGTTTATTCTTCTATATGTACCGTGCAGTGTGTTTCCAAAACATCTAGCAATGATTTGCTAATGTCGTATTGCGCCGCCATTGTCGCGAACGTTATTATCTGTCGTATCTGGTCTGCTATATCACCTCGAACAATCTCGTCAGCTGGTTCAATACGACTAACTTGTACAGTTAATCCACTAGCTTTAATTAATCGCACCCCCTCTGAAAAATCGTGACCGAGTAATTTGTGGGTGACGTGCAATGTTTCGCTGTGTCCAGGTGTAATACCTTCAACTAGAGCTTTTGCTTCTCTTAGGGATGAGTTTGTAACTGTGCGAACCCCTTTTATTGCATCGATTTTGTTCTTTAAATCATAAAATGATCGACACGACATAGTTAGTTTTCGGGACATGGTTGCTCCTTTATTTGTATGACCGACGGCCGTTGCCCAAGTCTTTTGCCCTATTTATCGGATCTGCTTGGACTTGTTCGTATGTTTCTAGTACCACGTTTCTGCAAACATCCGTAAACCATTGGTCAATTAGATCTGCATCAACCGCACCAACATAGCCAGCCCGTGCTAGCTGCGCGATGAATTTGTCATTCCAGTCAAGATTAAAACTGCCAGCGTTTAAATTGTTGTAGTCGACGTCCATGTCGAGCATACCGACCCACGGCTCATCACGATCAGTGGCTGCATCCTTCTGTCGCTGCATCATTGCTAAATGCTCGGCAATTTCTTTTGTTGTGCGTTTCTTAACTTTAATGATGCCGTTAATATCTTTTCTACGCCATACGCGCCATGCTGCTTTTATTGTTTTAAACATTTATATAATTCCTTTAGTTCATCTTCGTTACAAGGTTCTCACCGTAGCGAATTATTATCTATATAGTATAAACTTTTTCTACTAGTCTGTCAATCTTTTTGAGCCTTTTAATTTTTCAAATAGATATGCCTCTTCCGTTACCCAAACATCAGGCAGTCGCAGGCCATTTTGTGCGTTGCGAAATCTCTTACACCACGCCATAGTGCTTGGAAGAATTAACACGCTAGTTACCTTACACTTTTGTAATTTCCACGTACGTTTTAATTTCCACTGCCCGTTGGGTACAGGCATAGTACGTGCATCCTCTGCGTCGTATTCATCCCATAATTTTGGTCGTTTTTTCATCATATATTTCCTTTTAATTTTTGAATTAAAAATGCATTGGGGTCTACCCAATGAACTATACGTATCTTTGAGCACATACCTTGTAATGTGCATGTTCCTTTAACCGCATACGTAAATGGGAGAATCCATTTACGCGATGCCATGCATTTTCGAGGCCAAAACAATAAGGTTATCTCCCAATGGTAATTCGACAGTCGGCGGCATTGTTTTTGACTCATCAAAGATTACCTTTTAATTTTTGAATTAAGTACGAATCTACTGACAGCCAGCGCGTGTAGTACACTGGGGTACCGGGCCCGAGGATCGTGCGCGTACCGTGATAAGCATAGGAAAACATCGGTATGTATTCCTTAGATAATTTGCAACGGCGAGGCCATATAGATAATGTACGGTTCCATACATACGAATTCATCCTGCGTATAGTCTCGTTGGTTATGTGATCTGGCAAAATCATTTTGTTAGGTTGTAGAAAGTATGGCCTTTTGCTGAGAGCCATTCACTGTAGTAAATTGGATCACCGTAAATATAAATTGTGGTGGTTTTCTTATATGCCCTAGTGAATCTCGGTATCTTTGCGCCTGTAATACTGCATTCAGCCTTCCTGTAGACGCGGCACTTTTGTATAGTGATGTTCGGCTCGGCTAATATGTTTGTACTTATTACAACGTTGGCTATGTCTTCTGTGCAATTCATGTTAAACATTTCCTCTTAGTCGTTGCATTACATATTCAGCCGTAGAGGCCCAGCAAACCTGGCTTTCTAAAACATACCTCTCAGGATAGCGGAAACACCGCATTGCCAACTCTCCTGGGAGAATCCACCTGCCTGTAAAAATACATTTGTGCGGAATCCTGGCGCGTGTCACTTGCCACTCAGCCCCTCTAAGATCAACATCACCGTAGTAAGTTTTTATTAGGTGCCGTGGGCATTTTTCCAAAGGTCAACCTGTAGCCGTGCGCTGTATCTCATGCCGTATGTCATCGCAAGCTTGGCGACCTCAGGGGCATTTAAATTATATAATTCAGTGTCGCCACCGCATGGCATAAGATAAACTTCACCATCCCAACCAGCTTCCTTATAGGCATTTACAAAAGTTACAACATCAGCCATGTCATCATTGCTTGCGACTACAAATTTTAAGTACACTGTACCAAATTTTTGATAGCTTGCTACAATTTCAGGCCGTAGTGCTTCTTCTTGTAGTTCGCCGGAGCACGACAACTTGGGACTAACACTGAACGTGATTGTGTTCTCATCCTTTGTTTTTTTAATCTGTCGCAGCAGTAAATAATCTGCAAATTTATCTGTGATTTTCTGTGTTCCGTTGGTCTCAAAGGTTATGTGACGATAGCCTTTGTTGGCTACCTCATCAAATAATTCAGGATATGCTCTCTGCCAACCCAGTAGCGGTTCACCACCAGTTATGACAAGATGCGTACTGCCGTTGTTGTACCGCATGCCACTATCTTCTTTGCGTGTATCTTCCATCCTGGTGACAATTTCTGTAACTGCCTGTACCGGGCTAAGTGATTTAAACTTTGGGTGCCAGCTTGCATAGCTGTCACACCCAGTCAAAGCAAGTGGAAGGCCAGTATATGTCGTGCTTGGGTTTTCTTTTAAAAAGTTCGCAGCAATTTCATCCGGCTCAGTTGTTTTCTTACCTGGCGGCATACCAAATCCAGCACATTGAAAATTGCATCCGAATGTCCTTACGAAAACTGACGGTATGCCGGTGTGTAATCCTTCACCCTGGAGGCTATGAAACACCTCTGCTACTTTAATCTTCGCCATCTTTCTCTCCTATTGCTGGCTGCCACTCCTCCCACGGAAAAACAATCCAGGAATCATCTTCATCTTTATTAATTTGTAGCCCACTGTAGGAAACGTTTTTAAAATCACTACCGGCATTATTTACAATAGTGGCGAAGCGAGCGTTGTCACCAAAAATCGTCCCCCATTTGGGATCGTTGGGCAAATTGCTCGACATCCAGTCATCTACAATCCACTGTAGTGTCGCACCTGTATCATTTATATCGTCGACAATTAGTAAATTTTTTCCATTGAACGCGTCTTCGGCCATCCAGCAATTACTACACGATTCCATGCCGCCATCACGCAAACTTACATCCAGTGAGGACATCGGCACGTTTAGTCGATGACTTAGCAGCGTTGCCGGTAGCAGCCCACCACGGGTCAAGCCGATGATATAATCCGGGTGCCAATCGTCACGCGAAATATTTTGTGCGATTTCTAGACAATGCGCTTCCACGTCATTGTAATTTAAATAAGTTTTATTCATTAAAAATTCTCCTATGGTTATATTATACGATATTATATTAGTTCTGTCAACCTCTATTTTTAAATCAATGAGCCGTAATGAATGTTAATAATTCATTCTAAGTAGTTGTTACTGTGGATATTCTTTGTGGACTATAGTTAATTTATTGAAAGTCTGGATCTGCCGCATCATTGACGCAGTAATCTATCCATGATTCTAGTTCATCTCTGTAGTACCGGAGTTTTATTTTTTCTCCGGTTCCAATATGAACTTTTGTGCTGTACTTAAAAACTTTTCGCTCGAAGTAATTAATATTTGCGTTGCATCGAGCTGACATTTCAGGAGTACTCCGAAGCTCTTGCTGAATAGATTGATTTTTATAACCGCCAGCTTGGGCTGCGCTAATAAATAATAATGTTGCGAGTATAATGTACTTCATTCATCTATTCCTCTTATCTTATTTAGTCGGTGGTTCAGCACCGTGATATCTTCTAAGATTGAGCTGATACGCCCGGCATCTTTTGTATCTTCAAGTTCACGTTGCAATTCAGACTTTCGCACTAAAATTTCTCCAACAATTACATTTCTTGTTATAATTGCTTCCTTGCGTATAACGCTGATCACTTCTGTCTTGGCGATCTCTAATTCTGCCGCCGAAACAAAGTATTCACCAACATGTTCCGCAGCTTGATTGCCAGCTGTAATTAATCCAACTACGCCGACCGCAAATGCGACAGTACCGCTTATAGTCGCAAATGGTTTTTCTCTGAAATTTTTCGTGTAACGATCAAACATTATACTCTCCTATCAAGTATTTAGTCTGATATGGATTATATTTCCACCCTGCAATGGCTCTTTGGGGTCTCCCAAAATTCTACGGCTACCACCTTAACATCTAGTTCCTTCATCTTTTTCTGTGCTATGCCAAGCAACCACGCTGCCAAGTTCTCTGAGGTCGGTACGAAATCAACGAATATAATGCCTTCATATTTTTCACGGACGGCCTGTATCGTGTCGGATGGTAGCAAATCTAAGCGTGGCGTCCAGTACCCCTCGGGATATTCTGTACATCTACTCAGCAGCAGCCCGCCTGCTGCAATGTGACTGTCGCTAGTCGCAATCGCATTTCCGTAGTAATCCGGTACCTCGTGTGGTAACAGAGGATCATTGATGTCCATGATGAACTTATGATCTAAGACATCGTCTATGAACGTTTTCATCCAGCCCAGATGTTTAAAATCCGTGACCATTCCACGGATTAGTTCATCGCCCTCTAGCATAACCTTAAGCTGTCCTTGATGACCGTGTAAATGTCTACATGCGAGGCAGGCACCGTCCGCGCCGGTGAAATCTGCATTCAACGACTGATTATGTACGCGGTGACCATAGCACCAGTCAAAACTTTTATCTATTGTCCACTTCATATAATACTCCTAATAATTTGTTTACGCATACTGTATTATAACATCATTTCTTCAATAACGCAAATAGTATTTCTTCATAATGATCAATCTTAAATTGATCTAAATCAACTCTGTAAAATTCAGCAATACATCGTATTTCAGTTGGATCATCGCATTCGGTAATGAATTTAATTATTACCTCTTGTACGAATACTTCATAATTTGAAAATTTGGAATTAGGTATCATTTACTAAATTCAGTTTATCGTATTCCCCAATTCCGTACACGATTGCGTGTAGCAACCAAATAAAGTGAAATGTATATTCCGTGCAGTTATGATCCCAAAAGTCATGCATGTCGAACGCGAGGTTGCCGTTATCGTCTTGCCACTCAAATCCCATCGCCGCATCATACGCTCTAAGTTGCCCATCGTAAGACTGCGCAATCACCTCCGATTCAAGACATTCCCACAATTCCGCAAGCTGTGATTTCATCGAGCGGTCATCGTCAAACGCTTCTGTAAGTTCGTCTTCATCATGGTCCGCTAGCCCTTCGCAGAAATTGTCATATTCTTCCTTTACGTGCTCGGCAAATTTTTCTTGCGAGAATTCCGTCGCGCCGCTACCATCACCTCGCGCCGAGTCACGATCTACCGCTTGTAACTTTTCTGCCCAGTACCCCGTGTTGATAATATGCTTTTTGCTCCAGTCATTGTCCTTCAGCCGGAAGAAATCAAACATGTCGGGTGTGCGACTAAAAACGTAAGTTCCCATGTCTTGACAAATACATAAAAATCCAGGCCAGGTATGGATGTCGAAGCGATAGCACTGTGAGCCACCTTTTGTAAATCTTAGGTGACGATACAGTCCATCTTCGTGCAGGACCTCCATGGTGTGATTTTTAGTATCACGCAAAAATTGTTCTTTAATATCTTGATTCATTGTAGTTCCTGAAGTGATTAATGAGTGATTAATGTTAGTATAATATTTGGTGCCTGCGGTGGGGGTCGAACCCACGTGCAGAGATTTAAAATCCCTTGCTAGGCCTCTTAGCTACGCAGACTTTAACGTTTAAAGACATCATCAATCTGTCTTTGTGACAGCCTGCTAATCGTACCGCAATCCTTACAATACAGTTTCGCATAATTAGTAAAACCTTGAACTCCGCCGGAGATCTGATCCTGGGTGGCGGGAATGCCTTGTTCTCTAGCACAGGTCCAATCGTGCAGGCCGAACAATTTACATTGCACGAAAATTTTAATCTTTGTTAGCATTATCACCTTCCATTAGCAATTTTTCTAACATTTTATATTGATCATACGCATCCTTCAACGCCGGATATTTCTCGTGCGCTTCAAGACTTGGTTGTATTATACATAAACGTTTATTGACCGAGGTTATAAACTCACCAACATCAACGTCGTTTCCGTCTGCATCTTTGACAACTAGCCCACGATCGTAGACGGGGATAGTCCCGTTCTGTGTAGTAACCTGTACGGTGCTGCCCACAACCGGCTTGCCCGTCGGCCATAAAAATTGATCATCCGGTAAATTATATAAATTATGTAAGTCAGATGAATTACTCATTGTTAGTGTGCTTCATTGCTTCAATCGTAATAAACTGTCCTAGCGCACTTTCAAAATCTTCATCACTCGGAACGATGTACGTGGTTTCTTGCGATTGCTCCAACTTGCGATTGTAACTATGAAATTTAATAATTCGCCCGCCCATTGCGTTGTACAATGTAATGTTCATTGGATTCTTAAATTCCTCTCCACGTGATTCACCGTTGTATGGCCGCTTAGCATTAGCTGCGGATGTCGCCGAGGTATACAACGGTTCTCCGTTGTATTCGTATGCTTGCGTTCCTTCCGCCGCCCACCTAGCTAATAGTTTTTTAAAAAATATCATAATTAATGATTACCGTTGTTGTTAAAAATTGCAAGGAATTCAGCTCTAGTTGCTGGATCGTTTTTAAATGCGCCACCTAATTTACTAGTGACGGTGCTACTACCTACATCTTCGACGCCCCTTGATTTTACACAAAAATGCTGGGCGTCAATAATAACACCAACATCTTCTGTGTTTAGTATATACGCTAGTGCATAATAAATTTGCGCCGTTAGTCGTTCTTGTATTTGTGGTCGCTTCGCGAAGTATTCAACTACACGATTAATCTTACTAAGACCAATTACAGTTTTTCCCGGAATGTACGCGACGGTTGCGAAACCATCAATTACAACAAAGTGATGTTCGCAATTTGACTGAACATTAATGTTACGTTCTACAACCATAGCATCGTAATTCATTTTGTTTTCTACCGCGGTACATTTTGGAAATGCGTCTGCATCTAGCCCCCAAAATATTTCGTTAACGTACATTTTTGCCACACGTTTTGGTGTATCCATTAAGCTGTCATCGGTTAGATCAAGCCCTAACGTTGTCATAATATCGGTCATTTTTTGTGTAATAATATCAATTTTTGTTGTCCGATCTAGACCGTTGTCTTTCATTGGTGTTTGTACACCTATTTTTTCAAGATGCTTAGCAATTTCGTGCCCCAGCTCTGGATTTGTTTTTATTTTATTGAAACTCATTTGTACTCCTGTTTATGTGCTAGTTAGCTTCTGCTAGTAACTTTTCTACTAATAGTATAGCAGAGATTGACATATTATGTCAATCAATATTGTACTCAGATTTGTCAATGTACGTATTAGTTTCGCCAAAGACCTCTGAGGTGCCTGTTTGATTTAGTGTTAGATTATTGGACACGGTTATGTCCAAATTGTGATATGAGATTTTCGTTAAGCTCATTGGTATTGTTAAGTTCATTCTCTTTCCATCACATCTAACGTTTATGTGTAACGAGGCATTGCCTGGGTAATCACCTTTGTGCAATTACCTACTTATTTAGCAAAACCTCCTGCATATTGGAATAATCTTTATACCGATCTCTAAGATCAAGAATTTCTCCGTTTGCTAATTTCTCAAGTCCAATTAACGCATCCGATGGCCGCATGCCGTAATGATAACCATCTGTAGTGTCACTATCTTTTGACAAGTCAATAGCCTGACGATCCCTGCCGTCGTACGCTGCTAGTTTAAGCCAGTTATAAGCTTTCTTGTCGTTTGTTAATATTGCGCCACCATGGCCGATCGCTAGTGCGGCATCGTCAGCAAATGATACGCACAATATTTTCAGCTGGTTTGGATTTTCTGTCTGGAACATATCCTTAGACAGATGCTTGGCTGAAGTGTACACGGTGGAGCCTTGTATTCTGTGTTCATTCTCCCAGTCATCCTCAGAAAACATGTATTCAATGCCAAGCTTTTTCAATGTCATTGGGATGGTGTGATGTACGTGCGGCGGTATCGTTGCGTACATTTTAGGCATTGACCAACGTAGCCCAAGCTCAACCGCATGTGTACAACTGTCAGTAGCAATGACCCCTTTCGCACCGGTGAACTCACCTAATACTTTTTCAAATTCATCGTTGGCGTCAAAAGGGTTAGCGTAATCAGTTATTTCTTTTTTCATAATAGTCTCTGTATGAGGTTAAAATCGTGGTAACGTCACTAAACTGCGGAAGCCATTTAGTGTCGGCGGTAAATTTACTTGAGCTTGCTATGAGCTGATCTGGATCACCGGTGCGTTGTCCTTCAATTCGTATATCAACGGGGCCAATTATATTAGTAAATGCTGTAAGTATTTCGGAGTTGCTATATCCGGTGCCGGTACCTAAATTATAAATCTTAGATTGATTTCCGGAGGCTAAATAATGACACGCTGTCATATGCGCGGTGGCAATGTCCTCTACGTGTACATAATCGCGGATGCAAGTACCGTCAGGTGTGTTGTAGCCGGTACCGTATAATTTAAATGGTTTGTTATTGTAATACGCGTCAAATATCCGAGGAATTATATGCGTATCACCTTCCTCTGGCCCAAGGTTTGATGTTGGCATAGCTGCGCCTACCGCATTGAAATATCGAAAACACCAACTTCTAATACCGTAAGCAGTTTCGTAATCCTGCAGTACACGCTCAATCATTAGTTTTGAATTACCGTATGGTGACTTCGCCCGTAACTCGGCGGTTTCTAAGATTGGTACTTCGGATGGCTCTCCGTATACTGCGGCACTGCTACTGAATACAACAAATGGTGGTGTATCCCATTCCTTCAAGTGATCCAACATACGAATAGTTCTTATTACGTTGTTATTATAATATTCGCTAGGATTGTCAACACTAGGCCCGACAAGGCTTGTGCCAGCACAATGCACAACTCCATCTACACCTTTCTCTCGTAAATTATTAAGTATCTCAGGGTCGTCGTAGTCACCCATGCCATAAAGTGTCGTACCTTTTACTTTGTTCTTAGATACATATCTTTTGTCAATAATAAAAACTTCTGCGTCGGCAGCGATCAACGTCTTTGCTGTGTGGCTACCAATGTAGCCACGTCCGCCCGTTACTAAAATTTTCCGTCCTCGTAAATTCATGTGTTCTGTCCTGTATTAAATAATGCTTGCATAGCATTATAACGCATTTTTCGGTGCTTGTCATCCGTTATGAGCAAATCCTTTTGCTTTTTTAACCGAAATATTAGTTCTTTAAGGTCATCCTTTGACCATGAATCCATTTCTGCTACGGTCGCTAGTATATCTATGTCTGAGCACAAAACCGCAGCAATAGCCTGATATTCACTCATAGTCGACCTCATCTACGGTAATTCCTATGTGCTCGGTTGCGTAACCGCGTACTTTTGCAAATGCATCTCCCCAGCGTTCTTCTAGTGCCACCGGGCATATTGGCGCCACAATCCGTGTAATGCCGGCTTGTACAATTTGTGGGTAACATCTGTTACAGGATAAAAATGGATATGAGTATAATGTATAACCAGCAAGCGAAGCATCTTGCGAAAAGTTTAACGCATTCATCTCAGCATGAATAATTCTGCTGTACTTTTCCTCACGATCATTGTATAATTTTTCGTTGTCCGGCATGCCAATAGGGAACCCGTTGAACCCAACTGATGCTACGCTTTTGTCCGGCCGCACAATTACCGCACCGACTTGCGTACTCGGATCCTTCGACCAAGTTGAGACCAACTTCGCCATATCTAGGAATCGCTTATCCCATTTATTCATTTTTCTTCCTTTGTTAATTCGATTAGTGTAATTAAGTGATTAAGCTGTTCCTTTATTGCTGGATTTGCTGACTTATGAATTTCGTCAATGAGTTCGATTAGTTTGCAACTTTCAGCGAACTTTTCATCTTCTATTAGAAAAGTTCCAGATCTAAGTAGCATGGCGTTTTTAGTTCGCATGCCAGTATGCTCATATCGGAGTCCGGTAATAATAATTCCAAGCTTCTTAAACAATTCTTGTTCAGTTATGTCCATCTGTTATTCCAATAACTAGTCTTAATCGATCAAGTGCGTCGACGATAGCTGGATTCGACGTATTCGTGGCTGATTTCATAAGTCTTAACAGGGCGAGTATCTCGTCAAAATCAACACCGGTCGTTAAAGATCCATGCACTTCAAATCCGTAATGGTGTTGATTTTTTTCGATATACGTTCTTAAGTCGTACATAACAATCTCTATTCCTAAGTCCTTTAAGAGCATATAGTGCTCACGTTTTAACGACTTGCCATTCACGTCTTTCATATTTTAAAATTGTGGCCTTGTGCTAGTAGATTGTGTAAGTGCCATTATTGTTAATAATTTTTCAAACGCGTCTTTTACTGCTGGATCAGCAGTTCCGCGCACCGCGCTCATCAAAGCGAGGTCACGTATCAATTGCTCTGCATTAACATTAGTGGCAGTCGCCGTGCTTTTTATGGTAATGGTAGTGGTTGCTGATAACTCATCAGGCGTATCTCTAATAGAGTGTATCTCCTGTAAGAATACGCCATAATGAGTAAGATCTGGATCAATCATTTATATTTTCTATCAACAATGTGATCTCGGTAACGCATATCATCACGTAGCCATTCTTCACCGTTACCTTCCATAATATCAATACACCGATCAATAGTACCATTTGTCCAATCACTTATCTTGCCCATGTTCGGGCTCGGTGCGTTTAACAACTGACTTAATTTTTCATAGGCATCGTCCATGCTCCACGGCACGTATAACCGTGATGCGTCGTTAGCAAATGTTTCTGGAAACGATCTGTACGCAGGATACAACACGTTCGCACCACAGGTATCAGCTTCCGATACTGTGTTACTAACCCAATCCTGCAAAGCACAATTAAATAACACCCTGCTATCATTCAAGACCTCGTAGTACTCATTTTTCTTTAAATTTTCAAGTATTTCAAGTTTGCCTTCTTCTTGTAATTTTCGTGCCCGGTCAATATACTTTTGATTGTTGCTACGGAGTGGCCCACCTTGGCATATTGTAAAGATTGCTGGGTCTATGCTGGTGTCATGGTACAGCTCAGCTAAATCCATAAAGAAATCGGGCTGTTTTTCCTGGTCCCATCTGGCGCCAAATACTACACGGTTTGTTCTTTTGTTAAACGGTCTAATTTCACCAACCCGTTCCTGTACTTCTTCTTTGCCAAATGCTAGTCCGCTAATGTTATACAGTGGTGCCGACCACCCAACTATTTTCATGTTAGCAATCATTTCTTCATTAGTTGCAAGTACATGTACGTTGGGCAATTCGTTAACCATTTTTTCATACGTTGACATCCAGTCCATGCCCCATACATGAACAAAATCATCGGGGTCTACTCGCTGTGCTAGGCAACGTACATAAATTTGTGGCCTATCAACCTCAGGGATCTGATTCATGATATAGCCCAGTGACTCAATGCCAGGAGTGAACATATCTTCAAAGAAAATACAATCCTCTCCTGTGACCTCACCACTGCGCATCATCTGTACGAGATTCATCATCTGCGACATACTAAAGAATGACCGCCCGTGAGCATCAAGCACCTGCCCGACCTGGATGGATTTAGTATTATCTATTTCCTGTCCAGGCACCACAATGTAGTCGATACCACGCTTCTTAAAGGCGCGTTCACTCCAGTCTTGTAACTGTAGAGTGTAGCGACCTTCGTAACTTTCCAAACCGCAATAAATTAGTTTTCGCATGTTATATCTCCTTATCGGTTCACAAAAGGCTTTTTACCTTTATATCCACCACCTTTACCTTTATAAACCGGCTTGCTGTGGAATCGATTTAAATCAAAGTCCCATTGATTCTTACAGTTCTTTCCATTACGGAACTTGTTAAACTGCTGGAAAGGATATGTACGCATATTATACAAGTCCTTTTCGTTAAACCGATAACCATGACTCACGCAAAATGCGCGGTAGGTGTCAAGGTCTTTCCAAACTTGCTCGGTACGTGGGTTTTTCTTTTTCTTATTATAGGCCATTGCAGGCTCCTTGTGTAGTTAAAAAATTATAATGTATAATGGATCAATGATCCATTCTCGGCATCTTCGCTCACGCTAATGATAACCTCCCGGTTGGGATATTTTTCTGCAATCATAGCGAACATATCATTGGAGATCATCTCACATGATTTTTCGTCTAATTGCAAAATCTTGTCGTCAAACATACTTTCAAGCCATCGTTTAAACTGTATAAATTCAATGTCACGATCATCGTGTACAACAGCTATCTGTACTTCAAAGTGAAAAATGTGGCGGTGCGGGTGAGCAAGGAAAGCAACATCTGCTAAATTTGGATCCGTAGCTGCTGCTGGGTAACAATGGATGCCTTCACGCTGGAAGCGAACCCATATAGATTTTCCTGCGTTAGCCGTACGTTGTACAATTTTGTTACGCCGGCTGCTAGCAAGTTGATCATCAATATTAATGCTGTCTCTCATAGTTATATTTTATAGTAGTTAGTAGGGATTGTCAACTATTTAGGCAATGTTGTTGAATATTTCTAGTGCTTCAGCAATAAACTCGTTTGTTGCCCAGCACGTCCAAAGTGTATTATGGTCGGCATTTGGTCGCGTAAACTTTAGATCTACGTACTGGATTGACTCGCCTTCTTTTGCTGGCATTGGTATTTTAATCCGAGTTTCTAAAATTTCACTAGTGTCTTCTGTTGTTTCAATGTTGCTCATAATATTATCCTTAAATGATTTTATCTTCTTTGTATTTTTTCCAGTTGGTGTATTTGTCCGGATCCATTAAACTGTGTAACTTATGACACCACACCCCTGGGTTACTTGCTTCAAAATCTTTGTCATCAATTTTAACTGTTGCGTTATAACCCATTTGCCCGGCATACGGGATCTTAACACTAATCATCGGAATAAAGTTAGGCTTATCAACTAACACTGTCTGTACGATGTCTTCACTATAGCGAACGTCAAAGTCGAGCGTACACCAAAAATCATCCGGATGCATTAGCACAGCATCTATCATCTTAACCCACTCAGTAATCTCATCATTTGTCGCAGCGTTAAAACTCATATTCGCTCCAAAATATACTGCAACACATCCGAGCGCGTTTGCTCTAGACAATATTTCTCTGAGGGGCTGAATGCCAACTACAAACAAGGTTTTCAACTTATGTGCGGGCGTATGTTCGACCTCGTACCCTACGAAAAAGTTTGTGTCTTCGTTATGATCTTGATTTTCATATTCTCTATTCATATTTCTCATCCCAATTTATGTCATCATTGTGCTTGTTAGTTACTATATAATCTACATAATTCTGTTCGCCAAGTTTACGAGCCGGATCGTGACAACATCTCATTTCAAGTCGCATTTTCGGCGCTGCTTGATATTTTAAAATATGCCAGGCGATGCCGGCTTCGGATAGCACATCACGTTTTATTTTGTCAACCTCAGGTTCCATTAGGCTTATCTGTTACATTTCCATCTTCGTCAAACCATGCAATATTAACCTCAAGTATTATCCGCCGCTCGCCATCAGATTTAGTCGGGTCGCTAGCTATTTCTTTACCTGCTAAGTAATATATCGGACACGGAAACGTATCTCTGTTTTCCCATTGTCTTTTTATTCCGGCGCCGGTCCCTGAATCTGTTTTAGTATCATTCTCATCACGGGCCCATGCAATTGATTCAGCTTCCATAAATTCCACTAGATCATTTACATTTGTTATCATCTTATTCTCCAAAATCAAACAGATTGGTATCATCTGCTATTTTAGTAGGTGCTTTAACTGGGTGCATAATTAAATGCGCTTCTTCCAGCAATTCTGATTGTGTCATGTCTAAATCAAACATCGCGTCAAATTTCGCGGCAGCATTGATTGCCTTCTTTCCGCCCATGCCTCGGGCACCGCTGATACCCATGAAGAACTTAGAATACACTTCAAGTATTTCCAGTCGCTCTTCAAATATATTTGTAGAGAAAACGGCGTCTATTATATTTGTTATTGTGACACCAGTTTTCTCGTCGACTAACATCTTAGGCAGACAACCATTATCGTATTGGCGGTTTGCTTCTTGTACACTGTTGATATGATGCCAAACATTATGGCCCATCATTAGTGCATAAGAGAAACTATCCCAAGAAGTTCGGCCTTCCTTGCCGATCTTGTTTAGGTCACCAGGTGCGTATATACATATATCTTTCATTGTTAGATGCTCGCTTATGGGGCTATCTTCAAAAATATCATGTATTCCATCTGCAACTGTCCCACGGCTGAACATGCGAGTATCATTCGCGTATTGTTTGTTGTCAGCAGTGGGACTCATCCGATATGACCATTTACCGCTTTTATTGTTATTAGTTAAGTTTCTATAGTCCGGGGTAACGGTCTCATGGTATATCTGTCCATTGGCAGTAGCTAAAAAAGGACTTGCACAATCAAAACTAATCGTAAAGTTTTTGTTATGGGTTCTTCGAACTGCTCGTTGTAGAGCGGTCAATAGCACTGCCCATTCTAGTTTACTTGTTCCTAAGAAATGCATCCAGTCTTGTTTGCCTTCTTCAAGTAAGCCATCATGTATCAATGTTACTACTCTTTTAATGGCGAGGTGTGGGTCGGCCATGTTAGCACCACCCATCGCCCAGCCTCTAAAATACTTCTCGTGTTTAGTAGGATCACTAAACTCTTTCATTTCTTCGTACCACGCTTCTGCCTCAGTGTGATTACCACCCTGCATAACATTTAAGAATTTAGCATCACCTGTGCTATTCTTCATGAAGTATTCGTGATTGTACCGTGTAGCACTCACAGCATCTTCATAGCTGTAAATGCCGGATTTTTTCGCCGACTCAGGATTTGTAAACGTCCAGGTTGGTATATCAAGTGTCATGCTGTAATCACTAATACTACATAACCACTTTAGCACGGTACTTCTGTACTTTTCAGCTTTTGGACAGTTTGGGTTATTCCACTCACCTTCCCAAACACCCTTCGCAATTTGAAACCCGCCTGAGTCAGCTAGTAATAGAGTGTCACTGCTGCGTTTGCGGATCATATCTTCCTTGGGCACTTCTTTAGTTAAATCTAAGTTGGCATGTCCTGCGCTGTATAAGCCCCAACGATATTTAAATAGTCCTTTTTGGTTATTAAAGAAGTTCATCATTTCCATATCTGGAATACCGGCGGGCATCCTACTCGCCGGTACATAATTCGGATCGGTTTGCTGCTTGCCAATGTACGTCGAATAAAATGACGAAATTGCCGGTAAGAACAAGGCGTAATCATCTTGTTTATCGGTTAGGTTATAATTTATTTTATCTTTCATTTACTTTTCCATTCTATTCGTGCTGGTACTATTATAACATATACAATGATTTATAGCTAGTATTTTGAAACATTAATTCTTATTTAATCGTGTAGCCGTTAGCTCATTTACTTTGATTTGGTTTCATCAGTTAACCTCAATAGTACGTGGTACTGTTCCCATGCGGCTTTCAATGCAGGTGATCTTTCTCGTTTCTCTTTTTCAATACGCATATCCCTTTCTGTGCCTTCAATGTGCGACCGTAATGATTGGATAATTTGATTCCGATTGTCAATTTGGTCACCATCTTGATTATATTGAAGATCCAGGCAGTCTCGTAAATCGTTCATTTTTTTACCAACAATAGCGTTGCGATGTACTTCTCGTAAAGATCTTGTAAGACTGGGTTCTTTTCTCTAAGGCTTCGGTCCCATGATAATTGCTGTTCTAAGATCGTAATACGTTTCTCAAGTCCATCGATTACACTTGTGTATGATTTACCGTAGTTTTCTTCTCTAAAGTTTTTCGCCATGTTCTTCCTCTACTAATTTATAAACCAATAAGTACTGGTTACGTAAATCTTGTAATCCCGGATGCCTCGCGCACAGCTCGTCATCCCGACGTGATTTTGCTAACATTTGGTCAACTTGAATGCGAAGCGTTTTAATTTCTTGCAGCATCGATTCAAGTTGACCATTCGCAGCCACTGTAACCTGAAGCTCGGGTTGCCCTGATGAATCCCACCCCTGGGCGGTGATAACATCAATCAATGGCCCGGCTATAATTTTTAGCATTTTAGCATTTTAGCTACTTAGCTTGTGCCGGTAAGATATAAGTGTATTCAGCTATGCCACTATCGACAATAATCTGTGCCGCGCCATCATTGCTGAATCGAAGTACTTTATCGCCAGGCAAGCTAAGGATGTTAATTACATGCGCAATTGGCCAATGCCAAGCATGTGATAAGCTGCCAGTAATGCCGCTAGCAAAGATAAAGTTGCCTGCATGAGTGCTGTGGTCGCCGAAGTAAAATATTAAGTCTGTCCCTTCTGTTTTAGCAAGGAAGGTCGTTTCGGTTGGGTTTGCTAGTGCTTGGAACTTCAAGCGTTGGATGCTTGACATGCTTGGTTCAAGTTCCACGTGCCACGTAACACCTTTAAATTTAACTGTTTTAAGCTGGTCTTCAATTAGTTCTTTTGTCATAAAGCGGTAATCATTAGTAAAGTCACCAACCTTATTAAGAAAGTTTAAGCTTACTGGACCTTTCACGGCATCGTGCTTAATTGTAATCTTTGCATCTGCCGAGTACTCCTCAATGCCTAGGATAGTTTTAAGCGTTGACATATTCGGCATGCCAAAGGTGCCCTTAAACTCAGTAATTGGAGTATTGAATTTTGCTTGAATTACTACACTACGGTCTTCAGCTTTACCTTCAACAGTAGTTTCGGTATCAGTACCGATTATCTTAACTAAATCTATGCAGCCAAGATCGTGTGTATGTGCTATTAAATCTTTTAAATTATCAATCATTTATTATTCCTCTATATAATATATTATACTTGATCTTGTACTTTTAATCAAGTTTTTCGGCAACTAAAATTCAAATAGTTTTCCGAATGTGCTCGTTGTGTCTGTATGAGCAGCAAGATCCCAGTCCAGCACACCTAGCAAGTTATCAACTTTTTGATCTATTGCCATTGCTTGCATTAACTCATCGTCAAATGGTAAATCTTTAAACCATTGAGGTATCTGCTTTTCATCTGTTGGTCTTGCTACGCTAGTTATATTCATCGCATTGTCTTTTAATTTACATATAATTGCTTTGTCGCCATCAGTTAGCGCCATGGTAAAATTATCGTTGTGCAGGTCACGAAGATTATTATAATTAAATCCAGCACGTACATGCCCGGGCAGGGTGGCTTTTTCGCCCGTTGCTCTGCCATTTAGCTCCTTTGCTGTGTACATTGTTAAATTATTAATGCGCTTGGGAGAACCTTTCTCCCAGCTTGGTAGCGCCTTGAACTCTGTCTTGAACGCAAGAATCTGTTCAATTACTTTTTCTTTGCCGAGCTCGTTTAGCGTTGAATCAAGAATAGTTTTTAAGAATTCTTGTACTATCGGCATGGTGTCTGAACGTTTTAAGTCAAGCCCCATCGCTTTGACTTTCCCTGGCTTGCCGTCTACATCAAGTTGCTTTCCTTCATTATCAATTACCATCAACGCATAGCGTTTCTTTGTAATAAATAATCCGTTGGATGCTACAACTTCTCGGCCACATTTAATTAACTTTCCGTACTCTGTCGGGCAGTTAAATGCCCTGCTCATAAAGAGCGGAAAGCTTGTATTACACTCATCTGCTAAGCTATCGTATAACGCGATCGCAATACTTCTATCCCATTCCTGCGTACCATCTTTGACGGATTTTTCTACTACAGGCCATGCTGTAAAATAGGCTGAGTCTGTGTCACCATATATAATACATTGTCCGGCATGGTCGTATTCGCCGGTGAGGCATTGGTTGAGATGAGCATCCATGTGCTGCGCAATGGCTCGTCCTGTAAGGGTCGTAGACTGACCAATGCGTTTGTCAAAGAATCTACAATGTTGATTTAAAATCGCACCATACAGGGAGTTCAAGTTAATTTTTTTCACGAGCTGCCTCTTGTCCCAGTACGCAATATCGTCTTTATTCCCAGCAGCAATAGCTTGTTTTAGCTTTGCCTGCATTTCCTGTCTCTCCGAATACCAGCGTTTCAAAAGGCCGGGAATGATGCCAGCAGTTTCAAGTGAGAAGATCGTGCCGTTAGCAGATACTACCCACGGTTGCCCGCTGTTGAAGATCAGGTCGTTGGCGTCCTTGGCTGACAATGTCGAGTCCCCGGCTAATTTAGCAAACGTAGACAAATCACCGGAGGTCTTGGGTTCCCAGTCAATGGTGACCTGCACATCCTCTCGTCGTTCCATTACCGCAGTGTATTCAAGCGATCCAAATAGTCCTTCCCACGCCATAGCAAACGAGGTTCCCTTCTTGGACCTGGTCTTGCCCTTAGCATTTGTTACAAGCTTATCTGCCATCTTTTCTTCAATGTACTTGTCGGTTTCTATCGGTCGTAGCTGCCCGACAATTGTCTCAGGCGCCATGTTACAAGCTTGAATTGCTGACGGGTACAGACTGTTGATGTCAACCGACCCCACCCACTTGTGTAAACCTTTCTTAGGATATGCTACGTACGCACCTGCTGCCTGCGTGTTATCATCATCAGCGTGTCGCACCTTGTCCGACACAATGAATCCCTGCATGTGCGCCTCGTTGATAATCGCTTGTTCTGTAACAGCAACCGCGCCCATGGTCCTCGGGATAAGAACTGTGTTTTCATGTGCCACGGAATTCGCCAAATCAATAAATTTTAATTTCAAATCTAACTTGTGTAATAGCATTGTATCTTGGATATTGTACTCAATAAACTTTCTGAAATCCTTGTTGTACAACTTGTCAAGCGAGCCTTCGTACGCAACTTTAGTTTCGCCTAGCTCGTGCTCAGCAATTGAATCCAAGCTGTACGACGGCATTTCGATGTAAGTGTATTTTCTGTATAATTGCATATAGTCCATATGAACTCGGCCTATTAAATCATACGTCATTTGCTCAGCACCAAATCGTTCAAAGATACGTTTCTTTGGAAATTTATCCCACAAGCAGAACCGCCGGGTGTCATTCTTAGATAGCTCACGTGTAATGCGATTTACCATGTACGGAATATCGTACCCTTCACTGTTCCAACCGCTAAGCACATCAGCATCGTCGATAATATCAAGGAAATCTTTGAGCATCTCTTTTTCATCAGTGTACAGAACGACGTTTGTGAAGTGCGAACATATTTCTTGAGCTTCTTGCGGTGACATGTGTAGTGGTGCGACCACTTGCGTGAGGCGAGTATTATTCCAGTTCAAGTACGTTGAAATTGCTGTAACTTTGTTGAAAGGGTCCGAGGTCGGACTAAATCCCTTGACTTTATCAAAGTCAACCTCAATGTCGAAAAATGCGGTTTGTAAATCAGGAATCTCAGCACCACTGTAATTGCGCTCAAGACAGCGCGCCACGGGCAAGAAATCGCTTTCGTACAAGGTTGTGCCGCTGTGCATTCTCTTTTCTTTCTGATATTCGTTCGCTGATTTCGTTGTAAATTTGCTGACATTTTTATCATAGACAGTTTTGTACTTGCCTCGAGGATCCTCATAATAAAATGTGTACTCCGCGGGATAGTCAACAAAGATTCGCTTGCCATTTACACGCTCTACGACTCGTACGAGATCTTTATCTTTAACGTATATCGCATCTACAAAGCTCATAGTGTAGCACCTTTTGATTTACCCGGAGCAGGTGGCTGCGTTGGCCGCTGTGAAGTTTTTTGTTTCTTTACAGCGCCATTGCCACCTTTCAGCTTGCCTTCGGCTGGTACCGACACTACTCAGTACGACCTACAGTTTCTAAAATATTTTCCAGTAACTCGTAGTCCGTTGTGGTTTGTGTGAACGAAGATTTATAAGCCGTTTTAATTGCTTTCTTTAGCACTCCTGGTTTGATATCCATTTCTTCTGCAATTGCTTTAGCTGTATCAGCCAGGCCACCGCTTAGTGCTTCAATTTCCGATAGTACAGACATGCCTTCTGACATGAGGTGTTTTAATTTAGCTTTTTCTTCTTGATTGAATATTTTGTTATCTGACATTATTGTTATTCTCCTTTGTTGTGCTATTATACAATAGTACACGCTAAAGGTCAATGCCTTTGGCAAAAAAATAGACCCTAATTGGGCCTATTTTTGTAGTTCGGAGAAATTAATTAGTCGCCAAATACTTGTTCCGGGGATGGAACTAAGTTGAAATTATTTTCTTTTGCGGTATGTGCTAAGCTACGTAAATTCATCTTCAACGTCTGTGCAGACTTAGGATCCATTGCGTTCAGCTTGCTTAAATTTCCAACGAGTCTTACCCACGCCTTATTTAATTTTGCTGCTTGCTTTTTATTTGCTGCTACTGAATCAATGTGGGATCTTGGATTGTCGAGATTCACGCCCTTAACATTTGCGTAGTCTGGTTGTGCCTCAAAATCAATGCCACCTTCGTATTCTGCTTCGTGCAATCTGCCTGTCTTCAAGCCAGACAGCTCAAGTACAATATTATCCCAATTACTGTTGCGACCGATGCCACTTAGCATACCTCTTGCAACTCTAATTGCTCGGTCAATATTACCACCTTGTGTTTTTAAAAAGTTCCGTGTTGCTTTGGATATACGTCCGGTTAACATTGATATAATACCTTCGCATAGTGCGAGCGATGCTTCAAGTGTTTTATCTTTTGTTACTGCATCATTTTTTTCTAGTTCAGAAATTTTCATGATTTTTGAATACCTGCGTTCCTAAGAATTGATTCCATTTCAATAAAACTTTCTGCCCATTCATAAGCATCAGTATACCCTTGCTCACGTGCTAGTGCATCAACCTGATCCATCGTCATGTTATGTGAGGTCATTAAATGATCAATTGGATCACCACCACCTGCTGCGATATCGCCAAACATGCTAACGGCTAAGGGATTTTTCGGAGTAACTTCAGGCTCGGCCACGTAATCATCTTCGGATCGATTTGAGTTATTAATAGCGTGGTGTTGTTTTTCTCGATTCTTGCCGTGTACTGTCTCAATTTCATTTTGGTCATATATTTGACCAGTTTCATCATCAATATATTCGCCTTGATCGGTATCACCATTTTTAGTGTAAGGAACTATTTCTTCAGAGACGTTACGTTCTTGTTTTACGCCATTTATGTACCAAAATTTGGAGCCGGCTTTTTGTATAACGGCTGGCCCATCTTCTCTGTGTTTTTTGTCATTTATGAACCACTGTTTTTCACCATCTGCGAGTTCAATAGCAGGGCCATCTTCTCTGTGTTTTTTGCCATGTACGAACCAAAATTTGGAGCCATTTGCTTGTTCTGCAGCTGGCCCATCTTCTTTGTGTCTTTCACCATTTATGTACCAATGGCGGTCACCTTCCGCGTACTCAATAGCCGGCCCATCATCTCTGTGTCTTTTGCCGTTTTTGTACCAATGGCGGTCGCCATTCGCGAGTTCAATAGCAGGGCCATCTTCTCTGTGTCTTTTGCCATTTATGAACCAAAATTTGGAGCCAACTGCGAGTTCAATAGCAGGGCCATCTTCTCGATGTAATACGCCATTTACGTACCATCTTTTGTTACCATCTTTGTCTACACGAATATCAGACTTTGGACTTTTTCCTTTGGCTTCTTCTACGCCAGTGCGCACTTCTCTTTCTTCTGAAACGTTAGGTTCTTGTTTTACGCCATTTAAGTACCACTCTTTACTGCCATCCGCACGTTCAACAGCCGGGCCATCTTCTCTATGTAATTTGCCATTTATGTACCAATATTGATCACCATTTTCGTATTCAATTGCTGGGCCATCTTCTCTGTGTAACTTACCATTTATGTACCAGCCCTTTGTGGAATTTACCTGTTCAACAGCTGGCCCATCATCTCGGTGCTGTTTACCGTTCTTGTACCACCACCGGTCACCATCCGCGAACTCAATTGCTGGTCCGTCTTCTCTGTGTAATTCACCATCTTTGTACCATTTCTTGTTACCGGCATTGTCTACACGAATATCAGACTTTGGACTTTTTCCTTTGGCTTCTTCTACGCTTTCAAAGTTAGCAATTTCTAATTCCCAACCATCACGTTGAAAGTCAATGAATTTTTTACTTGCTTTGTACGTGCCATCTGGGAAGATTGCGAATCTGCGTTGACCGTTGATTGCTAGGATCGCTGTAACGCCGTCTTTTACCAATCTTGCGTTACCTGTGTACACGCTACCACCTGACGCCTTTAAACGTTCGAGGATTTCATCTTGTAGGTACGTTGGCTTAACGTCGGCTTCTTTGTTTTCTTTGACGTCACCGTTGAACATTTCGTGTAATTTCATTTTACTTTCCTTTGTTTAGTTATTTAGTTTCTTCATGTGACAATGAATAAGATACAATTGCACCGAGTCTATATCTGTCAGTTGGCAAGCCCCTGGCAGTTACCTGGACTGTCTTGCCTTGTCGAATAAGACGTTTTATATCATCTAGCATCCCGCTCATACTTCCAGTAGTTCTAAGTTCGGGGTCTTTCGCTGTTTCATCTAGTTCGTCATGCAACTCTTTCTTAAATCGGGTTGCTAGGTCTTCTTCTGTTTCTTCCATTGATCGGAAAATATCTTTAAACGATTGTTTTTTATGGACATTGTTGACTGGGTTGCGTTTTGCAATAGTATCTTCGTATGTATCTGATTCTGTAACTGTAGTTCCTAATTTCTCATTGATGTCAAAATCAATTTGGTGCAACTTTGACGCATTAGCAGTAATGAAGTCTTTTATTTGGTTAAAACGGTTGCGGATTAAATCAGTAGTAATATTTTTAGCTGTCTTTTTACGAAGCTTAACACTTCCAAAAGCCATATGCGAACCTTCTTCCGGAGCAACAGTTAGTGACGTTAAATTTTCCTTCCATTCTTTACCACGTAACATTACCATGTAATTTAATGGATCATTGTCCATTATACCACCGGATACTTCACTTGGGCCAGCTGCTAGTCGAAATTTAAAAGCTGCGCCGTTTTGTAATTTGTTAATTTGTACTGAGCTATGCGGAAATACTTCTTTCCATATCGCTGCTACTTCATCTGGAGTTACTTCTGCTAAATTAGTTTCTTTGTCGTGCTCGCCGCCTACTAGGAATTTTTCTGCTGGATGCGCTGTGTCTGTACTCTTTGCCATCGTATGTGTCCCTGGCATTTGATTTACACTTTGCTGTGCTGAATCGAGTCCTTCAAGCAATGATTGCATTGCTCCTTGCTCACTCGGTGTGCCTTCTTTGGACTGGTCCGAGCCAGCGCTGTTAAAATTCTTTAATATACTGTTCATGTCATTCATTATTCGTTACCTGGGCTGTTGGCATATTTGCCGGATTTCTTTTTCTTCTTTTTGGGCTTATCATTACCGTAAATTGAGGCATTACGAGTGATTGCTGGCGCGATGCCACCCACTACTGTAGCAATACCACCAGCGGTTGTTGTTTCTTTTATAATTTCATTTACTTTCATAATGAGTTTCCATTTAATACTATTTATGGTAAGTCGTTGTTTTCGCTTTTAAATCAGCGGGTGCGTTACGCCCAGGATGTTAACCGTAAATCCATTCTTGTACTAATTTATATTTAATATTAAACGCATTCATTAGCACCTGCATTTCCTTAAGGCATTCATGTTGACCACCTCCACCAAGTAGTGATTTGTTTAGTGTTTGTAATGTAGCAATATTAATCTCAGGTATAAAAATTCCCATCTCTCTATCTTCGTAGAAGTCAAAATCTTCACCAACTAGTTTTAACCAGTCTTCATCTTCTATGCTTCGACTATCATTCATGTCATTCATAACCAAGTACCGAATAACTTTAATAATCAATGCTTCGTCAACCCCTTCGTCTATCCATGATCTTAACCAAGCGTATGACTTCTCTTTGAACGTAAATAAATGTCCGAGATCTTCGTTTAGTCCATGTTCCATGTAATGCCAAAGAACCTCTGAGGGAGTATCCTCAATGCCTACATCCTGTCCGTTATAAAAAGCAGTCACGGATGGCTGTTTTTTATTAATGTAGTTAACAGCCTGGTCGATGGCATCGTCATAGCCGAAATCCTCGCTTTGATACGCTGGCTGAAAGTCAATCAATATAATACTATCGCTTCGGGCTTCTGTTATAAATTCTTGCGGTTTCATTCATAGTATCCTTTATCGTTCATTAAATTGGTGTATGCTGCTTTTGCAGCTCGTGGTGGCCTGAGATAATTTCTTAAATCTGCTAGTCTCTCGAGCTCGATAGCAATCGCGTTGTTCCACAGTCTGTCTGTCTCGACGGCTGATAGATCCCACTTGTCAGAAATTTCTATGAATGCTTCAGTCGCGGTGCTCTTCGCAGTTCTTAAACGATCACCAGTGTCCACCGGCTCGTCTGAGATGGTCTTTGACATCTTAACCTGCCGGATAAGCTCTTCCTTTGTCATCATGCCGGAACTAAATTTCGCAAATAATTGCATTGCTGTAGGTGAGGCCGGACTTAGACCGACATTTGTAGCAAGTTTATATAATTTCTTACCGTACTCATTCTTATATGCGTCTGGGTCAGCTGCTACTGCGTACGCTACAACGAACCGGTTAATCATTCCGACAATATCTCCAAAGTCGTCAAGATAATTAGCGCCGCCGCCGGATCTAAATTCAATATAATTATCTTTGAGCCCGATTGAATTGTACTTGCCGAAATCAATTTTGTCAAATGAGCTTGCTACAGCATTGTTAAAATCACTTTTCATTTTGCCCATCATATTTGCAAAGGACACGGCTTTAGCTTTCTTATCTTGATCGTATCCTTGCTTTGCATCTAGCATCGTACTTAAATTAGTCAATGCGTCTACAGCGTATTCGTTGAATTCTCTATTGTACTGTTTTAATATATGTGAATCGCCGAGCATAACGATTAATTTAGTGTAATTTAATTTTGTGTGATCTATATTTCCTAGACTTACATTAATGTGCAGGCCTGTAGAGTCATTTGCGTAAGCATTTTTCTCACTTAGAAAATCAAAGACCTTATTGAGTGTTTTTATCCCGGTAGAATAATCCATTACTGGCGTAATAATTTCAAGAGCAGAATCATCATCGTTATTAGGTCGAATTGACGAGTCATTTGTAATAACCCAGTTCACGCTCGTGTCCGGCGCGTTGTCGCTATCGTCGCTATCTTCACCAGCAACTGTTACGTCCTCACCAATAAGATTTCCTAGCTCATCTGCTATTTGATAGGCGATTTCTTCATCAAAATTGGCACTAACGTTAGTACCACCTGTCCACGTTAAGTCGTAATCAAACTCTCTATATAGGTCACCCATACTTGATATCTGAAGTGACTGAAGCCACGCACCAATGGAGTACTCATCTTCGTCTACTAGCATTTCGGTAGAATAAAATTCCTCAGTGGCCATCTCTTTAAACTTTTCTGTAGCGTCTTCTTTATCAACAACGAATATTTCATGATACAATAATACGTACGGACTCATACCGTCCGATGTCGGCCAGTTATCTGCGGATCCGTAATCTTTATATGCGAGTTCTGCCATGTCAAGCACAGACTCCGCAATTTCATCTGTAATTTCTAAGTCGTCTTTAATTTTTAACTTTTTGTAAATACTTTTTAGCTGCGAGGTGGCATTGTCGCTCAGGGTATAGTCAACCATGAACTCACGCTTGTCGTCGTACTCCTCAGTCGGATCATTTAGTATTTCATTTGTTTTTTGTTCGGACCACGCCGACTCTTGTTCTTGTAGCCATTCTTGGTAAACATCATTAAAGTTCTCAAATGATTCTTCGTCGTCGTACGTAAAGAAATCTAAGATATCTTGCCGTGTTGTGCGGAGGTTGATTTCCGGATTCATCTCAGCGTCGGCGGGCATAATTACTTCAAACTCAACACCAACGTGCGGATCAGCGGAACTTAGTATTTTATTTACGGCCTTCTGTAAATTACCCGGGGCCATGTTGAGTTCTGTAAGAAACGATTCAGTTAAGTTGTCTTGCTGTATGCTACTCGCTGCGAGACTAATCTGCGGCAGTGTCTTTTTAAATTTAAGTTGGATTATTGTACGGAACTTATTATATTTGTCATTGGAGTCAAACAAGAATGATTTAGTAAGCATCTTTTTAGAGCTGCTACAATCCGGGTACGTTAGAATTTTGCCACTGTCAAGTTTAATTTTATACTCGGTGTCATTAAAGTCGATTAATCTACCGGTATGTACTTCGCTAATAATTATTCTATTATTAACAAGAGCTTGGAAGGCTAGTATAAATTTTTTGTTTATTACTGGAGCGTCACTATTGATATTTAAAAAATAATCAGTATTAGCGTTGCTGTTTGAATCAAACAACGTAACGCCTTCGACAATTTGTGATTCGACCCAAGCAAGGCGATCATCCATGTACTCAATGTGAGCAGAGTCTTCCCACTTCATCTCGCGTACCGCGGCTGATTTGAATATTTTAGGTTCTGCATCTTCAAGTAACTTGTGGGTTATACGCCATTGTCCGAATTTTAAAATAAGTGCGGCCTTAAACTGATCAAACTCGGTCAGGGTTTTAAAAAATAATATTTGCTGTAGTGATGAATTTAAATCGGAGTCGTTTTTTGGATATTGTGCAATCTTGCCGCTAGCTAATCGAAAATAAACATAACCAGCTTTGATTTTAATTAACTCTGCCTCTTCGGTATGTGCAAGGTTTATAAATCCCATCGCCGGAGTAATCATCAATGATGTGTACACATATTTCTCACCGATAATTGGACTAGTTTTGTACGAATTTGTAAATTCTCTTACTGATTTAAAATCGTCTTGTGATTCAAGCAATGACTGATTACTATTTAGAAACTCTCGCAATGCGGATGCATGTGCGTTTTCTATCTTAGCAGTATAATTAATTATCTTAGGTACACCGTTCTTTGGAATTTCAGGTACGCCATCAATTGATACGTTGAAGCCCATCTTTTTAGCTTGGATTTTAATTTCGTCTACGCCAACGTCATCTGTTGTATTCGATCCTTTAACAATGCGACCTTGTTCGTTGACAATGAAATTCTCTTTGATATTTTTATGTACTTCAAATTCTGCCCGGATCTCTTCCACTAAGTCGATGTCTTGTTCATTGACGATGAAATTTTCATCCAGTATTTTTGCGCCGTCTAGGACCAAGGCTTTAATTGTAGGTTGTTGTTTAATAAACTGTGCCGCAATGCGGTGGTTGCCATCACCTGCGATATATGTGTTACCTTGCTTATATAATATAGGATAGTCACTTGATGATTTTGCTTTGCCATTTAAAATTGCGGCAAGTTGACTTGTCTTTAAATATTTTTCTGTTGAAACAATTTGCTGCATCGGCACTTGCTCAACTGTTCCTATTTTTGCCCGAGCTTTTTTCATTGCCATGCCGTATGCCGAGCCTGATAAACCTTTATTCTCAGGGAACATCTCATAGGCTGTTCTGTCTATTTCATCCATGAAGTTAAATACTTCGGTGTCGGTAATAATTGGCACCGGGTTAATAAAATCTTGGTCGTCGTCTTGGATCCATGTCATGGGGTCTTCGCAGATGCCAGTACTTACCTCAGTTAAGAACCGATCAGTAATGGCCCAGTTTGACATTTTAAGTCTTAAAAATGATTCCATCGATCCTAATTGTTCACGTGTTTCAAAGAGGAATGTTTTGTCAACACGAGCTCCAAGATGCAACTCGTCTGGGAATTTGCGCACAATACCGTCATGTGTCTTAAACACGTACTCAACATAGGTATCTTTTTGATTTACTTCTGTTATCGTAAGTGGAGTCCGTGACCCATTTAATATTATCGACTCTCCTGAGGCTAGTGCGATTATTTGTAAAATTGCGTATGAATTGCCAACTACCGGAGTCACCCCGGACATTGAATTAAATAATTCTTGTACGATATTAGTGATTGTCTCTTCTGTGTTTGACTCTAAGACCTTCGGATTATTCCTACTAGCTTCAGCAACCAGGAAATTTGCTACAAGCCCCATATCGGTACATCTAGTACCGTCTTCTAGTACTGTCGTGCTCATAGCGATAATTTTATTGTAGCCTGGTGATGGCACCGGCGTCTGGTTAGATACGTCCCATGCTTCAATTATGGCTGTATCGCTAGTGTCATCTAGGGCAGCACCAAAGGTTGACCGCATGCCAGCGATAAATTTAGCTTCGCTTTCGTTGAACTCTTGTCCTTGTAACTGGGTGCCGGTTACTTTTTGTATAAGCTGCCATGCTTCTTTAGTTTTGTCAGCGGCAATAAGTCTCGTTAGTAGGTCCACGTGATCGGTTGGGGCGTCACGATAAAATTGCATAACTTCCATGGCACCGAGGTTGCCTGCGTACGATGCTTCAAAGGTCACTAGCTTGGCGGCACTGTCTTGAATGTAGGTGTAATCAAAATCTTCAAACAGACCTGAGCGAGCTTTGAACATGCGCTTGATCATACTTTCTGTTTGTTGAGGTGATACGCCGCTGACAAATTCTGCCATCAATTCTTGGGCTAAGGTGTCCGGCTCTTCTACAGCGGTTTCTAGGCTAAGCTCGGTATCTACGTGATTGCGTTTCTTCGTCCATAGCTTAGCAAAGTAGCCATCAGTGCGAAGCATTTTAAATGCTAAATTCTCAGGGCCGAACTCACCGTGCTGATCAAGCCCAGCCTGTCTGTATTTCTTCACTACGTCAAGCACTTTATTTAAGTACTCGTTGTCATCGGCTGCCAAGGCGCGGATGGCAAGGTCCTTTAATTTTTCATATTTTAAAAGTGTGGCGTCGTCGTCGAGATTTGCGCGTTGCTTTGTTGGAATTTTATTCCACTTGTCATTCAGAACGCTGTAGCTGCCGAGGGAATGATGTTTTTGTGCTGCGTCTTGGACGTACAATTCAACTTCGTACCCTTTAATTTTTATATCGTGGTGATTGTTATATTGATATTTTTTCGCGTCGAATAGCTCTCTGTAAACATCACTGTCTGGAAGTTGCGTAAAATCTACGATTAGGTGTAAGTCAATGTCGCTATGCGGAGTGTAGCTGTAAGCAGCATTGGATCCGCTAACTTCTATATCTACTAAGGCAATATTTTGTACGCCTAAGAATTCACGAAAATGATCTGCTATCTCCATCAATTTCTCACGCACTACCGGCCGCATTTTGTCGTTGACGAAAATCTGTGGGTTTAAATCAGTGTTAAAATCAATTGCTTTCGCAAGCTTATAATTGTCGAGCTCTGTGATATTCATTAGCAGTATTTATGCCATTGAGTTCTGATGTTTTTAAAATTTGTTAACGAATTCTATAAATTCTCTAAGGACATCTTCAGTTTGTATCGCACCAAGTCTACGATCAAATAGCTTTCTTACCGCTGGCTTGACCTCACCGTATAAATCTTTTAAAATGCGATCTCGTGTTTTCTCATCCCCGTTTGTATACATATCACGGATTTCTGTTGCGCCGGTGATGTTTTTGCCGGCAACCTTGAAAGTGACGGTGGGGGTTGCAACGACGTAAAAGTGGCCGTTGACTACAGGCTCTGGGTTCTTAGGTAACCACTGTATCGGTGCGCGGTCACCATTCTTTTTAATTGCGTATCCTTCATCGTCAACGTTTTTGCTAACTAAACGATCACCATCTTTCTGGCTTAGTGCGATAATTAATACCGTAGTTTTTGGATTGTAAGGGATGACACTGCGAATCAATTCTTCAACGTACGCATTTTTAATTTTAATAAATTTGCTAGGTGGAACACCCATTGCGACTGCTAGACGTTTCTTCTCCGACCACATAAATGGATCTTTTGGACCGGGGGCTTTTTCTGCCGATGACATGTATACATCAGCATTTGGGAATTCATTTACAAGCCAATCATACGACCCCTTATGTCCTAAATGCGGTGGCTGAAATCTTCCACCGTAAACGACTATTGTTTTCATAGATTACCTTTTAGTACCCAATTGATACTTTTTGTATCTGTCCAGCTGTGAACTGCGTTACAGTAGCCCTAAGCCAAGTATAATTACCTTCTAAATTTTCGAAGTCATTTTCAGTTAACGCATTTACTCCATCGCCTATAACACGAATTGGAAAATATGTTGCTGTAGTACCATCGCTCTCAAGTGTAGCTTCGATGGTGATGACGCCGATGAATCCAATGAGGTACCAAGAGGCAGTCTGTACGCTCTTGTCCTTGGAATAATATGCTGCGGCCTTGCCGGGGTCACCGCTAAAATCTCCACTGTTGACTAGCGGATCATAGTTTCCTGTGGCGGAACCAAATGCGGTGTACGGAATTAAATTAATTGATGAGGTTTTCATATTACTATTTATGCTATTGTAAATCAAACATCGAGTAACTTGCTAGCGCCGAATCTGCGACGCTAGCAACCTTCAATTAAATATCTTGGGTTAAAATATGTGGTTCGGGATTTAGCTCTGGGATTACCGGAACGCATGTGTCAGTAAATACAATTTCTCCGTCGACATAATCTGCGGTAATTGTGCAATTGCTTAATTCTTCAAATAATATTCGTTTACTTAGTGGCTGTTTAAACACATCTGAGATCTGTCGTTTAATTGGCCGTGCTCCAAGTGCTGAATCGTAACCAGTATCAGCAATATGATTGATGGCCGCCTCTGTTGCGTTGAATGCAATCCCCTTAGATTTCAAGCTGACTTTTAGTTCGTTTATGAACTTGACAACAATTTTCTTCACATTTATATCTTCAAGTTTCTTGAACTTAGCAATACCGTCAAGTCTGTTGCGGAACTCAGGTTTAAAGAATTCTTTAACTGCTTTATCTTCTTCGCCGCTGCGGGCCAGGTCTGTGAAACCAATGTTATTTTTCTCATTGTCAGCTGCGCCAAGATTTGACGTCATGATGACGATTGTATTTCGCAGTGACACTGATTTTCCGCTGCGACTAGTAATCTTACCTTCGTCCAGGACCTGCAGCAGCACGTTGAACACGTCAGGGTGAGCTTTCTCAACTTCGTCAAGTAACAGTACAGAGAATGGATGTTTGCTAATATCTGAGATTAGCTTGCCACCACCACCTGACTCTTCGTAGCCGACATAACCCGGTGGCGCACCAATAAGTGATGCCACTGTATGTTTTTCCATGTACTCGGACATATCGTAACGTAATAGTTCCATGTCTAAGTTTTCACTGATTAGCTTAGCTAGCTCGGTTTTACCTGTGCCGGTTGGCCCAAGAAACAAGAAGCTTGCGACTGGTTTATTTTCTTCGGCTAATCCACCAAAGTTGATGTAAATTTTATTAAGTACTTCTTCCACCGCATCTTCTTGGCCGAATAATTTGCTGTCGATATTGCCACGCAGTGTCAATAGTGTCTTGCTTTTTTCATTGCTTAGACGTTCTGTAGGTACGCCGGTGACTTTGCTTAGTTGCTGAATGATATGTTCAGTTTTAATTAGCGTGTCGTGGTTGTCACTCGCACGTTCCTTAGCGCAGGCCGCGTCTAAGATGTCGATTGATTTGTCTGGGTTGAATCTGTCGTGAATGTAGCGAGTACTCAAGTCCACGGTTGACGCGATAGCACTCGGGTCGATTTTCACATTGTGATATGCTGACAGACGTTTCGCCACGCCCGTTAAAATCTTCACTGTGGTGTCGTGATCTGGTTCGTCGACAATTAGTTTGTAAAATCTGCGCATCAATGCCTTATCTTTCTCGAAGGATTCGTAGTATTCGTCCCAGGTGGTGCAGGCGACGACCTTGATCTTGCCGCGTGTGATCACCGGCTTCAGCATGTTCGCGAAATCCAACGATGATCCTGCGCCGCTGCCAGCACCCTTCATAGTGTGAGCTTCGTCGATAAAAAGTATACCCTTGCCCGACGCTTCCAAGGCCTTGATCACTTTCTTAAATTTCTCTTCAAATTCTCCTCGGTACTTGCTGCCAGCGAGCATGTCACCGATGTTGAGCTCCCAGACGGTGTGTCCCTTCATGAACGTCGGCACTTCGTCGGCGTTGATTTTCTGTGCGAGCCCTTCTAAGATGACGGTTTTGCCTACACCTGGCTCCCCGACCATCAGCACATTGGACTTAAATTTCTTAGCGAGGATTTCTATCGCGTCCTTCACTTCGGCCTCTCGCCCAATAAGCGGCTCGAGCTCACCTGCTGCTGCCTTGGCCGATACGTTTGTGCAATGTTCTTCAAGCACCTCGTCTGATTGCGTATCGCTCATCTTCCCACCGATATCGCTGTAGTTATCATTCCAGTACGATGCGATCGCCTCCTTGTCATCAACGCCATATTTTAAAATAAAATATGATGCGTGGCTGCTTGCCTCAGACGAGATCGCCAAGAATAAATCAATTGTAGTAACAAAGCGCCGACCACTAAATATAACCTGCGTTACAGCACGGTTGAACACTCGCTCTATGCTGTTAGTTCGTTTTGGCTTTTCGACAGTGCTCGGAGCTGCCGGTAAATTATGCAGGTACAGCTCAATGTCATTCACCATTGCGTCGATATTAACACCGTAACCTTTTAAACAATTGTAAAATGGTTCGTAACTTATTAATGCGACCAGCAAATGTTCAACTAATACATATTCCTGATGCTGCCGTTTTGCGAGAGCAATTGCGTAGTCGGTTATCTGCTCGATTTCTGGATTGATTTGCATATTTTATTCCTGTATTCGTTTGGCACGTGTTATGCCGTTGTTTAAATTATTGATTGCTTTTGTAATACTTCCGTCACTATCTATTCGTGTATGTTGGGAGACTTCACCTAAATAATTTGTATAGGTTATAGCTATTGTACTTGATTTCGCCTCAGATTGCAAGTTTTTTGGCTCAGAAAGAATTGGATTGAAAAAGAAATGTGGTGGTTCCTTTGTTACTAATATTTTAGAATCAATGCCAACTTCCGGTCCGGTTAGTACCGTTTTCTGTGTCATGTTTAGTGCAATTAGCATTTCAATACCTGTTTGACTAAGTGCTTCTGTATTTTCAAATTTTGCATGTTCTGGTATTTTCTTAAGAGGGTTCGTTTTTATTCGTAGCATGTAAATATTTAGCTGTTGACCTTCCTAATCATATTTAAAAGATCAGCTGGAATGTCCTTTGGTATCGTGGCATTTAGTTTAACTAGCATGTCGCCGTATAATACTTTAGTTACACGTGATTGCACTCCTTTTCCTTGTACCCGCATTACGGTGTTAGGTTGAGTTCCGGCCGGAATCTTTAGGCGTATTACTTTACCATTAATTAACGAAACGTCTAACTCCCCGCCTGTTATTAAATCCCAAATACTTATATCTGGTGTTTGAATTAAATCTAGCTTGTCCAATTCCCACATAGGAGTTGGCTCAACTATAAAGGAAATGATAACATCAATGCCATCGACTAGCTTTGCGTATTTTATCTTCTCACCATGAGTTAACCCAGCAGGTATTTCAACCTTAACAGTTTTTGATTTACCATGGACATTTATTTTTAAAAATTGAGGATTACCGCATATAGCGTCTGCGAATGGTATTTGCGCTGACAAATTTACAGTAGATGGTTTGTAGTTCGGTCTGCGATTATTGAAGAAATCATCAAAAACTGAACTCCGGCCGGCTGCTCCAGCAAAACCACCTTCCTTGCGAAATGTCGACCACGCGTCGGGGTCTTGGCTCGGGCCTTTTTGTATCTGATCGTACGCTGACTTGATCTCCTTGAACTTGGCATCCTTTCCGTCATTGCGGTCCGGGTGGAATTTCATCGCCAGCTTTCTATAAGCACGTTTTACTTCATCACTAGTGGCAGACGAGGTTAGTCCAAGTGTACTATACGGATTTGACATAAGTTATAATTCCAAATTTTAGTTCGGTTAAGATTTATAATGATCAATGAGCGAATCGGGTGTCATACAAAGATGAGTGTCACCAACAACTATATGTTGATTGCCGGCTTCAACGCATTTAATATCAAACTCCAAGTCTTTTATCTTTGTATCTAGCTGCTGTTGTTGATTGTCAAGTACTTGCAGATGCACCATTGGTACTAATGTCGTAAGCCCAAAATACGTTATGCCGACGAAAATTAGCATGACGAAAATTAGCATTATCACAAAGCGAATTAAAATTGTTTTTATTGAATTTTGATGCGGTGACATTTTATACCGCCTCTCGGGCTTGCTTCTGATCCCAGCGCCGTTGCTGCGCTTGTCGCATGTTGGCACGATGTTCTGCTGTAAATGGCTTTCTTGCTCGCCCCATCTTTGCTAGGCTCATATTAAGTTTCGCCTCTGCTGAGATTTTGCGCCCGGTTAACGCCTTGGATATTTTTGCGCTGTGTTCTGCTGTGCGTTTCATGGTGGTTCCTTTGTAGTTAAAATATTGATTATGCAAATTGAATCATATGAGAATCCACTGTCACCTGACAGATGATAACCTCAATGAGACCAAGCATAACCCGTGCCGTCTGAGGCACTTTTTTAAATATTAAAAAATCTCGTTTATTGCTACTAGCGGCCAGCTGTTTTGCGTCGACCTCATGTGCGCTGGCGAGAGCTGTCATAATGACATCTTTTACAGTATGTAAATTCTCAAGGTCGTCCTTAGTAATACCTGAATCTGTGAAAGCCCGGACTGTTGCCCCGTAGAGGTCATCCGCGTCTGAATCTGCGCCGTAGTCAACTCTCGGGTCGACTGAAATCATCCTAGTTGCTGCGAGATTAAGTGTTTCTGCAAAGTTCTTTACTATGAGGTTAGCCATGATCTTTTTCCATTGCTTAATTGTTTATAGTAACTATTATACGACATTTAGTTATAGAGGTCAACCGCTAATTGGCCTTATTGCTAATTATTATGAGGTTATTTGCTAAGTTTAACCGAATTCAGCAAACTGTACATCAGCTAGTGTTAGCTTACCGATGAGTATATCCATCATACCCAGCATAACTCGGGCTCTTTGTGGCACTTTTTTAGCTTTTAGTGCTATTGTTGGATCTGCAAACGATGTTATACTGTCTGTGCTAACTTTATAACGCTTTTTAAGCAATTTATACATCTTTTCACGAAAAATGTGTAAGTCGTTTAAATTATCTTTACTCAATCCTTTCTCAATGTAGACACTAGCTACAGTCTGATACTGATCCGACTGATCAGTATCAGCGTCATAATCGATAGCTGAATTGCGCATAATCATCTGGTCAGCTGCTATTTTAAGTGATTTGTTAAAATTCTTCATATTTAATGTATTCATGATCTTTCTTCCTTTGCTTAATTGCTTATAGTATAACTATTATACGACATTTAGCGCCAAAGGTCAACCTCTAATTGCGATTATTTTAGGGCGGTTTTGATATGTTTACTGGTACTGATACGTGAATGCCGGCCAAAAACGCCGCTAAGAACCAGTATTCTTATATAAATCAATAGCTTACCAATATATTACTCTGATTCAATAAATGCTAGAACCTTATATAAATCAATGAGTTAGCATTACTGCGATCACTGATCTCGTTGTTTGTTAGTATTTAAATTCGTGTTATTTTGATGGTCGTATTGTATTTTTAAACGCATATCCAAGCTCGGCAGAATCAATTTCTCCGTTGATGTGTTTTCGAATATCAAGGTACGTGCTTTGAACTAACGTGTTTAATTCTTTTAAATCTTTGCCCTGGACTTCCCAATCTCCAGCGACTTGGATTGGTTCATCACCCCAGATTGCGAACACTGCTGAGCCTTTTTGTGGATTGCTAATTTTAATTCTGTATTTGTTATGTGATAATCCGTACGGCTCTTCTCGGACCCACAGCTTAGTACCACTAGACAGCCCTGTCGTTGTAGGCTGAAAATTTGACATTTCGAATAAATCTGACCTAAAATAATTTGTAATCTCAGTGGTTTTCATGTTAGTCACCAAAATCAAATAGATCATCTTTCTTTTTATTCATGGCTTGTTTCTTTTCCCAAGACCCATCAAAGCTGTAGTCGTATTCGAGTGCGTCGGCACAGATTATATTATTTTCTACAATGTGCCTAAATTCTTCATGACCACATAGTAGTCGCTCTCGACATAAATCAACATTAGATTGTTGGTTATCAACACCGTATATATGACGCAAAGCGTTTTCAAAAATTGCTGCATAGCCTTCGATGCTGTCTTTTGTGCAATTTGTTATTTGTCTTATCTCCAATGCTCGTTCAACTTTTCGGATTAGCACCTCACCCAATAATTGACCATCGCCGGCTGAGTTATCGCACCAATTGTTATTTGGATCTGTAAAGGCATCGGGGTATTTCTTATCAGTCCAGTTGATATAGTCAAGAACTAAATCTGTTCTAGTAAATACTTCAGCCGTTGAGCGCACCCGAACATTGTCCCTACTAACTCCTGACATATACGGTCGATCACGAATATGTTTAATAATGCTGTCAATCATTTGACCTCACGTAGGAATTTTGCGATCTCTCTTTGCATTTGCTCATCGATGTTAAAGGCAGAAAACCATTCCTGATCAGTATATGATCTGGTCATATCGTCCATTATTGGTAAATGCTGGAATACGCCAGTAACCGAATTACCTTTTTCACAACCCATTACTTTAAAGATATATTCCCATAGTTTACATTTACTAGCTGACAAATACCCCGGGAGTTCATTATCGTTGATTACTGCTCCTTGAAGATTATTTTGGGTATCTCGATCAAACCCAACAAACAGTTTCTTCCAGAGTTTAAAACGACCACCATTAACTCTAAGGACGACATTGTCGTCCTTAGCGTTCAAGTTTTCTACAAAATTCGCAAATGATTTGTGTTGTTGCCATGAGTTTTGTATAATACGAACAGCAGCCGGAGAAAAATAAAAAGGGGCGGGGTAATCGCTATTAATTATAACCGTATCGGTGTCAGCGTAACCATCAACTGTCGCATATGGTGTAGTTTTTGCTAAATCTATTGCATATCCACAAATTGGAATACTTACACCAGGGAACCGAGACCCAAGGTCCGGCCATATATGAACAAAATTTCCATGATTGCATATTTTCGCTACCTTTGACGCTGATTTTCCATAATTGCCTGCTCCAAATATAGCCTTTGGTGAGATACTAAATATTTTCGCATCCGGGGGTCCGACCGCAAATATCTTTTCGACGAAAGCAAACCAATAGCTGCCCTGTTTGTTACCGCTATCATTCACACCACCCGCATCCTTTTGGTAAGGTGCGTTAATGGCCCAGTATTTAATTTTTACCATGTTTTCCTTTAAGTTGTTGTATTTTATACACGTAAATCCCAACGATTTTAAGTGACTAATATAGTAATCACTATTCTCAATACATATTATATTAGCACAAGGCAACAGTTTTTGCAAATAAAACGGTATACTACCACTTAATGCGTTTCCTACTGCTACTGTTTCTGTTGTATGTTTGGGTATTGCAAATACTCGAATAAATTCATTTGCAAAAAATTCGGCGGCCTCGCAATTTACAAACACAATGCCTTCACCTTTTTTTAATGTTGTATTTTTAAATATCTCGTCGTGCATATCCAGAAATGGCAATATCCCAAATGCTAAATGAATATCTGTTAATTTATCCTGTAATTCATGTTTAAAAATTTGGTTATTAGCTATGATATTTAGCAGAGTGTCAACTATGATACTATTAAACATCCTCCGAATCATACTATGATCTAATATTTCATCAATTAACAAAATGTTAGTAGATACAGCAACAAACGGGATTTCTAATAGTATATTATTAATTAAATCTAATGTTTTACGGTCATTCATAACCGGCGCCTTGCCTTGCTTGTTTCTTTTTTGGTTCTTCGGTGCAGCTTTCTCTGTACCGGTTTCAGCAACAAGCTGAGTTTTTTCGTTTGTTCCGAGCACCTTGTTCTTTTTTAACGAAGATGAAGCCGAAGCCAACGCATTAATCTCAACGGACGATAATGTTGTTAAGATACTGGCTCCAATCGTCGACAAGGATTTTCGAGTAAGCATGTTATTATATGGCCGAAACACCTCTTCCGGAGTCCAAGATCTCATGCCGATCCCTTTTTCATATCTTGTAAAACTAATATTACGTAACAGGATCGTAACATCGGGTTGCTTTAATATTTTACTGCTGCTGGCCGCAATCTCCGATATTGAATTCTGTAGATAGTGGCCTGGTGCCAGGTCATATATCTTAATCGCAGTTTTCCATGGCATGATTCTAAATAATCTTCCAGGGGCAAATTGTTCTTGACAGTATGGATCAACAATTTTATCCCATTGTACTGCATGTCCGAGTGGCGGAATATTCGAACCTAAGATCCACCGCCTGTGGGTCAGAATAACGACATGAGTATACGTTTGCATGAGATAGTCGATGACATCGCGATACGAGTTGCTAGACTTTGTATGAGCTGCTGCATGTTTTTTAAAATTATAAGGAGTTATGAATATTGCCCTTGCTATCCCGTATGCATCTTTCTGACTCCATTGAGGCATTGCGTTTAAATCATCTGCGAGTTTTTTTAAGTATATATTCGCAGGGGTACCGTTGACACCCTCCGGAAAAAGATGCATGCCAACGCGGCGACACTTATACGGTAAGTCAATGTCATTGATGATTGACAAAGGATTTTCTTCCTTTTCATCGGTGCAAATATACTGTTTCTCTAAAATATAGTTAATCGCGATTAAACTTCTAAACTGACCGTTCGGCAAAAGTTCGGTCATTTTTGATGGGCTCCATCCTTCGGTTTCGTTATATACCTCACGAACGTCGGGACTTAGCGTATCGTAACACATTCCGGAAAGGGACTCGATATGGATATGAGGTGTTTTCCTTTCTGTTTCATGCGCAAGCGCCCAAAATAAGCCTCGGTCTATTATTGAGTCCGGGTGGTAATTGTTAGCGATTTTGTTAATGCTAGCGCTAGTGTCGATAATATATCGACACCGATCATCCAAACTAGCAAATACCTTCGAGGTTACTAGGCCAGCATAGTTAAAATGCGCTTCATCTCTTATCCATAGGTCAATTTCAATCTCATCACTAATTAAATCTTTGTATTTTTCTCGTAATTCTTTATCATCAATAACCAATGATGCGTTGTCTTGAAATCGCATATCCTGAACTGATAAGCTCAGGAAAACTATGTCGCCATTATCCGCTTCTTGTCGCATTGCAGCAATGGTTTTACCATTATTTAGCGCCTCCCGGTCATAGACTACAGTTCGTCTACACCGATTGCCACCATAATACCAATCGGTGGCATCCGAAATAATACCCGACAGCGTGTCAATTACAGGCGTAGTTGCTAAAATAAATGCTCCATCTGATGGATATATATGCCGGTGTATTGCGACCATTGTAATCATAATTTTCGCATATCCGGTATGGCCGTTTAACGCAATCCGTGCATTGGTTTTTAACTTTTTTGCGATTTCTTTTGCTGTATTTTCTTGGTCTGCTTCACGAGGGATCCACGGATCCCTCGTGTCTGCTACTACTAATATCCCGAAATATTCTTTGATTAATCCTAATAGGGCACCGCTGTGTTCATTGTAATTATAACCTAAGCAAGATTCGTTATTAATACCCTGCGGTGCAACATGATTAACTTTATCATAAGCATCAAACGGAAATCTCCCAGGGTTACGGATATACCGTTTGTGGATCTCCGCTCTAATCTTATCATCGTGTAACCTGTTATCGTCAATTTCATACACGAAAAGTTCGATATTATCTTGATCAATTTTATGGGATGATTTTGGATATCGTCGTTCGAATGCCTCGACCGGCGTTGCACCAGTATATGAACTTGCCTTAATAAGTCCGAACTTCGGCGGTACTAACGGATTCGGATCAGGCCACATGTAAAGAAGACCTTGACCAGTCGCAAGTTTCTTATCTGTTGTATCACAAAGCCAGATTATTCTCTTAAATTTATACCTAACCGACATTGTCTAAACTCCAAATCGTAATTCAAATTCATTAATAGTAAGTAATTTTCGAGCCTCAAGTACTACATCGTAACCGAATTTTAACACTAATCTGTTAATATCAATCTTTGCATGTAACAATTTAAAATGTTGATCGGCAGATCGATTGTCAACACTAACTAACGACTGATTTTTTACAGTAACGCTTTGGTGCTTTTCTTTTATCCCTTGAATATATGCTTCTGCGTTGCATTCCGAAGATTCTAAAAACGTAATTAAACTGTCAATACTATTGAAGATATCCTTAATGGCAAGGTTAGCATTTTTTACCTGCTGTCTAATACCACGAGCTCTTGCCCCAGAACCAAAACCAGTATGTCCAGCTGCTGCATTCGCATACTCTAACAAATCAGATGGTAGTATGACATTAACGGTTGAGTCGCCCGACACGTACAATGTCGGATTATTTAGTACCTTTTGATGATAACGGTTAAAGAAAGATGTGATGCGATAGTCTACTATTTTAGTCATAATCTTTATCTCTTAAGTTGCGTTAAAGCGTCATTGCCTAACTGTTATATATATTATATGACAACTAGCGCCAAAGGTCAACCTCTATTTGCGGTTATTTGCAATTATTTTAGATTATTTTAGGGCTGTTTTGTTATGTTTTACTGGTACTGATACGTGAATGCCGTTTAAAAACGCCGCTAAGAACCAGTATTCTTATATAAATCAATAACTTACCAATATATTACTCTGATTCAATAAATGCTAGAACCTTATATAAATCAATGAGTTAGCGTGTGATAAGAAGAATAGATGTTTTTAGATAATTCGTGCGTTTCGTTGCATTTGTTTAAGATCTTCGTCAGTAACTGGGTTTTGCCTAGTAGGTAGGTTTGCTGCTGTGCGAATATTATTGATTGCTGCGTCGGTGCTGTTGTACACGTTTTTATGTTTTAGCCCAGCTGCGATGCGCATTTCATTTAGCTCAACTTCGTGAACTTCTCGGTAAGACTGTGGGCTAAGTAGTAGGACTTCGCCAAGTACGTCGGCGTCGAATTTGTAGTCAATTCCATCGTAATTTATGTCCCAATCCTCTAATTCTAGGTCGGTTAGTGTGCTAAAATCTTCAAGCATCTCTTTAAGCTGAGCGACAAGCTGGGTTCTGCGCTGGATTTCCGCAAAAACAAGGTAACGATTGGGTTCAATTTCGCCTAGGCTGCGGTCTGCATCTACGATGAATGTATAACCAGTTTCAAACCAATTAACTAGATCTTCTGCGACAATAATATTGTGTACATAAAAACTCAGTACAACATAAGCATCATCTTCGCCAACCTTGCTGGTGAATTCATCAATGTATACTGTAGGCTTAATCATATCCACCATATCTTTATATTCCAACCCTTCATTTAATTTTTTAGTCATATGTCATATCGCCTATTACGCAAATGGATTTTCATCTGCTTCGTCTTGTTCTTGGGCTTCGTCTTGTAACTCTTCTTCGTTGTTATCGATAGTTGCTGCTTGATCTAAATCTTCTTCATAACCAAGGTCTAAGTCTTCAAGGTCAATTTCTTGGCCCTCTAATTCGATACTCCCGCTTCGTATATCTGCAATTAAATCTTTTGGCATAGTAATCTCAACTAACCAAATTGGCATAGCGTCTAGTATAGGTTTGTGTATACCTGGGCGGAAGTCTGATTCATCTTCAACCTTGCGCGGTACTTTCATTTTTGTCTTTTTAAATTTAACCTTGCAATCGAATGGTAGCAAGCGTTTTGCACCTTTTGGATCTGGCATTAAATGACCGGGCCACATAAAAGTACATGCTACTGAGTACCGGCTAATTTCCGGCCCCTCAACTAATTCACCTAGTATCCAGTTTTTAAATGCGTAAATATCACACTCATCTAAAACCCCTTCAAAATCAAGTAATGTAGTTAATGCGCCATCTGACATATAAATATTTTTTATAGTATCTGCGATTGCCCAAAAGTCTGTGTCTGATTTAAATAATTCGTCATTCATAATGTTATTTATGACTTCATGTGCGGTTGCTATTTAATGGAACCATCTATATTTATCATAGAAAAGCATCATTTAAGTGCTCATACTGCGGTGGTGGTTTTATTGTTAAATAAATTAACAACACAGGAGATATTCATTGGCAAAACCTAGAAAGAAAATGCAACACAAGAATTCCCGCAGTGTCGTCAGTTTCAATGACGCTGTAAAAGCAAAAACCAAGGCTAGAGATACTCAGCTAATTCCAAAATCGCTCAACCAGGAAAAATACATAATAGGCTTACTAGACGATACGCAAGATATAGTCATTGCGCATGGGCCGGCAGGCACAGGTAAGACTTATCTTGCTATGCTAGCTGCGATTAAAAAATTACGACTAAGTGAGATAGAACGTATCGTGCTAACTAGGCCAGCTGTCGGCGTTGAGGATGAAAAACACGGATTCTTACCTGGTACACTCGAAGAAAAGATGGCACCCTGGACGCGCCCCCTGTTGGATGTCATGCGCGAATATTACTCCGCGTTTGAAATTACAAAAATGCTCGAGACCGGGGTCGTGGAAATCGCTCCGCTAGCATTCATGAGGGGTCGTACCTTCAAGCACTCGTGGATCATCGGTGATGAGTTTCAGTCGACATCAGTTAATCAAATGGAGATGCTGCTAACACGTATCGGCAAAGGAAGTAAAATCGTAATAACCGGAGATCTTGAGCAAGTCGATAAGAAATTTACAAAAGGTAACGGGTTAACCGATCTATTAGCTCGGTTAAAACAACACCCGAATAAAGCAATTGCAGCGTGTCAGCTGGAACGAAAGGATATTTGCAGGCACCCAATAATTGATAGTATTATCGCAATGTACAGCGATTAGGCAGAGTACAATTACTGGGAATTCCGTATGTAGCAATACTGTCCTTGTCAATGTAAATATTTTTCATTAATGTTGTGCAATATAACATCACTTTTCCTATTTTGCATAAACTTAGTGTATGATATTTACTTGGCAAATCGGTCCCGAAACACTCAATATAACTTGTAAAGTTAGTGTCGGTAATATCCAATGCCTTGATTATTATTTTAGGATTAATAAATGACCATCCAGGAGGAGAAATTGGTAATTTTATGCTAACCCGCCGATACTTACCGTCGGTGTTCCACACCTGCCTGCCGTTTGTAAATACCTTTATATGATTTGCATTAATATACAAGTTATCTATCATTTCAAACTTATATTCTTTTTGATCGAAAAACAATTCTTTCTGGACTTTTATTTTTCTTCGTAATATCCGATGCCTAACCTGCATAGGCCCGTAAGTCTTACCTTTAAGAGATGCACTAGTCCGGGCTCTTGATTCTTCACTACGTGCTGTATACTGGCGGCCTTTGCTAGTCGATGTCAACGTTCCATTTTTAACTCGGTAATCATTAATTTTGCACCGAATTTTGTGCCCTTCAGAATCAACATATACTGCGAATCCTCTGTTTGTATTTGATATTGTAATACTAGCATCAAGTTTAGCCTGTTCATATATTTTACTATGACATACTCTACACCCATCTCGTTTGCTCACTTGATTGTTCATTGCATAGAATGCGTAGGCTTGTGAGCCACCATACGCTTTCCAGAGCATCCAATGTGCGATTAAATGTTGACGATAGGTTAACTCAATTTTATTCCAGTCATACAAATTTAGATTACTAAACTCCGGAAATAAATCAGATGCCTTAGGGCATATATGGTGTACTTCTTTATTAGTTATGATAGTCACATTGTGTTCTCTGCATTCAATCAAAAATTGATAATAACGCTTGAGATGGTGTGAATTATGAGGCTTCGTGCATAAATGTTTATAGATGTCCATACTTTTATTTATAGCAGAACGCTACTCCCGGTCAGATGAAAATGCTCCTCACCCGCATAGGCGAGGGTAGTAAAATCGTAGTGACTGGCGATGTGGAACAGACTGACAAACGTAAGAAAGACAATGGGCTTATAGATCTGTGCGAACGTCTCAACAGCCCCGTTGGTGGGATCACGACCTGCGAGCTTACCGCTTGTGACATACAACGTCACAAGATCATCGGCGCGGTGCTAGGAATGTACGCAGACATAGCATAAATATCCTCATTAGCTAGCAAAAACGGCATAAATACTATGGCAGATTACTGCCCAACTAGGATAAAATTATGTTTACTTACAAATTATTACAATTTACTGCTGCTTTATTATTAATATTTGCTAGCAGTGTTCAAGCCGGTGAAATTTATGCCACTAGCTTTGAATCTGGCTCACTCGTTAATAATAGTGGATTTAGATGGCAGGCTGGTGTAAAATCATCCATCTCATCTGATAGGGCGAAAAGTGGAAAATACTCACTGAAATTTAGCTACCCTGGGGTACCGATAGGCAAAGACTCTTTTTCCGAACAACGGTTTAAACTAACATCGAGGCATCGAGAGTTGTGGATCGAATATGATCTGTATGTCCCATCAAATTACTATCATCGCAAGGGTCCTGGATCAGATAACAACAAAGCCTATGTATGGATGTGGACAGGTGAGTATCGTGATAAAACTGTTACGAAACTTGGTGGACATTTGTGGGCAAATAGTGATGGAACCAGTAGATTTATTGCCTACCATCGGAACGGATTAAATGGTCAGAAGAATACAGTAAATTGGTGGTGTAGCACTTGTAGCAACGGGCAAACCAGTAATGGCATTGTACGGGCGGACCGTGGCAAATGGATGCATTTGAAAATACACATGAAGTATGCGACCAGTGCAAACAATGACGGTGTTTACGAAATCTGGAAGACCAACGGCAACGGAATAACTACAAAGATAATCAACATACATAATGGGCATTGGTATTCCGACAATGGTATTACAGGGTTTGACGCTGGGTATATTTTTGGCTGGTCGAATTCAGGATTCGATGAGAACACGTATTTCTATATAGATAATTTTACAATCTCAGCTGATACAAGTGCAGTGATAACCGCACTACCAAAACCACCGGTGATTGATTAGTAATGTCAAAATTTATAACAAAATTAACAGACGAAGTCATTGTGTCAGATCTAGCTACAGAAACATTGGTACAATATATCGCAGAAGAAGATGATAAGACCGGTGTAAGAATTTTTGTTTCGGGAGGTGGATGTTCTGGTATGACTTACGGAATGACATTCTCTGACAAGCCATCAGAGTACGATGCAGTGCTTAAACAAAATGGATTGTTATTATATATCGACGCCGTGGCACTAAGTTTCTTGCGTGGCGTACAAATCGACTACAACGATAAAACTAACGATCCGCATTTTGTATTTAAAAATGCTTTTTCAAATACAGCACAAGGCGGATCTTGCGGTGGCTGTAGCGCAGCTGGTGGTAGTAATTATTAATTTGATGCACGTTCTTTATATATGTACTTTTTATGTATAAACATCGCAAATGTTACGCCTAGTGCGCCGCCGCTTCCAATCCACAATACAGCCGACCAGCCAATTTGAACCACAGCCAGCACGATGGCGATGTCAGCAAACGCCAGGGCATAACTTGTGGCGGCTGCCCACTTATAATATCCGTGAATGACATTTTGCTGCTGAAATGCCCGCAGGCTCACCACGCAAAATGCTGCCATCATCGCTAGCGGACCATTAAACACCTGCTTCGTCCTTCGCAGCATTTTCCAAGGTTTTTGTCACTTTCTCAATGTTTTCTTCGTCTACAATAGTTTTCGCCATGTCTAGGGCTTGCTGAAGGACCTCGTACTTCGCTTCGAGCTGTGAAATTAGTTGCGTGTAGTGCCCTTTGTAAAAATCGTGGATGGTCTCGAAGTCGTGCTGCCTGTCTTTGCCGAGCTCTTCCTCAAAGTTGGACTTGACGACCTTGCGAGTTTTGTAGTCCAGGATGACGGATGATTGCTGTAAGTCTTTCATTCTAACTTTTGTGTCAAGTTTAACTGCTTCATTAATCTTGCCGGTTGGTTGCTTGTAGTACGATACTATAAAATATCTCATGTGTTCTCCTTATTAATCTAGTTGTGTTAATTCAATGAGGCAAGCAGCAAGGTTTATTTCAGGGTCGGCCACTAGCGTGTGGTTCACTAACCCGGTGCGGATAACTAGTATCGCCGCATCTTGTTTTTCTTCTGTGTCGCCCCATAGCTCAAGTGTCTCGTACATCCATCTGTATACGCCTTCAATCTCCTCTGGGCGTATACTTGCGCATATAACTTCTCGTGCCTTTGTGTACTTCTGCTGTTTCATCAGTCCGACCGCAGCGAGTTTCCACTCATCACTTCCACCGCCTGTATCATTGACGTTAGCTTGGTCTAGCTTGCCTGTTGTTGAATTCATTTGCACAAGATTCAAACATTTTCGCAAGTCCGGGTACGTTGATTTTACATAGCTGTCTAAAGTGTCGAGGTCGAATTCAACTTCCTCGGCGATGCAAACCTCTGCGACCCGTGCTGTAAATTCTGTTGGGTCAATTTTATTGATGTGAAATCCCTGGCAGCGTGAATGCAGGGCACCGATAATTTTGTTTGGAAAGTTACACGTTAAAATAAAGCGAGCTGATTGTGCGTACTTTTCCATCAAGCCGCGAAGTACCGCTTGTGCGTTTGGTGATAGATAATCTGCTTCATCTAAGAGTACCACCTTAAATTCACCAAATGGCATTGTCTGCACGAAGCCTTCGATTGTGTCGCGAATGTAATCTACGCCGTTGTCTCTACTTGCGTTGATTTCCTTAACGTCAAACTCGTTAACGTCGCAGCCGTTGATTAAAATCTTAGCAAGTGACGTCTTCCCTGTCCCGGCCGGTCCGCTAAATAAAAGATGCGGAATTGATTTTTCTTCTATCCACTTCTCAATTTGTACTTTTTGTGCGTCGTCTCGAAAAACATATCCGTCTACTGTGCTAGGCCGGTATAATTCCGTCCATAATTGTTTTATTGCCATTAAAAATCTCCTATGGCTTATTGTAACATAAGTCCAGGGAGGAGGTCAAGTAGTCTGGCTAAGTAATTTAATCTAGGAGATCGCCTGGGTTGAGAACACGTGAGCGTCCAGCGCGGTTGAGAATCTTAACTGGTTTGGGGCCGAAGTAATCACGTTCCCATCCGTCAACTTCGCCGCTGCTATCGTGTGTATAAGTTTGACTCATCCACCCAAGTGCTTCTAAGTCGCCCATTGTGTATACTGGGTCTGCGTTGCTGGAGGCATTGTAAATACCGGGGACCATGCCTGCTTCAACTTCTGCTTTGAGACGGGCTCGGCGTTTATCGGTGTCGCGCATGTCGTCATCAATGACGTCTTCCATAATGTGTTTTAGTGATTTCATAATGTTATTTATCTCAATCAAGTATGCCGCCACCGTCATGATTGTGCATCGACCCTTCAATTCTGTGAATGTTGGAATCTCCGATGACCGCAGAGGACTGTGATTCATTGCTGTGAGATTCGTCATCGACTAAAAGTATATCGTCAACGTCAACTCGACGTAGCTCAAGATCTTCACCGCCGACCACCATTGTGATGCCTCGTGTCCATCGCCCGTGGTCCACTAGCACCCACTCTCCCACTTTTATATCTTTCTGCTTGGGGCCGACGGCTATCACTTCCGCCCATCGTGGTTTGATTCCTGAGGACTTTCCGTCGTCGCCTGGTATGATGATTCCGCCTTGCGTAATGCGTTCGTTAAATTCCATCCCCTTCACTAAGACGTGGTCTTTAATTGCGTGTACGCTATTTGCTCTATATGTTACTACTGTTGCCATGATTCCTCACTCATTTCTTTTTGGATGCTTTCGCTATTGCGCCGGCTAGGCCGCCTTTTTTTGTAGTATCTTTAACTGGTTCTTTAACTGGTTCTTTAACTGGTTCTTGCACCTCATCAAGCCCTGTAATAGATTCTTCAACTTTATCTACATTTATCTTTGACTTAATTGGTGTATCTTTTACGACGTTTGCAGTTTGTTTTCTATAATTCTTATTAACTTGTGCCGAGCGTGTCTCTATAGTTTTATTATTGCTGTCGACTACATCCCCACGAGCATTGACACTCATGTTCCCAACTGCCCGCACGCCTTCATTCTTTAACATGATTCGTTCCATGTCAATTGTCTGACCATTTGCTGACCTATATGTCTGTTTTCCTGCCATGTTTTCTTCCTCTTGTTATATAGATATATTTAGCGCAGGAATTCACTAGGGTCAAGTTTATAAAATATACTGTCTACGCGATGTACTTTTAATAAGTACAATACATATGAACTGACACTTGACCCGCGCCCAATACCCCATGTTACATTATTTAATTCCATTGTATCTACTAAGTAGACCATGTACCGTAAGAGGTCAAAAAGATCCCTTTCCATATACATCAATAATTCTTGTCCACATCGTTGCAGCTCGTGTTCTGTTTTACATAGTGATAATACGTGCTTTGCTATATCCATTTCTTTGTAGCTGTCCGGCATAAACCACTCCTTGTGATTTTTCGCGTCAAATTCTTCAATAGACAAATCATCGACTACTTGCGCAATAAGCACATTGTAACCAGCAATTTCATTTGTTTTTTCTACGACGGTAAGCTTTCCATCAACTATAAATGGCCCAGGTTGATGATTGGGATTATTTGGATTGACATCGTGCATTAAGATATTAAATACATCATCTTCGTTATAAATCATCTGACCGAACTTATCTGTTTTCATTTCTTAGGTGTGTCACGGTTAAAGTTAGCTTTAATAATTACGCCTTTTTTTCTTGATTTGCTCGTTGATGGCTCGGCAGTGTACGTCACGGTCTCGTCTACATATTCACCAGCCCACTCGAGGTCGAGCATTTCCCATGTCAACGGAAATGGCGACTTTTCCTCAATTTTATCTACGTCGATTCCGGCAGGGTATGAACCAAAGCGTGGGTCAGGGGATGACCACCATCTTGTATCGTCGTCGCCATTCACCATGCTGTGAATTTCGTCCTCGAGATCTATCACCTCCCAGACGTGAGTCATCGCACCGTTGATTTCACTCATCAATTCTGCCGTGGTGATGACGAGGACATCTTCAAGTATAGCGTTCAGTTTTGTTACAATTACCGCCAGTACCACTGGGTCAAACGCACCCGGCTCGGGTACTGTTAGCACCGGCAGGCCAGCCTTCGTTAACAATTTTATGTTTTTCGTATCTGCCTCATTGATGAAAATACTACGTGCGACGGTGTTATGTATAAAGTACGACATGCGATCTATTGCTACATTCTGATCAGCCGGGATTCCACTAAGTGTATACAAGTCTATCATTAATGAGTATTTGTTAAAATATACTTCGCCGTCAATGGATATTCCTGAGATAAATTCATAATGATGTTTTATTCTCGCCATGCAGTTCTCCTATGATACATCAATTTGGTCGTCGAGGTTTTGGTCTGAACTTTTGTACATTTCTTCAAGAATCTCATTTTGCGAACGTGTGTAAACCGCAAGGATCATTTCAAGTTGATGTAGCATTGGCTGATTGTTCATCTGGTACGCAAATGATATACGCTGGCGAAGATCTAAGATTTTTTGCTGAATATCTTCAAGCGATAGATCAGATTTAATTTTCGTTACGTCTAGATTTGGATGTTCCATACTAGTAATTATACTAGATGTCGCCCTTAGCGCGATTTTCTGATTCGTTTACAGTGAATCCTTCCTTGAACCGTTCAGATAGCTTATCCTTGTTCATTTCAATGACTTCGTCGGCTGTGATGCCAAGTGCTATGCAGGCGACCATCGTATAGAAAAATATATCACCTAGTTCTTTTTTTAAGTGAATTGTATTTGCTATGTCAAGTGGTTTTCCTTGGAATATTAATTTCTTAACGATCTCATCGAATTCGCCAGCTTCGGCGGTGAGACCTACGGCTGCTGTAAGCAACTCGGGGATTTTTACACCTAGCTTGTCGCCGGTGCTCTGCAAGGTTGTAAGACTTTCTATCATTGTCTCGAAATTTTTGCTCGGCTCAGATAATTTACTCTGCACGAACATTTCGTAATCATTTAAATCCAATTTTATTCTCCGGTGGTAAAGCTCATGCCGCAACCGCAATTGTTGATGGCGTGTGGGTTATTGTATGCGAATATTTTATTGACGCCTTCACTTATATAATCAATTTCGGTGCCGTCTAAGAAGGGTAGGCTTTTAGCGTCAACAATAATCTCTACCTCACGTGATTCAAACACGGTATCGCCTTCGACAACCCGGTTTATAATAGATAGATGATAAGTTAACCCTGCGCACCCGTCTGTTTTCGCACTGAGGCGAATTCTGTCTTTGCCACCGAACGCTTTTATGTGCTCAGCCGCACTCTCTGTTAATGTTAGACTCATAAGTGTTACCTGCTTGTTAATAGTTATATTATACACTACCTAGAATACAAATGCAAGTATTTTGGTGATCTTAGTTTACGTTATGAAAAATTTGTTCCGTCAAGCACACCAAGCCAAGTCGTACCGTTATCTCTAGTCGTAAATCTTACAACGTCAACGCCCGCAGTCCAAGTTGGTTCAGTACCACCCGGCCAATCAACGCTTGCTGGCCAAACCGGAGCATTGGTGCCCGCACCTAACATTTCTAAAGTAAACGTTGTTACTCTACCACTTATCGCCGCGCCAGTAAATGTAAACGTGATCACGCCGGTTGTAGTGGCAGTTGGATAAAAGTAAGTATCATTTGCTGTGTTTAGTGATATCGCCCCAGTTGTGCCATATGAGCCAGCAGTATCATTGCCGGCTATGTCGCCCCAGTTTGTACCATCAAACAATTTCGCACTACTTGTTGATGAGTCATAAGCTATGCCGCCTTCAACACCTGCTGGTAAGCTGCCAGTTGCATAATCAGGTAATATATATTGTGCTTCATCTCCGTATAATTCAAGTTTGCCCTTACTGAATAAGTGAAGCATGTTTTTATCAGTAGCTAGTGTTGGGGTTCCTGCACCAATCTTAACTGAGTATTCAACATCTGTTGTAACTGATGCTACATTACAAGCTCTACCTATAGCAATTTGTGTTGACTTGTTACTTAGCGATTCGCGCCCCATTACAATACTATCTACGGCGGTGCCGTATGCTCGGGCGGTGTTACCTATTGCTACATTAGAGCTACCTGCCTCTGAACTAGAATTTCGGCCAACGACAATATCAAATGCGCCGGTAGTTTGTGCATTCTGCCCGATAGCGATACTGGCTGAGTTGGTGGTTGGTGCGCCAGTGAACAGTCCAGCATTTGATCCAATTGCGATACTATAAGCACGACCAGCCCCTGCATCTTTACCTATAGCAATACCCTCGATTTCAAGTACACCATTGCCAGCAAAGGCATTATCACCAATTACAATTGAGTTAGTCGAAATAGAAGATGGCGCAGTTGCAAAATCAACGCCTACGTTCGCACTTATCCAGTTATTGGATGCTCCACCACCGCCGATAGCGGTGAATGCAGTTCCGTTATATATCTTAAGTTCTTTGGTTGTTGAATCCCAAACAGCACCACCTTCATTGGTAGTAGCTGGAATTGAACCAGTTGCATAATTAGGTAATATATATTGTGCTTCATCACCATATAATTCAAGTTTACCCTTACTGAATAAGTGAAGCATGTTTTTATCAGTAGACGCAAATGGATTACCTGCACCAATCTTAACTGAGTAGGCAACATCTGTTGTTACTACACCTGCGTCACACCGGTAGCCAATTGCCGTTTGATTCACCAATACAACATCAGTATCGCTACCAATAGCAATAGAATTATTAAGTGCTGCACTTGATCCATTACCAATAACAATAGAGTTACTACCGGATGAGATAGTATTTGGACCTAAAGATATACCACTATTCCCATTAGCAACGGCGTTATACCCGACTACAGTTGTAGTTGACGAATTAGCTTGAGCTGCTTTACCTATCGCCACACAATACGATCCGGTGCCACTGGATCCCTCACCAATTGATACGCTTCTACCTAATGCATTAGCGCTTGTCCCGATGGCAATCGAATCTCTATATCCCGAAGATGCGCCATTGCCAATAGTAATGGCATTAAGGAACGCCGCAGTCGGTGCGACTGAAAAATCTGAACCATTGTTTGCCGTCAGCCAGTTATTGCTCCCGCCGGCCGCAATCCAAGATGTAACACCGCTACCATCTGTTGACAGTACCTCACCGTTGGCACCATCTGTTGGTGGGAATACAAAATTCGTGTCGGCAGCTAATGTGACAGGGGCAAGTAGTTGTACTTTATTCGTGCCATTTGCGCTACTTTCGTAAATGTGTACTCGACCTGAGATTGCAGAGTTAGCATTTTTAATTTCTACCGCACCTTCACCTGCTACACCACCAGCGCCAGCAGTTAATACTATGTCGCCTACGTACCCGGCATTGCTGGTACCTGCGGTGATGTTAACGTGACCTCCAAAGTACCCAGTGCCACCAGAGCCAGCAGAGATGTTAACATCACCGCCGAAATATAAGGCACTGTTACCGGCTGTGATATTAATGGTGCCACCGTCGCCATATGGGCCGCTACCATTGCCTGTAGTAAGATTAATGTTACCACCGCTTCCGCCAGCAGTTGGGCTAGGTGTGGTTATAAAAATCAGGCCACTGTCGAAGTTACTATTAGCAGATAAGGCGTCGCCGCTCTTTATAATGATGCCACCACCTTTGTTACTAGCCGCATCACCCCCGTATACACGAACGTTGCCGGCGTAATATGAACCGCTGGTGGTGCTGCCAGCGTATAGATTGACGCTACCGGCTGTGCCGGGCGAGGCATTTCCACCCTGCAATGTTACATGGCCTGCATATTGACCGGTGGTGCCTGATTCATTTCCGCCTGTTATAAGGATCGGACTAACTGCGGCTTCGATTGCATCAGTAGTTATTATAGAAAAGCCGTTAACATCTAACGTTCCACCAAGCTGAGGTGTTAAATCTTCAACTACATTTAGCAATCCACCAGCGGCCGACCAACTAAGTTGACCCGAGCCATCTGTTTGTAAGAAATAAGAAGCTGTTCCATCTGCTTGTGGCCAGTTAAGTCCATCAAGAACAATACTGCCGATTCCATCTGGCGTAATAGCAATATTACCATTAGTAATTGATACAATTGAATTACCGTTAACATCTAACGTTCCACCAAGCTGGGGACTAGAATCTTCAATTATATTCGAGATTCCTGCGGATGCCGACCAACTAAGTTGACCCGAGCCATTAGTTTGTAAGAAATAGCCGATCCCGCCATCTGATTGTGGCCAGCTAAGCCCATCAAGAATAAGGTCACCGGTGCCACCGGGCGCGATAATAATATCACCATTAGTAATTGATACAATTGAATTACCGTTAACATCTAAGCTTCCGCCAAGTTGGGGAGTTAAATCGTCGACTAAGTTGAGTGAGCGTCCTCTAGTTACGTCAGTTATTGCAATGGTGCCACCGGCAGTTACAGTGGAGAATTCAAAGATAAACGTACCGAGACTCGCAAATGTAATTTTAGTGCCGTCAAATCCCAGCAGTCCATCTGTGCCAAGGGTTACAGTTCCTGGCAAGGTAACTGTAAACAACACGTCAGTTATTGTAATTTCAACTTGCACCGCGCTATGTGTTCCGCTCGGTGACCAGTTTGTAAAGGATAATGTAGTGCTTTCGGTTGGCGTGATTTGCTGATACGGACCTTCAGATACGTTGATTTCAGCGGCTGCTGCTACTGAGGCGATGTTTTTAACTGTGCCTCGGAAGCCCTGGATCTGCGCGGCTGTTATTAGCGCGCCGGCCATGTCATTATCTAACGTTGTTCCGGTCAGTGCAGACTTGAGAATGACCTTACCTTGTAAGTCTTCTATCTCAGTCTTCGCAGATGCGAAATTAGTGTTAATATTCGTGAAGTTATCACGAAAGCCCTGGCTGTCGTTGTCTTGCCCAGCGATCGGGTATGTTGTATCAATGTTTGATGTATTAATTGTTGATGCCATTAGTTAATTCCTTGTTATGCTGTATTTATTATTGTTTGTTGTTTACTATTGTTTTCTTTGGAAACATTACGTACCTGTCTCCAAGATCCGAGTTATCAAGTAATGTGTCACTTGGTGAAACGAAGCGGCACGAACCGCCATCAAATATTGTTTCGTTAATCACAGTAAATATAAACTCATCAGCTGTGTAACGATCATCATCAGCTGTAAGTAATGTGTCGTCAGCAGTCGATTGTGTTCTATCAAATGTTGTTTGTATGCCCGGTAACCATCGACCTGGCGCGTTAAGTTGCACGGTGTTGTCAGCTGTAATCTCATCCATGTCAGCTGTGAAATATTGCCAATTCAGAGACAGGCTGGAATCTATAGTGTATCTATCAATTTCAAAATCAATTAAATTAAGTTTGGTTCCGATAGATTCTTGAATTTTGTATTGCAATAAACTTGCCTGTCCTGGCTGTGCATACGCAATAATCCAAGCAGGAGTAAACCCTAATATGTTACCGTCTTCTTGTTTAGACAGCATCCACCTCGGCAATAACTTTGAAGTTTGTCCAATTTCGTCTATTACTCGAGTACGCATATTTGCTAAGCTATTTGGATAAACCGTAGTTACTAACGTACCATCGTCAATTGCTGGGTAGTTGATATCGATTGCTAGTGGCGGGCTAATACCGGCGGCATTAACATAAGTGTCGACAATCTGACTGTACACTACTTCATACACTACATTTTCATTTTCATCTAGTGCCCTAGCTGTTTTAATTTCACCAAGTACTAAATTTTTATTATAGTGATTTAATTCTAATGCCGCTACATAATTAGTAATAAGAGATGGCGTTAGCCCATAGGCGTGAGTGTAAATTACCTCACCGGCAGACGCAAAATAAGGGTCGTCACTTCTGTATAACGTCTCGGTTGGAATAATAGTTTCATCTGCAAGGAATGTTTCAAGGAACAGTCTGTCTTCTCTCGGAGGCAATGCTCGGCAGTACAATTCATTATGCGGACTACACGATTCTGCGTTTACTATTATTGTAAACTCTCTCGTGACAGAAATCAAATATGGCTCGACTGCTGGGGAATGTGCTTCAACTGTGAATCTGTAAGTTAAATCAAACGTCGTTGGATCTACATTCAGACTAGTGTCAAATTCAGAATCAAATGTTGTCGTACAAGAATCAAAGCTAAACGTTTTAAAGCTAACTCGTCCAGCAATGTTTCCGCTTGGCAAAAGTGCTAGGCCTTGTGGTAGCTTATTGTACGGGCCGGCCTCGTACGCAACTAACACATTCGCCGCGTCTGCGGTGATGGAGCTGTCTGCTGTGATGTCCGCGACATTTACGGTTTCGAGCGAATCAGCAGTGAGCAGGGTTGTTGCGGCGGTTTGAAACGTACTGCCTTGCGATGCGTCCGGTACTGGGATAATCGGTGCGTATATAATCGTGCCGCCTTTGAGGCTGTAAAATAAGTCGGCTGTGGCGTGCGTGGCTTCTACCGACAACGTGCTTATCGCTCCGTTGTCGACTGTGCCAAGTGCTGGGTCCGATACCCACACAATCTCAGTGTCGATATTCCCAATGAGGTGCATGGTGGTAATGTATTCTGTAGATTTAACAGTTGGCACTAGCAGCTTATACACTTCTACGCCAAATGTGTAATCTTGTTCAGTTAACGCGATGTCGGGCAGGATTCCCGACAGCCAGCCAGTGTTGATATCTAGCGACAGTCCATACGGCAATACCCCTGATGTAAGCACGTATTGAAGCGTATCACCATTTAAATCGGTGCCATCAAATTTATAAGAAAAGTAATTGTCGTGGCGAAATGTACCTAAGTCTGGGACGTGGTTTGCGATATACGGTGGTCGTGTCGCAATGATGTCTGCTGTGATTGTATCAGTATCCGCAGTTAACATGCTGCTGTCAGCGGTTAACGTATTCTGCGCATATATCAGCATTTCAAATACTTGCAGTACAACATCTTTGCCATCAGACAGTTGTAACGTGAATGTAAATAATTGACTCCCGGACGGAATTGGAGTAACGACCCCAGTTAGCAATCCAGTAGATGATAATGATAGGCCGGCCGGTAGCAAGCCTGTTATAAGCGAGATTGTAAGTTCGTCGCCTGGATCAGCGTCAGCAGCATCAAACTGGAATGACAGTTCTTCACCATCAAACCAGCTCCCAATGGAACCAGCAGGCGTTACCCATGTAGGTTTATCCTGCCCGGTGATTGTTATCTCAAATGTTCGGTCGGCTATGTTGCCATCATCATCAGTTATGCGAATTGCAAATTTTGATGTTATGTCCTCAGCAACCTCTGTCGGTACGCCCTTGACATCCGCTACCGAAGTAGGAATTCCTTCAATGAGACCGTTTGTGTTTACTTGCACTCCTGACGGAAGTGCACCTGCGATTAGTGAGTATGTTACCTTAGTGAGGTCGCCCGGAAAGTCAGGATCTTCGGCTTCAAGTCGAATCCTGTAAAACTTTCCTTCTGGTGCGACGCCTAGACTGCCGGCCTCGGAAATCCATACCGGGGCTAATACTCCCATACCTTATTAAGTTAGGTCGCCGGATACTATCCATGTAGTCGTATCAACTTTAGTTAATGTTGCTACACCATACTGAAGTGAAATTGCTAGTGAATTCTTGGCGTTTGCTGTATCGGTTGTAATCGCAATTGTAGTTGTTCCAGCACCTTCTTGGATAACTGTAATTTCTGTTCCAATTGGAAATGCGACACTCGCGTTTGCTGGGATTGTTACAATATTACCACCGCCATTTGACATGCGAATTATTTTGCCTGCGTCTGATAGTGTTAGCGCATAAGCAGCTGATCCTTCAGCAACTATTTCTTTTGTTAGAACTGCTGCTCGATGCTGAACTACGGCTGTTTCTGTAATATTTGCATCTGGCACATCTATCCAGTTAACTGCTGCACTTAAATCATTCGCTTCAGCAAATGTCAGTGTTGACCAAATCGTAGCTGAACCATCATAATCTGTGTGACATACATAGATGTTTGTTGCGTCAATGGCAATCATGCCAGCAATGTCGCCAGCTGCGCCTACAAGTGTGCCTGGTACTGTTGTACGTGCGATTGATGCGGTGCCGCCATAAACTTCAACAAAATTGTCATTTGTCTTGTCGAATGCTGTTCGGAGTTGATCACCTGTTCCGTCATTGGCTGCTGCGCCGATGTTAATTTCTTGTTTTGCCATAATATACTGTCCTCTGTTAGTTCAGTATATTTATCACATTGGCTTAGCTATCGGTAATTATCTAAGAATAGCAATGATCTCATCTTCAATAATTACAAGGAATTCTTCACTGTTGATGGTAATGTCTTCTCCAGCTTTTTGACCAAAAATTATCCGGTCGCCAACTTTCACGTCAAGTGCGTCAACTTCGCCGTTAGATAATGTTTTGCCTTTGCCTACTGCGATTACCTTGCCCTCGGCCGGTTTTTCTTCAGTAGTGTCACCTGGCAAAATGATACCGCCAGCTGTTTCAGTTTGTTCTTCGGCACGACGAACGATAACGTTATCGTGTAATGGGTAGATTGTGGTCATATTTTTCTCGGTTATTTCTTACTACGGCAGCGCAATAATAAACCCAACGATATTAATAACTACGAAGTAGCCAGTTAACATTATTGACCAAACCATTTGCCTGCGATAATAAGCGTACATAAGAGCTACAGAACCAACTTCATAAAGTGGAAATATAACTAGCATGTTTGGATCGTTGGCAGTTAATGCCAACAGCAATGAACCAGCAATTGTAAACAACGTTCCGACCATTTCACACATAAACGAAATGTGATCGTGTTGCCAACTTCTGATTAATGCGTTCTTAATTCGTTCCATATATTTAGTCTGTGCCGACCGGCGTAGATTTTATTTTAGTTTGACTTACCTTCTGGCTCCCAAAACTCTAGCTCAGAAACAAAATCAAATTGGTTAAGTTCATCTTGAAGCGCACTCAGATCAATGCTTGCAATCTGACTATCATTTAGTTTGCGATGCTCGTTAAAGTCACGATATGCCTCAAGCCAGTCACTCTCATTAAATGAGAATCTCGAGGTGACATTTCCAGTGTCAGTAACACCAAAGAGGCGGACCACGTCCCTAAGGTCAACTTCCTCAACAAGTCCACTTTCGTATATTGCCGATAATATTAACATTAGGGCGTTGCGGATCGCTGGCTCCAGGTTTTCGAGCATCTACTTTTCCGACCCAGCGGCTTCGAGGTTTGCTTCAACAAACTTCTCAACTCGGGGATCTGTCGGCGTTTTGTCTTTAATACGAGTTTTCACATTTGAAGTTAATGTGGTTTTCATTGCTGCGCGTTTTGTAGTGCGTGACTTTTCGGCAATTTTAATTTCAAGGATTTCTTTCTGTGCCTCAGAAAGGTTGGCGCGGTTGGCCAGGAAGTGTTTTGCTGCTTCAAGTTTAGTTAATCCCACCGGAAGTTCAATTAAATCGATATCTTCGCAGCCGTTTTTGTCTAAAATTTTAATGCGGGTTACTAGGTCATTTGCCCAGCGTACTTTAATGGTGCCATCTTTGTTAATTGCTGTACCTACGATCGTAAATGTTTTTTCGTTCATGATTTAATCCTTTGGATTAGTTTAAAGAAAGTAATTGTCGAACACCGTTAGCGTTCATTACAAGTTATAGTATAACAATGTTGCATCAAGTTGTCAACCGATCATTTGCTCGATTTAGCCGATTTTGATCATCCAGGGCGATTTGCTTGTTGCGGATGAGCTTGTTACCTCAGTTGGTACTGAAATTACGTTGGATTGGCCGTATTGCGCAACTAGCATTTGCTGTGCAGCAAAGCTTGATGTAGCATTGAATTGAACTGTATGCGGAACACGGGTTACACCGTTTCTCACATACACTCTCGCGGTAAAAGTTTTCATACTGTTATTTATCCTAGCCCGGGTATTCCGCTAGCAAATAAGATCGCAACGTTAACGAATACAGAGGCGAGAATCACTCGAATTAACAACTTTTGTTCATGGAGCATAATATGTATCCTTTAGTTAAGTTTTTCAAGACCAACAAGGCCGGTTGTTTCACAAAAATCGCCAAATGTGCTGTTTCCATCAATAATATCGCTGATCGCGTCAAGCTGATCGCACATTTCATCAATGGATATATTCGCATTCATTTGCCAAACTTGATCAGTGAGTACAATTGCGCGTGAAATTTCAGTACTGTGAACTTCTGTGTTTAATTCAGGTTTTATGTTTTTCATTACTTTGTCTCATTTGCTAACTGTTATATATATTATATGACAACTAGCCCAAGATGTCAACCTCTAAATTAGCTCATAATCATCTACTTACAAATTAATTAAAATAAGGCGTTTTAAGCGGTTATACGTAACAGTACACGCAATTAATTTTAAAAACAGCCTTTAAAAACCACTATTCTTATATAAATCAATGACTTACCAATATATTACTCTATATAAACAAATGCTAGAACCTTATATTAATCAATGACTTATATCGTATCGGCAAATTTTTCAGTAAGTCACTAAAAAGCCAGCAATGCTGGCTTTTTATATTGGGCAAATGGTAGTATCGATACTACCAGACCAGGTCAAAATTAAACGTTAATTGCTCGTGCTCTGCTTCCGCTTACATCGCGCGACGACATTGCGTACCTGCCTTCTTTCACTTTGATGTTTAGTCCTAGCTGACGCAAATCATACACGCGAGCAGTTAAGTTCTTAATTCCGTAACGGGCTGATGCTTGAGTAGCAGTTAACGTGCGACCAGTGCCTCGTAGGTGTTGTTCCAAGAATCGAGCTTGGCCTTTTACTTTATAATATGACATAATTGTCCTCTAATAGACCATTGCAGGATCTTACTCGCTACAATGTATAAAATATATTATACGAGATATTGTACTGCTTGTCAATGATCAATGTTGCCAAAATGTTATATTAAGCTCGTTTTTGGATAACTTTATCTGCTAACCCGTACTGCACCGCGGCGGCTGAGGTCATAAAATTATCGCGATCTGTATCTTTTTCAATCGTTGCGTAATCTTTACCAGTATTATCGACGTACACGTTATTCAATGCTTTTTTCCAACGAAGTGTCTCATTAGTGTGTAGCTGAATATCGCTGGCTTGGCCCGAGAAACCAGAAAGGACCTGATGTATCATGTGTGTACTGTGCTTGAGCATCATACGCTTGCCGCTGGTTCCACTACTTGCGATTAGTGATCCCATGCTCGCAGCTTGTCCGGTGACAATTGTACGTACGTCAGATTTAATAAAATTCATTGTGTCGATAATTGCCATGCCTGCCGTAACCGCACCGCCTGGACTGTCAACGTAAATTGTGATTTCTGCGTCTGGGTTTTCACTTTCTAGGTACAACAGCTGAGCGACGATCACGCTGCCGACTGGCCCGTTGATTTCACCACTTAGCATAATTGTTCTTTCTTTTAATAATCGACTAAAAATATCATAGCTTCGTTCACCGTTTGGAGTTTTTTCGATGACCATTGGTATTAGACCAGACATAACATGTTCCCTTATTGTTTAAGTAGTACGTATTTTAACAAAATTTTAGAGAAATGTCAATCAGTTTGGATGATATTTAGTTATAATTTTTCCCAATAGATATATTCGGGATTTTTAATACTCTGGACACGAACCGTTGGGTTTGCCGCGAACAGTCCATTAGCATATCTAACATAGATATCAAGTACAGCATTGTCGCTACTATCCGGATGGCCGATTCGGGTAAGGAATCGCATCGATGTACCGTCTGATACAGCTAATTTAATTCCTTTAATTTTAAGTTCATCTAAGTCATCAAATTTTGGAATATTATATAGCGACTTTGGTGTTAAGTAAAAGTATGGTTTGTTTGTAAATTGTAGAATAGCAGTGATTCGGTTTTCCTTACCTAAGTAATCTTCCATTATCTCTTCAAATAATACAGAAATCTTTAAACCTAATGCTTTTGTTAATTTTGCGTATTGTGATTTATTTTCCTGTAAGTGATCTCCGAATACCCTATGCGATTTATCATTCTTCATCATAGCCGGGCTCATTAACTCAGCTTTTGAATAGGTCTTTATCGTAGTATCATTTGACAAATGAAACTGTTTATCTTCTGTTGAATATTTAATGCCGTACTTTTCTTTAATCGGATAATACCACTGGTCGGGTATGCGCATTGCTTCTGCTATAGTTCCGGTGATGGCGGCTTTTTTCCAAGCAGTAAATTCTTTCTTGGCGTAAGTGTTAAAAATATCTTCGCCCTTGATTGGTTTCAATCCTAAACTTTTAGGAGTTAAGTTAGCTAATGTAATACCTCCAGTGTCTTTAATTGAAATACCTGAGTACTCGTGATTAACAAATTCAACGTCAGATGGTCCGTCATCAGACTGATTAGAACCACCTGCCCATCCAAATACCGTCGGGGGTGAAACTTTATGTTCTTTCATGTTTGCTAGCATTTTGGGATAGGAATTAACAGTGCGTTCGTAAAATCCCCAAAACTTTTTCTCGTCCCAATTTGGAACTAAAAATTCCTTAATCTCCCGGAATACTTTAGTTGGGTTGCTTAGCTTCTTCTTATTAAAGTATTGCTCTGGGGTATTTGGGTCAAACTTATGTGCATTATTATTGCCAGCAAGTGCTAACAACGTGCCAACTTCAGTGTTATACCTTGCGCCACCCGATGCGCCACCTTCAATTAGGTCTGTTGCGAACTCATATAATCTCATGTTAAAATCCTGTGTTATTGCTATTTATACAATTCGCAATCAATATCACAGAATAGAAATTTTAACAACCGTTCCATCCTTTGAGAACAGCTAACGTTAATGCTTGAGTATGTTTGTCATCTGGCATTGTAAAAGTTTGAGATATGGAATCAAATTTAAATTCTTTAGCTTTGTCATCTAAATCATCGCCTCTCACACCCCAAACGTTATGGGCAGTCCATCGAGTAATACGCCCAATGCCTAGACGTCCGCCGGGTCGAACGCCAATCACCCAATCACCCTTTTTCATTTCTTGCTTGTACTTATTAACTGGATTTGAGATTATAACCTTCTTGTGCTTGGTTACATTCCGAACATATTTGGTTGTATGCGAGCCTTCAAGTATTTTTACATGCGACATTGCTATCCTGCCGATTTGCGAACGGCCATCAATTTTATAAGTTAATTTGCCGTAGTAGGAATGAATTTCATTATGCCCGGCGTATGTATTAAAATCAACTTCGACGGAATTTATTTTTGCGATGGTACCTTTTGTTGATGTTCCGATAATTTCAATGAATATGTCCTTAACTGGGACTGAAGGCTCATCTCCAATTTTAAAAAACTTCCATCTAGCACGTGCCTGGCCGAACGCATCTTTGAATGGTACTTCGTCAACTCTAATATTCTGACAGGCTGATAAAATAGTTTGATACGGAGTTAGTTTGGTTATCATAATAATTCCCTATTGTAAATTTTAATGTTTTCTTCAGCAATTTCATAAAATGCCGAAGTCCTGGCCTTATGCTTTACATATATTGAGGACGCCAAGTACTGAGCTTCCTGTATGATTAAGCTTTCTACGTTAGTAATTGCCATTATATCAATTGCTGTATAGGCGGTGTTTGTAACTGGGTCCTTTATATTTAAAAGTAAAGTACCGGCAAAGTAATTGCAATTCTCACATTTGAGCATTCTCTTTAGCAATGGAATTGCGTTCTTGTATTTTTCAACAAGTTTTACATTATAAATTAAATCTCGACTTAAATCATTCATTACTTGCAATTTCCTTAAGAAACGCATACGCTTTGTGGTACTTTGCTTGGCGAGCGTGATCTTTCTCGGTAAGTCCTTTCATTCTGTGAATATCGCTGTTGTGACGTAAGTCAGCCATCTTAATTGCTCGTGCTATATGCGAAATTGATAGACGGGTTATGTAGGCATTGTAGCTTTCACCTTTGAGATGTGTTACAAGTGTAACAAGACTAACAGTACGAGGGTCGAACCCCTCGTCGACTAGCAATTCCGCGGACCACTCTTTACAATCTTCAAGTAAATCATGCAATACTGCGGCAATCATTGCTTCTGTGCCTAAGTCTTCAACACCGCGCATCACGTGCAAACAATGCATAATATACGGAACACCACCTTTGTCAAAAACTCCAACAAATGCTGTCGACGCGATTGCAATTGCTTTGTCAAGTCCTGCGTATTTTACTTTATCTGCCATGGTCTTTATTCCTTTGCTTGTTATCTAACTGTTATATATATTATATGACAAGTAGCGCCAAAGGTCAACCTCTAATTGCGGTTATTTGTAATTATTTTAGGGCTCTTTTGTACAGTTTACTGGTACTGATACGTGAATGTCGTTTAAAAACGCCGCTAAGAACCACTATTCTTATATAAATCAATAACTTACCAATATATTACTCTGATTTAATAAATGCTAGAATCCTATATAAATCAATAACTTAACCTCATCAGCAGCAATTGCGATTATTTTGTTTCGTAGTCGAATAATACATCTGCTGGTTGCCCGCAATGATCTAAAATTCGTTGTTCTGATATTTTAATATAAGCTTCATCAGTATCTATCCCGGTAAATTCACAATTCTCTTGCAGTGCTGCGATGCCAGTGCTTCCGCTACCAACAAACGGATCCAGGACTTTTCCACCAGCTGGAGTGTATATGCGAATGAGATATCGCATAAGATTTATCGGTTTTGGAGTGGGATGATTATTATATTCCCCGCGCTCTTTTCTTGTTACTCTTGGTGCATAAAAATACTTTTGATGCTCGGGCTCATCAAAATGCCCTATAATATCCGAAGGATATCTGCCGCTTGGATTTGCGTCTACTGTTTTATTTTTTTCGCCGGATTCCGATGCTTTGTTAACCTCGCTGCCAAACGCTCGTCTTTTTTCACCACCAGCAATCCAGCCAGTTGGAGGCGCGCCATCCCATGGTACTCGCGTTGTTGTTGTATTAATTTCTCCACATCCCCATTCGCTGACGTTGTGCTTAATTGATTTTTCTAGTGGCTTCTGCGCTATGAATATTGGCTCATGTGCTGGCTTTAATCGATTCTTCTTAGCCATCTTTGTCGTGACCATCCATACGACCATATCCTTCGGTAAGAATCCAGCGTCTTCTACGTTGATTGCCATCCTGTGGTAAAATTCCGGGGAGCAAAATGATGCTACAAAACCGCCTGGTTTTAAAACGCGGTATACCTCTTGCCATGTAGCAACTGGTGGCACATTGTGATCCCATCCGACGCCAGCTATCGCCATTCCATACGGTGGATCTGTAATACAACTGTCAAATGTATTTGCCTCTATATTTTGCATCGCAGTTACATTATCTGCGTGAATGAGATTGTAGTTTTTTATCGTCATAGTATTATTCAATATCTTAGCGGGTTTGGAAGCGATGATTTAAGTCATCAATGTAACAGTATGATGTCGCTGGTCGGTCTGCGCTTGCTGCTACGTGCTGGATCATCACGTTGACTTTCTGCTCAGCAATGAGCGCTGCTACCGCAGCTTCGTCAATTTCTGAGCCATGGTCGTGCCCAGTTATTACTGCTAAATTTGATCGCCAGTAGTGTATTATAAATTTCATATTATTCCTCCTCGTTTTCTGAAATGTAGGCAATGCAGATCCCGTGATCTGCAGGTTGCCCGGTAAAATGTAGATACAGCAATTCATCCGGCTGTCCATCAGCGCCGTCAACGACTGACATTGTCATAGATAAATCTTTAATAGATTTCTGTCGGCCGGTGTCGCTTAGTGTCTCAGCAGCGGAAACCCACGGCTCTGATTTTCGTAGGTTGCCACGCCTGCTATAATTTATTGGTAGCTCTAAAAAGTGTAACCACTTCATGATTTTTGTGATTTAAGTCTGGATAGCACCATATTCTTCGGCACGTCACGTACAGCTTTGAGGGCAATTATACTTATTATATAGAATAATGAAAGTACAATGTACCCGGACCAAATAAAGGCAACTGTGACAATAAGATCAAACGTAAGATCAAACCAAAATGGTATAACGGATGGTTCCTGCCTTGCTAACATTTCAATATAATCATCATCGGCGCCGGGGCGTTTGCTTAATTCAATTCCGAGCAGGATCATGGCGCCAAATATTCCGGTTGCCCATCCTATAACCAACGCAAGGTTAGCCGCGCCATCGGTCCACCACCCATCTGTAAATAACCCAAAATATATCGAAGTTGCAAAAATACCGTTGAATAGTAAATACCGGGACCATTTAGCTATAATTGACCTTGTTTCGTTCCAGTCTTTCATAACGCGAATATGCCTAACTGCTGAGTCCAAAACCAAACTTGAAATAAAACAGAAGGATACATAATAAAATGTCGAGTTGGCCCTATCGAAACAAAAGGACAAAGACTCGGCATTTTTACTGAGTTTCCAAGGGCTGCGCTAATAATCTGCAGTGCTGCCATGATAAGGACGGACGTAGTAACGATAAAAGTTAGTTCAATCATAATATTCTCTTAGTTTGTACGTGTATTATACACGGATTTAGTAAATAAGTCTTTCGCAATTTTGCCGAATTTCTTATAAAATTTAGTAAGAAATCCAGCGTTATGCCTTGCATGTTGTCTTGCAATTCTTTGGTTTTGCTTTTCTTTTTTACGCTGACGGTTTGCCTTTCGTCGCAGCTTCAGTGATAAACAATTTACTACGCCGTTTGACACGGTAATATGTCGATTATTATTTTGCCATTCTGCTTGGATATAAGCAAAGTTATTGATGAATATTTTCTGGTCTAGATTACCGCGCATTGAGTTGCACAACTGACAAGCACATACTCCGTTAGCTAATGCGCAAGATCCGAATTTTGATTTGACTTTGATGTGGTCGAAGGTCGCAAGCGTGGTTGGATGATCGCGTCGGTAACAGTCTGACTGGGTATGAAAGAGATACGTCGGTGTGTCACAATAAAAACATTTACCGGATTGCCGATGGAACAAAGTCTTTGTATTTTTCTTTTTTTGTTTATTTACGCCTGACATTGTGAAACTCCGTTAGCTGTTTGCAAGACTTGAGTTTTCTGCATTTCTTGACATTGTAAATTAAATAGCTTATCTTGCAAATTCTCACGTTCATTCATAATAATATTGCGACCTAACTTACAATCGCACATATCAACACTTTCGCCTAATGCACGTACTCGGGCTTCTACGAAACTTATATCATTCATAATTCTATCCTATATAATTTTGGGTTATGTAGACCAGTAGTTTTCTGAAGATGGCGAAGATGAAAACCGGGCGTTAATTGATTCTTGAAATTCCTGCCCGGTCATCGCATTTCTGCGTGTTACCATTTTCTCAATACTAGTGCGGAATTTGGTAATTTCCGCGATCGCAAAATCTTCTTTAACATGTGCGACTGCAACAGTCACATCAGTGTCGATTTCTTTTTGATAAACACCTAATTTGCCTTTCTTATCTAAGCGTGTAAGAGCTGCTTTTGCCGCGCTGTTTGTTAAATAAGATTCCACGTAGCAACCGACATGTGGTGCTCGTGCTAACAACGTTTTTGTTGTTTCTTTGTTATATATTACGTATGACATAATCCTTTCCTCTTTATCTAACTGTTACATACATTATATAACAAGTAGCGCCAAAGGTCAACCTCTATATCAACGAAATCGCAAAAATTAACACGAATAATATTGGCGTCATTACCTTAGCAATGTCCAGCATCAACTTCTGTTCATCAGCTATTTGAGCATTTACAAACGCTTTTTCTGCTGCTTTTGCTTCGAGAATTTCGTGTATCATGTTCTTTAATCCTTTGCTCGTTATCTAACTGTTATATACATTATATGACATATAGCGCCAAAGGTCAACCTCTAATTGCGGTTATTTGCAAATGAATTAATCAATGACTTAGCATATTTCGGATAAATAGCGATGATATCCGGATAAATACTAATATGAATGACGAAATTGCACAATATATTGCTGAATCTTTAAAGAATAATTCTCTTAATATACACTATCAGCCACAGTATTGTCTAATAGGAGACTATTTTGAAATTACTGGGGTAGAAGCACTAATAAAACCCGACACGAATATATGCCATATTGAATCATTTATTGATGTAGCAATTAAAACTTCCCAAATAAATGAGCTCGGTTATTGGATTTTAAAGAAAGTTGCGCACCAATTGAGAAAATGGGTAGATGAAGGATTAGTAACTAATACGTTTACAGCGTCGGTTAATGTTGCTGGTGAAGAATTACGGGATGCTAATTTCTGCAATACCGTCCATCAAATTATAACAGAAGCAGAAATTCACCCCAAGCAAATAACACTTGAGCTCACGGAATCTTCAATGATTGACGATGCAGATATCGCTAAGATATATCATCTAGCTGCTGAAGGCTTTAATATCTCAATTGATGATTTTGGCACCGGATACAGCTCATTTGGCAGATTAAAATTTCTACCAGTAACTGAAATTAAAATAGATAAAATGTTCGTTGATGATATCACGAAAACGCAGCAAGATGTTGCCCTTGTCACTGCTATGTATCAACTAACGCAAGCACTAGATAAATTCACAATTGTAGAAGGTGTAGAAAATCAATGCCAATACGAAATATTACGCAAAATCGGATTTACTTGTTTTCAGGGATATTTCTTTTCAATGGCAGAAACTGTAGAAGAACTAGAAAGTACAATTAAGCTAATAAACTCTTTACATTTGCGGCAGTGTCTTGAGTAACATTGCTCAACTCGATTACCCAGCTCGCTAATTCATATTCATATTCAACTAAAACAAATTGTGTCTCGGGATTCTCAACAATAATTGTGCGCACATTAAAATAATATTCAGCGCGTGACTCGCGCAGGGCTTCGTCATCTGTGTTGAGTAAAGGACTAAAATTAAAACCTAGCAGCAACACAATATCCGCTGCTGGCACAGCAATGTTTAACGCAACGATATCGTCTTTGTTACTAATTGAACTGTTTACAAAATGACCGTCGAATACATGCACGCCTTGGGGATTTTTGCTATTTTGAAAACTATCTTTTGAAATATATAAATTAACTGTATTCTGAAACGATTGTTCTACTAATCTACTCGCACTCTCCAAATCAGAACAAATGCAATTATTTGTCTTGTACTTGTGCCAAGTAACCCAACTACCCCAGGATGGTCCTGTATTGTTAATTATCTCTGGGCTAATTTGTTCACTAGTAATTGCCTCACTAATGATCCATCTTACTTCCATTTAGCTTGAAAATAATTTATATATTCGAACGCCAAACATAAGCGCCATCTTTCGCCAAGGGGTAATTCCTATCGCGTCAAGTTCATTAGCAAACTCAGCATTTGCCTTCTCCCAATCCCTGTATGCTACTAGCACATAGTCATGGATGATCGCTGCGCCGAAGTACTTGCCAGTTGACGGAAACAAGCGTCGGAAATACAACGGAATGGATGCGCCGTCGGATATAAACCCAACCGGAGCAGTAATTTCAAAATTGGCAGAGGTATACGGTTCTGCTAGCTTCCATTTTGGTCGTTTCCACCAATGAGTCGGTGGGATAAATTCTACTACTATTTTTGATGGGTTGTTCATTTTTTTCTCCATTATGGCATTGCTGTTCGTTCGCGATAAACTTCAAACATAAACGCACAATTCCAATCAGAAAGAGAAATGTTGTACGCAATAATTCTAATAAAATAACCTGGTGGTAAAAATGCTGTTTCACTGGATGTTAAGCGTGTGTACGAACCTGAGGCACCGCTCATTGGAATCTTATTCATATAACGATGTACTGTACGCATTATCGAGGATATTTTATATCCGCCTGTACTAGTAAAGTTCGGAGTTAAACTCACGCCGTCGTAATCCCAGTCGCCATCTTTACTAAATGTTCGGGGAATAAGTACCGGAGTGGCTGCTAATCCGTGTGTTCCTGTGCCTGGGCCACCTGTTGAATATTTAACCCAGTCGTCCTCAACTACGTAATCTAATGCCGCTACTTGCTGTAGTGCCGAGGCCTCGGCCATCACCATGGCAGACATGTGATCTCCTAGGCCTGCGTCGACTGAAATATCATGATGCCACTTTGCGTAGCCCTCATGAATATACACTTCGCCGAAGTTCGTTGAAAATTTAATATCTTTGGTCACGGTCGGGGTAGCTGAGGTCATTGTAAATGATAATAAATCACCATCACCAATTAAATCATTTACTACGTCATCACCAGCTCCTGTCCACTGTAAGTAAAATTCCTTACCTGGGACCTTCGGCTTGGTTGATTGATGAACCGCAAGCTGATCGCCCAATGATGAGATCGGTAATGAAAGTAAACTAACGTCGGGTATTTGTACCACGTGATTTGTAACGACAAGATCTTGCGCGATAATTTCCGTCGATGCCAAATCTGTGTTCCAAGTAATATTAATATTGCTGTTGCCTTCTGGACTCGTAGTATCTAACGCAATGTCAACTACTGTCGCAGTTATGTCCACTGATCCGTTTAACTCATTTTTTAATTGGGTTATATCAACTGGACGAATTTCTCTTTCAAATGTTAATGCCATAACTTATTTCCTTTACGTTGTTTCTATTTGGTCTATTAGTAATCGGCAACCATTTGCCATTGTTCGGATGCTGCCGTTGCGTTCCCGCATTCTAACACGTACTGTATCTCCTGAGGTTAGCTGTATTAACACCTCTGCGGTGGCGGTATCTTCGCCTGGGTTGGCTCTTCTGTGATACGCCCATGCCATAGATCCCGGCACTAACGCATTATTACGTTCTAACTGACACTCCATGCCAGATCGAGCGTTACTTGCTGCTTCGGCACCTACGCTGTACGTAATCTTGTACCAGCCACTTTCACTGACGGTGATTGTATTAGCAGATATACTATATATTCCGTCAATGCGTACGTTAGTAGATATATTTACAGTTGAAAAGGAGGATGTCAATGTCTGCACGGTTCCACCATTATGCCCGTAAAATAATTTTGGTGGGGTTGGAGTGAATCCAGGAATATTAATACTTGTAACACCGGATCCAGCATCAGTTGCGGTTACGCCGGTGCCAGTAAAATTAAATGTGCTGTGTGGTGTGTTGGCGATGTTGCTGCCTTCATCTTGGACCACAACAGTAGTGCCGGCACCTGCCGGCCCAGTAGCGCCAGTAGCACCCTGCTGCTTAGTGATTGTAAACACTGCTCCGGCGAAAATATTCTCAAAGGTGGAGCGAGCTCGTACCTGCATTGTTACAAAATCATTCGCCGTTAAATCTGCAAAGAACACGTGGGTTATTGCTTGATTTGTGTCGTTGACATCACCAACTGCACCACCCTCATATTCGGAGCCTGGAATCACGGTGGAATCATTTACTCTTACTCGCGCCATTGATTCGTCATCAACTACAAAAGAAAAAGTAATTTGATACAGACCGTCTTCGAGAACTGTAAAGCGATCGCGATTGGTATTGTGATGATCTATTACTGTCACATCATTTTCCAAGTCTGTTGTATCAAAGCTAAAATCTACCCAAGACGTTGGAACATTATTTAATGATGTTGTTCGCCTTGCTTGTACGTTCGGTAGCGGAGATGCGGTTGCTGGCGTTTGTTCTGTCCAGTTACTGCCATCCCAAGCAAGATAATCGCCTGTGGTCGGGGAAGCAGTAACATTTGCTAACTCCTCTAGGTTACTAGATGTTATATCTAGTAAGTAAGACTGTAAGTCACTTATTTGCGATTCTGTGATAGAGATAGATGCCTCAGTAAAATGTACAGTGCTATCACTTATATGCGATTGAATATTTGCGTTGGCCGGTTCGTAGTTACCTAGATCGCTAATCTGTGATTCTGTTATAGAGATCGCTGCTTGTGTAAAATGTACAGTGCTATCACTTATATGATTATCTATCTGCGCATGTGTATTTGTTCCTATATTCGATAGTAGAGTATGATCAGTAATTCCACCCGGTGGTCCAGGTTCACCCTGAATCCCAATATCAATTCTACGTATAACTAAATCGCATTCTGCGGGTATTGTATTAACAACCGCATTAGGTCCATCCGAATCGTCAACTTTTGAAATTAACTCTATATAATCTCCTGATGTAACCTCTACCTCTACCTGCCAGTCCAAAGAAATATCACCGTAACTAGCTCCGCGACCGTAATTGCGACGGGTATTTCGAAAAATTGTCGCACCACCATTAATAGAATATCCACTCATTAACGTTGTTCGATTTGGATTGTTATTTAATACACCAATTGACCCAGACACTAAAACTCGGCCTGTAAAATTAAATGCTACGCGAGTATTATTTGTAACCGTACTATGAGTAAAATCTGAACCGCTATATATACTGCTATCCCAATTTATTGCCTCTTCATAATTGTTAACACCACTTATATCCTGCGAAGTTATTGAACCTAGATGGATATAACTGACAACTGATGCAGTAATTGTATCCCAAGTGCTATTACCACTCCCATCTGCAGTTAAAATAAGACCCGCTGTAATGCCAGTGGCATCTATATCAACACCTTCATGCACGTGACTTGTTAACGAGTAAGATTGTAAGTCACTTATTTGCGATTCTGTTATAGAAATAGATGCTTCTGTAAAATGAACGGTACTGTCTGCTATATGCGATTGAATATTTGCGTTTGCTGGTTCGTAGTTACCTAAGTCGCTTATTTGCGATTCTGTGATAGAGATAGATGCCTCAGTAAAATGAACTGTACTATCAGCTAAATGCGTATCTATCTGCGCATGTGTATTTGTTCCTATATTGCTTAACAGGGCGTGATCAGTTACACCAGGTGTTGGCGAAACAGATTCCCAGTCACCTGAGGTATTGTTAAATGTTAGTACTTGCCCGTTTGTTGCGCTGCCGACACTAACATCACTTAAATCATTTAGCTGACTTGATGCTATTGAAGATATATACCCGGCGTCGTTAGTAAGTTGAGAAATGTTGTCGCCAGCTTCTAAACCTGCAGATGTGATCGTTATCTTGCCATTGGTGTTATTTGCAGTAGTGAAAATTGTACCGGCAAAATTTATAATGTTATGCGGAGTGCCTGTAACTGGTACGCCGTCTTTTTCTACGCTGATAGCTGACACTGGGTCAGCTGCCCGTATTAGAATATTTTCACTCTCTTGTTGTGATAATGGTGTGCCGGTACTATCCAGAAACACAATATTACCATTTGATATATTTGTCGATAGATCATTGCTAGAATCAATGTCTTCCTGCGGAGTTCCTAATAAATTGTAGTCTGCTGATGCGGGTAGAGTGATCCCACTTAAATCATCAAGTGCGATTGTCGAACCGGTTAAGTTTCTGATTATTGCCATCTGTTTATATTCTCCATTTTGCCCGTAGCTGTATATTCGTATCTAAAATCTGACCGCCTGTTGCTCCGGCTCGCAGTCGCAATTTATCACCAGCTGTAAAATCAATATTCAGTGTTGTTGTAACATCAGTCTGTTCGCCGGCGCCAGTAAACTGTCCAACCGACCCTATATTCGTTCCGTTTATGTATAGATCAATATCTTTTGTATTGCCATTTGTATTTTCACATTGCATTGCCGAGCTTACGATCGTGCCATTAAATGGAACTACGTATCCCGACTGTGCGTCAGACGCATTCCCCATTCGCACCCAATCTAAATTTCCAAGAGCATTTTCTTCCCAGCTATATGTTGCGGTTTCTACAGAAACAACTTTATTCGATCGACTTGTATCGGCATATACTGGCATTGGGTTGGCGCCAATTGTGTCAATGTACACACTTGCAGCTACTGCTAAATCTTCGTTGCCACCGTCATTGTTTTCGGTTAATATAATACCATTGCCGGCAGTAATCTTGGAATCTAAATATCCGGCAGTAGTATCATTTGCTGACACTTTTACTTGTTCATCCGAGACTGTTGGCGTAACAGCTTCCCAGTTACCAGTACCATTATTGTATGTAAGAGTCTGTCCATTCGTGACACCAACGACATTAACATCACTTAAATCATTAATAGATTCGCCAGTGATATCTAGCAGGTAAGACTGTAAATCACTGATCTGTGATTCTGTGATTGATATTGCTGCTTGTGTAAAATGTATTGTGGCATCAGCTATATGCGTATCTATCTGCGCATGTGTATTTGTACCGATGTTTGTTAATAATGTGTGATCGGTAACTGATACATTCGGCACTAATGTCCAGTTAGCAGCAAACGTCGTTGTACTTGGATTATCTATCGTCGCAATTAATATGTCGCCAATCGCAAACGCCTGTCCGCCCACTGTACCGGCTACTGTAACGTTGAACCAATCTCCTTGATTTGTTGTACTAGGAAACGATCCTAACGAAGCATCAAACACACCACTATATTCACCAAAGGTAGCGTATGTAGCAGTAACCCACGTGTTATTATTTCGTACATAATCCTGCGCGTCCGACGGAGCGTCACTGTAATGAATGTTTGCGTCACTTATATGCGTATCTATCTGCGCATGTGTATTTGACCCGATGTTTGTTATGCTTGTATGATCAATACTTGCTTCGGTAAAATGAACGGTACTGTCTGCTATATGCGATTGAATATTTGCGTTAGCTGGTTCGTAGTTACCTAAGTCGCTTATTTGTGATTCTGTGATAGAAATAGATGCTTCTGTAAAATGAACTGTGCTGTCTGCTATATGCGTATCTATCTGCGCATGTGTATTTGTACCGATGTTTGTTAATAATGTGTGATCGGTAATACCGACCGTTCCTACCGAAACGTTAACCCAGTCCGAACCATTATATTGCAACACATCGGTGTTTGACGCACCAGTTATAATAACATCGCTTAACTCGTTTATGGATTCGCTATTGATGTTTAATAAGTAAGACTGTAAATCTGTGATATCGGCTTCAACGTGAGTGTGAACTAATGCTGCTTTGCCATTAAGTGCTAATTGTAAATCAGTTTGCGCGGATAGTGTACCAGTTATATTACCCCAAACTGCGGCACTGCTACCTGGTGATATACTTGCTTCCCAATTCCCAGAGACTGTGTTGAAAGTTAGTACTTCATTGTTTGCTGGGGCTGGAACGTCAACATCTGCTAAGGTTGATATACTATTATTTCCTAGCTCGGTTGTTACGCCGGCAGCGAATCCTGAGATTAGCGATAGCGCAATTGTATCCGAGGGTTCGAATTCTTGTAGCGCAACAACATCCAATCCTGAGAATCGTGCTCTTACTGGTATTTGATCAGCCATATTTAATATTCCTTAACATACTTGTATAGTTATGTTATCTTGCACTCCGTTGGATTTAAAGAAAGGAAATTCTCCAGCTGTAACAGTAATATCGTCCTGTGTGCCATTTGCTTTAAAGAACGGAAAACAACTAGCAGATGATCCGCCAGCTACCACCTGAGGTTCCCACAGTTGCGCGACCTGATTGTAAGTAAGAACATATCCATCCACCGGTACGGTATTAGATACATCATCTAATTGAGATAGCTCACCACCCCTTATTCTAAAATGTGTATCGTTTGCTACCTGCACCGCCTCTACGCTTTGCGCCAGTGTAAGTGGTGTTGATCCATCTAATGGGTCTAGTACGATTATATCGGATGATTGAATTGCAAGAACTAAATCATCCGAGACTGCGATATCCTTTGAAGCTTCTTCGGCTAAACTAACATCCTCGCCAATTTCTAAGCGAATTCCAATATCGTCAATTTCAACCGGCGCGCCAGCGATGTTTCGTATTATAAAACTCATTTAGCACCAAGCCCAAGTATCATATTTTAGCCTCTCCACTTCAGCCATACAGTAATAACAGTATCTTCAATTCTTCCGCCTGTGCCGCCACGTAAGCGAAGTTTCTGTCCTTGAGTTACATCAATATTTAATGCCGGGTCCACAAACTGATCTTCACCGGATGCTCCCGCAAATGTACCAATTGTGCTATTCAATGCGCCGTCAATATATAATAAGATTGGTTTTGTATTGCCCCGATTGTTTTCTGTATGAGCCGTAACTTTAACAATAGTTGCGTTCAGTGGCACAACATAACCCGAAAGTGCGTCTACAGCTGAACCAATTTGCAACCAATCGTTATTGGTAACCCGGTTCTCTGCCCAAGTAACAGAAGTATCACCAACACTTAATACTTTATTTGCTCGTGTAGTATCAATTAGTGTAAGAACTTCTTGTCCGTTAATTGTAGTAACAGCAAGTCCACCAAAACCTAATATTGTAGAAACGCCATCAGCAACTTCTTGCCCTGTGAGCGTTTCGTTAGCAGATGCCGAGTCATTATAAACAATAAATTTATCTGTTGCTGTTAAGTCTTCGCCAGCTGCGGCGTTGCCGTTTATCTCTAGTCCGACTGTTGGGTTACCAGCAGTACCATCAGCATTTGCTACAATAAGTCCATCAAGTGCGCCAACGCCATCTACTGCGATTGCTACATTCGAATAGCCGCCTGCGCCATCACCAACAAGGATACCTGTACCAGCGCCTACGCCATTGACAAGACCTAAGTCGTCGACTACGTCCTGGAATGTATATCTTACTGTGTTTACGCCTTCGCCTACTGCTAGTAAATCTGTTACATCGACTGTACCGGCGCCTGCTGCCAAGGTTGGAAGTTCGAACGCAAATGATACTGTGTCAGGTGCGCTGTTAGATACAGTAGTAGTAATACCGCCGTTTGTAGCATTTAAAAATGCTAGCGTATCTGTAGAGGAAGCAGCAGTTGCTGATCCTGAATCACCCTGTATCGTAGTATAAGCATTACCTAAGCCACCTAATATTGCCGAGACGCCATCAGCAACTTGCTGACCGGTGACTTTTACATTATTTGTACCATCGTACATCAGCATCAAGTCTGTTGATGCCATGGATGAACCGGCAGCCGTTAAGCCTAGTACGTCAACACCTACTGTCATGTTACCAGCTATACCATCACCGTCGACAATGGATATACCCTGGTCGCCTGCAACAGTAGATGCTACTAGTGTTCGTGATGCGTATGTATCATCAGCTGTTCTAACAAGGATGCCATCTGCTGTGATTCCGTACGGTACATTTAAATTATTAAATAACCCACTAAGCGTTGTTTTATTCTGACTACCACTGGCGCCAACATCAAACGCGATTTCAGCTGCTAGTGTGGCAGTACTGGCAACTAAGTTAGTAATATCTAATTGTATATCTCCGCCTGCTGTTAGTAATACACCATCAGACGCAGTTAGATTCGCATCTGTAAATATTCCTAAATCCGCAATGATATTTGCAAATGAACGTTTCTTAGTTGTATTGTCGGTAATGTCATTGAACGCAATTTCGTCCGCTGCTACCGCAGAAATACCAGTTAAGTTGTTAACATCTAAAAAGAATTCAGTACCGTTTAATCCTAAACCAGTGCCTGCCGTAAATGCGCCTGCTCCGGAGAATTGGGTCCAGTTTATGTCATCTGTGTTAAGTGCTAGTTCACCACTACCAGTTACGACCCAGCTAGTATTGCCGTTTACTGCGCCGGTTTCTACAAATGCTAAGTTACCAGCTGATACTTCACTACTCGGAGTCCCGTCATGATCTGGAGCGCGTTCGTAATCAGCAAAGCCGGCGCCGCCTGTACCTGGTACTGCTGTTACTACATAGATACCATTTTCTTTCGGATCGGTTTGATCTTTAATAATAATACGATCATTAATGTGTACAATGGAACCGTCAAGTGTATCTGTTGCTCCAACGATGCTACCACTGCCGCCTGTGCCACCCACTGCTGAATAAGTACCGCCGATGTTACCGCCTGCTGGGGTGGTTGCGTGATGAACTGAGTTCTTTACTTCAGCACCTTGTGCTAGACTGTCTACGTAATCCTTGTTGGTGGCATCCGTGCCATTGACCGGTCCGTCAATTAGTGTTAGTGTGGCGCCAGTCGCGACCACTACAGACGCGCCCGATGCGATGTTTAATGTTCCTGAATCTAAAGTATCACCAGTGTTACGTAAAAAGTTATCGTCAATTGACGCGTCAATTTGATTCGTTGCTACGTTATATGTTAGTGTAATATCAGTTTGTGTACCGCCAGCAACAACCGCGCCGGCAGTGTCTTCAATGAACGGTACAAAGATAGTGGTGTCAGTAGCACCATTGACCATAGTGTGATTGCCTGCGCCATCACCCTGGAGGATGTAAAATTCACCAGCTACATGACCAGTTGCGTCAACGACGTCACTTAAATCATTTAACGCAATTGAGCCGCCCAATGTGCCTGGAGAAACTGTTACGAAAGTGCCTGTTCCATTTAACTGTATGACGTCGCCAGTGCTTGCGCCGGTGATATTAACATCATCTAAATCATTAAGATCTGCGCCACGGATTCCCCAATTCGGATCGTTGTGTACCTGTACTACTAAAATACTATCTGCCTGAGAGAGAGGCGTTGTGCCATCCTTCGGATCAAGTACAATTAAATTACCGGCAGTAATTTGTGTATTTAAGTCACCGCCAGTTTGCCCTGAATCCTGTACGTCATGTGCTGCTTCATCCAGCATATCATAATCTGTACCGATGCCCGCCGCGATTTCAATACCTAAATCATCAAGCAATATCGCGCCTGCTGTTAAATTTCTAACTATAAAACTCATCTATCCTCTCCACTTTAAAATTATTTTTACTATTGTATCTTTAATCAATCCCGGATTGCCATTTTTAGCTCGCAACCTAATGAGATCCCCTTGATTAAAGTCTATATTAGTAGTAGTATTTATGAAATTCCCCACAGACGACCCGGTCAGCGCGCCAAGAGACCCCATATCAACATTGTTGACATAAACATGTATAAGTTTGTCATTGTCATTCACTAGCTGACAATGTCCGCTACTATATGTTATTGTGCCGTCAAATTCTGCAATGTATGCCACTGTCGCATGATTGCTGTTGCCTATGCGCAACCACTCATTGTTTTTTAATTTATTATTTGTAAAAGTAACCGGGTTCTCTGCGACTGAGAGAACCTTGTTGCTGCGGGTTGTATCAATTAATGTTAGTGTAGGCTGACTATTAATATCAGTTACTGTTAACCCTGGAACCGAACCGCTGCTGCCGGAGCCGGCTACCCAACCAGTACCATCAAATACAATAACGTCACCGGTTAAGACACCGGTGGTATCAACATCTGTTAAGTCAGTAAGAGCTAATGTTGATCCTGCGCCATTGCAGATAGGAGTACCGCCGGGTGTGCCGTCGTACATCTGGATACAGCCGGTTACGATGTCGTAGAAAAGGTAAGTCTCTTCGCCGACGTACAGCGACGAATCTTGTCTTACTAATGAAGCCTTAATTTTTCTTACGAAAGCCATGTATTACGGCCCTTATTTTGGTCTTGCGGTTCTATACTTATGTGCAGCAATTGCGGCATTTCTGCGTGGATTGATTGATACTGGCTGTAAGTCGACAGCATGGTTGTATGGTGACTGCTGTTTATCGCCGATTCCAGCTTGTCGTTTTAATGCGTCGAGTTCTTCATTAAACGCAGGTTCCTCACAATTTTCATCATACACGGTATACGAAGGTGTTTCATCTTCGCTGGCATCATCAGCTGGGATTTCCATTGGTTCCATTGCTGGATCGTCTTGTACGGCAAATTCGTCAACGTTATTATCAATGCCTATTTCTTTCTTCTGCATTTCAAGTTCTTGCTGTAACGGTGCGACCATGGTCGAGGTAGCGTTGACATCCGACTCGGTATCTGCTGTTTCTTCAGGTTGATTTAGCGAGTCTGCTAAATCTGCCAATTGCCGTAATATTTCACTAACTCGCATATTATAATCCTATGTGTTCACTATATTTATTCAGAACAGATCATTTTAAAAACTTCCGGCACTGCTGGCATTGTCAATAAATAATTTAGATTAGGAGATGTTCAGCAGAAATGCACATAACAATATAATGATTTTTAATTTTGATTTAATAAGTGATCTATTTTTAACTAATTTAGATGATTTTTCTTGGGAAGGGAAGGCAACAAGTTTATTCTGTATCGTCGCAGGCAATATTTCCAGTGACCACGAAGTTCTGTTTAATTTCTTAGAGGGTGTGTCTCAGTACTACGAAGGCGTGTTTTTCATAGACGGGTACCTCGAGCACGACGCACAGAATGGCGATTTTGATTGTAGTTATGCCTCGCTAAGGGAGAATATTGAGGCGATGGAATCAGTGTTTTTCTTACACGAAAAAATTATAGTACTACCGGATGTTACGTTACTTTCTACTAACGGCTGGACTACCTTTGATTTTACTGACGGTGATACTACAAGCAATACACTAGACTTTCTTAACGATAAGGGGCAGATGTCCTATAATATGGCTAGCAAGATTTTTAAGTTAGCAGTTTCCGATCAACATTATATGCACAATAGTATAGAAGATTGCCAAAAGTTAGACGAAGTAAAAAATATTATTGTCGTAACTAGCTCGGTACCTAGCCCGGATTTAATAAATCATGACGAAGCATATAACTCAACTATATTAGGCGATACCGCTGGTAATAGCGGCATCTTGTCTTGCTTGCTAAATGACGATCAAACAAAAGTAAAAACGTGGATTTTTGGTAGATACAATGGGGAAATCGACCTAGAAGTTGACGGCGTAAGATTTGTAAATAATCCAGGTTGCATTAAAGACCCAGATAACTATTATCCTAAGATAATCAAACCCTAGCTAGTTTCTTTTTCGATTCGAATTTGTAATGGGAAGCCTTGCTTACGAGCAGCAAGTGTGACCTCGATACCTTTCTGTTCAGCTATTTCATACGGTAACACTGCTGCTACTGCTGCGCCATCTGCGTGAACATCCTGCGCAATTCTTTCAGCAGTTTCTGATTCATAGCTAAAATGATCTACTAAACTTTCAACTACGAATTGAACGCTCGTCTTATTGTCATTTACGTACACTACCTTAAACATTGGTGGCTCTTTAAGATCCATTCTCGGTTTGATTATAACTGCTGTGCTTATTGACATTTTAGTATCCTTCATATAAGTATTTAGCAATGGCGGGCGGTATTGCCGGTCATTGCTAAATAATTTAAGTAACTTAAATTAAGTTACGTGATTTTAATTTCTTTTGGTTTTAAGTTCTCTGGAACAATACGCTCGAGGCTAACCTTAAGTATGCCATTTTCAACCGTAGCATTCCTAACTTCAATGTGGTCGGCTAACGCAAATTGCCGTTCAAATCTACGAGAGCTAATCCCGTGATGTAAATAACTTTCTTCAGTTTTGGTTTTGGTTTCATCTCGGTCAACCCGATTACTTGCAATCGTTAGCTGGCCGTCATCTATCTTAACTGTGATGTCTTCCTTAGCAAATCCAGCAACGGCAATTTCAATGCGATATTTATTTTCGCCAAGTGCCACAATATTGTACGGTGGGTAACTGTCGTTATTGTATCGCTGGGCTTGCCCCATCATGTTTTCAAACATGCGATGGCCGCCTATAGTACTACGTAAAAATGGGTCTAGATTTAGGGTTGTGAGGTTTCTTGTGTTCATTTAATTTCTCCTTATGATAAGCAAGATCTTTCTGTATAAGGCCTGCCCAATGCAGCACCTTATATATTTATTTATGACTTAATTATACTAGAGAATAAGAATTTTTGCAACCAATTTGGTAAAATTGCTAAGTTTTTGGCCAACTGCTGGGAGGAAAATCTGATTTTTCCTGACGCAGTTTCTTCCTGTAACGAGCTTTTGCTGCGCCTAGTTTGCGCTTTCTTGCAAGGGATGGTTTTTCGTATCCTTCGCGGGCTCGCAATTCTTCTAGTACACCGGCATTCTGCACGGCTTTCTTAAACTTTCTTAGACCTTTTTCAAACTGGCCTTCCCATATTTTCACGCTTGGCATTTATTTTTTCTTGACCTCTATTGGTTTATTTACTAACGATTTAGTAATTCTTACCTTATTTATGTTCTCGCGCTCGTACTCGTTAATATTAAACATGTGTGGCAGTAACGCTTTCTCCATGATTGACCTCAAGCTACGAGCTCCGGTTTTTTTGTGTATTGCTATATTCACGATCTGTTTCAGTGCGTCCTTGTCAAATGTCAAGCGCACTTTATTGTACTTAAATAAATGCTTGTACTGTATTACTAAATTATTTTCTACTGTAGATAATACTTCAAGCATATCAGTCTGCGAAAGTTCTTGGACCTCAGCAATGACCGGAAATCTACTTACAAATTCAGGTATTAGGCCGAACTCAATGAGATCAGTGAACTCGGCAGCATTAATATATGTGTTAGATACATCAGCTGTAAAACCAATTTGTGATGGTTGCTGCTTTCTTTTCTTAATTTTGTCGAGGCCATGAAACGCACCGCTTGCGATAAACAAAATATTCTTTGTATTTATTTCCACGGGCTGGCCCATTGACTTGGGTGAATCTACTGTAAACACTGTACCTTCCACAAGTTTCAGTAATGACTGCTGTACGCCTTCGCCACCTACTTCTTTGTTTCCGCCTGAGCTTTTCTTCGCAATCTTATCAACCTCATCAATAAATACAATTCCGTTTTCTGCCGCGGCTATGTCGCCATCAGCAGCGTGTAACAACTTCGATAATATCGAGGTGACATCTTCCCCAACATATCCTGCCTCGGTTAGCGTCGTTGCGTCAGCTATAACAAACGGCACGTCTAAATATCCAGCTATTGTTTTTGCAAGTAATGTTTTTCCGCTGCCGGTCGGCCCTAGTAACATCACATTGCTTTTTTCAATAACTGTTCCGTTGGTGTTAATCCGTTTGACGTGATTTGCGACTGCTACACTTAAAATCTTCTTTGCGCTATCCTGGCTTGTGATATATAAGTCAAGGTAGGCCTTTAGTTCTTTTGGATTGATATCAGTAAGCTTTTCTATATTTGCGGTGCCTTGTTCTTCTAACATGTCTACACATAATAAAACGCATCCGTTACATATAGATACGGTATTACCTAGTATTAGCTGATCAACCTCGAATTCTGTTTTTTTACAAAAATTACATGCCTTAGTCATTTTGACTCCTTTATTCTCGGCCTAGCAGTGTTTCGATGTGTTTCTTCTCTGCCTCGGTTAACAGTGTTGGCTCGTACGTACCGCTGCCGATTCGTTTTATTAACGCTTTAATATATTCATGACTATAAGCTGAATACGCTAATTGGTCTTTACTTGTTTTTTCCCAATTATTGTTTTTAGAAATATATAACTGTGTTGGTGTCTTGTCGACACGTATAAACATTGTGCCTTCGTTCTCCGGTGATGCGAAACTTGGAAATATTGTCCCTGACCTAATTTGTTCCGCAACCGGATCCGGTGCTACCATCACCACCCTCCCAGTCTTTGCTGGGTTAGCGGATGCGACAAACTCATTGCCAACTGGCGCAGCATTAATCCATTCGTTATCTTCTTTGCTTAGTGGTTCCGGTGGATAATATTTAATCAGATCCTCTATTTCATATTCGGGGTGAGATGTGTTTTTTGGTATATTAGGCTCTAGCTCAGTCTGAGAAAAACTTTCAGTAGTACTGTCGAACTCTGGCGCAACAGAGGTGTCCTTACTTTCAGTATCCTCTTTATCTACTATAACGTCAATTGTTTCTAGTTCGTGTTCTCTTGTTAATGCCAAGCGTTCGGCGCGGCTCCTGTCGAATGAGTGCTGTGCTGCGATTAACAATAATATCGCAAAAGGATCAAATACAAAGATAATCAATATAATTAACCATTTCACCGCCTTCTCAAGCATTGCTGAATCAGCGGGTTGATCGGATACAAATTCTGCAATGTATTTAATTGGTCCGACATCAGCTTCTAATTTTCTAAAAGTTGCTTCAAGTTTATATTTTTCCTCGGTTAGCGTATCAAGCTCGGTATTTGAATTTTTAATCTTTGTTTGTTCAGCAGTAATTAACGTTTCGATATCATTAGCATTCGTTCTTCCCATTCTTCCACGTAGTTTATTAATCGTTAAATTACTTTCGCTTATCTCACTTTGTGCCGACGCTCTGATGCGGTTGATCTCATCCTGGGCGTTTGCTACTGCTGGACTAGGCGTACTTCTAATTTCATCAATCTTTGCTAACAGTGTATTCCGCCTTGCTTCATTTCTTGTTCTGAAATCTTTTATTGCGAATACTGTCTTGGATTTATACGATCCGTCGGGCTTGGTTCCAACGATTCCCTGTGCGATCCGTATTTGCTTGCTACTCAGCGCAGACTGTAAATCTGCTAGCTGCTGGTTAATTGAAGTGAGCTCTAACTCATATGGTTTAGTTCGTGCTTCAATTGTTAGGTCGCCTGCGGCAATGATATCTAGCTGTACTTGTATGACTGGCTTCACTCTACTGTACGCCGAGTCAATGCGCGACTGTTCTCGGTCAATCTGCGAATTTAAGCTGGCGTCAACTCCAGAGCCATTATCTTCATAATTCTGTATCTTTTGCTCACTGCGAAGAATTATTGCATTATTACGTGCGATCTCTGTAGAAATACGAGTTATTTGTGCACCGCTTTCGTCGGACTGGGCAGTTTGTTCAACGTGGGATTTTGACAGGTAGCCAAAAATCCCCATTGAGGTAGTAAACATAACGCCAACTATTAGAAACATCAAGCCGTATTTTAGCCACCATACTGCTTTTTTATAATTATAATGCAACCATACAACACCGGCCAATTTGCCTAGTTCAATGGCGGTGCCCATAACAATGATTGATATAGCGTATGCACTGAAAATTGCTGCGAGGCCGGCGACACTAAAATAAATGGCAATGCCGCTAATAAACAGGGCGGATATTAAGGCTAAGTAGCCAAGTTTGGTATTCAACATATTACATATTTATGCCTGCCATTTATCTTACGTGCATAATAAAAAAATTATATACGCCAATCCTCCGAATGGTGGGACGATAAACGAAATTGCTAATTTTGTATGCTCGGCCTTTATGTGTCCTGGGACTTTTGTGTCGAGCTTTTTGTAAAACTCAACGGTCCTGCACCATACAATCGTGCTAAGGATGATGCTAATGATAATTAGCACTATACAAAATAGGCCGAGTATTACTAGCACGTCCATTAAATTTTCTCTCCTGGCTCAAATCCACGGAAGCCGACAAAGCGTGGGAATCGCAAACTGTAACCACCGTTTTCATTTTGTGTCACTACATCAGCTTTCACTTCAACAATGAAGCCAATGAGCTCGTCACGTCGTTCCCAAAAATCTGTGCGCTGCGGCTTGCTAAAACCGCCACCTACATTCACTTCAATATAGCAACCGTGGTCGGTACCCTTACATACAAATGCGCCTAGCTTGCCTTTGTTTTGGCCGGTGCCTTCTTCTACGGCGACTACTTCTAAGTCTACGGTGATGGTCGGTTTCCATTTCATCCAGGCTGATCCGCGTTTGCTGATGTAAGGTGCGTCGGCATCTTTTATCATGATTCCTTCATATCCGAGATCAACTTGCTCCTTGCCGAATCGCTCCATGACGCTCCGGCCTTCTGCTGTATCTAAGTCGACTTCGATGCCTTGCATAATATGCAAGCTTGTGCAATTTTCATTTACTCGATCACGGATTATGCCAAGCCAATCATTGCTGCGTTTTCTTTGTGGCATATTCCACCGGCCTCGATTAAAGTCAGCAATTGGAATAACATCAAAAATACTGTACACTGAATCTGTCGTGTCGATGTTGGATTTTCGTTGGGCTTGCTTCATTAGTGCTTGGAAGTTTTCGCTTACAATTTCACCGTCGAAGACAAACTGCTGAATTCTGTTCGTGGTCCAGGGAGAATTTGATCGAAATACGTTCAAGCAATTTTTAAGTTGTTCTTCGATGTGCGGAAAGTTGCTAAGAACTTTACCGTTGCGACTGTACAGAGTGACCGTAGCTTTCTCGGGGTACGTTTTGTCGACTATCGCTAAGACGCGGATCCCATCTAATTTAGATTCAAGTATCTTTTTGCCGGTGAGCTTGCCGGGGTGTTTCTGAGAATCTGTAGCTAGCTGACATTCAAATCTTGGGATTTCGTACTCTGTACCTTTGAGAATTTTATTAAAGGAAGTGATGGTGGCGCCTACGCGCAAATCTTTGAGGATTGTCGGGCGCAATAGATCATTCCAAAGATCGCTGTCAAATCCTAAGCTTACACGCTCGATCGCTGACTGCGCGGTGTTGCCCGTTACTTTGCGATCTTTGAGGTCGGCTAGCAAGTTGAAAAATATCGACATATCGTTTGCTTCGTCCGTGATGTTTTTCGTGACGGGTATTTTCTTAACATTAAATACGTCAAACGAATTATACGCAAGTCTCGCGCATAATATGAAGTTTTTCGCGTCTGTAGCACCGAGATTTGCGGCTTCTAGTGCTTGCGCAATTACGTCAATTTTGTGTAGTTTACTGTTGCTTTCTTGAAGCTTATATATCCAGTTTTGTGGCATCGCAGGGTTCCAATTGATTAACTTATAGTACAATTATAGACGAAGATGAGCGGAATGTCAACCTCTATTTGCGAATTAGGGGTATTTTATAAAATAATGCCAGGTTCTACTGTAGATGGTTGATCGCTGAGCTGATTGTCACCAGTTACACCGGCGTCCGACAGTACATTTGTATTTCTAGATTCTCGCATTGCCGCAATTATCGCATTTCCGCCCAGCGTGTCGGTCGCCATGGATTCAAGGATCACCGCAATATCTCCCTTGCTGGTTTTCTTTGCGAAGCCCGGTAAATTCTCAGCGAACGACAAGGTTGTTTTTTTGTTAGGTGGAAAGCCATCCTGGCCGCCTGGGCCCGTTTCGAAACCGTCTACGTAAGTGACTTGAAACTTCAAGTCCGCATCCCATAATTGCTTCACACCTTCAATCTGTGAGGTGTACGAGGTACTAAACAAACTAAGCAGTTCGGATGACTGTGCTGGATATGCCGCAATGTATGCAAGTGTCGCTAATTTCAATTCAGCTATCAATTCATCTAGTGCTGCGTCTTTATTATTGTATGTTCCGTTGCCCGGAATTGGATCAATTATAAACGGATTTGGAATTTCAATGTGATAAGCTGTGCCGAGGCCCGACACCGTGTACACGTCATCAAGGACTCCGCGCATTACGCCAAGGACCTCGGCGATGCCATCAAATCCGCCGTCAGCTTGGATCTGCTCGAACAGTACGCTCATTCTGCTGTAGGATGAATTTTGCGGTTCTCCTGCAGGTGCCCCAATGAGGTCCGACAAGTAAAATGTTCCGTCGGGGCCGCTGCCACCACCCATGCTCTCAATAAGTGCTGCTGAGGTTGAGGCTGGCAGTGCTGTTGTAAGTGCTCCGGTATTTCCTAGACCATCGTTATTTTCAAGGTTGATTGCCGCTGTTCCTATTTTCTCCGGGGTTGAATCGAGGATTCCTTTTATTTGCTGTAAGGAACACGCAAATGCCGCATTTGCCTTGGCTTGTGCCGGTGGCATATACGCTGTTGCGGCTGGCGTAAGACTATTAACGTAGGCTGAAATTTGCAGAGCGTTAAATATGTTTTCAAGTACACCATTATTCGGAGTTGTGAGTGCCGGGTACGTTGTGCGAAATACTTTCCGCAAATCCATTAACTCTGCTAAATTCGTAATGCCAGGTGTAACAAAGCCCATTACTTTTAGCACGTCGGTTAATTTTTCTCCAACTACTAACAAAAATGCATCATAGCATCTCTTCTGTGTTAACGGTTTTAGCGTTATATCTGGATCATCTTTTATTACTTTTTGTAAGGTGACTGGGTTCAGCCCCTGTGTCGCTAACTCATCGTTTATGGACGTTAACATGTTTGATCGAATTAGTGCTTCAATTATCGACTGTGGGGTTCCAAGATTGCTTAGATTCGCAAAGTTAAATAATAATCCTGAGTTAATTAATTCCTGACCCCAGGATCGAACACTAGTGCTAACCGATGCGATGTTGCCTGAGATCAGTGCGTCTGATGAGATAAATGTTTGCGCTGCTAACGCCTGCCCGCTAATTGCACTGTTTACGTACTGGTTGGCAGTGGATACCTGCCCGATAGCAATTAGCGCATATAACGCAAATTGTTGATTGCTTGGAAATAAGTTTGCAACTGATTGATCAAAAAATGTTGTGTAAAATGTTGTTGTTATTCCGATTGATTCTGGGACTACGTTAGATATATATGGCGCTAAATCATCAAGCGCATGAATAAACGCATCAAGCACAGCCGAAGAGATTTTGCCAGAGTTACTGCCAAAAACAGAAGTAACAGTATTCTCTGCATAGTTTTCTATCGTTGCCGCATAGTCAGATACAATTACCTGGTCTAAGTACAAAGCAGAGTTCACCGGCGTAATTGCTAAGGCAGTGTTTGCTAGTAGGCCCTCTGCGGCCATCATGATGTTAGGAGTTAGTGCCATTATATACCTGCCGTCACCGTAGCAGCAAACGTCTGTCGTTTGTGGCCACATGTGTCGATGTCGGTACTTAGTAGTACCGGCTTGCCTTCGCACTTTACCGTTGAGCTACCACCTACCGTTTTTGCTTCGCAATGAGGCTGAGCGCCAGGTGCTCCACAAGGTGGGTGAGGGGTTACAATACTGCCTGGTAACATCACAAGCGCGCCTTCACACTTTACCGTGCTGGCGCCGAGGGTGGCGACACCACCGGCTGCGTTTATATCTCCTACTCTTACTACGTTTGGCATAACAGTATTTATCCTGTTATTATCTGCTTTTTGCCTGGGGTAATTATCTCGGAAGGGTCTACTGACGTTTCGTAGGCCTCCCTAACATCAGGACGGGTTGTCGAAATCAACGAAATACTTGACTTAACTAACTTGCTGTCTACTGCAAAATCTGTAGTTACCATCACCGGCGTAAATTCTAATCCGTTGGGGCCTTGACCTATTGCCAGCGGCGCTGATAGATCATACGAGTCGGCGTGTATCTTACTAACTCTCGCTACGATTTCTCGTCCGCTTATTAACTGAAACGAATATATTTCTTTTTCATTAATTTCCATTGATCTCTCTAATCCTCTCTGCGATTTGTTTTGTAGTCATAGCACGAAGTCCTTGGAAGCCGCCTTCAACTAATAATGTGTCACCAACATACAATTGTGGTACTGATTTGTGTCCTTTAGTTAGTACGAAGATTCTCGCTTCTTCATCTTCGTCAACCCGTATTTCTTCGTAAGTGTATCCGTGCTGTGTTAATGCTGCTTTTGCGTGTTCGCAATGCGGACACCCAGTTTTGCTAAATATTTTAATCATGTGTTTCCTTTTGTTATAATTTAAACCCTTTAAACGTGTCTGTTGCGATGTCCTGTTTTGTTCCGCCAACAATATAACTCGATAATTGCACTTCTTGTGGGGCCACCTGTACGTTGCCGCCGGCAATCCACTTCTCAGTCCACGGCAGAGGGTTTGATCCGGGCTTGTATGGACTATTAAGTCCTAAGCTGTGCATACGCTTATGAGCTATCCATTCTACATAGTTGGTTAGCAGTTCTTTATTTAAGCCAATCATCGACCCATCCTTAAATAAGTATTCAGCCCATTCAACTTCCTGGGCGACTGCTTCAACAAACATTTTAGTTACTTCATCCTTGCATTCTTCTTTAATTTTAATGAAGTCCTTGTCATCGCCTGGCAGTAGTTTAAGCATAGTTTGTGTAAACGCAAGGTGAAGATTTTCATCGCGGCAAATCAGCTTAATTTCTTTAGCGTTGCCTTCCATCTGCTTGAGCTCTGCAAAGGCCCAGCTACACGCAAAAGACACGTAGAATCGGATGCCTTCTAGTATGTTCACGCTATTCATTACCATCCATATCTTCTTCTTTAGTTCATACTTGCTCACAGTCACTTCCTTTCCGTTGACTACGTGCTTGCCCAGACCGAGGTACTGATACTCAATGGCAGCCTCGTGTAAGATGTTATAGTGTTTAGTGATCGCATCGCTACAATCAATAATTTCTTTAATATTGAGTAGCTCATCAAATATAATTGATGGGTCTGGATACACGTTACGAATTATATGTGTATATGCTCTGCTATGTATAGATTCGTTTTCGGTCCACTTAGTCAACCAGCTTTCAAGTTCCGGGATACTAACAAGAGGTAGCAATGTTAACGCCGGCGATCGTCCTTGTACGCTGTCGAGCAGAATTTGCCGCTTAAGATTAGATGTGAATATGTGCTGTTCACTATTAGTTAATTCTTTAAAATCTTTGCTATCGCGACTGAGATCAACCTCAGTGGGCTGCCAAAAGAATCCAAGTTGACGTTCGGTCATCTTGTCAATTTGCTTGTACTTTAACATATCATAACGCTGAATATCTACTTGGCCGTCCAAAAACATGTTACGTTCTGTGGATGGCTTTTTGTTTCTTTTAAATACGCTCATTTTATTCCTCGGTTATATAGAACAACTATCACACTCTGAATCCAGATCTGTTATGTCGACTTCGCCTTGACCGTCATAAGTTTGTAAATAATAGAGCGTCTTTATTCCAAGACGGTAGGCCAGCAACATATCGCCTAGCAACACGCTCATTGGTATCTGTTCATCTTCATAGTGTTGTGGATTATACGATGTGTTAGCACTAATTGTCTGGTCGATATACTTCTGTAATACGGCCATTAATTTAATATATCCGGCTGGTGATTTCTGACTCCAAAGTAATTCATACTTGTTTTTAAGTCGTCTGTACTCAGGAACCACTTGTGTTAGTACGCCATCTTTACTCTGCTTGATTGAAACATAGCTACGCGGTGGCTCAATTCCATTTGTTGCGTTTGCAATTTGTGCGGAAGTTTCAGCAGGCATTAGTGCCATAACTGTACTATTCCTAATTCCGGTTTCTTTTAATTGTTTACGCAGGCCTCGCCAGTCCATGACCTCTTTGTGCTTGACAAGTTCATCAACATCTTTCTTGTACGTGTCAATCGGCAATATGCCCTCGCTGTACTTGGTTTCGCTGTTGCCCGGACACGAACCGAAATCTTTCGCTAGATCTGCACTAGCTTTAATTAAATAATAAGACCAGTGTTGCGCCCATGTATCAACCAACTCTAACGCGCTGTCATCGCTGTATTTCACATCATGCTTAGCTAAGAAGTACGCGAAGTTAATGATGCCGACACCGAGGGGCCGACGCTTCTCGGTGCCGAGCTTTGCTGCTAGCACAGGATAATTCTGATAGCTTAGCAATGCGTCGAGGCCGCGTATCGCTAGTGTACACGCCTTCTCCATGTCTTCTGGCTTTTTGAAAGCTCCCCAATTTATTGCACTCAAGGTGCATAATGCAATTGACGCTGGATCCTCATCCTCTACTAATTCATCAAAGTAATCATACGCATCATCTATCTCTTCATTATCTTCAACTAATTCAAAAAATTGTTCAGACATCAAAATCTCCTAACTTTCTTAATTTATACATAGATAGTCCGGTTTCCACTGTTGCTTCTTTCATACTATAATATACCTTGTTGTAAATTTTTACTTTTTTAGAAAACCCATTATCGCCACCGTAGTGTGCTTTTCCTGGTTTTCCGTTACTTTTCCATTCATTAAATTCATAATGAACATTTCGATTATTTGTTAATTTCTTACATTTATATTTTTTATAATGCTGCTTGTTTCCACGTGCCACTGCACTCATAGCAGAAGGATTCAAATTATGCTCTTTGCAAAACACCGTCATATTTTCAATTTCAATTTCGTCGCCTGATGGTGTAATAACCTGCCATTTATCTATCCGAAGCTTGTGCCTTTTATCTGCCCAAATATGCTTACCTTTATTTTTTGACGGTTGTCCTGTTTTTGCTTTTGAAATACGAGCATAGTAAATTTTTGCTAATTCTGGATTATCGTGGTGTGCCCATCCTCTTCCGGAATAGTTGTGTAAATTATAATACTCTGCAGAGTTGGCGGCGTCAACTCTGCATAATTCCTTACGTTCTGCATCTAACGCGCTTTGTCTGTTGAGGCCGCTAACTAAAATTTCTCGTTTGAACATCAGCGGAGATGAATTATAATACTCGTTAAAATAATTACTCGAACTTATATACGCATCATCAAACGTACCATAATGGCAGCCAATATACATCATACCTGTTTTAATGTGTTTCCATTTATATACGAATCCTTCCTTCATGTGTTTACTTATGCACACGTACAGCCGTTAACTTATTTCGTTAGCCAATGTCTATATAATATTGTATGTTCTTCTCTCCATTTTTTATATTTTGCTATATCCGATTTCTTAACTTTTATTTTACGTTTTGTTGCGCCGTCGTGGATGTCGTTCATTGGTGTTGTCGGTAATGTAATTTCTAAACACAGGTTCGACATTGTCACAGGAGCGACCTCCTCTTTGAATGAGCTGTGGGTGTTGCAATGGTCCACGTTCATCAAGTAGATGCGGCCGGTGTCCTTGCGTTCCTGCATAAAAGCACCGAACAGATCGGTGGCAGGTACAACTTTTTTACGTATGCTAGTCTTGCGCTCGGCAGCTTCGTACAATTCGCGAAATTTGTCTTGGTCATTGAAATATGATTCATACAGCCCTGGAACATCCGATGGGCTAAACAACGTAATATTGCCGCCATTGACTAATCTTTCGTACATCAACTTATTGAACTGCACTGCATAGTCCATGTTACGAACGCGATTTTCATCGATGCCTTTGTTATTTTTAAGAACTAGCATATCCGCTACTTCGTAGTGCCATAGTGGATAATATACAGTGGCGGATCCCTTACGAATTCCCCCTTGACTACAACTATTCACAGCAGACTCAAAATATTTAAGGAAAGGAATCATCCCTGTGTGATATGCGTCACCGCCTCGTATCGGACTGCCTATAGCTCGGACTTTACCAACGTTGATGCCGATGCCGGCGCGTTGGCTCACGTACTTCACGATTGACGATGCTGTGGCGTTGATGCTATCTAAGCTGTCATCTGTGTCAATTAGTACACAAGAGCTAAACTGTCGCTGGGTTGTGCGTACGCCTGCCATGATTGGCGTTGGCAGGCTAAACTGATGCGTACTGATTGCGTCGTAGTATTCTCTCGCCCATTGTAAGCGAACTTCTTTGGGGTACGATGCGAACAACGTAACCGCTATCAATGCGTAGGCAATTTGCGGTGTTTCGTAAATTTGCTTTGTTACTCTGTTCTGTACGAGATACTTCCCTCGCATCTGTTCCATTGCGGCATAAGTGAGTGCTTCGTCGCGGTCGTGCTTGATAAAATTATTAATAATATCCCACTCTGCGTCGCTGTAATTTGTGCCTACTTCATCGTCGTAGAGCCCTAATTTAATATTTTGATCGACTAACTTTTTAATATGCCAGGGCTGGAATGATCCGTAGACACTTTTGCGAAGATGATACGCAATAAGTCTCCCGGCTACGTGTTGGTAATTTGGCGTTGCCTCGCTAATCAAATCAGCTGCTGACTTAATTAGTGTTTCTTGTATATCCGATGTTTTTATTTTGTTATAAAACTGAATGTGACTTCTTATTTCTACTTCACTTGCTGATGTGCCTGTGGTGTTCTCTGTCGCCCAAAACGTTACTTTGTGCAATTTCTCAATATTGAGTGGCTCAACTGTTCCATCCCTTTTCGTCACAAGTATCTTAGACATTGTGCATCTCCTTTCTTAATTTATGTTTCAACTTCATAGCAATGCTTATGTTTAATTTATGCTCTGTGGTAAATAGCCGTCTCTCTTAGTTACTAAAATTTTACTCATTAAATCCTCTTGTTATTTTATCCTACTTTGTAAATCCTCACAATTAAATGAAAATATAACACGAAGATCTGACTGGCCCATTGTAATTTGATCTGGTTGATCATTTAATGTGTACTGTCCTTCGTTAACTTGTACTATCGTATAGTTATCCGTTTGTAGCATGTGCAAAGAGTTTATCGCTTTGTGCTGTATTAGCATAATAGTATAACATATCCCGAGGCACCGCGCGACCTCACAATAGCCTTTTTGCGCTAACAAATCCCACGGTAGAGGCCAGTTGTCTGAATCACTGAAATGAATTGTGTTGGATACCATAGGCGCCTGATTCCACCAGTCGTGAACTAATCGCAATGCCCCTTCAAGTGGGAGATCCGCTGCTTGCTTTCGCAGTGCTGCCCATTCAAGTAGCAGATCATCATAGTTTTGTAGCCACATCTTAGTCTAGACGTACCACCGAAAAGTTAAGTGTTGCATCGGCGCCGGCGTCGGACGTGAATCGCATCGCTGATTTTGTATATGTATATGTACCTGGGCTGCCTATTGGATCGGGCTCTTCTCGTACACTTACCACATCAAGCACAATGCCTGTATCTGCGGATTCTGTAAATTCATCCGAGAACGAAACAACACCAAGAAGCTCGTTTGCTCCTGGGTTTGTGGCTGGGTTTGAAATATACATTCTTCCCATCCTAGTGTCCGGCTGTGTCGATTGTAAACGGCGTATGCTGTAGTCAACTCGGTATGAGCTCGCTTCGCTATTTGTAAATTCAAAAATTGTTTCGTTTGGTGTCGCTGCCGGGATTATAGCCTCAATGCCGACTTCGCGCTCAAAGGATCCTAATTTAATCGACTCTGCACCGTTAAAAAATATTCCGCCATTGCCTTCAAGCAATACACGTGGTTGAACAGATTCATCTTCGCGTTCAAATAAGTCACCAACGCTAATACACTGGTCGGAGGTCATACGAATAACTGGGGTAGCAGGAGTGGCGTTTCCGCCGTTGCCGTTGCCTACATCAGCAAACACGTTATACCCTGAACTATTCCGTACTACGTTTTCAAAGTGTATTCCTTCTTCGGCTATGTTGTCGAATATATTTCTAGTTATTGATACGCCAGATGGCGACAATGCGTCTAAGGAAATTACTGTACCATTACCAGCCGGTGCTGTAAACGACGTTACTGCTGTAATACCAGTTCCACCTGCTGGGCCGGACGCTGTGAACACTGTTCCAGCTACGCTATCAGCTGCGCCGATAAGCGTGAAATCTGTTGTCCCGGGAACTGTAATTACATACTCAACCCCATTGGTCAAACTCTTAGCTGGAAAGTGACCTGCTGTAAATGTTTCGCCGACGCGATTATAAGACGCGCCAATGGCTGTGAAGTCGGTTGCTATCGGAACGCCTATCTCACGAATTTTATATCGTGTACCGAGGACGATTGCTGATGCTGCGACACTCTCATTTGTAACGAAGACGCCCTTTGTATGTTGATCTAACCTACTTGTTTCAAGTACCACACCTTTTACATCACCCATCGCGTGTAGCCCGTAAGTTGTACCTTCAGTCGCTAGTTTGCTAAATGTAATATTTCGTGTTGGGCCGAGGGTTGAAATAATTTGTACAGAAGCAGTATTGTTAATTTGTGTTGCTGGAGTTGTGTTTGGACCTTTAAGCCCAACGTAACAAAAACCGCTGTCGGCAGTTTCAACTAATTTCAAAAGAGTGATCTCCTCGTCGGAGTAAATTCCAATACTTTCTATTTCAATGCCAGTAGGAGGAATTGCTGCGCCATTTCCGATATTTGGCGTTACTTGATGCAAGCTGTCGGACGTTTCAACTACCGAATCTGTTGCTATAAGGCGGACTGTGCCAGTACCGGTGCCGCTTGTGGTGGCGACAAATATAAGACCAGCTGTGTTGTTAGTAGCGCCAATTGACGTGAAATTAGTGCTGCCAATTGTTTCAATTACATAGCGATTGCCAACCGTGATTGTTGTCGCGGCGACAGTTGCAGATTTAATAAAATTAATAATAGAACTAGATAAGCCTTCGCCATATAGTTTCGCGTAAGGTGGTATTTTAATTTTTCCAGTAACATTGTAGACACCGGCCGGAAAGAATAAGCTGCGTCTAATAGATTCATTAGTTGCGCGGCAGAATAGTTCAAACAGTGCTCGATTAATAGCATCTGTGTCGTCAACTATGCCATCGCCTATGGCACCAAAATCCCGAATGCTTACTACATCATCAAACTTGCTTTGTAACGTGCGAACAATCGCATTACCGGCTATACCAGTGTCAACAACGTAGCCGGCAGCTTCGCCAGTGTATGTGTATGTGGCTGCCAAAGCGAGGATGTCGCTAAATTCTGTTAGAACTTCTGTATTACCGACTACAGGCGCCCCTTCAATGATTTCACCATTACCAATAAACAATTGGCGGTCATCAAGTGCCCACCCAAACTCGCCACCAGCAAGTTGCGGTAGATTTTCACTTAATCCTTTTCTATTTGTAATTCGGCTCAACTGTAAAATTGCCATAATTTATTCCTGTATTATTTAATACTATTTATGGCGATCACTTCTCAAAGTATTCTTCAACCCTATGCCACCATCTTCGACGGTGTGCATCATATTCTTCGCGTTCGATAACGAATTCTTGGTACTGGAAGTCTGCTGTACAGATCATTATAACACCCTTGCGGATGTTCGTTCCGTACAACTCGTTATGAGCTTCGCCGTACGCAACTGTCTGTAAAAAGTAGTCCTGCACTCTCTCTAATGTCTTGGGCTTGTTGGACTGCTTGAAGTCAATAATCGACTCGTCACCTTTGTGTACACCTGCGCAATCAGTGGTGCCTGCGTAAATATTCGGGTGACAGACCGGAACTTCAACTCCCCATATTTCATCTACGTTCACCAAGCCTTGGTCGACTACTATTCCTGCCATTTTGTTAGCTTGCCTTGCGTACGGATTGCTTCCTGGGACTGGGAGTTCATCTGTAATACAGAATTGCTCCAAGTATTTGTGCATTCGCGTACCGCGTCCAGCAGCCTCTGATGAGATTTCCTGCGCTCTCTTCGTTCCTACATTTTTCCGCCATTGTGCGAGAGCTTCGCGATCTGCCGCGGGCTTTGTTATGTCGAGGACGGTCGTTACTGACGCCATTGGACTGTAGGCGTCCGAATCTGCCATTAGGTAATGGCGCTTGCCATTGATATTTTTGCGTTTTAGTTTTTTGTAATCGTATTTTTGAATTAGCATTCAACAAGTATAGCAGATGCGATACTGTATGTCAAGTGTTATGATAAAATTTTAATTGTTAAGGGCACTACTAATCATATCATCAAAATCATCAAAAGAGCCGACTACGTCATCCGTTCCTTTTGCGTAAACTACTAGAGCGTAATATTCAGTAACCTCAAAATCATACTTGACTGACATAGCTGACAGTTCCTGCATATTGGTATCAGTGCTGTCTTCTTTAACAACGTCATTATGATTCATAGAATCATCTTCTACGTCGTCGTAACGTCCGCTTCGGCTCCACTCACCTGTTTTTTGATCGTAAGTATCGTTTGCTTCTTCAGTTACTGGCTTATTATACTCATACATGATAAGTTCAAGCCAATCACCATAATATGGATCTGATAGTTCAGCTGCGAATGCCTTGACTCTATCCATTAACCCAATACTCCCTTCGCTAATTATCCGAAGTAGCTGATCACGGTGATGAGAGTCTGGAAGCAAATTAGCAAATGCTCTTAGTTCACTCATAAATTCCTCAACGTTATATTCCCATGGCTCAGTACGGGCTGCACCGTCGTCCACCGCTTCCATTAACTTTTTAAGTTGGTTTATTTCGTTCATTATTCTGGACCTTGTTGATCTCTATTGTAGTTATTGTATACACGCATCAAACGTTCCCAGGATTCCATTGACATAGTAAGAACTGGTTCGCCACCGTAGGTATATATAATAATCTCGTCGTCATCAAATTCCATATCGTATTGGCTTTGATCTTCTGTTACTGTCTTGCCTTCTAACGTGCCGTTTTCTATACTTTGATCCTGACCCATTAGAATTTCTCTAATTACACTAAGTTGTTCAACATATATTTTAGGTAACTCTACAATTGCAGTCTCGACATCACTGTAAGCATCACTTCCGTCATACCAAACGCGATGTACTTCATCTACATCAATGTCGTCTAATTTAGCACTAGACTTGCGTATTGCATTTTCAAGATTGGCTGCTATCTGGTAAAATTTAATTTCAACATTCATCCATTCTGGACTGTTTCTGAATTCTTCTTCAAATTCCGATGGTCTACTTTCTGCGTCTGTAAAAATATTTAATGCTAATAGTCCATTAACCGAGTCGCCGTTTTGTACAATGTATTCGTTAAGCTGAACCGCTTCCATTAACTTTTTAAGTTGGGTTATTTCGTTCATTTTTATTCCTCTGTTCATTTTTAGTCTTCTGTCCGTTTAGATGGTGACATGAAGTATGCCGACGGGTTAACATCATCTGCGTACCCGCCGTCTTGCGCTTGTTTGTCAACATACTGGTCGTATTTTTTCATTAAAGATGCTACTTCGGTATCTAAGCTATTAAGAAAATTATCAAGATTCGCAAAAAAGGTATCTAATGCTTCTTGGCCACTGGATGGTGCATCGTATGTGGATTTGTCTATCTTTTCAGCGATTTTACTTAATAACTCAGCTAACTTGCGATGTTTAGTATAAAATGTTGTTTCTTCATTCACTTCGCTAACTGCTTCCATTAACTTTTTAAGTTGGTTTATTTCGTTCATTTGTGTATTCCTTTCTTTGCAGCACGTTTTGCCATATCAGCAACTATATCCTTCGCTTTGTCAACGTTCATGTCTGCGTCTGGAATATCTTGCTGACCTTTGAACTGTACCTCGTCCATATTTACATCTTTAATTACAGACTGAAGATGTCCTTTTTGTATAAGGTCCATTAGTGTATCTTTTGTTAATGGAATGCCAAGCTTGTTAACAATCGAAATAAAAGCAGGCGTACTTAGCTTAGAAGGAGAATTTTCATCTTCTGTACGATCTGCTATTAATTGGGATATCGCTGCTATCTGCTGTTCTTGAGCTAATTGATCATCAGCTTCGTTAATAATTGCCAAAGTTCGTGTAATATCTTTTATATTCATAACTATTTATTTATTTTTGTCTTAACGAAGTAATTAAAAATTCCCTCTTTCTCCTGATTGCGTTAACAATGAAGTTAATGCGTTAAGTAACTGGCGCATGTCTGTATATTCCATATTTACTCGTACTCGTACTGGGTACCTAATTTCTCTTGCAACTTCTTAATTAATGTAGTAAGATTTTCATCAGATGACATAAATTCATCTGAGCCGGATAACAGCTTTAACTGAGCCAATCCGTATGAAGACCAATATCTAAGTTCGTCTGGCGCATACGCGCGAATCGCATCTGTTAGGCGTTCGGTTATGTCAAATAATTCGTCTCGAATTTCTGTTAGTTCTTCAATGCCGTCAACAAGATCATCACGATCAGCATCTTCTTCAAGGTTTGGTTTATCGTCTAAATCTAGCTCGTCTGCATCGATTTCCATTTCTGAGTTTGCTACGTCTAGTACTTCTTCAACTTTTTTATATCCGTCACCAAAGCGAGGCTCGGTTTTTGCACCAATGCAGAATGGGTCTTCAGCTTCTTCAATGGCTTTAAGTTTGCTATAAGCCTCAACTAATATTTTATCACTCATTATCTTCTCTTTCTTCCTAAGTCTATTTCGTCGTCATCTGCTTCAAGATCAAGATCAAAGTCGCCTTCGTCACTTGGTTCGTCAAAGTTAAGTTCTGCATCTAAATCTAAATCAACATCAATTTCTTCGTCACCGCCGTCTAAACCGTCTAGGTCTAAATCACCTGGTGCTGCTACTTCTTCACCAGTTAGTGCTGCTACGGCATTGTTAACTTCGCCTTTTGCTGTCTCAAGTGATGTTGTTAGTTCGTCTAGTGATGATGTTAGTTGTGAGTTGAACGCTTCTGAAGCTTGGACGCCTTGTGCGTTACGAATGCTGTCATTAAGTGCTGGCAGTTCTTTGTACTTGATGTCTGCGAACTTTTCGATCATTGTCTGGATTTGGTCTGCTATGTCTTGTGCTGCGATTGTAGTCTGTGCTGTAGCAATCTCGCTTTCCATTATTGCGGTGTTTTGATTCTTTTTAGCTTCAATCATCTTACGCATAAAAGTTCGTGCAGTGTTTTTGTTTTGCAGAACTGCTTTCATAGATTCTGTAATCCGCAGTGCTGTTAGCTGTTCTTCAGATAAAGTGCCACCGTGTGCAGCAATCTTCAGTGCCTTAGTTAATAATTTATTCTTCATTTCTGATTCCTGTATTTGTATGTTTGCAGTTAGTTCACTTACCCGTTTTGTAGCGGCTTCATTTACCATAATTAATTTCATGTACGAGGCGTTATTTTCGCTCGAGTGAAGGTTTTCCTTTTGTTTAAACTCAGCAATCATGCCAGTAGTTTTGTTTAGAAGGTTAATCGATTCTTTTAATTTCAAATTACCTATTTTGTAATCTGCACCAAATTGGATTTTAATTAAATCAGCGACTGCGCTTGCGTCTACTGGCTTTGTTAGCTCGGATAAATTCATCATTAGTTCCTATAAGTTTTATGTATTTAGCAGATTCGACGCAGAAGTGTATTTGTTTCTTGTACTTCTGCCGAGAATTAATATCCTCGGTTAATCTCGCTAATAATATGGCGCGATTGGGCACACCATCTGGTTTTTCTAACGCATTCATTAATATATCAATATTTCCTTGCTTTGCTGAGACTAGATTGTCAAGATGTAGCATATGAGCTGCGGCAGCATATCTCCGGACGGTGGTTAGTATACACCACGCCAAGGCCACTTTCGATGTGGTAAACAATAGCGTCTCACTAAACTTGTGTGAAGATACTTTCCATCCAGCTGCTATTTCTTCTAATTTATAATCTCGGTACACGGTGTACTTATTACCTCGTTGGATAATTATCCGTTGGGCTAAGTCGTCCTGAGTTAACGCGGCCCGGGCAAGTTTACGAACTGATGTACGAATCTTATTATAATTCATAAGTCTCAAATCTTATGTTTGGTAATGGACTAATCCCTTCTAAATCTTTGTGCTCGTCGAGATCTGTTAGTAGCGGTACATTTGTAATATCTTCTTTAAGTCGGCCAAGCAGGTCACCGTCTTTTAAAAATACACCGACGTGATCAACATTAAATTCAAGGGTCCAGTCTTTGGCATTTACGGTGGTGTGTATGTCTAGTGGCTGGGCCCGTAACGAAATAATCTGTATTAGTGTCTCCCAGTTCGCCTGCTGTTGTCTTAGCTTAGTCCACTCTTCCGCTGAAGTTATTAAGTTACCGTTAACTTTTCTTGGTAGTAATCCTTCTTTGTAATTACGTACTACTCCGGTATTTGTAATATCAAAGTCAGTATGTATTTTAATGTGTTGTGGCATACTGTATTTAACAATACAGAAAGTCCGGCCATAAAAAAGCACTCCGGAGAGTGCTTTTTAATTTACTACGGTTAAGTAATAATTAGATTACAAATACAACTACTGTTTCACCAGTAAGTTCAGCTAACTTTGCAAAAAGTGTTGCTGCTGTTGTACCGTCTGCTAGTAAGTACGGGCTACCAACTGCGTCAACGCCTTCAACGATTAAGTTGATTGCTGTGTCGCCTGCTGCATACGCGCCGACTACAGAAACTGTAGAAATTGTTTGAATTGCTTGAACTGCTGCGTCAAGTTCAGGCCATTTAACATGCTCACCATCAACATCTGCTGGTGCTGCTGTTAATGTAGATACTGTAATACCTGCAATTGTACGACCAAAAAACTGATCACTCTGTGTAAAACCGTTTACTCGTGCTACTCCGGCCATTTTAATTCTCCTAATTTATTTTGTTAAATCAACCTTACGTTGTCTAACTATTGTAGTTATTTATCTTTCTTTCACGTTTTAACGATGCAAAGCCCGGTTTCGAGGATAGATTTAATAAGATTAATGTGCCGCAAAATTAGCTGCTGAAAATTTACCCCGTGGCACCAATTTTACAGGTCCATCGGGATGGGTAATAACGTATCCTTCTCCACCTTTTTGTCCACCGATGCTCTGCTGTACATCTGCTGGGTGAGAATCAAGTTCTGTAATTAGCCAGTCTTTAATCTTCATTATGCCCCGAATCAACGTCCATAACGCATTCACGCCCTTCTTGTTAGCTGTAAGGTACGCAGCTATGTTCGCACGTTTGTTATCAGTTAATTTTTCTGAGTTCAGCCACTGTGGGAAGTCCTTGCCTAAGTTCTCAAGTCCGCCGGATATCTTAACGCTGTTGTTTATGTACTTATAAAACAGTTGATGTATGTTTGCGATACCTTTGAGACCTGCTGGATTAAATAATTCCTTAATTTCTGCGGCATGCGCCTTAGCAAATGCCTCTAGTTTCTCAATGGGCTTTGTGTTAATTTTTGATGCCTGTGTTACGTAGACTGGCGATATAGCAAGTACATCCGTGCCACGAAGTTGGCGAATTGCCTCCTCTGTGGTGTTGAACTGATCACCAATGTACTTGTGAATTGTAATCCCTGTTTTACTTTTTCCTATTTGTTTACCTAGCTTAGAATCTTTGTGTACTTCGTATCGTACTACGTTCGGCTGGAATACATATCCTGTATGATCTTCTAGTCCTGGCGTGTTAAAATACATTAAGTCACCACTTAAAAATCCCCTGAAGTCCTTGGGCGTAGCTTTCTGGTACTCGTCAAATATATCGCCCATATTAGTTACAAACTGCTGCCTGGACTGGTCCATTGCTGGGTTTCTTCCTGCTAGCATTTTCTGTAAGTCCTTGGATGATGTTGCCTTGCCGTCATATCCTTTCGCTGCGAATCCGGACTTATCAGTAAGTACGAACGCGCCGTTGGCATCTCGACCAAAAACGATAGCGGGACTGTTGTGAATTAAGCAGTTTGCCTCACCGGTTTTAACATAGAAATTTTCAGTTGGTGTTGAAATGTCATGTTGTTCTAATTTTGAAATCTTCTTTATACTTGTAACCTTCATTGATAAATCCTTCTCTGATGTTATTAGCAATATTTAGTCTGAAATGGTTAACTTCATTATTGCCCTTAATTGTATTGCACAGTCGTAAACAGAATATTAAATTGTCAATTCCTGACGTTTGTTCTACCGTCCATCCTTTGAAGAAACATTCGTACACTGACTGAATATGATCTACTGTGCGCTTACATGGGTCGTTTGGATTAACGTCCAGTTGCTGGTTATCTGCAAACATTACTCCGGTATATTCGCAGTACACTGGCTTAGCTAACTTCGATACTGTCTTCCTAGTTTGATAATCAACCAATTTTCTAAACTTATTGTATTTTTCAAAAAATACCGGACTAGTGTATGGTATTTTATTTTGCTGCTTAAACCCGTTCCCGTCCATCTGACCGGCATTGATAACACCATACCGAAATAGCATTGTTTTTTTCATTTTTGCTTGCTTAGCCGATTGCATGTGTTCGCCAGTAATTCCTTCAAACACATTACGCTCTTTAAGAATTGCAGTTACTATTTTTCGAATCACAGCATGGCCTAATAGGAACTTATCCTGCAAGATATTACAACATTCAGACACTGAGTACGTACTCTTATATAAGCCAACGATGTATTCGTTATCTATATTTTCTAGTTTTTGTCTTTCGTCTTTATAGGACTGACAACCCTTTGCATGTGCTCCAAACTTGCCCGGTGGAGTCGCGACTCCACATCTACATGATATCATATACTCTCCTTTGTTTTATTTATCAAAGAAGTGAGACAGTAACCATCTTATTTTATAGTGGATTCTTTTATATCGTCGTTTTTGGTTAGCTCGCCAGCGGTTACCCATCCGCGGTTTGTAGTGTACACTTCGTGGTCTTCAGTCATTTTAATTACCGTGCCGTTATCGAGAGTGACCTCAACCCAATCTTTTTTACCAATTTGTTTCCCGGCCATGTTTATAGCTACAAACTCGTCTCGGCCAGTTTCGAAATTGTGGGCTAGTACTTTTATTTCTTCCTTTTGCCAATTGCTTATTATATCAGCTATTGTACGTTCACCTTTGCTGGTTATTAATGTTGAATCGCCAGCGATACACCCATCCCATTTTATTGTAGTTTTTTCTTGGGCTGATCCTTCCGCAAATGAACGTAGGATTCCAATGGCCTTAAATAGCCCGGATGGTCCTTCATCTAAGATCAAATCTTCCAAATGATTCATATCTCTCAATTTGCCCTCTGTTACGTATTCTTTATAGAATGGGTCGCGTTTTTCAATTAGTGGCTCCATGTCTAAATCAACAATACGATTCCGCAGCTTGGCAAGAAAATATTCGTCTGGATCGTTAGATTCATGAACAGTTTCTTGGTCTGGCATCGGTAGTTGAACACCGTAGTGCTCGGCTAATGTACTCACTGCTTGCCCAATTAAAGCTTCGATCTTTTTAGGTTGGTTTTTGTACTTGCTGTAAACATATTCTAATATGCTTTTCACCGACAAGGACATTGGATCGCCGCTGTAACCTGGTAACAGTTTTCTAATAATTGTTTTTGGATCTTGAGATATAATTTTATTTGTGTTGCGGTCCACGAGTCCATTTTTATAAGACCACTTCATGCCGTTCGCTGCTGCTATACTTGCCATGATGATGTGACGATACATTCCCTTGAATTCGTTGCCGGGCTCTCCGCGCATTGACCATACTTGAAATTGGGGGTTACCAAACATCAAATCTAACTGCGCATAACCGCCGATTTCTTTACCGCTGGCGTCACGGATGGGAGTTTTAAAATGTACGTTGTCTCCGCTAAGTTTCACCCACTCACCTGGCACTAAGCCTTGCCCCTTCGCCCACGCCTTCAGCGTGTTCGCTACGGTCTTTTTGTTGTACTTGCTGCTGTCCACGGATATGTCCATATCACCGGAACTTGTTTTCTTGCCAGTTGTGCCGAGGTAACCGTCAAGTTTCATGCCAAGTATTTTTTCAACAAACGCAAGTGATGGTGCTATATGTTCCTTGTTAATACGTGAGGTGACTGGTTGTTTCTCAGCATCTTTAAATACGTTGCCACCTTCCATTAATCTGTAATACGTTTTTAATAATTTCATTAGTCTACCTGGTAGTAATTGTCGTCTTTACGTGTAAATGTCATCGGAATTGGCGCTAATTCTGATTGTCGTATTAAAGTCTCTATTGCTTGATCCTCAGTGTCATCAGCGACACTAGTCGTAAACTCCCACAAATTCTTTTTAGCCATTCGCCATAGACTCCACTTTCCTTTCCGGTTCACATAAACCTTTTGCTTACCTTCTTTCTTTGTATTGTACGTGCCTTCAATGAAAAATACATCTGCAACAAATTGCGTTAGATTAGTGTCTGCATCGGATTCGGTATCATCACTAGGATCGTAGTGTACTTCATCTTGAAAATATTCTTCAGCAGCGTCACGAGCAAGCTTTTCCTGCATGTTTTCTTTTTTAGTTAAATGCGTTATTACAATCTTATATTGTTTCTTTTTGTTTTGTTCATTCTTAGTTAGGACATCAAGTTTTTTCCGCAATGCGGGATCAATTAGTTTATATTCTGGATCGTGGGTGCTAATTGCTTTGTCTGCAATTGTATTGATAATTTTTGATATAGCAGGATTATCAATGATGGTCTGTGGGGATTCTAATACCGCACCTACTAGGGCCGATAAGTCTCTGCGGTATGTACCGGCTGACTGAACGTCTATCTTTAGCATTTTATTTAACACTTTTGTCACTAGTTGCTGTACGATTGCGCCATCAGCGTTGCCGGTGTCAACCAATGTCTTCACTTTTGCGGCGAGGACTTCGTGAATTGCCTTCGTGATTTCAGGCAGATTCCGCTTTTTAACATTTGCTCGATTTTTCTGTTGTCGACCGATAATCTGCCCTTGCATCGCATTGTCTAGTTTGTCCAGCGGACCTTCCATTATGAACTCATTTGCTCTCATTTATTCTTCCCATCGAACGTTTAAACTTTAGCGAGTCTTTTTGCTTAATTGAATTAAGTAATTTACGAGTGAGATCAACCGCCTCTTCCGTTGTATAAGTTTCTTCAATTAAATCTATTAAATTAATAGCACTAGCGATTATGTTTTCTGCGCGGGATTCAATGACGTACCTTGAATCTCGTGCGTGATGCATGGATTCAAGTTCTTCAAGGATACTCCGTGTCTTTTTCTTCATTATGTTAGACTCTCGTTATCTGTATATTTATCTACTATGCGCTATTCTTTCTTAACTTTATTAAGTAATGATTTTAGCTTCGCGGAATCCACTGTGCCTTGCACTTTCCCGGCTGGTTGGTAGGACTGTGTAGACTTCGCTTTGATATTATTTAATATATTGCTCGGTGATTGACTGTGACCACCGAAGCCCGGCTGCCCATTATCTACGATCCGCAGTGTATCTACGTCGAAGTCTAAATCGATCTTCTGTCCTACGCCTGCTGAGCTACGTGTCTTCATAAGCTGTAACTGGTACTTGCCGCGTTCGCGCATTGCCCTGGATGTGAAAATACCAAACACGTTGTCCGCGGTATTTATCTTCGAGATTCCGCCGGAGATCATGCTGTGGTCGAACTCCACTTCTTCTACTGCTGAGCGATTTAGCTGCGATGCTGTGACCATAACAATGTCAAGTTCCTTAGCTAAATTACGTATTTCTTCCGACACGTACTTATCCTTGACAAATAAATCGTTTGGGCTAACCTTCGCAGTAACTGGCATTAGCAAATCCAAGTAATCAATACACATAAAGTCAATGCGGTTTGATGTTTTAACTTGTAATTCTTTAACAAAGGCGCGGATGTCGTTGATAGTGCTTTGTGCTGGAAAGTATTTAATCTGCAAATTACCGGAGGATTTGGCTTTCATTTTAACTTTCATCTCAACATCATCAAGGTTCTTAAATATCGCCTTGGATGGTGTGCCGGTTAGCATACTATCTATTCGCATTGCGCACAAATCTTCACTAAGCTCAAGCGTGACAAATATTCCATTCATATTTGCTTCCACCCAATTCACTGCTAGGTTTTGCATGAACAATGATTTACCTGAGCCCGAACCGCCAGCGAATATCTGTAGCTCACCGCGGTTGAATCCCCCGTAGAGCTTGTGATCCATTGACGCCCAACCTGTTGACATTTGTCCGTTGTTATCTTTGATTGCTTTTAGTCGTGCCTTGGGGTCTTCGAAGTAATTGATGCCCATGTCTTTTAACAGGCTGATTTCAACTGCTGCTTTTATTAATGGTAGCACTGGTTCGAAGTCGCCGGCTTCAAGTAAGTCTGCAGATTGTAACACTGCCCTCTCAAGTTCCTGGCGTCGTGTAAATCCCTCAAACTCTTCAAAAAACCAATCGTAGTGGCCTTCGTTTATTACGTCTGATAGTGGGTTCAGTGTAATATTCGTCATGGCCTTCAGTTGTGATAGCTCAGGCAATGTGCCGTGTTTGTCGGAGTGTTTTTCTAAGAAGGCAGCAGCGGGCATGAGGTCCGGGTGAAAATTTTCAACGTTGAAAATATTCTGTACGCGAATAAATGTGGACGCATCTGCTATCATCATTTCTAAGAAGAGGCGCTGGACCTCAATTGTGTAATTTGTCATTATTATTATTTTAAATCCTTCCTGCTAATTAGGTTATTAATCATAACCCTGGCTCGTACTTTACTTGGCGTCTTTGTAGCGATTATGCTCAACAAAGTTCCAAGTTTTCCAAATTCTATCACGGCTTCATTTACATCCTTGATATCTTTTGGCCAATGCGGAATGCTTACACTGAATCCAGCTTCTATCGCCTGCTCAGCAAGAACAATTCCTGCGATGTCTTGATCTGGTACTACAATAACTTCCTTGCCCTGGCGCCGAAGCAATGCAATTTGTTGTTCACTTAATTCATTATGTAGTACTGCTGTTCCGCGTATGCTAATCGCACAAAAGACCCCTTCTGCAACCAATATAAAATCCCAGTCTGGCTTCTGCATTTCTAATCCAAATACATAGCCCGGTTGTTGATTCTCATTTAAATATTTTGGAAACTGATCATCCAAAAAGCGTGAGGTCCACCCTACAATGTCGGCGCCAAACCTATACGGTATCAGTATGCGGTATCCTTTCCTTCCGGGTTCAGTTGGCGTTATTTTAAAGCCGTAGTCTTGTGGGGTTAGACCGCGTTCTGCCATTAGGTATTCGATCGCCCACGTGTCGTCGGATACAATATTCCTTGCTGTGCCCGGGAGATCTACTTTATTAAAACATGTATTGCGCTGGATAATCTCGTTCTGTTCGTTAGTGCGGTCGGCTGCTATATCGTATATTTTTTTATGTTTTAAGCTATCAAGATTAATCTTTTTGATTGTGTCGTCTGGCACACCAAGCCATTTTAACAGATTCCTTGCTTTTAGACTTAGCTGTCGGCCGTTGGTGAAGCGAGCTTTGTAGCGACAATTGAAGCAGTGATAAGCCCAGTCCTCGCCATCTAAGAGGAGGCCACCACGTTTACGTTTGTCGGGGGTTTCGCCGTTGTGTATACAAGCTGGACAGTTAAAACTGAACCAGCCATTAGCACTCTTTCTGGTACGAGGGGGCAAGTATTGTAAGATATCTATCATTCATTAAGTATAACACATTCTATCTTATTAATCAAGAATTCCGATATAATTAAATGGCCTTTTTCATTCGGAAATTTGTACTCTGAGAACAGAGGGTCTTTGCGCGGCTTATCTCTAATAACAAGCATTTCAAGTGCTGATGATGACTCAATTAGTGTTGGGTATTTGAGTTTATGCTGTCGAGCCAATACGTTAAATTGTAATAATCTGATATTGTGCGTTGCAGCAAGGTTGTCAAATTCAGATACAACGTTTTCAAACACATCGTCTTCGGTTTGCGTTCCGATACTCGATTCATGTGTTAATCCTATTATTACCAAAGACTCCGCTGTGTATTCCTCAGTATTTTTCGCCATCCAAATCTTAAACTCAGTTAGCATTTCTGTTAATGTTGTATTGTATTTTGTACGATCCTCTAAGCGCCAATTAAATTGCTGTGCGATTATTCCCGGGTATGAATGACTAAGCCGGTACGGGTCATTTATCGCGTCAACTGCTTTGTATCCTTTTTCTTTTAGCGTTGGATCAAGCAAGTCTGTACCGTGCGACCAACTGCACCCAAATGAAATTAAATTCTTAATCATAATTCTTACCTTCAAACTATTTAACCACTTAGTGAGAATCAGTAAAAATTATCGGTGCCGAATTTCGAGAATGGTCCCAGGAAAATCTGGCGCTGTTGGTACTGCTGTCCCGTCACCAATGCCGGGTCCGGTCGCTGTGAATACTATCCCGACAGTGTTGGCACTCGCACCAATGAGGGTGAAATCCGTAGTACCTATGGTGGCAATTTCGTACTCGTTGCCGGTAGTGAATGTTGTCGCAGTTACGTCCGTGGCGTCTGTAAATGTGAATCTTATGTACGGGTGATAGCCGCTGACTGTGATCGCAATAATATCACTTTCTACTGCGGTAGTGCTTGAAATTTCGTACCAGTTCCCGTCGGTGTCGGTTGCCCCCTCGACAAGAATTGTACCACTGTGCTGTGACATGGTGATTTGAAATGTAAGCAAATCTGTATCATCTGTGTTTAGTGTACTTGACACTAAAGGCGGAGTTTGTCCTTGAGGGATCGTAAGTATCTCGCTTGCTACAAAGGCTGCCATGATGCTGTCAACGATGTCGATGTAGCCTCGTGCCCCGGCGTTGTCGTCTACGTATACTGGTTCGTACAATGCCCCATCAGCTGTTTGTTCAACGCTGAATCCTACTCTACCAGGTGCTATCAAATCTAATTCTTGCTCGGTCAGGACCAATTTTGTTTGTCCCACTGCTCTGTTCACGATCTCAAGAGGCTTTTCTAAGAGTAAAGATTCCCCATCGTGGGAGATAAGACGGAAGGTGAATTCGAGATCTGCGTACGTTAGAAGAGATGCTGTTCCTGTGCCTGTACCTGCGCCGGTTGCTGTAAATTTTGTACCAACTTTGAAATTTGTTATGGCGCCGACTGCCACGAAATCCGTAGTGCCTGTGGTCTCAATACAGTACTCACTACCGACTACAAAGCTGCCTGCGGTCGTGGGTGTATCTGCTATAGTTTTACGTCTTAGGTCAACACGTTTTTGGTCTTGATTTACGAACGAGATCAAGATTCTATTGTCTGTGCCGCGATGTGCGATTAAATTTTTTGTGTACATTTGATTATACCTTTTCTCAAAAATAGTTGGATCGGTGGTGTCCAGAAGAATAACTCTGTGCTGCTGATGATAAAGAAATATCTTAGTGGTCATCATTATAATTTTCTTCCCGATACAAATACTACTGGTTTTAGGATACGTCGTCTTACTTTGTTGCCGTTTGTATAGTGCATACCAATATAGTATTTATTATTCGTTTGGTTAATTGTTCTATAAATAACATTAGAGATCATTTATATATTTATGGAAAATAACATGTTTGATAAGTTAACAGAAAAGTACCCATTCCTTACGGTTTGTCGATACGCTGACGAGGAATTTGTCGGCATTATACAGAATCGTGACGCAACGATTACCAGTTTGTACAACTTTGGCGCGCTGCCGACTACTGAGGCTAAGAAACTATTTTTAGAGCTCGGGGAAACATGGTGGTGGGAATCAAACAGATCCATACCAATCAACATATTCCTGCGCAATGAGTGGGGCATTTTTAAACCGTACACTAAAACATTCACTAATAAATCCCTTGAAATTCTAAGTGGACCGGCAACCAGCTTGAACGAAATTATCCACAAAAAGAAGAAACGTAAATCCATAACTCTTGTTCGACGCATGGAAGACAAATAATTAACCCATTGTGTCAATAATATTCATATGTAGCGCCACTAGCATCGCATAAGCAATCGCATGAGAATGACGAAAGCTGTAACTACCGTCCGTCGGTTTTTCCCAAATAGTTTCGCCTATCTCCTTCCATGATTTGCCAAGTAAGTGTTTCTTTGCTGGCCGCAGTGCCGCGATGAACATAGCCATCTGTGCAATACTTGATGGTTTTGCTTGTGAGATTTTGTACGGATAATTTGCGACGTGGATTAGCTGCTCAACAAACGCCATCTCGTCGAGTCTATGCCATGGTGGCTCTCGGGCTAGTAATTCTTCATAATGGGCGGCGTCTTTGATGTGCTGATACACCGAGACGTTCAAGAAATCAATTTTAAAATAGCCGCGGGCGTCTGCCTCTTTGTAATTTAGTGCTGCTGCATCTAGCATGGGGTCGTACGGAATAGGCTGAACATAAACCCCGCTGTTATGACGGTCGGGTTTTCCTAGGGTTGTTTTCCGTCCGGCTATATGCTTGATGTGCTGTAAAATATCTTCTCGGTTAGCAAAATCAATGTCAATGTCTGATTGGTGTGTCATTTATTTTTCTCGAGTGGTGTTGCGGTTGCGATGTCAAATGCTTCGGCTAGAATATAATATTCGTCATTTAATGCCATGGTCTTGCCATCCCAGGTGAACGAAATATTCCCAATGGATATCACAGGGACAAAGGGTGTTGACAATTTCTTCCAGATTGTTTCCTTCTCAGATGGCATTCGTTATGCTCCAGATTATTTTCTTACCATCCGGCGTCATTTAATATCTTCTCTACGTAAGTAACATCTGCTAGTTTTCTTTCAAAAATTGGTTGCCAGGCGTTGGGGTCAATTACGTCCCATATCATCTGCATTTGTTCCGTAGGCAGCTTCGAGAGGAATTCTTGACCGCTAAGCGATTTGTAAACAATCCACGGGCTAATCTTGCCGGTGGTGATAGCGTGGCAAATTCTACTGGGGCTTCCGTAACGTAGAACCCCGTTTGCCTCCATATTCTTCTCGTCGCCCCAATCAAGGCTAAATTCAAATGCCCGAGCAAGTGCGTCATTTACGTTTTCAGTTTTCAACGCGGTCTCTAAGAACTGTGTATATGCCGCATCAGTCGCCCATTTGTCTAGCTTAATTTCTGAGGATACAATCCACTCAATGAACCGTTCAGTCTTAATGCACTTGGTGTTAATACAATAATTCCCGAACTTAACAAACGCGGCATAGTACGGACTGTTAACAAAATCTTCATAAGTTCTTGTTTTAGTTTGTGTTTGATTAAATTGGTAAAATTTTACATAAGTGTACATCCCAAGGACAACACCTTTATTATTCTTTGCATGCCAACGTCTTCTTTTTTCACAGGCGTGGGCCATGAGAGTTCGTTCTCCTTTGAATTCTCGGTGGCAGTACTGGCAAGCAAACACTATTTTTCTCCGTGGTCTTTAATGTACTGGTTAAGTTCTTTCTTTGTTGTTAATGCGGATAATACGTCAAGATCGTCATCTTTCATTGCTGGAAAGAACTCTGCTAGCTGCTTCTTAATTGGGGCCGATGCATTCTTAGGCTTAGGTTTTGCTTTTATCCACCGGTGATCTTGTCTTCCCATGCCTGGGCTAATAGTAGTTAGTAACAACCACTGAAGTTGCGGATGTTTCGCAAGGTCAAACATGTGTTTGTTGGCATACTTGTTGGTGCTTGCGATGTAATAATTTTCAATGTCGGGGTGGCCGTAGACTGCTGCGCTGTATTTTAGCAACAAAAATGGACTAAACTTTTTCTTCAACTCATCATCTAAGTTATTGTAAAACTCTCTGTCCTTGGCGTCTAGGGCCGGCAGTATCCGATTTAGTGGAATTTGCGGTGCTGCCATTACCATAGCTCGCTGTAATCAATCATTTCACAATTGCGTGAAATGTCTTTAATAAAATATACACACCTTGGCTTATCGCCTTCTTCAAGCGGTACCGCAAGGAACTGTCCATTTTTTAACTTTGGTGCGTACCAGTTAACTTCGCTGTACACATCAAGTATCTCAATTGGTTCGTACGTTGGGCGAAATGCTGACAAGCTATTGAACTGAAATGCACTAAAATCTCGATCGTTAATAGACGTAAGGGGCAGTGCCTCAAGGGCTGCGGCATCGTCGTCACCGATTACAATTTGCCAGTCTACCGGCATTTTGATTTTGTGCTCGCCAATTTTCAGCACAAGTGCTGGGCTAGTGAAACTCTCTAAGAAAATTAAAGGTATGTACATAAAATCCGGGTCGGCTGGATCACTATTATCTAGTATAGCAAACCGCATGTCATCTATTTCATTCGGCAATGTGTTTAGTTCAAAACTTTTATTTTCAAGCGTATGGATCCTAATTTTAGTCTCTCCTATTGTAACTTGTATGTTTATTATAAATAATTATAACATTATTAAGCCGGTCTTGTCAAGCCGTTTAGGCAAACCATCATATCATTCCACGTTGGGACAATCTACCGGGATTGTAATTCCCAAAATGTAGCATCGGCTGGGCTCAGGGTGGCCACAAACCAGTACGTTACTGTTTGATTGTCATGATGGAAAATTCGTACCATATGTAATCCATCAACAGATTTTTCCGTAGCCCACTTCACCTTCGGCAATTCTCGCATTATCTTGAGCAAATAACTCTCGTTCGGAACGTGATTATCTGCTACAGTCATGTACCTTCTTGAAAGAATTGTAACACCTATGTTATTCATTGAATTTTAATCTCCAAAATGTGGCGTGTTCTGATTTCATGTATACTGCAAATCTAAATCGCATAGTAAAGGTAGCTGGGTCACTTTCTGTAGTAATGTACATACCGTCAAATGAATTATTAACTGCCCACTCAACTTCCGGTTTCCTTCGTACAGAATTTACATACAACATTTCTGCTCCATCAAGGGTGGGAGTCACAACACCGGCAGATCGGGAAATAAACGTAGACTGATCAATCTGGGAGGTATGTACTACCATTAACACATAGTCATGGGTTTCGATGCTAAGTGGATGATTGCCGGTCATGGACTCATGGTTATATTTTGGCTGGGTATATGATTTTTTATATTTGGTCAATGGTAACCCTGAGTCAATAAGTGTCACAGCATCTGAGTTATTGCTAATGTGAATTGTATTAGGAAAACTAACTGCGTAGTTCGACATTACTTACCCTTCCAGTCCGATTCCCAAATTTCTATTAAATTGAATCCGGCATCGATAATTGCTTTTCGTTTTTCTTGAGTTTTGTTAAACAACTCCCCGAATGTTTTTCCGCATCGTGTATTTTTATCTTCTGCTAAAAACGTATTAGGATTACCATGCCAATAATCTCCCCAGAATTCATATATTGTATTATCAATTTTTGCATCAACAATGTAAGATTTTGATCCTAATGTAATACGCTGTTGCCTATTCTCTCTCGGCACATTAAGTTTATCCAACCAGGCAGTTTCTCCCCAGGACACATTTCCAGGATAACACAACGGACATCCTCGTTGGTAAATTGTATGGGAAGTAGGCACTATGACAAAATCTCCATGGTCGATACATGTAACGCTCACTGGCGTATAATTATTAATGTAATCTACATTCTCATACGTATATTGATGGTTGTGTATTACGTTCGCCTCAGTAACAAAGTCAATAACAGATTTCCTTAATGTTTTCCAGCCACATTTACGACATCCAAATCCATTATAATGGTTTTGCGGAATTTGCGTAAAACTTCCGTGTATGTTACATATAATTTCCACAGATATCTTTGATCCTTGCCATAATACGTTTCTATAATTGTATCGGTTGCCGTGTGCCAGTCTTGATTTGTTTATAAATTCAGTAACTGAATAACCATTCGTTTCTGAGATCGATTCCGACTTACATATTTTACACCCCTTTGACCCTGCAAACAAGCTATTCGGAGTTACGTGAAATTTAATATCGTGCATCCTGCACCGGACAGTTGATTTCTTATGCGCTGTGCTATATTCAAAATTTGTAAAATCTAGCCCTAGCATGTCTGAATATCGTTCCTTAAAGTTTTTAATAAATTCATCTGTTGTTAGTTTACGCATATCATATCCTATTTATTAGCATAAACTTATTTATCTAACCTAACTCAATATTTAATTTTTTTTATGTCAAAATCATACTCTGCTTCTCTATAAAAATGCTTTCTCTTAGTTAAATGTCGTTTCGAAAACTTACAATTGCTAGTTATATCATACACGTCCAGAAATGTTTTGTCGTCTGCCCGACGAAGGCCTCTGCCTATGCTTTGTATCACGCGGACAAATGACTTGCCGGGCTCGATCAATACAAGGTTAAAGATGCGCGGTATATTCAACCCGACAGCCGCCACTCCGTACGTTGCGATAATAATTTTGTCATCTACCTCAGCGACTTCATCATATTCTTCCTTGCGTTTGCTTACTTTTACCTTGCCGGTCACGACCGTCACTCTGTCCGGTGGGAGTCGTAGGGCCAGCTGCTCGGCGGCGCTCACTCTGTCCACGAGCACCAGCGTGTTCCCAGTCGTCGACATGGTGATAATCATCTCGGCAATGTGATCAAGTCTGTCACCATCACTAAGCAAATATTTTAGCTCTGCTTGGTAGTTGCCTAGGTCTCTGTTGTCTTGGAGTTGCTTGATGTGGACGTGGCAGTTCGCTAATAGCCCAAGTTTCTGTAGCTCGGCAGCTGACACCTGCCCGATAACTTTCCCTATTGTACACTCAATCGTCAAGCGTTCAAACTTCTCCTTGGGTACTGTTCCAGTTAAACCCCATCTTAGCGGTATATGCGCCATTGGCCCAGACAGCATGGCCTTTAGAGCATCTGCCTTGGCGCTATGTACTTCGTCTATGATAACGCACTGTACATCGTCTATAAAATCGTCAAATGTTAGGGTGGCTTTTCCGCTCTTGGAATCTTTAAACAGCTGGTTGAGACTCTGCCACGTGCAAATTGTATGCGTCTTATTCCATTCCTTTCTGTTGCCGTAATACACGCCAACGTTCAAGCCCATGTTAATGTAGTCCTCTTCGGTTTGCGTCACAAGCGATTTGTTCGGCACAATTATAATGCTCCTTCCGTAGGACTCAGCAAATAAACTTAGTGCCGCAGTTATTATTGTCTTACCGGCACCGGTCGCGATTTCTTGCATACACTGTGGATTCTGTAGATAATTATTTATAGCGATAACTTGATGATCGTTTAGAATGATTGGTTCGCCTTCAAAGCGGTGACCTTTCGGCCAGGTAATGTGACTAAATGTCTGATCTGTTACTGTTGGAAATTCGAAGTGCGAGCTATAGTTTCGTCGGTCGTCTAGCTGTATGTCGTATCCCATTGTCATTAGTACAGGCAGGATCTCCTCAAGCATGTTAATGTAGGTGGCACCGCCCAACTGAAAAAATGCAATTTTTCCATCCCAGCGCCCTAATTTGAATGCAGGCGTGTGTCTTGCGTGGGGAAGTTCAATTTTAAATTGCTTAACTAATTTTTGTCTAGTTGGTAAATCTAAATTTTGTATTTTGCAATTAACTTCATCAGTTATTACGATCGTTGCTGTTGTCATTTAATCTCTGCTGGTTGTAGATCTATATAGATCACTTTGTCTGCCGTTAACGCAAACTTACCGAGAGCGGATTGTGATGTTATCATCTCGGTGAGGGGTGTTGTAGTTACTAAGGTCCGGTAGCCATCTTCTAACACATCAACCGAGTTCGTCCCGTTCGCCGCGTCAAAATCATAAAAATGTTTAGATTCGCACCACGACGTGCAATTTAACAATTCCGATAATTGTTCATACTGCTGGTCGGCCCGAGCTATCATCTTAGTAGGCAGACTTGAGAAGTTTGCTCTCGGAACCAACCCGGGTTTCGCCGCTGATTGAAAATCTCGTATGTGGAAAACTACCTTCCGGTTGATCGCAGTAACATAGTCTTTTAACTCACTGACATCCTCGGCGGTTTTTAAAATATGCGTTGTTTTTGGCGAGCTGCTTATGTACTGTCCAATACCTCGGTATTTCGCCGGGGCTGCCAACCCAAGTTTTGCAATTTCTTCAATGTTACTTATTGACAAATCTGCAAGGTCGATCTCATCTAATATCGGAAGCATAGACTCGGAAATGTGATTGATGTAGATTCGACCATGTACAATGTGCATGCCAGGCGACCATTGATCCTGTGTTCCGTATTCCTCTATCTTGCTAACAAGATCGGTTACGGTTGGCTCAATTTGTATCCTGGCATGCTGCGCAAATTTATACAACTGCTTAAACAAGTACAAGTTGAATGGGCCGGCCCATTCCTTTACCTTATTATCCCATGTAAATTCGTACTTCTGTCCGTTGCCAAATCCATCACTGGTGTCATCACTGGTGCCAAGACGTAAATGATTACACTTGTCATCGTGAATTATCGCCCGCATTTCAGCTATCTGAGATTTATTAAAATTAAAGTACATTCTCATTAGATTATCTTCGTCAATGCAAAAGAAAGTTTGGCCTGTTAGCGCCTCATGGGACACAATTCCATTTTCCCACGGCAGTGCTAGTACATCCAAGAAATTTAATTTAAGTCGTTTAAATTGTTTTCGGTACTTGCGTACAATCTTCTCGTATAATTCATTCTGGCTATGGCTCAACGGCGTACCGTGCCGTAAATATTTGTCGTGTATATTCGCCATAAACTTCGCGTCGTATCTATTAAAACGTATGCTCGTCATTAATGGTACATGCATATTATCACGGGAATCCCGAAGAGTAATTGGGTCTGTTCGATTATACACCTGCATAGCTAATTCCTATTACTAAATCATCATTCATATTCATATACTTAGTATAACATAGTTTTCGGTCAAAACAAAGCCCCTTTCGGGGCTTTAGAGCAAATTGAATGTTTTACAGGAGTTCTTTTAAATCTTAAACATTCGTTTTCTCCTAAAAGCTGTGCTTCATAACGGTTGATTCTGCTAGTCGTTGCCATTTATCAGTAACTTTGAACAAATCAGCTATTTTAACTGCCATACGCAATGACACCTCTCGCAAGCGATCTTGGTTATCAATCATGTACGCAACAATTTCATCGCCTTCGTTATTTTTGAAGTTGTAATGGCCGAACAGTTCACCGGTGTTGTGAATTTGCTGGATGCGCAATACGCGATCTCGCATGGTATTCATGGTGAGGTCGAGGTAATGGCAGCGTGACTGAAGGGCGGAAAGATGGTCTTGAAGTTTCTTTGAGCGGATGTGGTCAAACTGTATATTAGTGATGAAGATAACACTACCTTTAAAATCAAAGCTATCCGGAATGTTAGCATTGCGTAGCGCATGTGAGTCTGCATTCCAACATAATTTACGTTTCTTACCGCTGTCTAGTGCTGCTTTCAGCAAATTCAACGACAAATCATCCATTAAAATTGAATCACAATCATCAAACACTACAACTTGATTTGCTGCGGCATTATCATACAATTTAATGTAAAGCCCCAGTGGAGTCATCGCGCCCTTAACAATATCATATTTAGGATTGCGATTTGCTACTTGATCGAACAAATGCGCTTTTTCTAACTGGGCAATAACACCGTATGATTTACCAACACCAGGTGGGCCTACAACAATCATACCACGTACCTTGCCTTCAATGGCAGCAGCAGTCATTTCTTCAAGTATTGAGAAACGATCTGCGATCCGATCCATTATTTCTTCATCTGTTTCTTCAACTACTGCGTTTTTAACAGCAATTGATACTTCTGAGCCTAGTTCACCATTAGGAAAACTAACATTAGCTGGGTTAACATTAATGCGTATTTTATCACGATCGCCGCCAATTTCAGCGTTTGGTCGAACTGTAATAAAGTAACCTTTTTTGCCATTTTTGACTGGGGTTACCATTTCAAATTCTTGATTGTGAACTTCATTACCACGGTATGTACCCTGGTTGATTATAACTTGTGACATATACGAACTCCTGTTAAGTTCTAGTTAATAAAATTAGGTCTTTGCCTAACTGTTATATATATTATATGACAAGTAGCGGCAAAGGTCTACCGAAATTTAGTCTAAATTGTGTAGCAAGTTATTGATTTATATAGGATTAGTAAAATAATTGTAAGTGCTTGTTTTTACTATGAATATAAGTTATTGATTTTATTAGGATTCTTAAATTAAACAGCAATATCTTCTAGGCCAGCTGTACGTAATCGTGTAATATGACCTAATTGGAAATTTTTTGCCTCAATTCCCTTGAGAACTCCAAGGAATCTGTTGCGAATAAGTGCCACTTCGTTTATTAGCACTTCTTCATCTATTACCTCATCCTCAGCATCGGCGTAGATTTGCGCATCTCTGCTAGTAAGTGCTTTTCCATATCCTTCAAGGAATAGCTTGTAATGCTTGTGGCGTGTTTTACGAAGTTGTACATTCATATAATTAAGCAGTGCTTCAACTTCTTGCAATTGGTTAAATCTATGCTCTGTAATTCCAGGCAGATCACGGAGTTGTTTTTCGACACTTCCGTGTATTGACACGTCAATTTTGGCCTCAGATAACTCTTTTTCAAAGTACGTAATGAAATTTGGCAGAAGCCTCATATTCATTACAACTTGACTATATCTAACCACAATTAGCCCCAGCCGACGTTTTCTGCTTCTTCATCCTCAAAATGTTCTTCGTCGAAGTGTTCTTCGTCAGCGTGTTCACGTAATATCGACTTTAAATCGTCGTCGAGAGCAAATGACATGACATCGTTTGCATCAATTCCGTGCTCAAGTATTGTATGAATGAAATCTTCCGCTGCCTCAGATCTATCGCCGCTGAGTATATGTGGACTCAACTCTTTCCAAATTTGTATTAATAATTCTATATCGTGTTCCAAAGCCTTTCTCCTGCTATTGTTATTATATATCGTTTTTGTATATTTTTAAGGGTAGTGGGGAATAATTCCCCACTAACTGTCTAGATTTCGTTTGATTCTTCAATTGCTGTAACAATTTCATCAATCGCAACATCGTCTAGCATATCAACGTCTTCAACTGCAACGTTTTCAACTGCAACGTTTTCAACTGCAACGTTTTCAAGCTCAAGTTCATCTGCCATAGCCATGTCGGCCATTAGTCGATCCAAGCAGCCTTCATCATTCTTCTCCCACTTCTTACGAAACTTTTTAATTTCTTCGCCGTCTGTAGTAATGTAAATGTAGCTGTTGCCTGATTTCTTCAGAAGCTCTTTTTGCTCAGCTAAGTCAAATAATCCGCTGTACGGGTTCATCCCCGATTTATATGGAATTTTGACCTGGATGTTCTCGAAGGGTTTTGCGTAGCGTGTTTTCATCACCTTGCAACCTGCGCGGATACCATGGACCTGAGTGGTCTTATTACCATCTTCATCTTCTTTTAGCTTCATCTTCTTCATCGCGATCACAATCGACGACGCAAATATAAATCCGCGGCCGCCACTAATAACTTCATCCGGATTGAACATGTCTTGACTTTCGTAGGTGTGATTTGTACACACCATTCCTACATTGTAGGCGCCAAACATGTTTACCGTATTACGAACAAGTGCGGTCAATGCTTTGGGTTTGCGACCTAAGTCACCTTTCATATCGCCAGCCTCAAACTGTTTTACATCAGTCGGAGTAAGTAGCATTCCAAGCGAATCGATTACAAATAAAACTTTTGGCCGATCTGCTTCTTCCATCTCTTTGTAATCTTTCATAAACGTGCTTATTGTTTTCGCGACGTCATCAATCATTGACATGGATAACTTAATTAATTTATCCTCACTGGTGTCGACACCAAGCGCCTGAAGCCAGGTCTCGTCTAGGGCATTTTCGCTGTCAACTAACACAACAAAAATTCCTTGTTCTTGTGCGTGTTTAACAATGTTTCCGGATGCAAAGTAACTTTTACCTGCGCCGGACTCGCCTGCGAAGATTGTCACTTTCCCCAGCGGGATCCCCTTGTTGAAATCTCCTGAGACTAAATAATTTAAAGCAAAATTGCCTGTTGATATCCAGTCTTTCGGATCGTGAAATCCCGTAGATAATCCATTAATGGATTTTGTTATTGATTTGCGAAATCGACTCACGTCGAACGGTTTTGTAGACATAATTTTCTTCCTCTAATTTAATTCCTGCCAAGTGGCAGCATTGCGGGGGTTATTAACCCCCCACAATAACTAGCTTATTCTTGGCGTGCACGAATCATAGCAAGTATGTCTTGTGCCTTTTGTGCGTTGGCTGGAACCTCAGGTGTAGCTTCAACTGCTGGAGCTACGGCAACTTCATCCGGAACAAACGGAGGAGTATTATCAACTGGTGCTGCTTCGGCGACAACTGGTGCTGCTTCGGCGACAACTGGTGCTGCTTCGGCGACAACTGGTGCTGCTTCGGCTGCTGGTGCTGCTTCGGCTGCTGGTGCTGCTT